ATCAACTTCTACAGCAGGATTTATGCCTAAATTGAACGGATCAACTTCTAATTATTTACGAGGAGATGGAACTTGGGCAACACCACCGAATACAAATACAGATACTAAAGTAACAAATACACCTGCAAATACATCTACAGCTTATATCACAGGTACCACTTCAGCATCAGCGAATACTGGAACTCAGATATTCGATACTGGAGTATACCTCACATCTACTTCTGGTAGAATGCATACTGGAAGTTTAGAGATTGGAGGGGCTATCCTGACATATGATGATACCAATAAATCTCTTACAATTTCATTTAGTTAATATAAGATTAATGCAGAAGGGAGGTGAATAACCATGGCAACATGGTTTGGAGCTGTCAATGGTACAGCTAGTTCAAAATATAGAGTTGGAATAGATTATGTGTGGAGTGATAATGGTTCTGGAAGAACTTATACATATAATATCTATCTTCAAGTTACACAAGGTAACTTTAATGGTACGCGTATCCAAACTAACTTTAGTGGTATATTATCAGTAAGCGGACCTGGTGTATATGGTCGTACTAGTAATAAAACTGCCAATATTGGTTATGGTGGTACATTTAGCCCAGGTACGTATGAAGCTTACTATGCAGGTTACTCTCAGAAGAAATATCGTGCCACAGTGAGTGGATCTGAAACAGTACCAAAACCGACTTATACGGTTTCATATGACGCCAATGGTGGTTCTGGTGCTCCAGGAAACCAGACTAAAACATGGGGAAGTAACCTTAAATTATCTTCCACTAAGCCTACCAGAAGTGGATATAACTTTGTAGGTTGGGGCACTAGTGCTAGTGCTACATCTGCATCATATCAACCTGGAGGCACATATAGTAGTAATAGTGGAATCACGTTATATGCCATATGGCAAGTAGCCACTAAGATTACGATTAGTGTTCCAGATTTTTCATACAAAGTTAAGTGTGATTCCAATTATAAAGTTACAACAAGTTCTCTTGGAACGACACTAATACCATATCACCCAGAAACAATACCAGAAAATGCAAATACTAATTTCTATTATAAGTTGTATGACGCAACTAAAACAGTAGTAAGTGAAGTATTTGGACCTTTTACTGGAACTGGTATAGCTAATGGAACTCAGACTACGGGTGGAGCAACAAAGTTTTTACTACCAGCAGAAATTATGTTGAGTAGTTTAAAGAATTTATCTGATACGTCTGAAGCTATTTTCTGTGTAGAAGTATGTACAGGATCTGACTCATTTGCATCTGATGTTACAACAATGCAACAATTCAGAATAGAATTAGAAAATTTCAATTATGTACAACAAGGATATAAGACTAGTTCTGGAGAATCATATAGTTCTTCTGGAATACGAAATAGTTCAGGACAAGCTATAGCTCAATTAGGACTACAATATCCGCTTTGCTATATTGATCAATACCCAAGTGGTACAGTAAAACTTACCGAACTTACGGTAAATGGGACCGATTGCACATCATCATCTAGTGCGAGCATTTCCATTGAAAAAACAGCGTCTAATACACATTGGATAACCATAGCACTAGGAACTGATATAGCTCCAACAAATCAAAGTATTACTGTAATGGCTACAGTTACTGATAACATATCAACTGCAACTTTAGCAGTACGAATACCTCCAGTCGGTGGTGGATCAATAACTATGTATGAAAATTATCAAAGTAAATATCCAAATGCATGTACATGTACAGAATTCATAGAAGAGGATAGGTTCGGATTCTTCAATGGAGGTAAAGTATATGCTAGTGAATTTGTCGAAGATGATGGAGAATCCGAGATAGACGTAAATGGTCATATTATGCGTTTCGAAAATATGATCGAGATATAATATAAAAGAAGAACAGATAAGTAAATAATGAGAGGAGAGATAATCGCATTATTTACTTATCTTATATAAGAAATCATGTGATTATCCTCCTTTCGTTTAACTACGAAAGGAGGGAATTTTTATGGCAAGTGTAAAATCTCTAACTATAGGTGGTAAAACAATCTTTGATTTGGTTTACCCAGTTGGATCTATATATGAAACTGATAACGAAGGATTTGATCCCAACACATCATTTGGTGGTACTTGGGAAAGAATTAAAGGTAAAGTAATTGTTGGTGTCGATAAAGAGGATGGAGCTTTTGATACTGTTGGTAAAACTGGTGGAGAAAAGTTCCATGTTCTTTCAGAATCAGAATTACCTACAATTGATGGTAGTTTATTATTTCATGGATCAGAAGATGGATCTCATATCTATGATAGAGCTGGCCATTTCAATGGAAAAAAAGTAGATGGAAAATACAGAGTAACAACTGCTAAGTCTGGAGCTTTCTCATATAGTACATTATCCTTCGCATTTGGGGGGGGGAGGTCACAACAACATGCCTCCGTATTATGTTGCATACATTTGGAGAAGAACTGCTTAAGAAACTTTTCCTCCGATATAAGAAAGGAGGAAAATAAATTATGGCAAAAGTAAAATCTCTGACAATTGGAGGGAAAACAATTTTCGATTTGTTTTATCCAATTGGATCTATATATGAAACTTCTAATGCAAGTTTCAATCCCAACACCTCATTTGGTGGAACTTGGGAAAGAATTAAAGGTAAAGTAATTGTTGGTGTTGACGAGAATGATGCCGATTTATCTTCATCTAAAAAGACAGGTGGAGAGAAGGCTCATAAACTAACAAAAGATGAATTGCCTCACCACAACCATGCTTTGCTGGGTGGATCCCATTCATTTGCTTGGGGTGATAGCAGCTGTACTGTAAACACAAATGCTATAGCAATTGCCAATCATCCGAGCGCTAATACACTTTGCACTTTGCAAGGTACTATGAACAAAACAGATAACAATGTGACAAATGAAGTTGCTCATAACAATATGCCGCCATATTATACAGTGTATATATGGGAACGAATATCATAAGCAAATATGGGGGGGGGGTAGAATTTTAAACTGCCTCCCGTTCATACCCCCATTCGTATGAATGGAGGAATAATAATGGCTATATTAAAAGAAACTATTATAAACGGTAATGCAGTAATCAACGGAATTTTAACAATTTCCAATAACGATACATCTATAAACGTAGGATCAGAAATACAATCAATTTGGGATACTATATATACTTTACAAGCAACTGTAGCAAAAACACCTCAATGGGGCCATGCTGAACGATTATGGGCAGGAACAGCTAATGCTGGTGATACTATCACAGTAAATGCCGATTGGTCGAGATATGTATTGTTTATGGGCAGAACTTCGGATGGTGTAACAATGTGTGTTGGTTGTAGAGATAAAACTGATGAAGGCAACTGGGGTAATAATATCAGACTTGTTGGACGTCTAGATACTGGAAGTGCAACGTATCTGATGGGTGCTGCTTTAACAATAGCTAAAGCATCAGCAAATCAATTTAAAGTTGTAAGCTGTTCTCGTCATACTATGAATAAAGATAATATGAACGGAACGAAATTACAGTTCAACGCTCTGTATGGCTTAATGGTAATAAGATATGGGGGGGGGTAGAATTTTAAACTGCCTCCCGTTCATACCCCCATTCAAAAGAATGGAGGAATTATTATGGCTAATCTAAATATTAATGGATCTATGTATGTAGATGGAAATTTAACAATCAATGTTGATAATAATCGCAGAAGTGTAAATGAACTTTTTAAGTCAACTACATTATGCCCGTTTGGAACGTATTGGAAACAATCTTCTACAATCACGTTATCAGAACCTTGGACTAATTTCGGTATCATTGTGTTTAGATGCGGATGGAATTCTAAAAATGGAGGATTTATTGATAATTTTCATATTGTATTAAACAGCACCTTGACTGATGATAGATTTATTAGACTAGCACCTGTACAAGGAACAACACAAAAATATATGACTTTGTTGTTAAGTGCAGCAAATACAACTACGATCACAATCGCTCAAAGCACATTTACATCGATGGATGCAAACGCATTGCGAAGAATCGATGGGTTAATGCGCATGAACTAAATAAATTTAATACAGATATGGGGGGGGGTAGATTTTGAATTACCTCCCGTTCATATACCTCCATTGTCTGTCAAAAGAATGGAGGAAATATTATGGCTATATTAAAAGAGACTATTATAAACGGTAATGCCGTTGTAAATGGATCTATGCATGTAAATGGAGCATTATATGCAAATTATAACGGAGCTTCTACTGACGTATTTAGCATCTGTAAACCATCAGTTTGGAAAGTTATACACAATACGGTGGTGATTCTTATCCTTCCACTGACACGATGACAGGGTACTATTATACCTTATTAGATGGATCTATTGTAGGATTTCTTAGAAAAAAATTTATATCCGCAAAAGGTAGCGTAACTTGTACTGATAAGTATTCATATCCTGTTACAGTAAAAAATACAGCAGATGTGTATGTATTGGTATCTATGACTACCGGATTTAGTCCAGAAAATGGAACAGAGCTAAGCAATAGATTCTTTACACAAGCTCATTTGATCGCAGAGTCTTTCACAACTACAGACTTTGTTGTGCGTCTATATAAAGACAATGCAGCAAATGATGTGATGCTAGGGTATCGTATTATCTTATTCATACCATCAACAAATATAGTAAAATAATAACTAAGTATATACAGATATGGGGGGGGGTAGATTTTGAATTACCTCCCGTTCATATACCTCCATTGTCTGTCAAAAGAATGGAGGAAATATTATGGCTAATCTAAATATTAATGGGTCTGTAAAAATTACAGGAACCCTACATGGTACTTACACTGGCGCCTATTGTACTGATACGGACTCTATCGGTAGTGTATATGATAGTGGGTGGTTAGAATTACCAAATTCTCCGTGGTTAAATAAAAACTACCCAAGAGGTTTTGGGAATAATTATTCTAAATTTAGAGTAATCAATAATATTGTATTTATCAATATTTCCATGCGGTCAGGTATATCAATCCCGGTATGGAAAGAGGGAACAAATATAGCTTATCCATGTTTTGGTACAATGCCTATTGTACTGAGGCCATCTTGCACTTATAAATGGCTTGCAAACCCTGTGGATAGTTCTGGTTATGAAATTTCGGTTACATTAGATCCTGTATCTGGTGGAATATCTGCACTGTGTCTAGGAGGAAGTAAACCTAAAAATTATATGGAATTTTGCGCATCATATCCGACAGATAACTATGAGGGTATTAGTAGAATAGATCAAGGATTGAAAAATATGTATAACTAAACGTTTCAGGAGAGGAATAATATCCTCTCCTGAATTTTTATTTCCAGAACACCCTTATAATATAGAAAGGAGGACTATATATGGCATTACCATCTTTTATTAGAGTGAAAGATGATTCTGTATACTATAACGGAGAAAATGAATTTCTGCTATTTGTACCAGAATCATATTTTGATAGACGTATTGCAGTTATCGATGGGGTTTATGTAGAATTGCTTGGCATTGCGAATTATGCAGTTAATGTAAAACCTGGTGGATCTGTAAATAAGAATGTAAGAACTTTTTACTTTCCAGCCAGATTTACTACTAGACCTGGAAGAATTGAGAAAGTAAAAGACTTTCAGTTAACTCCAAACTGCAAAGAAGATTTCAGAATCTTTCATTATACAAATAATAAGGAAGATCAGATTATTGTATCTACAAAAGTTCCACAAGATATCTTAGACGTGGAAGACTTTTTCCGTGTATTTGTAGCTGCTGGACATATTTTGACCACAATCCCATATGATGAATTGTACAAATATTTCTTAGACTCAATTGAGATATCAGGAAACTCATACAATTTACCAGCATCACAGTTCGGATTATTGGTATCAGAGCTTTGTAGGGATCCACATGATATCAATAAGCCTTTCCGGTTAGGAACAGCTATAGATAAAGATATGTGTTCGTATAAACCTATATCGGTGAAAGATGTACCTAAACTTGTAAGTCCATTTACATCACTTACCAGTGAGAATTTTGATAAAGCAGTAGTAGGTGCAATAATGAATAAGAACGAAGAATCAACACCATTAGAGAGGGTACTTATGGGTTAATTTTACAGGACCCATAGCACCCCTTATAATAAACATATCAGTAATTACATGAAAAATGTATAATAGAAATTAAAGGAGGAAAATGGTATGCAGTACCCAGGAACAATAGATAACTGGATTGATCAATCCGGTATCCAGGCTCAAGAAGCAGCTGATATTACGCCAAGACCGCTTATGTTAGCAGCTGCTGCTTTCGACCGTGGACCAGAAAAGCTTACTCGCGTATATGGCGCTGATTTCTATAAACTGTACGGATACTATATCGATTATGAAAAGTACGGACAGGCTGCTATTCAGTGTGCCAATATTATCAATAATGGCGGAGAACTTCTGCTGAAGAGAGTTGTAGCTGAAGATGCTACTCTCGCAAATATTGTTGTTGTTGCAAAAGTCACATCTAGCCGTGTTCAGAAGACTGATGCAGACGGAAATCCGCTTTATGTGGATCCCGTATCAGGAAAAGAGACAACAAGCGCTGGAGATAACAACGAAAAAGTTATGATAAACGTAGCTTCCATTAAGTATGAACTTGTTACAGTAACAGGTAAGAAGAGACTTGATGAGGTTGTTGAAGAAGCTACAAGATCTTTTGTTCAAGATGATGAGACACAGACATTCACATACCCGATCATGGTAATTGTGGATAATGGACGTGGTGAATCTACAAAGAGATTCAATATCATTCCACAGTATCAGATTTCTAAGACACAGAACTTCATGCTGTACAAATTCAAGTATCTTGGATCTGAAGATCTTGATGCTGAATCAGTATACTTCTCAGTAGTTCCAGGAGTTATGTATCTGAACAAATCTATGGCTATCGAAATGGCTTGTACAGAAATGCTGCAGTGCAGAGCAAAATCTATCGAAAAGAGTATCGATGCTTTCTATAATAAAGTGGCAGAGATAACAGGTTTCGATCTTGATGAGCTTCATAAGTATGACCTGTTGTTCGGTAAAGACAACAAAGGAAATGCTGTACAGGGAATTTCATACGATGACAATGGAATTGATCTTTCTGCAGAAATCGGATTCGGACTTGAATCTGGATCCAATGGTGCATTTGGAGATACTCCGATCCTTACGGATGAATATGAAAAAGCTCTTAAGGATGTCTTCGATGGAACATTTGACGAAGATATCTACAACCTCGATCTGTACAAGATCGATGCATGTGTAGATGCAAACTATCCATATGAAGTTAAGAAAGCAATTTACGAACTGGCTAAGTTCCGTAAAGATTTCTTCTTCTTTGGTGATCTCGGTCTCGAAGTTGAAACATTCTCTGATGCTCAGAACAAAATGTATGAGATGCCGAGAGATAAATTCACAGGATGGTATGGACAGTCTTATCAGATCCTGAATCCATTCACAAAACGCAATATTGATGTAACTATTACATACAGTATCGCAAGAATGGTAATTCCTCATCTGGTAAACAGAACTCATACACCATATTGTGGAATTCTGTTCAACTGGACAATTCCGGAAGCAATCGAAGGAACAATCAACTTCACACCTAAGATTACACCGGCAGTTAATCAGAAAACATTAGCAGACGATCTGAGGCTGAACTATGCTTCGGTTCTTAACAACGTTCTGACACTTGAGACTGAGTTCACTTCTCAGGAAGAACTCACTCAGCTGTCATTCATTAATAACGTTGCAGCAATTCAGAAGATCGTTAAAACTGTCAGAGACAGATGCCCAAGCTTCCGTTACAGCTTCATTTCTACAACAGACCTGCAGTCTTACAAGAAAGAGGTTAATAGAATCATTGCTACATTCACTGGCTGGTTCGAATCTCTGGAATTTGTATATGTGCAGGATGACATCATGAGAGTTAACAAGATCTTTGAGGCTTCTCTGAAAGTTAAACACAAAGACTTCGTTCAGAGCGAGATTCTTAATATCTACACACTCGGAACGGAACAGGCAACAGTTGCCACTGCAGATACATCACTGCAGAGTAAATATATCTAAGGAGGTGACACCATATGAAGATCTATACTAAAAGAGCTGTCAATGCAGCACAGTATGCTCGTATGAGAGGTGTCACAGACTTCTCAAACGCAGCACAATTCAACTTATATGAAACTGGATATTCTTATCTGTGTGTAATCACAAAACCAGCTTATCTGGAAATGCTTGCACAGCAGCTTGGGGATTCTAATGAAGTAAAAGGATTGCTTGATGCATTCTGTTATATTCTTGAATTCGAGTTCAGAGGATTAAGTGGTATCGATGACGTTACAACTGATCCGCTCGAAGTAACAGATGGTATCAGTACACTGAACGTATTAGGAAAAGTAACAAAACAGTCTGCAGCAGAAATTTCTATGACATTCACAGAAAAATCTGGATCTGTTATTACGAATTTCCTGAACTACTATATCAGTGGTATTAAAGATCCGCGTACTCAGGCTAAGACATATCATGGTCTTATCAAATATGGTCTGATGGCAGCTGGATTTGAAAATGAAGTGTTCAACCTTCTGTACATCGTTACAGATAGTACTATGCTTCAGATCGAAAAATCTTATCTGTTATGCAATGCTTGGCCTTCTAAGGCTCAGACATCTATCTACAATACAGAAAAAGGTTCTATCGAAAAACAGGATATCGAATTATCTTGGAACTGCTTCGTAATTGACGGACCAGAAGTTGATAAACAGGCACTTCGTGTACTTGCTTACATCAATGAGAAAGGTGCGGTTGAAGGAGCTCTTAGTACAACAGGTGCTAACGGTCTTGTTGCTCTGCCTAAGAATAACATTTCCGAAGAATCCGTTGTACATCTTGAATCCGATGGTGGAGATGACTTCCAGCAGAAAGGTATTCAGGGATTTGTATACACGGCAGCTAAGAATGGATCTGATCTTGCTAACTACGCTGGTAATGATGCAGGTACAATCGAATAAAAAAAAGAAAAGTTATCCAGAGTCCATTACGGACTCTGGATCTTTTTATTGCTGATCTTCTGATCGTTTATTTTTCTGATATTGAATATCTGCTTTTGCTTTGATCAAGTCGATCTCATTCTGTTTCAGATAATTACCCATCTTTTGACGTACGTATAACTGGATAAATATAGCACGTTTAGTATCAATATCCTCTTCATTATTATCTGGATATTCTAACTGAGCTAACTGTTGAGCTTGGCTATTTATCAGCTCCATAATCTGATTCAGGTTATTGACATTCAGCATAATCGGCGATGGTAATACTGCTTTAACCATTACTCTAGATTCAGGTTCATATTCAGTATTATAAATATCTGTCATGATATTTGATAAATGCTGTTCAAACTTAGATTGTCTTTTGAAGATAAATCTAAGAAACTTTGTATTTGACATAGTGAGCTGAGTGGCAAAGTCTAATGACAATCTTGCTACTACTAACTCAATAGGAACACCTGTAGCATTAATAGCCGTTTCTTCGAGTTTATCCATCAATTCTGTTTGAGGATCAATTTCTTGACCTTGCATAACTTCCATTTGAATCGGCGGATCACCTGATGGTCCTACAGGAATGATATAGTCGTTATACTTTCCTGTGATTCCGAGAATACTATTCATATTCTCAATTTGCATAATATTGAAATTCTGTTTCTTGATCTGGTTGATTACATTTAACAAAGTCTGAGCAATATTTTGCTCTACATTCTGTTTTACGTAATAAACTCTCTTGTCTTGACCTCTTGTAAGAATTCCGATCGTATTAGCAATATATAAACAACACCACATTTTTGCTGGGATTAATCCAGCAGCAAGATCCGAAATACCTCTATGTGTATCTGGATCTTCTTTGAATTTGATGTGCTCTACATCTGATGGTGATAAGTATGTAACTCGTACAGTATTAACTCCTTTACCGTTAAAGATATCATTGTACTTCAATACAGAATAGATTTCTTGTCTTAAGTAAGGATTGTTATTAATGAACTTATCATCCAGATTCCTTACAATAGCTGATGACATATATCTCAAAAGATTATCTACAGCAGTTTGTTGCTTCTGTTGATCTTCAAGTTTTACCCCAGCACTATATCCAACAGATCCCATGGATTTTCTTTGGAATATTGAGTCTGAGTAAATTCCAACTCCATCTTTATCTAAGAACTCTAAATAATAATATCCTAAACAGATACTGTCCATATATAACATAACAACGTTCTCTCTACGAAGCTCTTTTAGGAGCAATCCAGGAACCTTAATATCGTTAGGAGAGATTTTCGTGTGAACTCCAACTATTCCTTCTTGCGATGTAGATTCTTTGCTTCTACCTTTACCTCTAGGCATTTCGAAGATATTACTGTCTACAACTTTATCGCTCATCTTGGATTCCATAATAGATGTAGATTCTGCGATACTGATCATCTCTCTCATCTTAGCAGATTCATCTACGGCACTTTGCAATAATGAATCTTTGCAGATTTCCAATTTAATACTTCCATTTACAGCAGCTTTACCATCATTAAACATGCTACACATTTCAGCGTTATCAGCAAAATCTCTAGAGATTCCTCCTGATTCTGTGATCAATGTAGATTCTCTAAATCCGGCATAGTTATCAAGGCCACTAAACTGAGTCTCTTGACGTCTATTCAATAACGTAGATAATGCTTTTTTATATGGAACTTTATACACAAATTGCTCTCCATATTTAGAGGTATTATCATACCACCGATCTACTCTAGTATAAAGATCATATTGTTTCTTACATACTTCCATTTCTTCTGAGAAACTAGAAGCATCGTCAGGTCCAATATTTGGACTGCTGAAAGAAAGATATTCTTTATCAAAGTTATCTGCAGTTAATACAGAATCTTTGATAGTATTCAATGCCTCTGTAAGTTTAGGCATATACTTGCACACTACATCAATCTCTCTATCTAATTCGATAATCCATTTATTCTCAAGATAAGAGTTCACTAATTGGTCAGTTACTGATTTATCTTCAAAATAGTTGAGAATACTTTCATTGTACTCTTTATCATTTACAGCGCTTCTAAGCTGAGCCACTGCATAAAGATTAGAAATATTTGCAAGGTTATCGTTCGAGTTTCTTGTGAGGATGCTACTGATATTAGTTTCAATATCAGATCCAATACGTTCTAACTCTTCTTTATTTTCAGGCTCAGTGCTATAAGTATCTTTATAAACTCCATTCATTTGCCTACGAAGAGAATTTAAAGAAGATATTAAACGACTGGGTAAGCCTTTCTTCTTATCATCGTTAGCCACTTGTTTTACCTCCTTAATATCAATTACTCTTATGTTTTGGCATTAAAAGAAATTGGAATTACCCATAATAGGGTAATTCCACGCAAGTTATTTTGTAAGTATTATTACTACTAAAATATACATGACTGTAAATATCATTTTGCATTCATCTTTAGATTTGTCGAACATAAATATTTTATCCAAAATCAAACTAAGTGCAATGCACGATACTGCGTATAAAACTAATATTAGTGCTATGAATTTTATTGCATTCATAATCTACATACCCTCCTCAATATTATTGCGATTAATTCACCAATCATATTAAGTGCAATATTTGAATACTAGATATAAAACTACTATTACTACTAAGAATCTTATTGCATTCATAATCTACATACCCTCCTCAATATTATTGCGATTAATGTACCAATCAAATAGCCAACGCCAAATAAAATGGCTTGACCAAATGACGGATTTATAGTTGATACTAATAGCATAATTATCACCTAGAACTTTCTGTATCTAAGATATTCTTTAACTACATATTTCTTCTTATCTACAAGAAATTCATACAAATAAGAATCTTGATCATAATCGTATATTGATACTGATACTTTATCAGATGCATTAATGGCATGAACTTTACTGAAACTAGTGATTAGATAAGTATTGTTAAAGAAATATCTTGTCATTCCATCAGCTACTTTAAGTTTAGCAACCTTATTCATAAATTCCTGTTCATTTTCTAACCCACCAATAGCATATACTGGTTTGTGAGTTTGTAAAAAATTCACAATCCGATTATACATGGGAAAGATATTCTGTCTCAATGTAGATTCTACCCATGCGTTTACTTTATAACCATCTCCTATATCTCTATACTCATTATAATATTCTGCTGGATGAGAAGATGCATATTTCTCCATATTCTGCGGAGTTACAAGATCTGATGATGTTGTGGCAAAATCATTAGATCCCGTATCCATTTCTATGACTGATAAAGTACAGTAGTTGCAATCCGATCCTAATATAACGAACGGGCATACTACCATATAATCTCTCTTCATTGTTTTAGCTATCTTAATAAGTTTTTCCATTTCCATCCTGGAATCCTCCTAGAGTTTAGTTTTAATAACATATAACGCTAACGTTGCTGTTAGTCCTATATACACTGTACTGAAGATAATATGTATGATATTATCTAAGAACTTCGATTTACTATGATAGTAAAGTACCCTTTCAATAAATAATCTAAGCGGAATATATAAAACCACAATAGATACTCCAGCTATACAACTAGCGATGAATAAACTGTAAAATTCCTTCATATAGCCCCTCCACTAATAATAACATATCTAAACATACTACGCCTAAAAAGATAGCAATAGCTAATCCTTCTATAATTTTTAAAAACGTATTCGGAAACCTTTCCAAATATAATATCCGTATTGGCCATGCATACTTTTTAAGTAGTCTATAGCCAATATCGAAACATAGCCCTGCTAAAATATACCATCTTATATTATATCCTATCATCTTATACTCCCTCACATTACACAAATACTCACTAGCCAAACTAACAACGCAAATAGACTGACACATGCGATTGCGACATAGGCCGCAGCACCTATATCTTTACCATATTTTATTTTAAATCTTACGCACCAAATCATCCATCCAGTCACATAAAGCGCATATACGGCAAATATGGCAAGTGAAACTATTAACCCTATACTCATCATATCACCCCTATCCGCCTATTACAACCATTGTTATTATCCAAGTTGCAAAATATATTAAACTGCTAAAAGCAATTGCATAAGACACCGTATCTTTTATATTTTTTTCGTATTTTATTCGTACAATTTCATATGCAATAAACCATCCGGTTATATATATTATATATAGCAAAGTGCCTATAACTAAGATTTTTAAACAGAAACTTTTCATATTCATATCATTACTCCTCCAATCTAAAATACATTGTATGCTATTAATGGGATACTAAACGGAATTAATATTAACACAATACACATTATTGCAGTACAAATTTTTCTAGCATATTTATCATCCTTTTCTAATATTGTAGATGTAGCGTTAATCAAATCATTTAAAAAGCAAGGTACACTGTATAGCAAAAATGCCATAGCAAATACCCATAATATTATTGGTATAATCTCCACCCCAATTTTTTGTAATGATATGTCACTGGTAGATATAAACCAAACTCCGAAAACTTCAGAGCCAGCTATACTACAAATGTGAAGCCCATACATAAGATATTGGGTCCCTAATTGTATTAGCTTTTTATGATATAGTAGTTCTATAGAATCGCATATCTTATCGATAGCTTGGAATGATATAAAAAGTAAAAACATTATACATACGAATTTTATTATAATTATTATCATATTTCTCCCTCCAATTACATATAGAAGTGTACTAATTAAAGTACACTTCTTATTAACTCATCCGCATCCGGATGTATATAAAACGGTTTCGGTTTCTGATCTTTATCCCAATAGCCAAATGGTCTTGTCATTTGTCCTTGAAGTTTAGGTCTAGTAACAAATGGTTTCATCATACCATTATTATCATAAACTTCTGGCTCAAATATCGGTTTATGCAATGCATAATATTCATTCATATCTTCAAGTAATTCTTTAAAGTTCGCAAAGTTAAACCATCTAGAACAGAACTCGATAGGATTTCCAGATGTCAGATCTTCTATGAACTGACCACCTCTATCATACTGCTCATTATGATATGGATTTTCTTTCTTATGAACTTTATCATCGATAAGAATCTTTCCAATAATTGTATCTGGTGCCATATTATGCTCTCGAGTCTCACTAGGATACAGTGATTTAAAGTCAAAGTCGTCAGAGTTATCTACGATATTTAATATCTGATCTCCAAGTCTCTTCTTTCCATAATCGCTATTATGAGTCGGATCACCAACGATAGCACCTGGGTATTTAACTGAATCTCCTGTACTACAGTTATTACCACAAATAAATCCATTCTGATAAAAGAACTTTCTAGTTCTATTACCAAGGTATACTGTTTGTCTATGACCTTTTGAGTATCTTGTATCATTAGCCAGACAAACACCATAAATATAATCTACATCTGCTACAGTTGCTTCGATACATTTCTGAGCAATTGTATCCATGATATTGTAGAATATAAATGTTTTGAAATCCAAATATGGAAGTTCACCAAGAGTATTAGTTATATGGCTATAATCTAATTTTCTTACTGCACCTTTCGTAATGATATCTGCAGCTGTATCGAGCTTGAAGTTCGGAAATGCTGCTTGACCTTTTCGACGAGAAGCAAACTGAATCAACTGATCCATATAAGTCACTTCTGAAGCTATATCATAAAAGTCTCCACGAAGTTCATAATCATTTCTATGCTTTTCATCAATATAATATTCTGCATATGTCATACCAAAATCTGGTGCTGACAAAATTTTACCCGGATCTAATCCAAGTTGATAACAACGTTCAATTATATATGGAACGTCGAACGCCATATTCCATGCTAACATGAAATCTGGATTATCTCTATTGATTGTTGCAAATAATGCTCGTAACAATTCTTCTTCCGTATCGAAGAATAAGAATTGAACTCCATAATCTGCAATACCAAATTTCTCTGCTTTTTCCGGTCCACCTACATTATCTATAATGAATTGATGTAACTCGTCAAACAATGCATTTCTTGTAGATGCATTTTTAAAAAGATCTTCAAATTCTTGTATAAGTGGATTAGAATCATCTCGCAATATAAACGAACTAATCATTTTAGTACTATCAATAATCAACGAAACTGCATTGATTGGACACTGTCCCATTTGAGGAAAGTCATAACCAATAGGTTTCGTATCAACCTCTATATCGAAGTATCCTTTACTGATCGGAACGTTTTCATTTGTATATTCCTGAGCAAATCTAGCTCTATAATGATCTTCGATATGCTGATCACTCATGAATACTCTATTATGAGTATGCAATGCTTTATTAGCACCAAAGTTTCTTGCTCTGATATTCTCATAGAAGAAATCTAAGTTTCCTGTTAAATCTGCAATTGTCTTTGTAAGATCTGTATACGTACATTCTACAGGATGAACTTTCTCTTCTGGAATATAAAACATATTATGATTTATTGACACATCGTCATTAGCCATATAGAATCTATACTTTGGCTGTTCAATGATCTGATGCTTCTTCTCTCCGGTTATGTTATCTTTAAATACCACAACCATATTATCTTTTACATAATTATTATCATCGTCTCTATGAGGACGATGATAAGTTGCATTTAAAATAGTTAAATCGGATCCTTCTCTATATCCTTTTAATAATCCCATTTAAAATACCTCCATCGCTCTAATTTGACCATTCCTGGTTCAATTACGTCTATTAATTTAATGTACTAATAGTTATAATTGTATATCTTTTACATCAAAATAATCATTATTAGAAAGTAGGAGGATTATAATATGAATAAACCGTTTACTATATCAGTCCCACAGCAGACTAATACTGCAGAAAAAATTGTGGATTTTCAGACTGAAAAGAAACCTGGCATGTTTATGCCAGACTTTACGAAAACAATAGATACCCCTATAACTATTGTCCAAGACACCCCAGCTCAACCTGAAAAAAGACGACGCGGTAGACCGTCAAAAAAGGAACAGCAAAATCTTTTCTCTACACCAGAGCATATGTCTGGAGAAATTGTGACTATCACCCCATCCACTGGGCCAGATGGTAAGAGAGAACTTTCTATCATGGAAACGAATGAACCTTTTGATAATAAATATCAAGAAACAAATAATATTCTTAGATCTGCTATCATTCAACTTGATGCCGGAATGTCTGAGATTCAATCTGATATTGAACTTATCAGAAGCTCAAAGACATTGAAAAATAAATATCAATACTTATCTCTTCTTCAGGGAAGTATGGGTACTATGATCGGAAACAAGATTGCAGCTGCACGAGAATTAAACAATACAATTACTAAGTGTAACGACTTCGAGATGAAGAGATTTAAAGAAGTTAAAGCATCTGCTGATGCAAACCAGGATGATGATCAGAGAATCATGGAAATGTACAAAGCATTTGTATCTACTCCTGTATCTGCAAATCCATTGCCTAATATTAATCAAATATCCACTAATATCACTCAGCAGGCCGGAGCAATGGCTATCGGTAATACTGATGCTCAATTTGATAACTATGTAAAAACTATGACTCCTGCACAGAACATGATGTATCTTGGAGAAAATCCAAACGTACAACAGGTTGTAGTATATAATCAAGAAACTGGAGCTCGTTATTTCGACGTCATTGATATGACTACAGGGCAATCTGTTCCTAATGCAGAAAAGCATGATGCAATGTTCCTTGAAGATGTAACCATCGACTTAAAAAATAAAGTTGCTCGTAATATTAACATCGGAGAAACATATCCTTTGGTTGTTGTTGGACAACCAATCATGGATGAGTATTAATAACAACTAAATAAATTAGATACGGTATGGTGAACCTCCTTAAAAAAGACGTTTTTCAGTCTAGTTTGCTTTTGTTGTTTATATTCTTTTGCATGATTATATTGTGTAACTTTTTCATTTTATAGTGAGCCATACTAAGAGTGCTCGGCATAGCACTAGTATCGAAAAAATAATAAATAGTGGTAGCGGGAAACCGCTACCACTCACTTTTGCTATAATTGAAAAATTACATTTCCTTTCAATACTTCATTACTTACTGGAGTAAGACTAATAATATCTACGTTAGACATATCGGCTTCTCCAGCATGTGATACAATTAAGCAGTTCTCCACATTAAGAATCTGCATAATTTGTGACAATATGCTTGGGAACATAGATCTATTCTGTTGATCTAAGCCACCATCGATTTCATCGAGTTTAATGATATTGTATACTGTTGAACTCTGGTACATCATAGCAAACCCCATAATCATACCAACCATAGATCTTTCTGATGTAGAGCAGTTTGATATATCGTCAGTAATCATATTAGAGATGTGATTAATCACCGGAATTCTAAACTCACTCTCATTAATCACATATGGTTGTATTTCCATCTCTCCATCAAACATCATCGAAAGCAATTGATTGGATATACTTAATGTCTTATCCATATATAACTGCATGAAAATAGTCTGTATACCACCTTTGGTTGGTGACGAATATTTCTTAAGCAATTCAATTAGCTGGTATTTCTTTTCATATTGATCATACTCTGTTTTGTATTCGGCTAATTTGGTAAGTGAATAACTCAACTCATCAACCATCTTCCTAAGTGGAGTCATCTCCTGAATAATACCTTGTAACTGAGAATTACAAGAATTGATCCTATTAATTTCAGTTGATATTTTCTCAATACTAGCAGATACAGTATTTATCTGAGAAGTATATTCTCTTTTCTGATATTCAAGATCATCTATTTTTCTCTGCCTGCTGATTGCAGTATCAAGATTGGCCAATTTAGATCTTAGCACTCCAACTTGTTTAGTTTTCTCACTAATCTCATTATTAACTGTGGCCATTTTATCTGCAATATTTGCTAACTTCGCCCCAAGCCTATCCAACTCAGCTTGAAGATCATCAATAATATCTTTCTGTGCTTGAACTAATCTCATTTCAGATTTAAGTTCTTTCACCTTATCCATATCAATACGATACAATTCATATATATTTGCATATCCAATATATTGATACAAATCATATATATCGTTAAAGTTATCACCTTCCATGACTCTAGTTAAGAATTGTTGTACATCACTAAAGATATTTCCATTTGGCATTTTGGAAAGTATACTACTATTGCTTCTTATAGATCTAACCACAATATTCAAATCTGCATATACTTTTTGAACTTCTGTATAGAATTGGATATCTTTTTCACATCTCTTCAATTGATCTGTTAAATCATCAATAGAAGTGCTGTACATAGCAATTTGTTTTTCTGGGTTTTGAGCTTTAGCCTCCAATGCATCTTTAATAAAACTACATGTATTTATTTTGCATGATTCTGGTCTATTATCCAGAATGGTAGTTTTATCATATAATCCATTAGCGTATGCTAATTTGGATTTAAGATCGTCAATATCTGCTCTTATACTATCAGCGTTATCTGTATAAGAGTTCAGCATAGGTAGAACTTGTTTACCGGTAATAATAAACCCGCAAGCTCTAACAATACTCTCATTAGATGCATAAGACTTCACGTTAGATACTGCATCTCTCAGACTTTCCAATGTATTTAGTCCGATTATATATTCATCTTTAGTAACAAGATCTCCACTGATACCAGTTTTTCTAAAAATATCTTCATACCCTTTGATCTTCTCCATAAGCATATCGATCGTATCAGACAGCTCAGTGAAATCACCCTGGGAGATCAATGAGTTATATTTCTCTCGCTTTACAAAAATTACTTTAGCATCCTCTTCTCTTTCTGTAAGCATAAGATCCATAGAATCTTTCATGTTTTTTATATCTTGAGTATATTGAATCTCTAACTCTTTCAATTCCGAATGCTCTTTGATGAGTGAATCCATATCACTCTGTTCTGATCCACTTAACAGTTTAAGATTATTTTCTATGTCAGACATATCACTCATTAATGCTCTATACTTGTTTTGTATCTCATCATTTGGATCTAATAACTTTATTGTTGCTCTAGACGCAGCTATTTGGTCCTCTAAGAATTTCTTATTTTGCTCTAAGACATTTAATCTATTCTCTCCGGCTGCTTTATCCATAATCAGTTTCTGTTCGTCTCCGATAGAATCGATCTTCGCAGCTATGCTGTTTTTCATAGATCTAAATACTGAAGATCTTTTACCCAAAGTCTTATAGATATCATTATATACTTCCACACTCTCCAGAAGATTACTGATTAATTTCTTTCTATCAGCAGGTCGCTTATCAACAATACCTCTATTCTCTACAGAAAGATATGATAAAGAAACAAAGTTTGGATCTAGTGCAAACTTGCTAAACAAGATATCTTTAAATGATCCTACAGTTCCATTCGAATTGAGTTCGACCAAAGTTCCATCTGATTGTACTTCTGAGAAAAAAGCTTTAGTTACAGCTCTAGTACCATTACCATATATTGGGTATTGGATAAGTATTCTATACATAGCACTATCTGTAGAATATACTATTTCCTTCTCTCCCAATTCATGGTCCAAATACATCTGTGGAGAATCTGGTAATGGATTTAAAGCATTCATTAATGTAGATTTTCCACTACCATTTTTCCCCATAATATAAATTATATTGTGAAGACATTTGGTGAAATCTATAAAGATTTCTTTCTGTCCAGATTTATTATATATTCCTTTTAAACCTTTAAATCTTGCTGATACAAGTCTCATTGTACCTAATACCTCCAATTACGTTATTTTATTATATCGTTTAGGGTATACTAAAAAAGAAAGAGAGTGCTTACGCACTCTCTCCTTTCTTATAGCTTATAATATAGCTGTTGATAAAATCTTGATAGTTAGACGGAGTCATAGGATAAGGAACTGTTTTGTGCATCCAATTCGGAAAGAACTCTGATCTGCAATGTTTGCATTTCAGATAAGCTACTTTCGTCTTCGACATATCAACTCCTCTGTCTATTGCTATAGTCAATCTTGCCGGATCTCCATTGATAAGGTAAGCTTCTAATGACCTCTCACAATGGCAATTTGGGCATGTGTCTGCCCTCTCATACACAAATGGCTTATTCATCGTCCTCTTCCTCTTCTTCGTCTTCTGTCTCATCTGCAAATAATGCACCTGGATATACGTCTCTGTCCAATGTAAGTAAATATGAGCAGTCTAATAATTCTGTTAAGCTAGTATCATCGATAGCTCTACAAATACTACTAATTGTATCCAGTGTTGGATTTGCTCTGCTATACATCATAATAGCTGCAGTGGTCTGTATATTAACATCATCATCCTGCTGGTCTTTGAACAGTTTTCTAAATAACTGAATTGTAATTACAGCTGGAGCATAGTACACCATTGTATTTATAGCGTATGGTGAACTGCCTTCTGTATCGATAATGCTCTTGTAAGACTCGGCAATTCCAAGGCAAGCGTTATATACTGCCCACGCAATGGTAGATGCCTGTTTACTGAGATCTTCTGATGTAAGTAGATTCATATTCAAAAGAATCACTTTACAGATCTCACCGTCCATTACAATGTAATCTACATACCTTCCATCCGGTGTCTTGTCCGGCGAAAATGCCAGAACAAATACGATGTCTGGACCATTGGCAACTTTGACTCTCTTCACTCTAAGAATCTTCTGAGGATCAAAGTCAAATGACAATGCTAAGAAATGTGGGATATGTCCCATATTTCTCATTTCAGTTAACAGTTTTTCACTTGGATCTCTATTTAAAATATCCATCATCCCATCATAAATTTCACTATACATAGTTTATTCCTCCTCTGCATAAAACTTAATTACTACTGTTTCTTTTTTGTTTGGTAATGTGTAAGATACTAGTTTCTTTACATAATCTGCAAAACTGTAAAGATAATCTCTTAACCCTTCATCAGTTACTACATCTGATTCTATTTCCATATTCTGAATACCTTCACAGTAATAGCAATCTAACCCGTTTATATTATGCAACTCGACCATCAACGAGAATTTGATTTTGGTTTGCTCAGGGGTTCCTATATTAATATTCCAAGCCCCAGAGCATATAGTTCGTTTACCATAACCTAAAGACGTCTTAATATACACAATCCAATCGTCCATAGCCTCTTTGAGTGGGATATCACCTTTAATAGATATCTCAGTATATTTTCGTTTAGGCTCTGATTCGTCAAAGTTATGTTTTATCTCGATCCAGTCATTAGCTAAGTGGTCCGTTATGACATTTATATGATGTAATAGTACTTCTTCTATTAGTACGTCTATATTGTTTGGGTTAGAATTATATGCAAATGCTACTAAGCATACATGAGCTTCGCCCGATATACGCTTATCTGTAATACTAACCGTTCCAACTTGATTCTCAAAATTGTTATCAGGACTGAACATTTTTATAATAATAAAGGCTCCCGTGTCGAATTCTATCTTGATATAATGTCGCTCGGATAAATTTTTATGGGCATTATATAAGGTGAATGCCTCTTTTAAGGTGTCCTTTATTATTGCCATGGATTCTTGCGTGTCCTGTAAGTATATTTTGTTTGATTTTTTCATAATTATTTTACTCCTAGAAATTTGCCCAGTAGACTGTCAAAAGTCTACTGGGTATTTTTATTGATAAAATGGATTGAAATCCTTCATAATAGGCTGTATTGGTGGGGCTGTAGGAGCAATAACAAAACTCATGCCTTGTTTGACACAATCAAATTCAGAGCCACATTTCGGGCATCTTAATCTTTGATTTGTATATGAATCTCCCCACATAGGTAAACCTTTAGAATCTAGTTTAGCTACAGCTATATCCTCATCCACCAATTCAAGTTTACCACCACAAGATCGACATTGGTTAGGCTTCAAGTAATAGAAAGGTTTGTTCTTTTTTTCTCCCATTATCTTACCCTCCATTCACTTGATGCTTTCTTATACTCCATGTCTTCTAAATTTCCCTCAGCAATAATCTTTGCATCAGCAAATTTATTATTTGAAGGGGTTGATGAGATTTCAGTATAATCTTTCCATCGCCCATTTTGTAATACTTTACCAGGCACGTACTGCTTACCGATACGTGCCTCAGCTTCACATCTTAATTTATATTGATTCTGTGAAAACAGAAAATACCGATATCTTTTCTTAGATACTGTAGCCATTCGTTGCACCTCTTTCTAAATTTTTGTATTAATCTAATGTCTTGTAAATTTATTTAGAGACGGGCGCAACATCGATCATACTCTCATCCACATTGATAATGAATGGCATTACCAAGTTTTCTACATGAGAAATCTCCCCATCAATCATATCTTCTCTAGGGTCATTATACGGGATAACTCCAATTTCTTTCTGTAAGTGAAATACCTGTTTCTTATTGCACATCTTCTGGTACTCTGTGAGCATCTCGCGTACTTCTTCTCTCCAGTTATTTGGTTCTGTATAATCCGAAAAATAGCTATCAAATGTATCTGCCATCGGACAAAGCATACCGTTCATACCAGGATCATTAGGTGAAGATGAATCCAGATCGATTCTTCCTAAATGAGATGGGTGGACCTGTTTATAACCTGCAGGTATAGATGAATCTTTAGTTTCTCCTAATCCAGCCAATCCTTTAAATGACCATTTCAGAGCCGCAAACCCATCCATATCATTTACACTACCTTTACTATTTACCAATCGATCTAATGAGATTTGTTTCAGTAAATAGTCCGGGAATGTGAATATACGTTTCTCAATCTGAGATACCTGAATATTTTCACCATCATCAGATAGTTTGAAAAGTCCTGTCGATAATTTCATTGCATATATAGCTGCGAAATAATCTGCAAGTCTTCTTCGTTTAGTTCCAACGTCGAGATTGTTTTTCTTTCTCAACTCTGTGAATTCTCTGATAATCCAGATCAATACATGATATATATCTCTCTTGTGTTCTTCTGGAAGTCTCAAAGCTTCCTTAGTCGGAATATCATAGATGGACTCTAACGATTCCAATACAGACGCTCCCTTTGCTGCTGTTTTGTTAGAATAAGATTCTCCAAGAGATCTTAACCAAAACTCATTTGTCCACATCAGTTTAGAATCAAAGTCTTTGTTCGTCACTGAAAGATATATAGTATACATCAAACTCTGCGCTACCTGATCATGATCGAATATAAATTTAGGCATTGAAATATACACATTATGCTTTTTCAATGTATACCAATCATCGTTCTTTGGATTTTCATCATGGAGATATAATTCCGGTACACCTAATGCTCTCATAGTATCATACAGTCCATATCTGGCGAGAATATACTTCATCACCGGAACGAACTTAGTGAAGATACTAGAATTGTAATAAATCCCAGGTACCGGTAACGGTTCGTTGATAAAATTGAAATCTACAGTATATTTAAAAATTCGTGTAGCCATAAATAGTGATTTGAAAGTTACGTTCTGACATTTCGCATTACTATTTGCGTTATTATAGGTACTACCATCAACAAGCTGGTATTTTGGACAATAATAATTTCCAAAGATCTTAAAATAATACTTATCAACAAATCGTGGGACCATGATAAGCACTCGTAGTGTTTTCTCTCCTGCAGCTTCTCTCTTCGGGTATTTTACTTTAATAAAGTAATCTACAACAAGAAGTCTGACAGCTGAATCATTAAGTGCTATATAGTCATATCTATTGAAATCTTTGTCTTTCGAGTCAGATTTAATATTCTCCTGTTCTCTCAGCAATTGAATGATTGTCGGATAATCATCAATCACTGTAAATTTCTGTACTTTTAACGTAAAGTACATATGTCTTTCACATGATAAGATTACTTTCTTCAATTCTTCAATAATCTCATCATCTTCTCTTTTGAATAATTCATCATTAAACTGCTCTCTATGAGTTTCATTAAACTGATGAATAAATTGTTGTTGTGTTTTTATCTCGCTCATTAACTTCCTCCTAATCCTCATTGTTGCCTGAAGTTAACTCAACAGTGATGCTATTTCCCATCGGATTTGGTATTTCCTGACCCTCCACTGGTGTTTGATCTTCTAATGTCAGAGATGCTTTAATATCAAGAGCATTACACATTCTCATCAGCATAGCTAATGAAATCGTGCTCTTGTTAAAGATACGCTTATCATTATTATAATTAGAACCAAATCTAGGTTCATACTTATCAAGATCAATATGTTTCATCTCGACTGCATCTTTCAATGCTTTCATTGCATCGCTATCATTCTCGTCTCTTGGCGGAACATAGATATTATCTGGAGATGTGAGGATATCTTTCTCAATTTCTCTGACCATATCTTGTTTTTCCGCAAATTCCTTGAATGTGGATGATTTGGAATAGTCAATCATATTCTTTTTCTTATACTGTTCCGCAGTCTCTCCTGTTGGTACATTAGCATAGAGAATTGGACAGTTTCGTTTAATTGTAATTCCTGGGCTTTTACTATTTGCTGGGAGAACTGGAAATACTGTATCTTGACCAATATCTACTGCAACATACCCATTCAAATATCCTTCTGGATTCTTTGCATATTTCTCGATATCTACTACTTCCATTACTCTTCCATCAATTAATATTTCTCTTCTATCAACCATAGTATACATCCTCCAAAAAATAATGCTGTGGGTACTGAATACCCACAGCCTATTTCTAATTCACGACCAGTTCTTATTTCTCTCCGGCTGTATCATCTTTAATGAGCATTTTCATTTCTCCCTTTGGAGTGAATGAATATGTTTTCTTTCCACCTTCTACCTGTACAGCGGCTTCGAAGTATCCTTCGAAATCGAGAACCCATTCATGTCCTTCTTCAACAGCCTCCTGATCTAATGTATCATGAAGCAGATTGAACATGTACACTGCTAATTGTGCAAGATTTGACAGGCTCGGTACTGCCATATTACAAAGGTTGTATCCACGGTTAAGAATGATTTCCAGCACCTGTTTCTGATCAATTGTATATACTGTAGCATTTTCCGGAAGATCTGCCATATCCCATGACCAGAAATATGTCCAGTTTCCTGTTGCTGCTTCATCAGAATCATCGGCCTCTACCCATTCAACACATGCGAAAATGATCTTGTTTCCCTTTAAATCCTGGATCATAACTGCTACTGGTACTGACTTATTCTTAAGAATATTAACTGCATCGGTAATACCGGCTACTGCTGTTTTGAAATACCATTCGCTGTCTTCCTGAGTCAATGCCCATCCTGCGTTTGATCCGCAGAGAAGTGCAAAATTCTGTAATACATTACTTTCTTTAACATTTGTTGTCGTTGTTTCCATATTCTTTTCCTCCTTAGAAAACATGTAATATATTCTGATATCCATATCGAATATCATATATATAATATATGATTACAATATGGTTTATCACCTTTTAATTTTCTACAGCTTCTGGTATATATAAAGCTGTATTTCTCATAAAATCTTTTGCATCTACTATCTGAACACCATACTGCTTTGCTTTGTTAACTTTAGTTGAACTGAAGCCTGAATATGGTACTAATAGGTGTGTTGTCTTCTTTGTAACTCCAGCATCTGGATCACAATCTACATACGGAAGTTTATTCAAAACTTCTGCAAATTCTGCATCTCTGAATCCTGAAAATCTTATCACATACTTAGCTCCGCCATCACCAACAGGGGTTGGTATATACATAGAATGTAAGAAGATATACAATATATCTGGGAAGAAGAAGGTGAACTCATCAGCTATAACACTAGCTGTAATCGGACCAACTCCTTTTATATTAGCAAGAGTATTTATGAAAGTCTCATCATCCATACCATACATACTAAATAGAACTTCTAATGGTATATGGGAGAAGATAGTCTTCCATTTCTTTGCAGATACATTTGTGAATCCTAACGCTCCTATTATACGATAATCTGGGAGCTTATTTACTTTAAGATTCTGTAACTGATTATAAATCTTCTGTGCATTCGTAGGACCTAACTTTGCAAAATCATCAACAGACATTCCCATCAATTGATACAATGAACAAGGTCCCATAATATCTACAAAAGATTCACCAAAATCTTTTATCCCTAACTTAGCCAGCATATTCGCAGCTCTCTGCCTATTCTTCTCTGGACAATCTGGATTAGGACATCTCATAGTTTTTCCGCCAGTAGATGGAAGTAATTCTGCCCCACAGGACGGACAAGTGGTCGGAAATGTTTCTTCTGGTAGTATAGGTTTCTGGTGATTTATCCTATTAGCTTCAGTATCTATTTTTGTAACATATGGCATTACATCATTGATATAAGAAACTGCAATCTGATCACCGATTCTTAAATCTAAATCTCTAAATCTTTCGTAAGAAGATCCAGTAGATTTAGTATGAATTGCACCCATAAATTCAATAGGCGTATAATGAATCATCGGAGTGATTGTTCCATTCTGTCCAACTGTATAAGTGAATCCTGTGAATGTAGTAATTCTCTTCAGTGGATTAAATTTCACTGCCATCTCGTACTGATTAATTGCTCCCTTTCTTCCTAACTTTTCTACAAAGTCTGGATTGGTCAATTCTAATACAACACCATCATACATGAAAGTTCCCCACTGTCTAAAATACTCTGCTTCAGATACGTATTTGTTTATCTTAAACATGAGATTTGCAAAGGTGTCATGAAACTCTACATATCTAAGATATTCTCTTGTAGCATAATACTTATTAAGGAAAGTTATTTCATCTATTCTAGATGGTTTTGGTACATCCGGCCCGAAGTCTGCTTGAAGTGGAACTAATGTAATGAAATCTCTTAACTGACTTGCATTAGAAGATCCAAGTATTCCTATAATAGCAGTTCTACCATTGATATAACTAGTCCCGAAACACTCATTCAATAATTGTAAATCTACATTACGAACAATTGCTTCAAACTTTACCCCGATAGGTTTATCCAGTTTAGGTGCATTAGGAAACTTATATCCACCAAGAATAGGAGTTAAGTCTGAAGCTACATTATTATCTGTATCTCCTCGTGATCTTGCCCCTACAACTTCATCAGTGCAATCAGCTTCCACAGAAACACCGTCATATTTTAGAGTACCTATCATATCGATAGGAGTTTGCATATCCAGCAGTCCAGATCGTAACAATGGCTCAAAGAAATCCCTTTCAAGTATAGATACGTTAGGATCTTTTGCCACCCCTAAATCTACTGCTTGTTTTGTCAACACGAATTTGCATTTATCCAGTGTACCTACAAGATTAGGATAATTGTGTGCCGTATCATGAAGTCTCTTAGTAACATAATTCATCCCAGTATCTTTTGTATAGAATGGTTTGTATACATTAGATCTAAGATCATATGGTTTTGCCATTGTTATTATTTGAGGATAAAAAGCATCTTCCATTTTCTCTCTATCATCTTTGCTCATGATTGTAAATGGCTTAACTATATCCTCAGTCTTATTATCTATGATAGTATCTTTACTATTTTCAATAGTAGTCTTAACCGGTGCAGCTCCTGGTACAAATCTATAATAGTTTACTCTCTTAAGCTTTTCTGCCAGGAGATCATATACACCATCATCTATTGGAAGGTAGTCTCGATCAGTATTATTATAAGTGCAATTACCTATAGTAATCAGATCTACTAACAAATCTTCCATTGGTTTATTTTTCTTCATTTCATCATCAGAATAGTCCAAGCATTTAGTGCAAGCCTCTCCAATCTGAATGATATTATCATATGCAGATTGAAAGTCTCCTACTTGAACTCGTTCTGCTATTTCATGAATAGTCATAGTTTCCTCCTTTCTAGAAATAATATTTGGTTGCATGGTTATATCATGCAACCAAAATTTTGTTTACTCAGTCTGTTTCTTAACTTCATACTTGAATGGTTTATATAAGAATGGACGTTTCTTGATATTCTCATCACATTCTTCCAACCACTTGAAGTATGCCTGTACATCTGCAATCTGCTGCGTTGGATCAATTCTAAAGAATGGTTTTGGCATACTATGGTTATTACCACCTCTTGTAAACGGAGCAGTTGTAAATGGTCTTACAAGTTTCTTTCTCTTCTTTTCAAATACCAACTTGTAACCAATAGTCTTAAGATAGGTATTAAGAATCTCTGCAGATCTATTACTTGAATCTTCATCAAGTTTGATATCTACAAGATATGGATCGTCTGTAAACATCTTCTCTACAAGTCTTCTCGCATGTGGTGATGCTGAATGAATCATAAGAACTGTTACGACATTTTCAAATCCGAGATGTCCGAAGTTACCAGTCTCCATATCGCCAAAGTTGATAGGAGTAGCCTGATGCGTAGACTTATAATACTTGTTAGCTTTATTCCTACTATTCTCGTTTCTAAGATTAGTAGCTGACAGTGCAGTTACAGAATGTTTTTCTTGAGCATATTGCTGCAACCTATACATACTAAGATGACCTACTACACCTGGACGTCTAGCTTGAACAAATCTAGTTTTTCCATTAGATCCTTTCAATGGTGCTAAAATAGATCTTTGAGTTACATATGGAAATGCATCCCATAATTCTGCAAGCATATCCAAACTCATAGATTCAGACATTGGCTTGTTAGATACAATAATATTTCCAGAATCGATGATAGATTGAAGATATACATCTTTATCTTCATCAGATCTTGATGATAAGAAATCAGCAAGTGACTCTGCCTCTACTGGAGAAGCAAAACTTAAATACTTCACGATCTCATGCAAAGCTTCATCTGTTGTGAAATATCCAATTCTAGCTAAGTCAGTAATACATTTACCGATATGAGTTAAGGACAATTCATGCCACTGTCCGATATTCTCTCGGTTAATACATGTAGAACTGTTTACCAGCATTTCTATTGGTTCATTTGTCAATGCAAGTTTAGGCATCATCTCATCCGGTACAATCTTAGCGATTACACCCTTTCCTCCATATCTATTAGCAAGCTTATCGCCAATAGACGGAACACTTATTTCTCTAAGCATAAATGTGATCTTGGTTCCTGAATATACCTTATTCTCACGGAACTGAGTTCCATCAACCTCTGCTTTAAGTTTTGTATACATTTCACCTAAGAAATAATCTGTATCTGTTTTGATATTCAGTCCATATTGATCTAACAGTTTAGATATCGTAGACACGAACTCTCCTGCAAATCTTAAGTGATCATTATACACCTGCAATACCTGAGTATTGCTGTGTTTTTCTTTCAGTAACTCCGGGTTATTGCAAGCAATATCAATATCAATAACTTCTGTGTCTAATCCTGGCGTATACTTATCATCAGACATCAGAATTCTTCTCAGCATTTCTGTAGATTGTGTAAATAAACAATCTTCAATTTTCTCTCGCCTTACAGCACAAAGGATTCCATCTTTAACCCTTTCGCCAACTAACGGGAAACTCTTATATGTGTTTTCATCCCCCATCAGATTAAGAAGCATATCATTATCATTTAAGATAATAGATACTTTCTTATATAAATTGGATGATAATTTCTTCTGAGCAGTCTCAGATATCCAAATACTATCCTCCATTGTTGCATCGGTTGCAAGATATGTGGTCAATAAGTTCACACTGTTCTCTGGATTCATAGAAGAATCATACGCTGTTGATCGTCTAACCAATTCATTCTGTGGAACTTCATAACCAATATCGAGATTATCCATAACAGTATTATCATATGCATAACCATATGTTTCTGAACTGTAAGAATAATCTTTTCTCTCAAGCATCTTAAGCTTGTTGTTGTGAATATTTCTTAAGATTAAGAAATAATGTCTTTGAGGTGCATTTTGAAATTTGCTAATCTTTGCTACCACCTCATAGTCAGCATCTGCTTTGATGATCGATGAAGATCTCTCAGCATATCGCTGTTCGTATCCTGTCATAATGAACGGTACCTCTGGCTCCAATAGCGGAAGTGACTGTTCGATATGAATAGCATACATAAGTTTTCTTGAACCAGAGTTACAATCAGCAAACGGCTGGCATAACCCTTTTCCAAGCATCTGTTCTTTGACTTTTAATCTGTCAATATTCTCTTGAGACTCTTTAATAAATGTAGCTGGTTCCATTAACCGGTCTCCTTTCTATAGTTCTTGGAATATTTAAAGGTACACGATAAGTTCGTGTACCTTTTATATTCTCATATATATAATATATCATTATGCTGCCATTTGGATATTGTTCAGGATCTGAGAAGTAACGTCGAATCCTGTATCAACCTCATCAGCCTCTCCCGGATCATAGATAAGATTCTGGAGTTCCGCTAATACTTCCGAAACAAATACATTTCTAAACTCTTCATTTTCTTTCAGCTTAGTAGTAAAGTTCTTTTGTGAGAATTTCAAATCGCTTCGATCTCCGATATACATTCCCACACCCTTACCGTTGACTTTCTTACACGTCTTTAGGAAATAGTATAATGATAAGTCCGGATCAAATCCAGTCTTATAATTAAAGACAAGAGTACATTTCTGACCAACGGATGCTGTTCTTGATTTAAGTAATGTGAAATCAACGAGCGATCCATCGATATCAATTCCCTCACCTGTCTTCATTTTAGAGTGGTCATCTAATCTAACAAGAAGATTTGTTACATAGATAGCGGCTCTACCACCGCCAAGTCTTTCTCCCTGTTTAAGATAAGATAACTGTCCCTGAGAATGAGAGAACGGATTGATATCCACACTTTCTGTGATATGGTTAATCACAAACAGAATAATATTTGCAGCTTTAAGGAGAGGGATAATTCTCTTAAATACTGTTGTATTTGTCTTAGCTGCAGCTGTTACTGACATCTGCCCTGACAGTTCGTCTTCTTCCGCATACTTATCCGGTGTAAGCATAGCAAGACTGTCAAGAATATAGCAAGACGGCTCCATTTTGTAGATTCTTTCACCTGTTGACGTGTAAACTCCTGTATCGTATGTAATGTCATCTTTTACCTCCATCTTCAAATCATGAACTGCTTTGACACGCTCATAAAAGTTTTCTGCCGTAACTCCTGTATTTCTAGCAATCCATCTCTTTTTCCATTTAGTACCTACAAGTTTCAATAACTGCTGAGATCTGGCATCTGTAATACCACCCTCAACACTATCCATCCATACTGAAGATGATTTGAATGGTCTAATAATATTTCCTGCTGTCTGAACAGTCCATGTTGTTTTACCACAACTTGATCGTCCAATAACAGTTACCATAGACCCATCTACAATACCGATGGAATTATATGTGAATCTCTGATCATCTTTCTTTACATGCACAACAGCCCCATTCATAAAATCGAACGTAAGGAATCCTGTTGGATAAGCATAATCAGGTTCATTTTCCATAGACATTCTAGGATCTTTTATTGTCTTCATTTTCTCTCTAAATAATCCTGCAACTGAAATATCTGCCATAATATTCTCCTCCTAAATTAGTTTATTTGATAGTTTTTGCGTAGTTAAAATCATAAAAAAGAAAGAAGTCAGGTGTATCACTACACCTGACTAAATCCTATCGTATTGATAATACTACCCCTTCGGACTTAAGATCATCCAAAGCTTTATTGATTCTTGGATAATCTACAGGTGAAAAACTTTCAATATTAAATCTCAATGGATTATCTGGATATTGCATTTTACGATTCTCATCAAACAGTTTTAATCCTTTTTTGATATCTGCTAATGGAAGTTCGTTCATGATATCCAAAATTGCTAATGATATAGTACCATAAACCTCAGAAGAATTTGAACTCAGATTCTGAGGTGATACCACATCAAGCATAACTCCAGTGAATAGTGGAAGAACATGACTAAACAGAGTTGTATAGATATCTATAATTTTCTGCTCTGTCATGAACTCTATCGATTGAGACATTAATACCTTATTCAATCGTCTTACATTAACTACATCTTTCTCAGATGAGTATCGAGACAAAGCCAGCATTGTAGCTAAATCTTCTGGCAATGGGATTGCACAAAGTCTTGGAAGTTTATCTCTGTTGACTGTCTTAGATAATGCCATAAGCAGACCAGTTACATACTCATCTGCTTCGGTGATACTAAGATAGTCATAACACATCTTATTCAATCTTCTTCTATCTATATCTGTAATTTCTACAGTATACATTACCTGAGTCAATACAGATACAAATCTAGATTGAGTAAAGTATTTTGTAAACACAGATGCCTGACGAGTTTCTTTCTTTGTAAAGATATCATCAAGCATCTTTTTGTAATAGTTTGTAATGAGTTTGTAATATTGTTCGTCAGCTAAACTAGCATCATCCAACTTTGAACATAACTCATCATCTGTAAGCAATACTGTATTTGTAAGATCAACAGTGACAAAATCTGTTGATGGTTTGACTGGTTCTAACTGTCCGAACATATTAATTTCCTCCTAGTATTCTTCTAATGAATCTTCAACACTTATCATTTTTGTTGTAGTGTTTTTAAACTTTCCAGCCGGTGTTGCTTCTTTCTTAAAGAAGTCAGCTGCACTCATTGTGTTTTTCTTTCTCTGATCTTTACTCTCAAGATCGAACTTAGAGTCATCAGCTTTGATCTGTTTCTCTTTGATTGTAGAGAAGAAATCATCTGCTGATTTATTTACTCTTGCTACAGATTTCTGATAATTTTCATACGTAGCCTGCACTTCTTCTGTAGGCATCTTCATACCTGCCATGATAAATGAAATGAACTCTGGCATAGTCTGCACTTCATGCTGAATATGCTCAAACTTTTCATATGGGATACCATAGCGTTCTACGATCACGTCCTGATAGTCAATATAATCTGTATTCTCAGGTTTGATATTCATGATAATTCCAAGTCTTGAGATAGCTTCTGAATCTACGTCAAGTGCTTTAGATTTATCAAGAGCATCAACTACACCCTGTCTGAACTGCTCTGCGTTTTTGATCTTATCATTGAATACACAAGTCTCAATGATCATATATCCCTCTTCTGTAGAGACTTTCAGAAGATCGGTAGGATCAATGTTGTGCTCAGAGTCTCTGATCTGCAGCCCCATAAGAACTGAAATCTTTTTACAGAACTCTTTATTTGCTTCTTTCTCTGCTTTGATTTTGTTCCCGTTGCATTCACTAAGGAACTTAGCATTCTTGATACATTCAACTGTAAAGTTAGATGCCATCTCTTTGAAGAAGTCTACAGTATTTCTCATACCACGGACATCATCTTCAAATCCTGCAATACCAAATACATGTACCGGAATACCATACACATTTCTGATGAAGTTTGCAATTAACGGAACTGATCCAGATCCAGTACCACCCTCTGTAGATGCTACTAAGATAACAAGTTCAGCTTCATTATCCTCTCCAATGCTCAGAAATTCTTCTAATCCCAAAGCATTCTGTTTTAATGTATCTTCGGCAAGTTTATAAGAAAGATCTCTTTCTTTACCACAGCCACCGTAAGCTCCAACAAACTGTTTTACATTTGCTCCATCTTTGTTCTGATAGTCAGCCGGAATATCCTTAAGCGTACTATTTACCAGCATAACATGCTTGATAGGCATGATCTCGTTTTCTACTGCTGTAATAGCTGCTTTATTACCAGCTGCTCCTAATCCAATTAATCTACAAAACATATTATTTATCCTCCTTATTTATCTACAAACATAGTTTTCAACTCTTTATACGTAAAAACATAGCCTCTTAATTGGCTGTCATCATCATTCATATGCGCATAAAAAGCATATTTACCCTGTACTAATCCAGGACGTATAGTTCCTGCAATAACAAAAATAATTCCATTAAACGGATTGATAGTTATCCACAGTGACTCGCTATCAACTTTGTATCTTTTGTCGTATACCGGGAGCTCCGGAACTACTTCATTCGATTGAAGTTGATAAAGTCGATACACTTCTACGGGATCGCCTGTTTCGATATTAGTTACTTTGATGCCATTTGTGGGGTCCGCATCAATTATAATTTCATACCGTTTATCTTTCACATAAAACACCCTCCTTTGATTTCTATATGTCTATTATAGATGTGTTAGGTGCTCTGTATTGATGTATTCTGGACTAATTAGACTCATCCGATTCGCTTTTTAGAGTTTCTAACTGATCCTGCGCATCTTTGATTTGTTTGTTTAAAATATCTATTGTAATCTGTTTAGAAGCATATTCATCTAAACGGTCTTGTTTCATTTCTGCAATTTCATTGAGATTGGTAATGATAAACTTCTGAGTTTCTATCTTGTCCATTAATTTAAAACAAGTTGCCCAAGCAGCTCCAGCAGCAATAGTTGCTACTACACTATAAATAATGAATATTTTCTTCATATTATTCCCCTCCTAAAAAGAATAGCAGGTAGAGGTTTCCCTCCACCCGCTTCTCATTACCGTCTTTTGAATCCCTGATCTTTATCATCTTTAGGAATCCTGATCTCTCCATTTTCACCAACATACTTTGGATCAATAGCCTGAGTTCCAAGACCAAGATCTCCCTGTTCCTGAATCACATAGGATCCGTTCTGATTATTTTTTTCCATATTAATTCCCTCCACTAACGTCTTTCTACTTGACGTTGCTTGTTCTTCAATGTGTATGGTGTATAGTTATCCTGATCAACCAAGTTTGTTGCGAGCAATGCACTTGTCATATAGACATTAACTAAGTTTCTCGATAATACATCGTCCACATCGTTTGGAATGTCATCTTGAGTTACAAATCCTTTTGTACTAATAGCAGCGTTCATAGCATCTTTAGCTTTCATCGCGTCTGCTTTAGGTCTAGAGAATTCGTACATCGTATCGTAAAGCCCAAGGGTAGCTAAACTCTCGAACTCTCGATCTGAGACTCCTGTACCCTTATCATGACCCACAAGTCTACCACTCTTCATGTCACGATTAGCTGTATCAAGAGCCCATTTACTTTTCTTTGTTACAATCTGCTGAACCTTTTTGTGGTGCTGATAACCTACAAAACATTTAGCAGTTTTTACGGAATTTCCATTAGCATCTTTATAGAGATAAGGAAGATGGATCTCCTCCAATAATGGAACTCCCGTATAATCACATGATTTAACGATATCGTCCATCTTAGGTTCTACAACACTCTGCCTAACCTGAAGTTTGAACGGATAATCTTTAGATATGAATTTTATAAATTGTGCATCAGACATAGAGGCAAATAACTCTTTATAGTATCGAGTATTTGTTCCTGATTTGTCTAATATATCGAAGAATCCATAGATATATTTTTCAATATCTTGTCTCTTCTTTTTTGTAAGTTCTGCCATGTTTAACTAGCCTCCTATCTAAGGATTCTAGCCTCATCAACTCCAGCGACTCCTACACCAGATGTCTGATACGGATTCTCCGGTGTGGATGGAATAGCATCCTTATTGATCATATCTTCAGTAATTTCATAATCCGGTGCTAAAGAATCAATAAAATCTTTATCAACGAATCTGATATTCAAGATATCTTTTGCTGAGATTCTTAATCTCTCTGCATTGAACTTAGTAGAGCAATCTACGATAAGTGATGCAGCATATGAGATAGGTTGTGTATCAAGCTGTACCGGTTGAATTGTTGTTACCTGGCAAGCTCTCATGAGCTTCTCTCCATTATATAAAAATCTTAAGAGAAGATAATCGCCTTCTTTAACAGAGCCAACTTTTGTAGTTCCATTATCGAAAGTGAGTTTTACATCAAGGCCAAATGTGACCTGTGTATTGTTCTGTAATAACATTCTCTAATACCTCCTTTTTAGATATTATAAGAATGTTTTAGTGTTCTGGTTCAGCACAATCCATTCCATCAGGATAAGCTCCTGCTACGTCAACTGTAGCTACTTCCGAACAACCGTCATCTGTAGGATGTTCCGCATTAGCTTCAAATTCTACCTGAGATACCGTATTGCATTCTTTAGGTACATCTTCTGAAGATATCTGAGAACCATTTTTATTCACGGTATCAGTTTCAGCTACCGGCATTTCCACCTGCACAGTTTCCTGCTGTTGATCTGTAGATCCTAATCCGCCCTGTCTCATTTCTGCTACAGGTTCATCATCTACAGTAACTCCAAAGATTTCAAATACTCCCTGACAGAATGCCATTCCGTTATCAAAACAAACAGTCTGTCCGTCTCTTGAATCGTTTGTAAGTTTAACGACAATTATACCTTCATTTTTCGGATTGCCATAATAATCTCCATCGATAATACCAACTGTATTATCAAGTTGCAATCTGAACTTTGTTCCAAGTCCTGATCTCGGGTACAGTTTTAATGCCCAACCTGCTACCATTTGCACTTTAATACCTGTCGGAATGAAGATGGACATTCCAGGTTTGAGTTCTGTGTACCCGAACGGGAAATAGAAATCATAACCGGCAGATCCGATAGTAGCTCTACGTGGTAATTGGATATTGTCATAAATTGTTTTAGCAGTTTCTTTGAGCTGTTCTTCATTGTAAGAGAACGGCTCGTTATCTCCAGCTTCAGCCTTTGCTGTTGCAAGCCATAATGGTTTAAATTCATTTAAGAAAGTTTCAAAAGAAACTTTTTCAAATTTAGCAACCTGCATGAAATACGGTTGTTCCTGTTCTGCGATATTAGCAGTTTCTGTAGCTACTTCTTCTGCAACATTCTGTTCTTCTGACATTATTATTGTCCTCCTTAATGTGTAATTTATTATCTTGTTTTTGCTATATTAAAAAATAGCAAAAGGTGGAGTAGAGGCAAATGCCTCTACTCCATGTGACATATAAAAATCGTGTCACTCATAGGTATTTAATTTAGATAACTATAAGCGAACTGGGCATACCAGATTCGAACTGGTGAAGTGCAGGAGTCAAAGTCCTGTGCCTTACCGCTTGGCGAATGCCCATTACTAAAAACCTCGGATGGAAGATAAGTTTGGAAGAAGCTTGAATATTTATTTCAAAATATAATACGCATCCACCCGAGGAAAACAAATATTTAAGGAAAAAGAATACAAAAACTTTTCCTGTAGGGAATCTAAGCGGATGGCAAGCGCAGAGGGTTTATTCATCGTGATGCCAACCTTTATCGTTAAACATTATGAGGGGATGAAAGAATCTCCGCTTGCTCTTTTCCGCTAATTTATTGTTAAGAGCTATTTATTTTTAAACTCCACATCAAAGTAATTTTAAAATAGAGGAGGATAAATATGGTTATACAAGAAGTATATATCGGAAAGACAGACGAAATCGAAGAGATATTCAAAGAATTCTGCAATTTGCGTCATTCTTATGCTAGTTGGAAAACTGCTAAGAACGCAAAGCAGACAGCTAAAATAGAAGAGATGATTGAAAAGTTTTTCGGCTTCAGCGCATTTAGCTTACAAATCATACCAAATAATACACCAAACGCAATGACATATCCTGTAGCGAGCAGTATTGATGTAAATGCTGGTGATCTTATCGTTACTACATCTAAAGGATATAAGTTTACTAAAGGCGCCAGAGTAGCAGCTTTATCATATATCACAAGCGGGTTATTTGCAAATAAAGCATTTACAGATGAAGAGGTATTTGCTACGTTTCTGCATGAGATCGGACATAGTTTCGTACACAGATCTCCGATGATCGAAGCTCAGCAAGATGTATATATAACCACCGTAATAATTCAGATTGTACGGGAGATCATCTTAGGAATCATTCTCATGAATCCTCAATTGATCATTCAAGCAGCTACAGATGCCGGTATGTCAACTAACTTCTTTAAACTGTTTAGAGCAAAGTTCAATAAACTCAAAAAGAAGATTCCTGTAATTAGAGAAATCGATCTACTCACATTAGGCCTTGCTAATTTCTTATTAAGCACTATTAATAATGTAGCTCATTTCATTTTAACTATTACAGGTGTTTGTTCACTTATTAATCATATTAACAAATGGAATTGGAAAACAGTAACAAGTAAACAGGTAGCTATTACTGGTCATCAGAATGCTTACGCAAGATCATTAGAAAGATTGTCAGATGATTTTGCTGCAATGTATGGTTATGGTCCAGCAGCAAGTACAGCATTAGTTAAAATGGGAAATCCGGACAATCAAGGATTGTATATGAAGACTATTCACAGAATTCCGGTAATTAGAAAACTGTTCAACAAAGTTGATGGTATGATGATGGAAATGGATGGATTAATTGGAGCTCATCCTGGAACTCCAGACCGTATTCTTTCTATATTAGAAGGAATGGAAAGTGATCTTAAGAATGATAAAGATCTCCCTCCTAAGATCAAGAAAGAATTAGCTGATAATATCAAAGCGCAGAAGAAAGTTATCGCCGATATCAAATCAGAAGAGAAAGATGTATTGAAAAATAAAAATGAATATCTTCAAGCAGTTCAGTTACTTGGATTTGAACAGGGTAACAGTGAAGACTTTATGGAAAAGAGATTTACTGATCGTAAAGAATTAAAGAAATTCTATGACGATCGTAGATTAAGAAGAGAACAAGCAGCTCAAGATGAGCTGAATATTTCTTTAGATCTGATCGAAGAGGGTCTTTTATAAAAAAGAAAGGTGTATGGGGTAACCCCATACACCTATTTTATATATCAAATGTACATACCAAAATCAATTCCATGATCGGCTGTGAATCAGCTGATACCTGCTTTACGCTAGGCTGAAAATCGACCATAAGTTTTCTTTTCTTTGCTTCCTTTTTCATAATTGTAGTGAACAAAAATGATGTAAAAAGAGACTCTAATTGTTTATTTGGAGCAATAATACCAGCTTTGCTCTCGATTGTAGATACTATAGATATTGGTTCTTTACCTGCATTAATATTCTTTTCAATTTCCTCACATGCAGCATCAAGAAATTTACTTGCTTTTCCTTTCATTTCCGCAACTTCAAGAGTATCTTGTTTGCTCATAAACAATTCGCATAATCTCTCTCCATCAAGTACTTTATCCTCCATGAGTTTACCTCCTTATATAAATTTATTATAGGGTTACTAAGATAATAAAAAATAAAAGAGGGATTCTTTATGAATCCCTCTAATATATTTACATATCCAAAATAGCATTGCTGAATTCAAATTCAACAATACCAAACGAGTGTGTTGAATAGGAAGATGATTCTACATCCAACATATCATCTAATATGGCAAAGAATCTTCTTCTATACATATTAGTTGTTATGTTTGATCTAATTCGGACAGCTTCATTCTTAAATGCAAGGTCCGAATTCTTTCCTGTCCGGCAATACACCATCATTGGAACTTCCATGTCAATAATCCCCTCAGTTCTCATCTTCATGTACTGCTCTCTGGTGAGTCTCATCTTTAGTCTCCAGCAGGTATGTGTATTGTGTACCGCTTTACAGTAAACATGCACATCGTCGGTATTATATGTACCAAATACAACACCTGAATCAAACTTCTTAACTTCTCTTCTTGTCGCTTTTCTTGTTCTTAACATAACATTCTTCTCCATTTCTGCACGCAACTTAAACGGCGTGCCAGCTAATTTAATTTATTTATCAAAACATTTTTTGATCGTTTCTTTCAACGTTTTTCTAAAAGGTGCAGTGGCATTAGCATACATCTTAAGAGTCTCCAATGCTCGTACTACCATAACAGGTTCACAATCCTCAAACTCTATTGCATTTAAAATTATTATTGCAAACTGCTCACTTACACCTATTGGTGCATTGAATAACATTGGTTCGGCTACTTTCCTATTTCGGATGAACCAATGAAACATTTCGTCTGAATCACCAAATGTATTAGTGATAGCGATGAAATAATTGATATGATCAATCACATAATCTTTGGATATTTTCAGTTCAGGAACTTCTATAACATCAGCTTCTTTTATCCAAGCTACCATATCTTCCACGCTATAGTTTTTTTCTTTTCTAGATCTTTTCAACATAATTGTCTCCATTTCTCCCACACTAGGCAGTGGGCAGCCAATAACTTTTAGTACGAATGATTTGTTCCTTTCCTCGAATCGTTTCTTAATTTTGATTACTTATTCTGCTAGACTAAACGGATCAAAGAAAATAAATGGTGATATAATTATAATATACAATTGAAAATATTGACTTTTACAAAACTGAATCCTAGAGCAATTAAGCTCTAGGATCTATTTATATTTCAGGATCTGGGAATTTATGTAATTGCATATGCTTTACTACAACACTAGCAATCTTAACTGTATGATAGTCATACAACGTAGACATATCCAATTCTATCATATAATAATACATAGTGTGTGTAGTGTTAACCCCATTTTCATCTGTAGTTTGCCATTCTCTCTTCATAAGTTTCAATTCTCTTATACGTCCAGTATATGATTTCTCTACTACTCTGAATTTTCCACGCTCATATTCTTCTTTTATATATACTGTAGTATCAACATAATCATCTACTTTGAATGCATATGGCTCTGGATCTGATACAACAAAAGCAGTGTTAAGATATACCTTAGGAGAAAACCAATCTTCTATAGGAATATCCAACTCTCCTGTTATCCTACCTTTTTCATCAAAATACAGAATAGCGATACACTTGGTCTTTGTAATGTCTACGTAAGTCTGATCTACTTTAACAGTTTTCTTTTTACCAAACCATTCCAAAGAGGTATCAAAGGCTAGATAGAATCCGAGATTAGAATTATCTCCAGCTTTGGTTACTTTCTGTATATCTGTGCATCTTCCTTTAATGTGTTTCTGTCCTATTCTGTAATTCTCATTTGGTACAGTTGATGAATAGAATCTAATTTCTAATTCAGAAACTTCATTCACAATAATGATCTTGGTATCATTATAGTACAATGTATCATATAAACCAGATTTAGGCACTTTTACTTCGCTAGTATTCTCCACATAAGTAAAGTCTATATAAGGTGCATCTAAATCCACTTCAGTATCTAACAGCGGATTATAATTACTTACAGGTCTATCGTCTTTATCTGTAATATGCATATAACCACCTCCTTACTATAAAGTTTCAAAAAAAATAAAGAGGTTACGTATGTAACCTCTCCTCAATTGCCCTAGCAGATTAGTTGTTATTATTGATTCTTTTCGGATGATTGATTTTTCTACTTTCACGAATCGTTTAGTAGTAATGATTGTTTTACCTATTAAACTCTTTCCCATTATGATGATAGTTCTATCCTAATGAATCTTTTACTCCCATGATTTTGTTTTGATAATGAATCTTTTAACTATCCTGATCACTCTTCGTTTTTGAATCTTTTGACTAGATTGATTACTCTTTCCTCGTGAATCTTTAAATTAGGCTGATTTTTTCTCTTTTGTGAATCTTTTTGCTATTGTGATTTTTTATTCCTTGCGAATCTTTTGATAATTTTGATTTTTTTATTATCTTGAATCTCTCCGCATATCAGATTTTTCCTTTCATACGAATCTTTTGAATAGATTGATTTCTCTCCCTTTGTGAATCTTTTTGTTATTGTGATTTTTTATGGCTTGTGAATCTTTTGATTTTTTCGATTTTTTCTTCCCAGTGAATCTTTTAATTTTTATGATTTTTCCTTTCATATGAATCTTTTTGCTGATTCGATTTTTTCGTCCTTGTGAATCTTTCAGATTTTATGATTTTTCCTTTCATGTGAATCTTTTAAACACTGTGAATAGTACCATTATATAGAATCGTTTATATAATGCGATTATTTCTTTCTATTAACTCTTTTAGTATATATGATTAAATTATATAGCTGAATCGTTTAGTAGTATTGATTGTTCTCCCTATTAGACTCTTTTGGATATGGTGATTGTTCTTCTCCTCATGAATCTTTTTACAATTATGATTAGTTAAGTCATATGAATCTTTTACTCCTATGAATAAAATAAATATGATTGAATCTTTTTGTTGTTGTGATTATTAAAATCATCTGAATCTTTAAATAATTGTGATTGGTTATCATATATGAATCTTTTATAGACAGTGATTAGTTAAGTTATATGAATCTTTTGTATACGATAGATTATTTTCTCCATTTGAATCTTTTTACAAACATGATTAGTTGAGCTATTTGAATCTTTTACAGCTTATGAGTTGTTATTACATATGAATCACTTTAATTAATAAGATTAGTAATTTACTCTGATTCTTTTCGACATGATGATTAGTAAATTCTTAGAATCTCTTTTTGTATATGATATGTATTTTAGGATATTTGAATCTTTTTCGCATGTGATATTTTGTACCTCTGAATCTTTTTATATTAATGATTATTCCCCCTTACGGAATCTTTTTACCTTGATGATTATTTGCTTTTTTAGAATCTTTTTATTGCCATGATTATTAACTAATTCTGAATCTTTTGACAGTGTAGATCGTTTACAATCTTAGAATCTCTTTTATTTATAGATTATTTTTACTATTAGAATCATTTAATATTTGTGATAATTTTGCTCACCTAATTCTCTTTGATTTCCTGATTAGTTCTTTCATATGAATCTTTTTGCCTGGTAGATTAGTTTACCCATCAGAATCATTTAATATTTGTGATATTTTTCCATATCTGATTCTTTTTCATCTTCTGATTAGTTTTCTTGTATGAATCTTTTAATATGTCTGATTGATTACGTTTTTTGAATCTTTTCCAATATTAGATCAGTTTATCCATTTGAATCTTTTATGCTTATAGATTAGTTATTCTTCACGAATCTTTTAAAAACATTGATTATTTTCTCCTTTTAGAATCTTTTTCAATAACAGATTAATTATTCTTCATGAATCTTTTCTTTCTGTTGATATTTTAGCTAATGTGAATCTTTTATGTGAGATGATTATTTATCATTCCTGAATCTTTTTTCATAGTAGATTATTTTCTCCTTTCAGAATCTTTTTGCAATTTTGATTTTTTTACTAATATGAATCTTTTTACCTTGTTGATTATTTCACCTTTCAGAATCTTTTAAAGGCTGTGATTAGTTCACCTATATGAATCATTTGTTCTGACTGATCATTCTACTTACATGATTCACTATTATAATATACAATTACATTATTTATTAGCCGTATTGATTACCAGTGCATAATACGCTAATACTGATTTATGATAGGATGATTTGGTGTCCGGTCTACTCTTTCTCTTTCTATACTGAGGAGAGTTCTCATCCAGCCATCCTTCTACAATCTCTTTCTCACGTATAATATTCTTATTACGTGTATTAGGTTTAGCAACTATAGTCACTTTAATGAACTCGTATGATGTAACGTCTTTACTGTTAGAATTGGCAAAGAACTCAGCCACCATTAATTGCATTAATTCTCTGATAAGTATAATATTGTTTCTATCTTCTTGAATAGATTCAATAATATTTTTAATCTCATCAGTAGTTACATTCTTATCGGATGCTAATTTACACATCCTATAATCAACACCCTTGGATGTAATCCAATTCATTCCATTCTCAACAGCTCTTTCTGCCGCTAACGAATCGCTATCAGCCACACGAAAAGTCTCTTGATCATTAGAATCAGATGAATAAGCAAAGTATACATCTTTCTTCTCATATGCATCGTAATAGGCTGTAGCAATATTTCCCAAAAATGATTTGATACGTCCGTGAAGCTGCTGAATCATATCAGCTACATCTTCATCATCAGGATCTCTGAACTTAGATTTATATGTATTTAACCAAGTTAAACAGATAGATCTAATTGCACCGAATACAGATCCTTCTCTTTTAAGATCATACTTCTGTGTAAGTACATTGTTCAGTACATACTCCATAATATGTCTATACTTCTCCGGTGGGATTGGAAACTTCTGAGAATGAATAGATGGATAAAATTTCCCTGAGAATGCTAAATATACAGCAGAGATTTCTGCATCTTTCATTCTTCCCTTTAAAACAAAATATCTGATTACCATCATCATCGTCATGGTAAACTCATCTTTAGCTGCGCGAGGATTAAAATTCATATTCCAATAATAAGTTTCTGTAAGATATGAAGTGATTTCATTTTTATCTATCTTCATAGCTTTAAAGAAATCATCTATATCATCAGAACCAAAAGGAATTCTTCGTACCGGAACTACATCGTATAAATCTGTGGATCTCATGCGAATAAAGTTCTCTATATTTTTCTTATATGCTGAAGTATTGCGCTGCAAAGATTTATCCACTACTGGATAAATTTTATTCACAGCAACTTTTGTAACTTTCTGAGCCATCGTAAAACCCTCCTTATGTCAATTACTTCGATGTTCCAGAGGCAAAAAAGAAAGAGAAGTAGTATAAAACCACTTCTCTTTCTACGCTTGTCGGCTATATGAATAGTTGTGTTTATAGACTCTTTTAATATATATGATTATTTTAAGCATTTGAGTCTTTTATTCTTCCGGATTATTTGTGAAACCAGAATCGTTTACATTTTCTGACCAGTTTCTATTGTCGGCTAAAAAGGATTACCTCTTAGAGGTAATCCTTGAAATCTACTTCAGGAGCAATGTAGTCATGATGACCACCAATTGCTATAATATATGGCATTGGTGCTTCCTCGCGGAAGTGCTCGAAGTACATTGCTTCATAAACATGTGACAAGAACAACTTTTCAGCATAACGTCTTGCCCTCATATTGATATGAGCTTTTGAAAGTTTGCCTTGCTCAAGAGCTTTGTAAGTCTCTGAAGTTTTATCGCTCCAGGTTTTACTTTCAAGCTCATGTTTAGCTTGTTTGGCAAACTCACCTCGCTCGTTTCGAATCGTTTCTTCTTCTTTACGAGCTTTATAAATCTCGCCATACAGAGATCCCCTGTTACTGTTTCGTACGAACATGTCTCCAAGTACATACATCTGTTTCTTAGCATCAGGATTGTATGGTGGCTTAGCAAGATAACTTGCCAGATCATCAACTGTAGGCTCCTTTGTCTTTGCAGATTTGGACCTCCAGTTGTTGTAAACGCCCTCTTTAACTTTGCTAGGACGTCTATGCGCCTTGTCTGCACAGTATCCAATCATGATATCTGTGCAAGCTTTTGGGTTTTTCAATATACTAATATAATCACATATATCAGTATAGTTGTCAGTTACTTGACGAATAATATACTCATCATCAAGTATAGCTTTTTTACCCAATACACTCTGAAGACGAGTTACAATTTCTTCCGCAACATCGTCTTCTTTGATATTGATCGGTTTGATTTTCTTTTCGAATTTCTCGAAAAGATCATCCAAATCTTTATCTCCTACTCTGTACTCATCTACGAGATTTCTGAGCAGAGTTCGAGTAGGAGCCATCTGCTCATCTCTATATTTCAGAGCCTCCTTAGCTAAAGCTGTACCTTTTTCTTTACCCAGCCAAGGATTGTTATTATCATTCAGCCCTGCATAAGACAAAAAGTCTGTAGCATATCTACCTTTTTCTACATCAAACGTAGCATACAAATATGCTGCGAGTACAGGGCCGACTCCTTTTATAGAACGAAGCCATTTGCATATTGGAATGTGTTTCGTGATGAAATCCATATAACTGCAGTTCAGCGCTTCCTGAGCTTTCGCCATATCGATAGATTTCGTAATAAACAGTGGTTGGTTAGATGTCTCATCAGCGGCAAAGTCTACCATCTGCATTAACGATCTAACCTGGTTCTCAGCTGTGATACGATACTGCTGAGACTGGTAGTACTGATCTACCAAGAAACCTACTTGTCTCTTAGACTTGCAAGCTTCTAACAATGTCTCCTGTTCCTCTTTTGACAGTTTGATGGAAAGATCTACCTTTTCGCTTCCATCATAAAATTCAATTTCCTTGATTGTTGTTTTTCCCATGTTATTTTCCTCCTTTGTTCTTTTTTCTCGCATGGTTGATTAGTTTGCGATAATGTGACTAGTTATAAATTGTACTCTTCTCACATCATCTTTTGTGATAATAAAACAAATAATCGCTACCCATTTTTATTATTCATTTTACTATCACTATTATAATATACAATTGAAAAATCGGACTTTTACAGACAAAATAAATATGGTGGACATTAGAGTCCACCATATGTTTTATTCTTTATTTTTAATGATCAGAGCTCCACCTCTACTGATATCCAAAGTTTTGGAAGTGAACCCAGCAGCATGTTTATGGCCTCCACCACCTAATGCTGTACATAATGGCTCCACATCCACATCGTCTTTTGCACTGTACATTGAATATACATACTTATCTCCATTGAAATAGAATGGCATTACAATGTCATATGTATTTATTCTGTCGCCAAAATTCAATGATGAGCTAAAAACATCATTCATTGCGAAAGCTTTATAGATTACTGGAACTTCTTCGCGATCATCGATGATATCTAATTCAAATCCGATCTGACTCGCAACTCTCTCATTTTTAGAATTCAGATAGTTCGTAATAACAGAACCGTTATCAATAGCTTTATCAGTAATGATCTTGTCATACTTCGGATACTGAAGTGCAGTGTAAAGTTCAGTGTCAGTGCACGATGATGGGTTAAATCCTCTTGAAAAATCGATTACGGTTTTAGAAGTATCCCATATATCATACTTATGAGAAAATACTACAACGCTAGGAGCTTTGTATTGCTTGAGAATGGCAACTGCATCATCTTTATGTATATTAGGCTGCAGCTCAGTAATGCCCTTTGAGTATAACCAGCATAAACCACAACCTGCAATACCAACAGCCCTAAGGCCTTTAAGTTCACCAAGTTCAGGGTATTTGGAAATTGTTTTGAATGACGAAACATGATGGTCGATCCAAATAATATCCTTATCTTTATCCTTGAGCCTAAGAACCCACTCTGCATTGTCTTTTGTAGATATCGAATAATCTACCATAATGATTCTATCATAAGAATCAGCATTCTTAATCTTGTCAGATAATGGCATCGCATAGTCTACTTCTTCGGTGCGAATACCATCACATATTTCATCACGTAATTTCTTTACATACTGAATCATGATAGCTGCTGACACGATACCATCACGATCGTTATGATGAATAATTAGTGTTTTCATGTTTCTTTTTCTCCTTTTCCATGAAAGTATCTCTATTATAGAGTTGTATTTTGTTTTTAGCATAAATACTATCTATTTTATCATTAAGTTCGTCAAGCTGTATCATTCTATCAGGTTTATATAAGTGGAATGTTTTATACTTATTTATTCTGCATCTTTCAATTGCTCTAGTTAAAACCTTAACAGCATGATCTGGATAAGTCTTATTATTATCTAACAATAATTCGCTAGGAATTGATGGTAATATATCTTGAATATCTGTCTGCTGTAGTCTTCTATGAACTTCCTTATCTGTACTTCCATCTCTCTTTAAAGCCCTAGCTTTTCGTACATCAAGATCGGCGTGAATGAATATAGGGATAATAGGTAATCCATTATCAATGAATCCTTTAAGAGCCGTAAGATTTCCTGTCATAATATAATCTGTATCATCATTAAACTTTTGTTTTTCCACACCATACCACCATACGCCGTGTTCGGTATTCACATAGTATGAATATATAAGTTTATGATACTTGAAGAAGTATTCAAAATCCCAATCTTTACAAAAGAGATAATCTTTTCCATCTTTCTCGTATTCTCTCTTAGGTCTAGTAGTATATTGAACTAGCTTTTTCAATCTAAGATGTCTATCACTAGCTACTCCATTCAGAATTGTATCTTTACCGGCATTAGTATCGCCTAGAATCATATAAATCATAATTTACCTCCAAAAAATAAGAGCAGATGAATTGACACCTGCTCTTATTTTATTAATCTACCGTAACCTTAACCAAGATATCTCCACGCAATGGAACTGTTTTATTTCCTGCAGAGATAGATGATGTTCTAGGTATATCTTTGATAGCAATATCCTGCTTACTATTCTTTGTAAGAATATGCAAAGTCATATTGTCATTTACCCCAAACATAGAATGAATTGTATCAGTCTTACCAAGTTTGATTACAGTATTTCCTGCTTTATATCTATCAGATACTGACAGTCCAGATATATCAAACTTATTCACTCTTCCACTTTCTGTTACCACTAAGATATCGGTAGCACTTGGATCCAATATAGCCACCCCATCAAGATCATCTTTCGTATTCATAGCATATACGCCAAGAGCAGTTCTCTTGTAATTTGGGATTGACTTCATATTGCATCTTAGTGCTTTCTTTTTAGAATAGATAACCACATCATACGTATTTGGTGCAATTACGACACTCTTAATTTGATCTCCCTCATTTAAACGAGTCATTATTATACCTCCAGGGGTAGCGATTGTAACATCGTCTAAATCAAGTTTCTTGATGCAATTCTTCTCTGTACAGATAACTGCATAATATTTTGGAGATCTAGATTTTGCCAGTTTAGTTAATACAGTACTGTCGAATAATCCAACAATCTCTGATGAAATTCCTTTAATAAGAATTCTGACATCCATACCAATAGAGTTTTTCTCTGTGATAGGAATCTTACTTACTGGAATCTTAAACGCTCTACCTGATGAAGTGAATAAGATAAGATCACTTGTATTCTCAATCTTGATGACTTTCATCGGATTGTCACCTTTGTAAGCTCCAATCAATTCATTCTCAGGAAGTTTCTTAATATAGTTATTTTCTGTGATAACTACATTGAAAGTTCCTTTCGGAATATTAGATACATCTGCTTCACTGATAATAACAGATTTTCTCTTGAATCCGTACTTCTTCTTAAAGTACAATAATTCTTCTTTGATCTCTGCTTCTACTTTCTTCTCATCAAGGATCATATCCATACAATGACTCTCAATCGCTTTGAACTTCTTAGCTTCTTCCTGATAATCTTTTAGATGTGCAGGGGTAAGTTTCTTCAATGGGTAATTGATAATAAACTTAGCCTGCAGATCTGTGATATTCAAAAACTTCATAAGCCATTCAAGAAGCTCCGGATCATTCTTTGCTCTGGACTTTCTAATCTTCTTATATACTTCATCAACTTTGCCAGTCTGAATAAGCATAATACAAATCTCTTTCTCATGCAAAGAAGTTCTCGCATCTTGAAGATCTATACAATACTTTCTAAACTTAGTAATTTTACGCTGGTCAATAAAAGCTTGTAAATATGATTTGTAAGAGAATCTTATTAACTCGATATCGTCAAGAACTTCGAAGTTAACTGACTGAGATTTTTCCAAGTTAGTTGCTTTATACAAATAGTCTCTTACATAATTAGGATCAGATCCTGGTTTAAGATGAATCTTAAATTTGAGATCTTTTCCTTGTGAATCTTCTTCAAGCTTAGTGATCTGAGGTAATCTTCCTTTATTAGCAAGATCATTGATCTGGTTTAAAACACCATGTTCTTTACCGTCATCAATAATTACCATATCTGGCAATGATTTTACTACAAGTACATAGTGTTCATTTTTCTTTCCTTTATCTGCAGTCTCAATATCAATGATGCCTCGTACTCTGAACTTCCCAGAACCAGAATTGCAAATCTGTTTCCAATTAGTATCAATGATTTGGCAAGGCATACATTGATCTGGAACCAGTACAATTTGCGCATTAGGATTGTCCATAAGTTTCAAAGTAGCATCAATAACCTCATTAATATTATGAGGTGGGATAGATGTCTGTTTACCTGTTCCGATACCATAAGTTCCATTAATAAGCACTAATGGAATTGCTACCGGAAGATATACAGGTTCTTTCTTATCACCAGAGTACGTATCAGTCCAATCCACAATATTAGGAGTTTCTTTCATATCATTAAAAATTGCTTCTTTAGCAAATTCTGATAACATAACCTCCGTATATCGTGGAGCAGCTGCACGGTCTCCTTGCATTGAACCCATATTAGATTCCGAATACACCAACGGCACATACGTATCATACCAGTTAGCCATTGGAACGATTGCATCGTAGATAGAAGTATCGCCATGCGGATGATATTCTCCCATAACTTTACCAGTTACCTGTGCTGACTTTACGAGTCGTCTATAACATGGCACATCAAATGCCATTACATATAAGATTCTTCGATGGCATAATTTAAAGCCATCCTTATAATCCGGAAACGCACGTCGTCTATTAGTCTCAATACTATATCTAACCATATCAGATTTGTATTGGTCTAACGCATCACGTTCTATAATTGTTTCTGCCATTATAATAACCTCCTTAGTTGATTAATAGTAAGTTTATTTAGGGTTAATAATAAACGGCTTAGTCTTTGGTTCTTCTTGTTTAACATAATCTAAGAAGCCAGAAAAGGCCACTTCCTGATTCTTATCTTTCTCCTGAGACGTTTCTTTAAATGTTCCACCTAAGAGATCGATATTAGAATCATAATTCCTGTTAACCTTACTCATAGATCCCATCCATACCGAATTAGTAGCTCGTGGGACAGGTTTAGCATCTTCCCCCGGTTTAAAAGTTAAATTGAATAGGTCTATTACTTTCATTCGTTTAGGATCACCATAATCATCCACAATAGTAACTTTACCACCATCTTCTTTCATTATATGATGAGTCATCTTATTTGGATGCTTATTGGATCTAACTTGCATTGTATTTATATTTATTTCATATGCTAAGAATCCAGGTATACTATACCATATCTGTTCATACTCCATAATATCCCCCTTTCACCAAAATAAAGGTATGGGGATTTCTCCCCATACCAATTATTCGATTACTTCGAATCTACTTACTTTTACATCTTCAATCAATCGAGCCTTATTATCCTCATAGAATTTAATAGAGTCGATCTCTTCTTTTACATTATCGATAGTGTATCTAATCAAGCATCTATTCTCTGGATCAAGTGTCGAGTTGAACAATCTTTGTCCATCCATCTCTCCTAAACCTTTATAACGCTGGATAGATGAAGGCGCGGATTTCTCGAATACTGACATCAGTTCATATATAGACATAACCTGACCATTCACATTATAAGCTAATGCTTTGTTCTGTGCAAGAATATCAAGTATCATTTTAGATTCATTGATAAGAGTATCATTAACGAATACTGTTTGGTACTTGGAGTTTACTAGACCCTCGATAACAATAGTACCTTTCTTCTTCTCGATCTTATCAATATACTTAAACTGTTTCTTGATACTTGCTTTGAATTTAGCATCAGTTACATTATTAAACTTAAGAGTCAATACACTCTCAAGCAATACTGGATCGATTGCATGGTTATCTGCAACGCGATTCACTTCTCGTACATAATCGATATTTACATAAAGAAGTTTAGATAACTCAGCTGATCTCATCGGCGTTTTAGACTTAAGCTCATATACCTTGTTATTCTTAGAAAAGTCTTTCTGGATATACTTTACATACTCCATCCTATCTCTAAGGTATACATACTTATCTTTACCCATCTTGATACCATACAATGGCGGTAAAGCAGCATATACTCTACCTGCTTCAATAAGCTGCGGCATATACATGATAAAGAATCTAAGCAATAATGCTTTGATATGATTTCCATCCGGATCGGCATCAGTACAGAAGATAATCTTATCCCATTTAACTTTACTAATGTCAAAGTCTCTTCCATATCCACCGCCGATAATATTAATGATACCTGCAACTTCCGCATTAGCTAAGAAGTCTTTTCTAGATTTCTTAAATGCATTTGGCAATTTACCTCTAATCGGGAAGTATCCCTGTCTAGCATTTACTCTATGATTTCGCATCAAACCTGCAGCTGAATCTCCCTCTGTGATAAAGAACTCTGTTTCTTTATGTCCAGTTGGAGCTACAAACTTAGATGGTAAATTCGTAAACTTAGACTTGGTATATTTATCAGTAAGTCGTACTCTCTGTTTATCAGATGATGTTCTTACCTCGGCAATATCCTTAAAATACTTGCAAAGTGTAGCAAGATCCTTAGGATTTTTCTTTGCCCATTCATCAAGCAATTCCATGGCAGTCTCTCTTACGAAAGGTTCCATATCAGCATTACTCAATTTCTCTTTTGATTGTCCGTCAAAGATAGGTACTAAGTGAGCTACTGTAACAATAGCTTTCATACCTGAACGGATATCATTCTTAATTACAGTAAGTTTATTCTTCTTCTGTCCTGCAAGATAAATCTTATTCATATAACTTACGAAGAATGAACTAATACCTGCATTGAACCCATCAATATGAGTTCCAAATAATGTAGGACACTTATTCGCAAATGCAGTAACACTATCTGTTGCTGAGTCCGAAGCATCCCACGTTACTGCAATCTCCATCTTCATATGACCTGTATCTCTCTGTAAGATAATAGGTGCAATCAATGGAGAATCTGTTTCTCTGATGAGATAGGTAATAATACCATCCTGGTTTACAATCTTCTCATCATATTTCTTATTCCCTGCTGAATCATATGCGGTAAAGTATACAGTATCCCCTACAGCATTTAATGGCAGGATATTTGTCAGCCATCTATATACGTCTTTACATGAAACTGAGATTTCTCCTAATGCTTCTACAGAAGGTTCAAAGTATATCATTGTACCTTGTTTCTTCTGTGGATTAGGAATCTTTTTCTCCCCCTGTTTCCACGGATATCCTTCAGTGAATTCAACTCGTCTTGCGTCTCCGTTAAACTTATATGACTCGATAATAAACTTATGAGACATAGCATTAGTTACTTTAGCACCAACACCATGAAGTCCTGATGAATATTCTCCAGGTTTTTTCACATAGTTTGATGATGTATTTGGATCCATGAAGATTCGTAAGATATCTCCAATTGGAATACCTCTACCATTATCTTCACATATAAATCCGCATGTTCTTTCATCAAATGTAATCTTAACCCATGTGCATGGAGAACTTTCTTTATCCATTTCATCAAATGAGTTTTGCCAGATTTCTCTAGCCATATTCTTTACACCCTTATTACCAATACTACCCAAGTGGTAACCAGGGTTCTGTCTTACAACTGTGACAAAGTCCTCAAGAGTTTTAATCTGAGAACCATAGTTCTGTATGTTTTCAATCATGCTTTGATCCAACGTGGTGGTTGGAGCTTTACTTTTAGCCATACTATACTATTCCTCCTTATACGTATCTTATTCTGTAGTTAAACAGCATAGTAGAAAAAATAATGAGAGTGGGCGTGAACCCACTCTCTAATTATTTACCTGCTAACAGATTACAGAGACAGTTTCTCTTTAACAGTTACATCTGCAGGTTTTGCCTGCGCCTGTCCACCGTTCTGTTTCATTGCATCCGCTACTGCCTGATTGATCATATTCTGCACTTCTGATGCTGGTACTGATCCTGCCTGTGCCTGCTGTGCTGGCTGCTGATATAACGGATTCTGCTGTCCCATCATCTGAGCCTGCTGTGCCATGAATGGAGACTGTACTGGCTGTCCCATTGGTGCTCCGTACTGTCCATACATTCCATATCCACCCATCGGAACTGCCGGATTTGTCATCATGTTAAATGCTCCAAAGATGTTTGGTGTATTTGTAGGCTGTACCGGTGAAGCTTCCTGATATTTGTTGAAGACATGATTTTCCAGCTTGTACAGTTTCGGTACTCTCTGTAAGTATGGAATCATTGCAAAATACTGTTTAATCACATCAATGTTCAGATCAACTCCAATGTACTTAAGTGTCTGCAGCACGTTAAGAATTCTGTCTACTGCGTCCTGTACATATTCCGGTGTTACCAGGTTCGGATTGAATCTTGCATGGCATGTTTTACAAATGACATCACCTGTTCCATCGTTTGCCGGAACAATATCATACTTACCATCTCTCTTATGCGTGCAGATAGCATATGCCAGTTCTTCTCTTGTTACGTTAAGATCAAACTGATCTACTTTCTCTGCTAAGAGTTTTCTGTCCTCATCCGTAAGCGGATTTGTCATCAGCGGTGTTTTAGCTGTCGGTTGAGCATATCCCATCGGTGCTCCTGCCATAGCTGCGCCAGTGTTGTATCCCTGGTTGTTGAAATTTGTAAAATTGTTGTTGAATGCATTCATGTTTAGTTTCCTCCTTAGAAATTTAATTGATCAATTATATCATGAATCAAATATATAATATATAACTATATATTTGATTAGATACCAAAATTTTTAATATAGTGTTTCGCCTGTAATTATTTTGTAAACTAGTATCTTCTCTGTGGGTTTATATTAGACATTGGACGGGTTCCTGTGTATCCCCTATTTGCAATGGAACGTGTGCAAAGTTCTTTAGCTTTTTCTCTGTCAGAATCATCTTTGAATCTAGATTTGTTGTTTTCTAACCACTCCATTGCATTTTTAGGATCAAAGAATCCCTCAATATACTGAATCTCGTCATAATCGCATACGAGAACTGATAGAGGATATCCTTCCTGGATATCTTCTGTTGTCTCTCTGAAAATCGTTACTGTTTCTTTAGCATCATCCCAAATCACTTTTGGGTTCTTTGCTGTATTATCCCAAAAGGTGATCATGTTATCGCAAGTTACTTTAATGGGATTGTCCCCAAAATCCTTCCTCGCCTTGATTACTAAATCCTTTGTCATGATCAGGTATCTCCCTTCTTTTCTTAATATAAGACTTATCATCCTGCTTTGGAAGTGTAATGAAATATCCGTTAAAACATTTACTCTTCCATCGGATCTCTGCCACTAACTGTAACAGATACATTCTTGTATATGCTCCATTATAATACGTGAGATTTTGAAGCACATTATTAAGATGTATCGAAATAGAATTATATAATGTATATAACTGATAATGCTCGCTGCATACTTTCTGCATTTCAGTATCCATTGCTAACTCCGGTGATAAACTCAATCCATAATATGAATAATAATTATATTTCGCATTATCTACAGATGCCTGGAATAATGCATATGTGAAATCATAATTATTAAAGAACTCATATTCATGATCTACATTAATACCTCCCATCGCCAAATCTTTAAAGATTTTTAAAGCATTCTTTCTCACAATCTCAGTATTAATTCTGCTCATCCAATCAGGACCATATTTCTGAGCTTGTTGTTGAAAGAATGATGGCTGTAATCTAACCTGTCGTTGTCCGTTATTTCGTCCTTTCTTCCCCATGGAATTCTGCCTCCTCATCGTCGCTTAACTCATAATAATATTCTGAGATATCAAAAGGTGTCTCCTCAGTGATCTTGTTCTTCTCCTGGCAACCAAGCATAAATGCATATACAGATACATTGTTTGTTAATCTTGACTTCTCACCATTAACTAAAAGTCTTGATTTCATCACATCAAACTCAATATCGGGATCGCTGATAAGTGTTTTCAGATGATCATATAAATCCTGGGTTGTTCCTCTAAAGAATGCCCAATCTCTTTCATATTCTGCAGATGATTCTTTTGTAGAATACTGCATAAGAATAAGATACATCTTTTCCTCCGGTGTATCTTTTGTTGTAAATGGTCTTTCTAATTTTACATGTTCGTTTTGATTTTTTCTTTTCTCCTCTTCAGCTCTAACAATCGCAAGAGTATCCATCGGCATTGTCTGCTCAGATTCTTGAGCTTTCTCTTCAGATGTATCTCCTCTATTAATTGATACTGTAAAAGGTTTAACTAATTTCTTTTCTTCCATCAAAAATTCCTCCTTGTAATTTATTCTCAAATATATAATATATAATCATTAATAATATTTCTTCCGCTTTTTTACCACATAAATCATACCATCAATGAACCTAGTGACTGCAGTAAAATCAAGCTGCCTTTGTATATCATGATGAAGATATTCAGATATATAGATACCGTTATAGTATTGAGAACCTTGGCACAGGTGTGTTGTTTTAGCATATGCATATTCAAACATCTCCCCATGAGCATACCTAGAGTTTTTAATAAACTCTTTTTTCTTTCGATCTGTTTCTGTAAAATATTTATAATCACATTGTATTCTCGGGAAATTTAATCCTAACAGATCTGATCTGAAATCTATAGTAAAACTATTCCCATCGAAATTATATACATCAGCTGGAACTGACACTGTTCCGGTTAACCCATTTGTAAGATTAATACCGTCAACTTCTATGTTCCAGTTGTTTTTTCTACACATAACTCGTTCACCGAGCCCTGGTAATCTAGTAGTTTTATGAAGGATCTCTTGTCTAATATAGTTATTATAGTAATCTCTTGTTCTATTGGTTCCACAAATTATTACCTGAGAATTCTTAATCATCTCTTCATTGAGATCATCACGTTCTATAACCAAAACATTACCATGTAATCCTAATGGTGGTTCTACTCCATTTAAGACCATCTGGCCCAATTCTATAATATATGATCCATATGATTGTCTCATTACTTGTGTAAGATGATATATTTTACCATCAACCAGATATGCCGGTTCATCTTCTACTGGAGGTAACTGATTCCTATCTCCGCATACAATAATCTTTTTACCTCTTGATTCTATATCGTATTTCATCTTCTTAGGTACAGTATACCCCTCGTCAATGATGAATACATCAATATCATCCAAATCTCTAGGTACAAAAACATATTTCACAATAGGTTTATTATACACTGGATCAAGCATCTTCTCTCCATGCTCATCCAATACATATTCTTCCACGACTTCATATAACCAAGAATGTATTGTCCTAGCATTATAAAGTCCTCTGGTTCTCATCACAATAGCAGCTTGGCCAATATACGCCATAGGTGCTACTCTATCTAAAGGTATACCTGCTCTACGAATAATTTCGTGTATACATTGGGTCTTTCCAGTACCAGGCCCGCCATCAAACTGAAATACTTGTTCGGATCCATATAGTAAGTGATGGACTCCAGCTCTAATCACTTCTTCTTGTTGCGGATTGAATATCATCTTCTACCCCTGCCTTTTGTTTTGGTTTGCTGTTCCTCGAGTCGCTTCTGAATATACTCTTCTGTATAATCTAACTCATGTAAATATCTTGCTGGGAATTGTCCTAATTGGAATATCATATCTATACAGCATAAGCAGTAGTTATAATAATATCCAGTATAGTATTCTCCAAAATTTGTTTTTGCAACTAACCGTTTTTTAATAAATGCTGAGGTTCCTGATTGGAACTCTTCTGTAGATAATACTTGAATATATAATCCATTCTCTTGAGATTCTTTGCTTATCATTACATTCATAAAATATTCAGCCAATTTATTATTTCCAAGTACATCTAATACAGTATCTCTTCTATGCCGAAGAATTGCATTAGGTGCCACTATATAATTATTATTAAATAAAAGATATTGATATGTATCCTGATCAATGAGTCTCCCAGAATTAATATCAAGTCCAAGTCCTAACTGGGCGAATAGATCAGAAATAACTGTTTCTAATTGTGTATTATTCTGCATTGTTATAGTCTCCTTTTTACGGATTGTGGTCGATCTGGCCAACCATATATTAATTATTGTGTTCCAGGGGGTGTAGATAACTATGAATACGAATTTCTATAGTGACGGTACCATAGATCTCAGATATCCAGAGATTGGAATTTGTATGGAAGATACTACTGGGCCATATGCTAAGATAGCTATACCAATAGCTACCCCAACATTACCACTAGATCAAGCTTATGATAATATTGATCTTGCAATCAGTACGCAAAACATTGTATCTAACACAGAATCGATGTATATAACCCCATGTACTACATCGAATTATATTTCAATAAAATTGCCGTCTAATATGACTTCATTATCTCGAGGAGATAATGTTATTCTTATCTTTATCGGAGGCGATATAAATAAACCAGTGATATTAAGGAGGTATGAAGATTAATGTCAGCTGTAAATATCACAGATCCTAACGAAACTTATACCATTTCCCAATTCATAGCTCTTAAGGATATGGATAGTGTAACTTATTCTAAGTATGCAGTTTTTGAACAATCTTTAACTGAGCCTGATATGGTATACGCTATAGACAATATCATATATACATACATGGATGAATTAAAAGCACTGAAGAAATGTGTAGTTGTTTCGTCAGAAGAAAAAATGAAATATGCATATAAACCAAAATTATTAGCATTTGACCTGTATGGTTCTGTTGAGACATACTTTGTTATTTTAGCATTAAATGGCATGTGTAATCTCAAAGAGTTTACCTTAGAGCAAAATAGGTTCTATGCACTCACACCATCTGATATGGTGAATATGATGAATAGTATCTATAATGCTGATAGAGATTACTTGTCAAAGAATAGAAACAATTTAGGTATTTCACAATCATAAAACCAGTAGGAGATTACTCTCCTACTGGCTATAATTATGCTACATTAATTGTGAATGGTTTTACTAATTCCTTTTCTTCTTTCTGTTCAGGTTCTGTATCCAATGAACTGTATCTAGAACTAAACTGATAGATATTCTGATCTGTATCGTCATCATCATCTGTCGGTAATGAGCTAATATATCTACTATTATTAATAGGCATATTAGGTACATTCTGATTATGATCAGGTGTTCCAGTATTCATAACAGGTGCTTCATATAATGAATCCTTAAATACTGGCACTGGAGAATAATAATCCTCAATCAACTTAATCTCATTATTAATATCAAACGGCTGACATATATAATCTCTGAATGTCTTGATTCGTGTCTTGATCTCTTTAAATACCATGTACTTCTGACCAGCAGAATCATACTCATTATTAATAATACATGCAAAGTCTACGTTATCAAGCATCAATAATGATTCTCCAATATTACTCTTTCCAAGCATTCTCGTTAAATCTGCTTTGCTCTTTCCTGAATTTGCATCAATAGTTCTAGCTCCATCACGGTTCAAATGCGAGTTACTAATTACTGGAATATCTTTAATCATTGCAAATGTTTTCATCTCATTGATTACATCACCTAACTCTAAACGTACATCCGGATTTCTCTCAGTAGAACGAATTCTCTTTGCATGATCCTGTAATAATGTAATTACTTCATATCCCTCATCCTCAAGATCTTCTACTAATGTATATAAATACCCAGTATCTACAGATTTGTTAGGCTTATACTTAATGATCAGATCTATAGGAGATTCATCTGACAGATATAACTCACCCTCAACTCTAAGCTTATTAATAGCAGCTTCAGGTGATTCCTGTTTCGCAAATTCTTCTCCTGTACAGATCTGGAACAATCTCTGTATAGTTTCCGTTACTGTATTTTCCTGTGTCAAATATACAATACAAGGTCTCTTTGTTGGATCTTTTGTTTTATAACCTTTATTATATTTCTTAAGTTGATATGCCAAATTAATCAACGTCATACTTTTTCCAACACCGGTGATACCCAATAAAAGATATACACGAGTATTTTCAAATCCTCCACCAATTAATTGATTAAATCCTTGCATACCTGTAGTAAGTTTTCTATATTTCGAGGTAACTTCATGATACGAATCCACAATTATACTTTCCATCTTTTCCTGACTTAAACTAAACGTTCTTTCAGTACTCGACTCTACTTTTGCTTTTCTAAACAGCGTATTCATCTCAGAAGTTGCTTCTTCAATCTCTTGAGATATAGCCCCTATCGATCTGTAGTCAGCTGCTTTAAATCTAGTCCACAGATCAATCATATAATCTTGTTTTTCATATATAAATGCATATTTGATTGCTGATGATACTGTTTCATTTATCCAATCAATTTCTGCATTCGACATATCTTTAAATTCTGATGGATTAATAATATCATTGTCAAGTATACCACCGTTGATATACTTCATAATCATTAATCTATCCTGTAAGTTTCTCTCTAATCTCGCTTCTAATCCTCTTTTGATAAACATTATTCGTTTATACTTTTCATCATCATTGATATACTTCTCCATATCAAGCATCTCAATGAGATTTCTTAAATTTATGTATTGTAATCGTCTAACGTTTCTGTTTTCTGATACTACATAATTACACATCAACGTTAACGAAGATAAGTCAAAATTAATCGGAATCTTCTTTTGATTCTTTACATATGTACGACCATGACCTGGTCTTCTAGCTCTAGTAGATATTTTCATTATATCGTATCCTCTTTTCTAAATCTATTATTATGAAGTTAGCATTCTGATATATTGTAAATTAACCAAATGTCCTAATTGCCCCAGATACGTACGATTAGAGAAGTTATATCAAAATATACAAAAAATAAAACTATATTAGTAAATCTCTTATAATCCAAATTGTATAAACACAATAATATCGTATTCCTAAAACTAAAAAAAAAAGAAGTCGGTGTAGTAAAATACTACACCGACAACTTTTCATTAATAGTCTGTGTGGACTATTAATGAACCCCAGTTACACTGAAGTTTGGTACAACAGGTATCTTTGATAATGCATGTGATCTGTCTATTAAAGACATTTTGCTTGTATCAAAGGTACATGCATATGTACCGTCCCCGTAATCATGCTTTACGTGTACAGGGAAAGTAAGATCTTGAGGATCTTTAGGATCCTCAAACACATATGTATTTCTCAACATAGTGATCACCTCCTTAAATGTGGGGTATGGGTATAGAGAGCTGTCACTCTCTATACCCATTCACTATTATTATATACAATTGAAAATATTTATTTTTACAAAATTTGCCCCTAGACCAGTTACGGTCTAGGGGTTTCTCTTTTAGTACTTCTGATTATTTAACCACTATGAATCATTTTTTCTATTGATTATTCCGTCACTATGATTCTTTTAGTACTTATGATTTTTTCTTTCAAGTGAATCTCTTAGTGTCATACGAATAATTTACTCTCCTGAATCTATATTTCTCTAAGAGCATCAATAATCTGATCTGCAGTGACTACTATATCACCCTCACTATCATTGATAAACTTAGCGAAAATCTGATATGGTGACATTGATTTGTCAAATAGATAACTATACTGATCATACAATTCTCTAGTCTCCTCATCAAATGTCTTTTCATTAGGCCCCTTATCTTTCTCAATAAGAAACTTAACTGTCTTATCTGGTTGATAATAGCGTTTAACTATATTCAGATTTGCTTCTATATCTGAATTAGTTTTGCACTTCAACCTGATATGATCTATACCTTTTTCTCTTTTTAGGTTATTTATGTATTCTATCACTTGCTGTGGATCTGTACAAATAATATCATCTATAGATATTGTATCATATCTAAATGACGTTATTGGTTCCAGGTGAACATAAGATTTTCTAGTATCCATATCATATAATACTAATTGAAATCCTTTTGTTTCTTCCTCCCCAAAACACCACCTAATAGGCGAGCCATTATAGTAGCAATATCCAAGCAAAGACTGATGAGTGTGCACATGACCTGCAATAACAGGGCCCAGACAATTGCAAAAATCAATGTTATCAAATATTTTAGCTTCTCCCAATTTATTGTCATACACTGCTCCTTTAATAGTACCATGCATAAATACCATATCATAATATCCAGATTTGAATAGTACTTGCTGGTATTCATCTTCTGATACTCCATATAGTTCTGGTATACATAATACTCGGCATCCATTAATCCATTCAAATTGAATATGCTCCACTATACGAAGATCTACTTCCGGATCTTGCAAGTATGGATAAAACAGTCTCAGCTGATCAGCATCATGATTCTTGGTTCCTAGCAGAATGAGCAATACCGTATTTATTCCATGCGCTTTATTATATTTACAAAGATTATGCAATTCTTTAAAAAATAAGTTAGCATACAAAGTAGCATCAGTATTGCCCATAAATAGTCTATCAAAAAAATCACCATCTACTGATATACAGTCTAATGGTAATCCTTTTATTTTATTCACAAATTGCTCCATTAATATATCAAACTGCACTTTAGGATCTATTACACCAAAATGCAAATCTGATATATGAGCTTGCAGAGTTATTCCTCTTTTAGTTTTATAGTCTAAGTCAAAATATTCCGGATTAGTTTTTTCTGGAAATATTTGAAATGGTTTCATATTAAGGTCTCCTTAAATATTCTTTTATAATCTGGATAAGTTTCTTGTATATAAACTCTCCGTATTCATATACTGCTGAAGTGGATATAAATTCCATTTCGACCCTGGAATCTCCATGCTCAGATTTAGTTGTAATGTAAAACTTATCGCTATCTGGTCTTATAGTATCAATAGATACAGTTATTCCATTTTCCAAAATAAAACTAAATATATATCTATCACCTCTAACTTCGTATGTCATATCTTTCGGCAATACCATATTTGTTCCTTTCAGAAAATTTCCAAACATAACCAAATCATCTTTGTGTATTATATTAGTTTTACTAGTAGTAGAATCCAACATTCTACAGATCTTATTCATCGTAAATTTATACGCCATAGATGCTATTTTGTCAAAAAACATATCGCTCTTTTTAGCATCTTCATATAGATGCCTAGTTTCGATAATTGTATTGTATGGTATTCTCATCATCACTACTCCTTCAATCAAAAAGATTTGAATCCGTTTTCTACGGTTAATCTATTGTAATATCCATAGACTAATGATAAGAAACATCTATCACATTCATTCATATATTGTAATTGATCATAATCTGATAAAGTAATCATCTGTTCTCTAAACGTACTGTTGTATTTAGAGAGTTGTAAAATAATCACACCATCTATAGTAATTCCAAACTCAGTAAACAGCATCCTACGATATGCCGCAGCTTGAAGATGATATTTGTATGATAAATGATTAGATGTCTTGAAATCTACAAGATATATTTTACCATCTATTTTTATAAGTAAATCTAATGTACCTCCAAAGTATTCACATACTAAAGGTTGTTCTATCATTAATATCTCTATATTGTGTTGAGATATGATATTCCACCATCTAAGAAATGCACTGAAAGCATTGTATACTTTAGTCTTATATTGTCTATCAATGATTTCAAAATCTGGTTGTTTCTTTTCTTTAAGAAAATCTTCAATGCTTTTATGAGTATATGTACCTACAGTAGCTGCTTCTTCTGATACTACAGTATGATCTATATGCTTGAATCTCCCCATAGCATTAGCCCATTCCATCAAATAATCTTCGTGGAGCATAGATGATAATATATGAGTTACTCTAGGAACTTTAATTCCATAATATTCGTATATTGTATCTTCGAATTGTAAATTAAAATGATTCATCTCCTTTTCAAGAGATGAATCACATATAGTATTTCTAATAAACGGTTTTTCCATTGTTAAGCATCTACTCCTACTTCTAAGAAGTCTTTATTTTCGATATCCATAATTGTTTTACCTGTAAAGTATACAGAATAAAATTCTTCAATCAATCCGCCAAGCGTATTGAATGCAATTATTAATTGGAATTTAGGACCGTCTTCTGTATTATTGAAAATAACACCAGTCTGATTTTTAAACATAGATTCATCTTCGTTATCATAATATATCAATGTATTTAATAATACAGTAGCGAATTGTCCGGCAGCACAAGGAATTTTAGTATCAGTTTGAATTTCAAAGACCTGTTTATCATAATCCAATTCAACAGTTCCGAGTTTAAGATTTTCAGAAAACCTGTCACTTACGCATATTGAATCTTTATGATAGTTAGTCAGCATTAAGTAGATAGGAAATTTCTTTTCATCTAATAATACTTTTGCTTTATTGTATTCATCTTTTAAATCATCAAAGATTTTAATTTCATATTTACTTGGTATTGCCATTATTCTTTCCTCCCGATGTAGTATATTAATGGAATGTATCCATCCGAGTAATATTATACCCCGTAACATTAAGGTAAATATGTGGAAATAGGAGGAATCAGGAGATGAAAGCTGCTATTAAAAACTATGATATGTCTTTCTTATATGGCAAAGCAGACTATGGCAATGCCTTATTTGAATACATAATCAAATCAGAACGAATCGACAAATCCGTACCAGGGTTCGATAATATCCGGTACTTAATTAAACGGAATCAAACTACATCTTGCTTAGGAAGATTACTTGATAAAAATTCTATCGTATTAATGCTCCCAGCAAAACCTATGTATAGATCTTTTAAAGTATTAGCTGCAAAGGATGTAAAAGAAGATAAGCAGACAAAAGTATTTATTGATGTATCAGAAATCATCAAATTCAGAAATGGTGAATATGAAATCAAAAATACTGATGTAGAGAAACTTGTATCTCTTTTAGCATGTGCATTAAATACTTTGATCTATCATACTGAACCTACGATTATCACAAACAATACACAACTTATCAGCACTTCAACAGAAGCGTTTGCTAAGTTAGCTACCAATATCATAGACTATATGCGTATTGGCGGAGTTGATAATATCAGAGGAAAGATGCTTTACATGTCAGCTATGTATTATCAAATCGGAATTCTCATGAAAGAAAATACTCCTTCTGTTAAACAGAAGGCAATCAAGATTTCAAAACTTTCTACAAGAGAAGCTGATATTATGGATGTAATGGTTCCGGAAGCATCATATACAAATATCGAAACATTTATCAGTGCAGTAGCAAATGTATTGCGTGTAGAAGGATCTCTCAAAGTGGATAACTTTGTTGATAAATGGATCTTCTTATACGGATCTGGAACTCAATTTGCTACAGAAATCTACACAGCATTTGCAAACTTATTAATCAATGCTTATGTAGGAGCATACCTCAACAACCAGAAACAGATCGAGAAGATTGCAGGCAGAAGCATGGTTGAATATTGTAACACGTTATTCAAAGTTGGAGGAGATGTTTTATAATGGCAGTAACAGCAAAAGACATTGCTGGTTTAAAGAATAAGAAGTATTATGAAACTTCCAATGAGAAAATTGTATTAATAAAGGACTATGAAAAAATAATTCATAGTCCTACTTATACTGTATTAGGATTCCTCAACGGATATATGTATTCATCTACGGGAACTTATCTCGTAAAAAGTACAGCAATAGGAGAGTCTATTGCTGAATCAAAAATTGAAATTGATCACGCTAGTTTCGTAGAAACATTTTCATACTTCTATGCATGGAAAGAGAAAACTGTCTATAAAATTTCAGATAATCTTGAAACTCTTTGGAGTGTATCTTTTGAAGACGAGATTAAATCTGTAACAATGGATGGTAAGGGGGCTTTCTATGTAGTCTTTAAATCTAGCAGAGATATAAGAAAGTTTTTACCAGATGGCTCTGAGTTAGCCTATATTGATGGATCAGACGACCCTAATAAAGATGTAAGGCTTTTTGATTGCTTCGTAAGTAAAGGAGCTGGATGGTTCTACGTACTTGGCTCTGAGTACTGGGACTATGATAACAAAGTCCGAGTATTTGTAGATAAGTACGATGCGAGAACATGGGATAAAAAAGAAAGAATCATAGTAGATTCTAATATCAATATAGATATAGAAGATGGAGAGTACCATTTCGATGATTTCTATGTAGATGGAGATTATATCTATATTTATGGTGAGCAATACGTATCCAAGATCAATATTAAAGGAATTCAATTCTGGAAATATATGATGGGATACAACTCTGCAACTGGAACATTTGACAAGATAGGACATATAGAATTTAGCGATAATAAGTATACAGAGTATCTTTATTTTGCTGAAGATCTGTATAATTCTAATGGTCATAGTTTCGGTAAGTTATCAGTAAACGGAAATCTGTTATGGAAAATCACTATGACAGATTGTATCGAAGATGTAGATTTCAAGTTCTGTACGTATCAGAATAAGATATATACTACAAATAAAGCACTAGTTCAAACTAAAAAAGGATACATCTTATCATTAGATGATAATCATGTACTATTTAGAACTAGAGATAATCGTCTTGTTGAAATTATTGAATATAATTCAGATGAATTATATTCTCCAGATAATTTTTATGGAAATTATTTGTTGGCAGATACAATCAAGGATGGAATTCCTAAGATTGTATATCATCCATTACTCCATGATGATGGGGGGATTATTAACGAAGATCGTGAAATTCTTCTATTACCAGAAGAGAACTTCAATTATACAGACCCAGACAATTATGAGTATAAGAAATTGCTATGCTCTAATTATAGTTTAAATGCATCAGATTTCAGTATCTTGTATGCTAAGAACTATAAACCTCTTATGACTAAACTGAAGAATGTCTTAAAGACAAAACTCCCATATCTACCAGATAGGACTCATGAATATATCTTGAGTATGCCTGGAGATAGAATTGACACTATGCAAGATATGGATCTGATAAGATCAAGATTCAATTATTCTTATGACAGGTTCTTATTGGCAGATAGGAATATGTTTTTCACAGATATTATTACTAAAGATCTTGGTTTCACATTGATCACTAAGAAAGATGGTCATGATATCGTAAGAAAAACTAGAGAAATATACACATACGTTCTCAATAGATTTGATGATTTAAGTCTTATTGAAGAATGGTTAAAAGAGAATGGAGTTCTTGATACAGCACTGCCAAAATATGTCGATGAGATTAGACATCATACCGTAAGTGCTATTCAAGATATTCAGGTAGCTGGAACTCCAAATGTATATGACGTGGGGGCATATAAGCAGCATGAATACACATTTGATGGAACTGAGTATATCAACAATACTTGGGGAACACAAATCTTTTCTTGTACTAACTTGCCTTTTGATAAGCGTAGATGCTTTAAGAAAGCTTATATTGATAGTATTGCTAATCTCGTGGAAAGACAAGAAATGAGACCTATCATGTTCTTCCTTAACGGGAAAGCAATTAAGTGGTCTGATTGTACAATCGTCAGAGATTGGTCGTACACTTATGTAGTTATTAAAAATACAGATCCACATCAAACAGACTTGAGCTGCGTAATCTTCCCATGTGATATTAGATATGGTGAAGATAATAACTGTCTACCAGAAGAAACATGCAATACTCATCTGTACTTCACTAAAGATGGAGAGTTAACTAACGACAGGTCAAAAGTTTCATTTAGAGTAGAAATTATAGACGCTAATGTAGTAGGTGAAACTCTTAACTATGATAAGGGATATGTAGAAGTAAAGAATCTTTATAACCAGAAAGCGAGTGAAAAGAATATCTTAGTATTTGAGAATAACTTATTATTCCCAGAGAGCAGATTCTATATACAAGATCATGGTAAAGATATCTTCACATATCTGAGAGATACAAAGAAATCTACTTTCAAAACATTCTATTGGATTAAGAGTAATTCTTATTATGGACTTTTGAATAAAGTAAACAATGGATCTCTTGTAAAGGATGAAGTCGTAGCAGGAACAAAAGGACAATCGACTGAGATGATTGATAACTTTAGACCTCCATTTGATTTCAAACTATATAGATCTAAGACATGGGCGGAAAATGTTGCTCAGGCTGTAGAATACATTATGAATTATGATATGAGCCTTTTGGTTAAATATTATAAGCAAATGTCTGGAATCCAATCATACGTATTTAAAGGAGATTATCTTAGAGATAGAGTTCCTAAAGACGGTGGTTGGCTTATTATGCCTAGATCTAGAAAGTCTAAATATGATGACTTTATTATGGTATTCAAAAACAATCAGTTATATGAATACTATAAAGAGATTGAATATGACTCTCATAACTTCAAGATACCAATCTTCAATCATGTAAGTAAAACTGATATTGTTGAGATTGTACATTTCAAAGAAGTAGATAACTCATATTACTCTTTAGCTATCACTGATGATAAAGTGGACTATCTTCCTGAAGGATTACGATACGATAACTTCTTATTGTTCGGAAATAGTCCTACCGGTAAACAATACTACGATACTTTCTCTGTAGAAAATAGTACACAGTATGATATTGAATTTGCGTATAAAAATAATTTCAATAATGGAAAATATGTAAGTACACAATTCAAAATCAAAGACGAGTATTATAAAGGAAAGAGTATCAATATCTGTTCTAAACGACAATTCCATTATATGTATTACAATATTTTCTATGATAGAAGTAGTATTAACTTATCGCCAGATTTTAGATTCTGTCATGACAAGTCTAAATATATGGTATTTAAGAATAATTTTATTATTCCTAGAGATGAATGGAATTTGAATGTGATGACAAACGAATCTCCTCATAAATATATAAATATTACTTTTGCTGATGAGTTACATGAAGGTGATAGAGTTGATATATTCTATTTACCAATGTCTTACGATGAAGTAGATATATCTGACGACATTGATATGGAACAATTTGGAGCTAATGGTGATATTCTAATCAGTAACGATCATCTCGGATATTCATTCGACAAAGATCTGTTTATGATCAGTCTAGAGGGACTTAAAATCAATTATCAATTGATAGAGAATATTGATAACCATAGATTCAGAATAAAGACAGAAGAGTTTGCTGCAGGTGCTGAAACATATGGAATTTTCAGATCGAAGTGGACTCTGTACAGATTCATGCAGCCAGATAAATTACTGAACAAACTGTTCAGTTACAGTGATAAATGGTCTGATGCAGTAGATGCATTAACACCTGAAGAGTATGCTAAATTATTAGTAGAAAAAACGAAAGTATAAAAAATAAGAAGGTAGGGGAGCAATCCCCTACCTTCTTATTCTATTTACAAATTCTTTTATATGCTTCTGAGAACGATTCATAATCACATGATGTGCTTGCTTTATCTATATAAATAGGCTCATCATCTTTCTCTTTAGTAAGATAGATACATTCATCGAACACTGTATCAGTGATAATAGGCTTTCTAGAAGCATCACATAATGTAAGGGTCCATCTATTGTCAGCGTATTCTTTCTGGAAGCTGATCCATTCTACATTGTATATATTAACTAAATATACACAATCATGTTTAGATCTTGCTACTGGATGTGCTTTCACATTTGATTTTGGAACTTGAATCCATAACGTTTCGCCATGATCAGCAAATTCCATGTCTAATATGAGTCCCGTCTCTGTCCAAAGTGTTCCATAAACTGCAGTATAAGCTGCATCCATAATTCTGTTATAATTACCTTCCATAGTATTCTTCTCCCTTATTCTCATAATTATACTGTTTTTACGACTACTTCAATTGTGCTGGCATCTACCTTATTCACTGTAATAGTTTCTGGCTTACCAATACTCAGATTCACAGATGATCCATCTTTGTATCCTATCTCGAAATTATTCATTTCTTTATCAGGATCAATGTGGAACCCTATAACGTTTCTATATGTAGAGCCACAATATTTCAATTTCTTAGGTAATTTAAACCCTATCAAACAGTTATTGTTTTTGAAATATGTTTTCCCTGCCATATCTATAACACTATCATCGATTGTTGAAATTCCTACTACCATTCTAAATCACCTCCTTCAAATATATGTACTTGCCTACACTTATCAATATAATACATCTTTAGTGAGATTTTGGTTTTTCTATCAATGATCTCATTTTTAGTATTGCAAGACAAGTCTTTATAAGTTTCTATAGGAAATCCTTGTGAATTTATGATTGTACCATATTCATCACAATAGACTTTTCCATCTAACACATCAGTTTCGAAATTACCTGAAATACCACATAACTCGTCATGTACTGTTGGGTTAATACTAATAGTTTTAATATTAGCTTTTGACTTTACCTCAAAACTACATAAAATCCCAAGTATACATATCCCTATGATAAGCCCGATAACTTTCATTATTCTTTTATTCATTTAAGCTCCTCCTTTCATTCAATGTAATAATATATAACCAAATAACATTTTATTAATGGATATTGGGCGATATCCATTAATATAATATTGATTGGGCTTTCGATATTATATTCGGTTACTCCGATTCAACATGTAAGTTAGTGTACAGATGTTTATCAAGCAATTCGAGAGGTGAGGGTTTCCTCACCTCTCACTGCCGCTGTAAAATAAAAACAATGAATAACAATATAGTAAATGATTTATCAAAAATTATATTCGGAATAAGCCACTCATCCTATTGTATCTTATCGTAGGTGCAGATAGGAAATTAGCGATTTCTCCAACCATTCAACATTTAGAAATCAGGCTAAATCTTATCTGTGACTGAAAATAGATGCAATTTGTTCATAATGTAATCCAGATAAATCATTTACTAAAACTTAATCGGAACACGATGTAGTTACGAGCAACGTCTAACTAAATATTGTTTCACAGAACAAAGGAAGTATGGGTACTAGGGTGGCACCTAGTACCCTTCCTTTTTTATGAAGTTTGAGTAAATCTAGAGTCATTAATATGATCAAGATTAGCTAATGTATCATTAATATATCCAAGATCTGCATATATTGCAATATCTGAAACTTCTTCCCGTACATCTTGCTTAATTATAATCTTATAATGTTCCCAATCTATCTTAATACCAATATCTTGTTGTCCATTATACAATTTAATATCCATAAACATAGCTGGAGATAATCCAATATCTACATTATGTTTTATCACTCGTTTAAGATCATTATTGTTTATAAGTTCCTCAAAAGCTATCTCGTCTAAATGGTTGGACTCTTCAATCCATTGCGTTGTAAGATATTGACCCCATCCTCGTTCATTGACTTCTGGCGGTTTTACGCTAATGATTTGATAAAGAGCATTAATATCTCCTATTTCTTTATTCATAATTCTATGCTCATTCTTAGAATAGTATGAATAGATTGCAGGTACTGAGAAATGTAGGGTAGGTGTAAATTCTATATGAAAATTATAATCCGTAGAACCTTGTTTCTCTCCATCATCTATAGCAATACCATCTAAGCATGAAATGTGTACATGACAATCTTTAATACGAATAAAGAATTCACATTTACCATTAATAGTTCTAAGCTTATAATTGAATGGAACTAAAGAATGTGAGTTAAGATATCTCAAGAATGATATTATGTCTTTAATCTTATAAGTATCATCCTCTTTTACCACTTCAAAGCCCATATCTAATGCAAGCGCCATCATGATATCATATGGTACATGGCAATCCATATCAATAAAATGAGTTTGAGTAGATCCTATTCTTGCTGCTATTCTTGTATATTCCAACAAATCTAATTGTTGTGCTCTAGATCTTACCCTCATCTTGATAGAGAATGGCATCTCTAATTGTCTAAACTGAATACCGATAAAACAATTAGAGTCAAAGTCATTAAAGAATCTATCATTATAATGAGGGGATCTTCTAGTATAAATATTCAATCCACCCTGAATCAATTCCACGTTATCTCTGTTATAATCAGTATTCAGATTCGGTGTAATTGCAATTGCAGGTTTTACAATCTGATGCAATCTTTCTTTATTAAACTTTCTATAATCAGCATATGCATGATTCCCACCAATATGAACTGTTTTGAAAAACTCTTGAGGATATAAAGATAATATCCAATCTCTCATAAATTCTATTGCAAGGGAATATCCATGAACTGTTGACGGTATGGAAATATATTTATTGAGATGAATATCGTCAGGTCCATGTAAAGATGGTAAATCTACGATATGTTTCTCATGGATTTTTTCATTCATTATATTACCTCCTTTATTAATAAAATGTGCAAAAAAGAAAAGAGTGTTCTATAAGAACACTCTTTACATTCAGTCATGCTGATTAGTTGACATAGATGATTCTTTTAATGGGATTGATTGTTCTCTCGGCATGAATCTTTTTACTAACATGATTGTTTAATCTTTATGAATCTTTTTACCACTATGATCGTTTGCTCGATATGAATCTTTTAGTTTTTTAGATTAGTCATTCCCTGGGAATCGTTTATATGCTATGATTAGTTTCGCTATATGGCTCATTTTATATTTTCGAGCGTTTTGATATAATGATTCTTTTCCATCCTTCGATTATTTATTATTGGTGAATCTTTCGTTTACCATGATTATTTAATCTTCATGAATCGTTTGCTTACTCTGAATATTTTGAAGCTGAAGACTCATTTTGGATTTATGATTCGTTATTTTACAAGATTCTCTTACTGGTTTTGATTATTCTCTCGATATGAATCGTTTTGTATAGTTGAATACTTCTTCCCTTCAACTCATTCAAATTCGATGAATAGTTTACTTATAAGATTCTTTTCTGCTCTATGATTAGTTACCCATAATGAATCATTTAAGCTAACTTATGATTTTTTATTGAGTGGGCAATCTTTCAGCCCTTTCATCCTCTGCAGTGCCAAGAGTATCCTTCTGAATTTTAACGTCATCAGTTACTTTCTTTTTCACTGCTAATTCCAGGCAAGCTGCCATGGCCTCCGCGAATTCCATTTCAATACTTGCATTGATATCAATTTTCATAATTATCTCCTTTTCTCTCACACTAGGCAGTGAACAGCCAAACTCTTGCCATTTATGATTTCTTTGATGTTTTGAATCGTTTTGTGCACTTGAATATTTCTCCCTTACAACTCATTCAAAGGTGGTGAATAGTTTCCTTATAAGATTCTTTTTCCCTCTATGATCAGTTACCCATAATGAATCATTTGAGTTATCCGATTGGTATCTTTATTGTTATTACCACTTCCTTTCTCATTATTATAATATGCAATTGTAATTATTCTTTAAAAAGAAAAGAGGGTGCGCATTTACACCCTCACATTCTCTTATTCAATCTCATCATCACCCATCAGATATTCAAACTTTGCTTCAGTCTGATCATCTAATTTAGTCTCGTGCCCATGCCACGAATCCATAATGAGATTGGTTCTTTTGTTCCACTCATTAGCATCTATCACATTATTCTCGTGAAGTTTCCACAGCTGATCTTTATGGGTACTCATCCGTTCCCATGTCAGATGTGCCATATAATCTTTGTCCTGCTCAAGACCTTTAAGAGTCGTATTTAAACTCTCAAGACCTGCAGATTCTAAAGATTGTTTGACCTCAGTTTTTACCGCTTCAGTTACTTTCTTTTTTGCTGCTGAGTTCTGGCATACTGCCATAACCTCTTCTACTGTCAGTTCCATTTCGATAGTTGCGTTAACTGTGATTTTCATAATTATCTCCATTCTCCCACACTAGGCAGTGGGCAGCCAAACTTTTAATTTATTTGATTATTTTCTTCCAATGAATCGTTTGGTGACTCTGATTACTCATCTTTATTGGCTGTAACGAATCAAAGAAAATAAATGGTTAATAATAATACTTTATTACTATATCACTATTATAATATACAATTAAAATATTGACTTTTACAAATCCTATAACTATATAGTATACGAGTCAGGATCACCTAACCTGATTAGGTATAAATAAAGTAGACAATCGCTTGATTGCGTGAGTCAGTCTAACGAATAGGTGGGTGGGATCCTGGAGACGTGCTACCTCCAGGATCCACAAAAAAAAACAATCGGAGTAGGGAATTATCCCTACTCCGTTCTTTATTCTTTCTACAGCCACTTGGACTGTATTCTTTTAATATTCTCTTTATCTTGCACATTATAAATCTGTCTACCTAATCCTACAAAGGTATTAGCATTGATAAGAGTATCTTTCTGATGGTTAACAGCATTGTTAAATAACCCATCATTTCTACTAATATAAAATGCATTTCTCGGATTGAAGATCTCAAAAGCTCTCCTGAAGAAATCTCGATTAATAATATACATGACATTTAAAACATCACCCAAATCGCAAATATCTATTGACTAGTTAGATATCTTGGTTTTGCGTTCAGACTATATCTTCAACCTCTCATTCGAGGTTGTCTTCCATTTCGAATTAAAGGGACCTATGCAGACTTTGCCCTACCTCTTTATAGTCAATTGAGGCTCTAATTAATAACTTGATAGTCGTTGAACCTTACCCCTTTTACTTGGTCTTGGCTGCTGATTATACATTACAAAGACTTAGGGTCTCCCCATATCCCATCTCAACAATTCTTTCTGTCTTTCGACCGCATTCACGCCCATCATTTTCAGATCACGTTGTAGCTTGTTGAGCATTAGTAACTCCCAGCAATTAAAAAGATTTTTCACAGTACGTTACCGTAGTGTGCGACAGTTTTGCTTATCGACTTAGAATGAAATTCTAATAGACTATATCATCATCTATTACTTATTATATATAAGCATTGAGATGTCTTCAAGTTTGGATTTAAAAGGGACTTATTAACGCTTTGCCCTTACCATAATCCGGTGATTATGGATCTACTCTAATATCTCGATAGTCGTTGAACCTGAATCTACTTTACTAAAATAGACCCTCGGCTGCTGATTATACATTGTTGTAGTACTTAGGACCCATTTAGATAAATGGGCTTTTATTTCACCATATACCATCCTTTAGATTCTTTCTGTCTTTCGACCGCATTCACGCTCATCCTTACGGATCACGTTGTAGCTCTAAAGGCATTAGTAACTCCCAGCAATTAATGAAGATTTTAACCCCTGTATTCCTACAAGAGTGACCCCGATGTTGAGTCTGCGTTCATTAAAGGTAATATCTGCAATGGTAATTGCATTACATATTCGAATTTATCAGTCGGATCACTTATTCCAATACAAAACATTTGAAGAATACTTCCCATACCTAATGTAGGATTTCGGTTGATGATGATAGGAAGTCCTCTGTGTTCTGTTGTGGAATTATATATAATCGAGTTGATGATATTAATGATAATACCATCTTTCTTGATAGAAGCTTCATACCATTTCTTATATGCATCTGCATAAGATAATCCATGCGCTTTTGTAAGAATATTGATAATACTTGGTTGCAATAATTCCAACAAAGCTGAATATGGTAATCTGACTTGATCAATTCTCAATACTGGATCTGCAGTGATTACATTTCGTGAAGTAAAGTTATATCTTCCACCGAAGAGTGTTCTGATATTTCCTTTCTTTCCCTTGATAATATTCAAAATCTCTTGATAGAGTTCATCTACTTTCAATTGAAGCTTCCACAGCAATTCTTGAGTAGATGGTCTTGGGATATATTTTTCGTGAGGTTTTAATCTTGACATCTCAAGTTGAACTTGATTGTTAAATGAGGATACCAATTTATTAATCATAGTATAATATTTATTGGTAGTCTCATGAGAGAAGTTAAACTTATCAATGTCAAATGGTCTCAGAAGAACAGTGAATACTGGAATGGATTGGGTAAATACTTTATCTCGATTACCCATGATATCATCATATCTTTCCTGCTTCTTATTCTTACTGAGATAATACTTCATAATCTCATCGAATTTCTCTCTAAATTCAATAAGACCAATTCCATAATATGGTTGAGTTGCCTGGTTCTTAGAGTCAGTGCAATGACCATCATCATCAATCTCTTTTTCAAATTTAATGATAGCATCGAACTCTTTACCGATAAAGAATCTCACAGCATTATAAAATGCCGGAGAAATAATATAATAATCTTTGATTACTAACCAACCAAAGTATTCATAGTTGTCATCAACATACTTTACTTTAGTTTTACATACCGGACAAGTGACTCCGTTGTTTACTTTGTTTTGTAAATATCCGCACTCACAACGATATCTGTTTCCAAATGGATTAATATCTTTGATTGTTTGTCCAAACTTACTTGAGAAGATAGAGTATTCATTCTTTACATCTTTCTTTACTCCCTGAGTTGGATCTACGATGAATCCTCTATCATTCTTAATGTCTTCCTCACGTTCTTTATCCAGATTCAATCGTACTAATCTAGTGCTATAATCAAAATCTGGATCATATGGATAAGAAACATTAAGATCCAATGTTTCATTATCCTTCATTGGTTTAGTGTCAAATGGTGCTAATTCTGCTGTTTGCAATCTTCTTCCTCCTCACTACTTTTACCAGATTCAAGATCAAAGTCTACTAATAATGAATGATATATCTCATTCGGCTCATCTAGTATTAGCCCTTTAACCTTATTCCAAGTAGTAACAAATTTTTCATCCGTAAGTTCGAGACCACATGCAGCAGCAAGTGTGATTTTTGCTTTAGATGCTGCGTAGTAATACATCAGTGTAGATATGCATCCTACTACGATATTCTTATCAGTCTCGGATACATCAAGGCCTCGGATGAATTCATAAACGTTAACGGATGTACCTTTTCCGTCTCCGATAATATCTGTAGATACTATCGTATCCTCGTCTTTTGTGTTTTCTTTCTCCATTTTAAATCTCCTTTCAACATTGTATAAACTTGGTACAAAATTATAATATACCATTATAAATAAGTTTTTAAGAAAGTAATTCCCTATAGGCCCAGATACGGCCTATAGGAAAACAATTGTTTAGAATTTGTACTTCTTTGAGATATCTTTGTATATCTGTCTCTTCTGAATCTTTCCAATAAATGGAGCGTATTTCTTCGATGGTACTTCAAGTACTCTGCAAATCTCATCTCTCTTGTATCCTTTAGATAAAAGGATACAGATATGTCTCGCGTAGTCTTTGATACTGTCAAAATCATTATATCGAATCTCTGTTTTGATCATAAGCTCGCTCAGATTAATCCATTCAAGATTATCTAAAGTTATATTATCTTTATCAAAATCTTTGAAGTGGACAAGTTTTCTTTCATGCTTGATATCTTCTTCTGTCTTCGGAAGAAAATGCAGTGCAAGCAATCTATGAATAGATACACAATAGCATTTATTCTCGCTATTAGAATAAATATCTATATACGAATACCCATTGCCACTTTTCCATTGCTTCTTGATCTCCCCAGTTTCAGTAATAATAACAGTACCATCTGGATAGATAATATATTTCTTTTCATCTATCCCTGGATATTCAAGATAAACACCGTCATCTCTTTGTTTCTTTTTCCTACCCATTTCTACTTAAATACCTCCTCTAAGTTCATAGTGTATAAGGATTGAGTAGAATCGTGGAAAGCTTTCATAGCAATATTCTTCTGCGTAGAAGGGATTTGTGTTAGGGAAGCTCCTATGTTCTGCTTATAATCCAACTTGTAGTATAAATTTCCCATACATTTATTACATATCCCAGTCTTGGACTCACATAATGCACTGAATCTCATTTTAACAGTTTTATCTAAATATTTAGATTGATTGTCCGAGGTAAGTTCAACAAGTTTAGATCCATCAATAATATAAGAATACATCCACTGAGATATATTGCTTTTTGTTAAATGAACCTTAATGAATCTCTTAGTTCCGCAATCAGAACCAGGTGGATCAAGAGTAATATGCTGAAATGCTCTTAAGAATAATTTCTCCAAATATCCACCATTCTCCGTACGTTTAGCACGAGCATATGGACCTGCAGCAAGAGAATTAGCCAATAAAGCATACTCTTCAGGCTTGATACCATCAATATAGTTTGATGTAATCATTTTGTATTTCTGTTTAGCATTTGGATCTGGATCTTTAACTGTACCTTTAATAACAAACATGTTCTTGAAGTTGTTATGTAAAGTTCCTCTAGCTCCAGATATAAACATATCCATAGACGGATCGTCTCCCATGTAGTCTATTGCATAATCAAGTAGCTCTTTTTCTACTTTAGCAAGCACTACTTCATCACCTTTTTCGATTCCATCTTTATATTTTACTAAAAGTTCTTGTTTCTTTTTCTCGAACACCTTAGAGCATGTAAGCATTTTGTCAGTATAGTTAGGTGCAAGTACACTGATATATGGCATACATTTCTGAGTTTTTTGCATAAAATCTTGTAAGGCAGATAATGGAACATTATCTTCCAATACTGCTCTAGATAATTGTGCATTTAGTTTTCCAAATGTTTTCTTTGATATAGTTTCGTTTACATAATGAAACAAATCAAAAAGATGAGGTTCTATAAAATACTTATTAAATACCCAGATTCCTACCGTAGTAGTAAAAGCATTTTTATTCCGTTTACCACTCGGACCATAGGAATTTGCAGGAATTGTAATAATATCGTATGGTCTAAATTTTTGTCCTGTATCAAACGTTCCGAAAGTATCCATAATGAAAGTAGTTGTAATATCTTCTTCTTTAAGATTAACAAAATACTCTATGTCTTTCGCAGCTGTTACAGTTTTTGATCTTCGTGTATCTGTATTCGTTGCCATAGCATACCCTCCTTTAATAATATGTGTAATTTTGACAAAAAAGAAAAAGAGTAGGGCGTTAACCCTACTCTTTATTTTATGATAGATAACATGAAATAGACTTATATGAAGATGATAATTCATTACCATCATCATCTGTGTATGGTACCACATCTATAATTACATAGTTAACCAATACTGTGATATATAATTTATCACATGCTTGGATTAGAAGTGATATAGGTTCACCAGCATCCTGATGAAATAATAAATCGTACTTATCATCAGGCAATTTATCAATCAAAATTGCCGATATATCAGATACCCTAAATTGATAGTCTCCAGAATATCGATTATCATCTGGCGATGTATTGAAACAAATCACATTATTCGGCAACGTATTAGTGTTCAATTTGTCAATAACTATAATACCTTCCCGCTCATATACATTAAGATCTTTTTCCTGATTATATAACACGATATTTTCAAAACCAACACGCTTTGATTTAGGTCTTGGTTCGCTAATCACCAAAGGAAACCTTTCATCGTTTTTATCATTATCCAATATCTTTTCCTCCTCACGTTCTTCATTGCCCTGTTTTTTAATTGTAAAATAATCTGGGGTCATAGGAACCAGTTTTTTAGAACTGTGGTAATATCTGTATGGTGTATACATTACATGAGGATGGAGCCGATTACATTTACGTACATTAGCATCTCCGGTATCCAGATTAAATGTTGAAAACTCATATATATTAATAGATTCTTCGACTTCAATATTGCAATTAAATACACATTTATATTTTTCTTCTCCAATCACATCCATGCTTATTATTATATAAGAATAAAATATCTTTATAAGATACATGTTTAATAGTATCAGTGCCAGACGAATCATTTGATATAATGGACGCAACAGATCCATCCATAGTAATAATAATAGTAGATCCATCCACGCATATTATACGGCTTATTCTATTATCGGCTACGTCAATACGAGATAACGCTAATTTTTCATCAACTAAAATCATAATTTTATTCCTCCTATAGTAAATATAAAAGAGAGCAGGTATATGCCTGCTCTCTTGATTTTTAAAGTTCAAGCTCTACAATTTCTTTTGTAGAGTATCGTACAATTTTAACTTTTGATCCAGCTTCAAGATACGAATATATAAGTTCGTCTATCTGGTTCCTTAAAGCTATATCAATATGAGCACCCCCACATTCCGGACAAGTATCGTAGTGTTTATCACCATTCTTGTAGTTGTATATACAACCACATCTTTCGCAATACTCAAACTCTCCATCTACATGCTCATAATTATGAAGTACATCGTATCTGTTTTTCTCGTCATTCTTTTCGAAGGTAAGTACACTAATAACGTCAGGATAATCATCCAGATAAAAGCTATTATCTATTACCTCCACAAATTTGATATCATTTTCATTAATTTCTATTGGGCCCATTTTTAACTCCTCCTCTTTCTTTCGTAAGTGTGCCTTATTTTAAAGTACATATAGTACTTAAAAATTACATTTTCCTCCTTTCTCATTATTATAATATATCATTATAAATAAAAATAAAAGAGTGATAGGTTCTTCCTATCACTCTCCTTTGCAAATAGTTGTCCATTCAACCTCCCCGAAGCTGATAGTGTTTCTATTATTTTTATGGAAATACAGTTGATATAATGTATTTCTATCTTTGTGGTAGGTGTAGCACACTCCTGCTCTATTCATATTAAAATAGAATGCGTATTTGGTTTTTTCTGGGAATACGCTCATGCTGATGGCGTTAAAAATATCCATGTCACCTATTGTTGGGTTTATAAAAGTATCACGAAAAGGTCGAATCTCAACTCTATCGTATTTGTGTGAAATAATATATTCGCCAAAGTTCGATAAGAACACGCCGTACAATCCATCAGTAATTTTACGAAACTTCTCAGTATTATATTTTAAGTCTAGATGATGAATCTGCATCATATTATACATATTGTATACCCTGGATTTAGGAGCTATAAACCTATCGCTATTGGAGTTTTTATAATTCTTGTAAATATCTATTAGGTAGATATATCCAGGCTCGATGCCGTGCAATAGTACAGTATTTCCACCGGAATACCTTACTCTAATATTATCGCAATACCGCTCTACCTGTGTTGGGTTGGCGGTGATAGATCCAATACATATATTAGATGATAATACTTGTTGATTTACCCTTCGCTTATCTATACGAGTAACTCCTCGTGTTGATAAAACAAAATACTTTCCATACATATGCGGTTTGTCCAAAAACGTAAGTGAACCGCATTCCATTTGGATATAGAGATCTTTTTTGGCAGATAATAAAACTGTGGTCTTTTTACGATTTTCGTCTATCGCCATATATGATATTTTATTGGTTTTCTCAAAATATCGTACTGATAGTTCAAAGCTCATATGTTTCTTGCTATCTATTATTATTCGGCTATCTCGGTCATACGTTATTTTTGATATATTGTAATCATCGTCAATGTAAATATTTTCAATTCCTCCTATAATAAAAATAAAAAGAGTAGTAGGGATTCCCTACTACTCTCTTGTCTATTTAGTCATGCTCACATAAACGAGTGGCTGACCATTACTATTTTTGTACGGAACCCTATCTATGATAAGGTTAGAGCCAATGATAGTAATATAAATATTATCAGATTTACCGATAATGTATTTGGCCACTCCTGCTCCTGTATGGAATCTGAACTGATAAGATCCATTTGGTAAGTATACTACCTCAAAATCTGAAATAGTATCTAATACCAATGAGTAAGATTCTGCCACTGACAGATCATTCTCAATTGAATCACAGAACAGTTCAAAGTTTGCTGGATAAGATGGAACTAATTTCATCTTATTCCATGAGCAAGCCAGTTTGAATGTTGGAGCTTTTCCTGTAGTAAACAGCTTTAAGGCTTTACTCCAATCAGGAAGATCCTCGTTTAATGAGGATTTTGGAGGAAGAATTGAAGGTGGTGTTGATGGTTTCATTTCACCAACTTTCACCACGTTCTTCTCTTCCTTTTTAACCGGAGCAGGATCCACATGAGGATTGACAGGTCTAGTACTCTCAGCTTTAGGAGCTTCTTTTATCGGGTTATTGATTACCCCGATATCACTCCAATCTGGAGAGATCACTGTGCCATTTGACATGCATACATATGGAACGTATGTGGTCATAGCAGGAAGTCTCTTAATCTTCACACTCTCATACTTCACTACCTTATCCACAATACCATATGCCATGCACAGGTATGTGACATACTGTGACTTAACAATGTTTGCTGTAGTTACAGTATTCTTGCAAGTAGTATCTCTGTACTCAATAGTAGCAGAAATTTTTTCTCTACCTCTATAGACCTTGAAATTGCCACGGAACTCCTGTTCTACAAAAATCAATTGATCATTTGAGATCAATTTAGCGTACTTTTTAGTACGCTCTATGTTCTTTTCGGAGCTGATAAATGAATCGGCTCTGGTCACTGGTATCATGAAGTAGTTTCTAGAGTATACCTCTTTAAACTGCTTCTCTACGTTATCATCTAACACTACCTGGAGCTTGTGATCATCATCAAGATAGATAAAGCATCTATCATTGAAGAGATCGCTATCGTCTCCAATGTTGATGAATGTACAGTCGTCGTCTGCTGTGTCTGAAGTGAATGTGATCTTTCCGTTATAGCGAAGATCTAACTCCACTCCGTTTCTGATTTTTTTAATTGTACGTACTTTAATTTGTGTGTCTAAGAATAACATGTCATTCTCCTCCTTTGTATTTTATTATGCATAATTTATTCTCACTATGATAATATACAATTAAAAATATCGACTTTTACAAAAAAAGAAAGTTGTAGGGGGTTTACCCCTACAACACTGTCTTTGCTATTTTCTTCTCAATCAACCTACCTACCTCATGTGGATATACTGGAAATAACTCAGTATTATATGGTATTCTTAGATTATCAAAATATATTGATTTATATACGTTATAGATAGGATTATCAGGTGTTGATTCCCCTCTATCACTTATAATGCAAAAACTTGATTTTGAAGCTTTTTCTATTATATAATACTGATGTTTAATACTATCATCGATAGATAATCCTATTGTACCTATCTGCAATATATCATATTTGCCATCCTTATCGAATAGACCAAATGCTTTGCGAAATGGCTTGTCGAAAGGTATTGGTTGAGGTTAATCAAATATCACAATCTTATCAGACACTACATTAGTAGACCTATTGTACTGAATTAGATCTGCACTATTTCTATTATATTCATCCACAGATTCGCATATGTAAATTGGGATATATTTGGTATGTGGTGTTGCTACTATAAAACTTTTAAACAGGGTGGCATTAGTTATATCTACGTGATGGTACTTTGATGATTTTTCTACAGACTCATAAACAAACACCATATCATTAAAATAATCACTAATATCATACACATTACCACGTAAACAGGCGTTATAATATCCTGATGGAACTGCATCATCATCCTCAAATTCTTTTTGCTTGGGAACTCTATCTATAGAGACAGCAAAATCTTTCCCACTACTATCGTTAAATTTTAATTCTACACTAGGTAAATTTCTTTTATCACCATCATATATTATTTGTAGAGTTTGTATATCTAGCCTCTCATCGATCATAAGTATCATAATTATTTCCTCCTTTTTATATTAAAGTATTCAATATTATAATATATAATCAACAAAAGATTTGGGTAGAGGTTTCACCCTCTACCCAATTTCTTAATAGAAAAGATCATATACAATATCAATACCTTTTGTAAGGTCAATCAGTGACTCTGTTGAGAAATTCAACTTCGTCAGCGGTCTGATTTCCTGGTAATATGTATGTCCATTATATGGCTTCGGATAAGCCGTACACAATGAGATTGTGTTGATCTTTGCATCATTAATTCCTGAATGTGCAATATAGTAATCTCTACAATCTCTCTTTGTAATGCTCATCTTGAGCTCAACGAATACTTCAACGTCAATGACATTATCAGAAGCATACAGATGCTCATCGATAGGCGTACCATCAACGTACTGAGCTTTGAATGATGGTTCAAAATCAAATGCTTTGAAGTAATAAGCAATTCGATTCATTGCTGGTACTTCTTTTCTTCCGAAGTATTTCTCTCTATCTGAATCAGAAAGATCGTTATCAGCCAGCTGATATCTTAATGGGATAAGATCATCTGGATCAATCCATTTAGTATAATCTACATCATACACCTGAGACTGCTCCGGGCCACATCCACCAACGCCAACACAGAACAAGCAAACCAAAGAGTCAATACGCTCTTTTGTTGTAAGAGGTACAATATTCTCAAGATTCAATGCTGTATTGTATGAAGGTAAATTGATCGGCGGAGCAATATTAAAGTGCTTAGAAGCGGTAAACATTGATCCGTCACAGATTACTTTATTCTCACGGCCTTCAAACAGAGGGATTTTTGTACCATGCACATATGCAGATACAACCCCTCTAGGTCTTGTGCCATATCCATGGATATTCAATCGAACAGGTTTTCCTAATGATGTATCGTCCTGAACAAGAACTCCATCTTCGAGTCTCATATTCATAGTAGTTTCCATTATCGTTTCCTCCTTATATCAATTAATTCTATGTTTTTGCTTTACTCCATTGGTTCAAAATCACTCGTATAGGTAAAATGAATGATATCTTCAGGTTGTACTGTGTCACGTTTAGTCATGTGTACTGTAGGCTGGATATCATCAATTACAGGAATTTTTTGTCCCCAATTGTAGGTGTGTTTATATGAAGTAATAGCATCTGTTACTCTAATATGATCATGCCATCCATAGCTAACCAATATTTCTTTGATGGCATCGGACATTGGAATGTAATCGATGAAATGTTTTTCCTTCCAATATGTAATATCCATATAGAATCTTTCCAAGATACCAATGTCTTCTCGCCAGTTGACCGTATTGAGAAGTTTCACACAATCAGATACATTAACTTTATCTGTAAATGTATGATTATATCTCATCATCATTTTATCGATAACCATAATTTTATTATGAAGTCGATCGTCAAACTTATAGATGATATTGCTATGAATTACATCTACTTTATAGGATTTGAAGAAATCAAGAATGTTAAAGATATACTTTCTGATGTAATCCATACTTACTGTAGGAATACCATTAAATACATACTTAAACTTATCTTGATCAAGATATACATAAATATCTTCTACGATGTAATTGATAACTTTAGTAAGTTCCAATTGGCGTTCTGAGTCTTTCTGGATAAGTTCACAGTTGCTCAATACATTATATAGAGCTACATTAGTACTCTTCAAATAATCTGTATAAGTAGCTGGGACTTTGTTAGAAAGATTATACTTCCTAAACATATCAAAACTCAATTTAGTCACATATAGTGACTGATATACTTTTCGATAAAGATCATACTCATCCTTATTATTGGCATTATTCATAAGGTGAACCAAATTCTTGTATACTTCCCTATTGTTGTCGTATACTTTTTCTAATTCTTCCCAACTCCTAATACCGATAGGATTCGGATTAATAAACTTGTCGAGTTTAAGCTTCTCAATACTATAGCCTTGATCCTTCACATAATCTATCAGTGCATTGAAATCTGTATTGAAATTGAATCCCAAAATATCGATAGATTGGATAGGATCATAGATAATTTTATCTTTCGTATTCAAATACATGTACGAACAAGCAAAGAGCATTACAATCAAGTCTACTAATTTAAACTGTTCAGTAGAGCTAATCTCCGGAACGTCAACTAGTAAAAGATCTGTATTCACTTTGCTATATAATAGCATATTCATAAAATATACCATCTGGAACTGCATCTCTGCTAAAGAATATACAGTATCTACAGATATATATTTAGATATATGCAAATCGAATTCATGTTTCAATATCTCATGCTTTACATACTCATGCGTGTATACACCATTCCACCAGATATCATTTGCAGCTGTCTCATCATAATCCACATATTGAAATGGATCCATAATGTAATCATCTGCAATTCCCATGATAGGAACTTTAAGGAATTTAAGTTGATAGTTGGCCTCTAAGTCTAACTCTTCTTCTCCAGTCTTAGGATTGGTGATAGTGTCTTTTCTGTAAGAACCGTCTTCATTAACAACAGGAGTTTTCATCAAATAATACTTAAAGAGCTCCATGTTATCATATCCAAACAATGAGATGATATCTACCATACATTTTGCTGATGACTTATATTTAATAAGTCTATTAAGATTCTTAATCAGCCTCTTCTGATATTTCATAGGAATCTCTGGGAAGAATGTAACACCACAGGCTTCAAACATGTATTGAATCGTTCTGAGATCAAAAAGATCTCTAGAGATGATGTATTCTGGGCTATATACGATCATATCATCGAAAGTCATAATGATAATAAGCATCATCATTATTCTATCGTAATACGGACTATGTATATGATAGGCTTCAGAATAAATAGTTTTCAATAAGTACACTCTATTGATTTCAAACCGTTCTTTCCATTTATTACTAACTTCAGGGGAATCAACTGGAGGCATATATAACATCCCAAATTTAGGAGTACGCCTTGCCATATACGGATCTATTGCTCTATCTCCCAAATGGTCAAGATATTTTGCACTTGGATGCTTCTCTTTAAGTTTATCTATAACTCCGGACGAATATAGCAATGCTGCTTCCGATCTAGTACACTCATGAATAGGTTTACTGATATCATAAGATTCGATCGGGATCATATTATATTCATCTTCGCCGAGGAATATATACGGTTGAGAATTATTTGGCTTTCCAAACAATTCTCTATAGTATACATTACTCTCTTCATAATTCTCCAACCATTTCTCCCTAGCATACTTATGCAAAGTCGGTTTTAACCCTTCAGGTATAGGTTCTTGTTCTTTAGCATATCGTATTGCTCTATCGGGAGTCATTGAAGGAATTTTCATAAATATATCGTATGTATATTCAAATAATTCAAATCTATCTGTACCACATTGGATATCATGATAGATATCAGCTTCATGCAAAGATTTCATTGTCTCCGCATCATCTGCTCTCTCTTCATCTTTGATCACTATACCTTTTACAATCTGTCTAACTTCGTATATGATCTCATCGATTAAGGAGTTTTCTGTCAATACCTTTTCTATTTCAGGATACTGATTCATACCATTTACCCTCCTTTACTTTAATATGATGTGAAAAAATAAAGAGAGGTGTGAACCTCTCTATATAATCTTTAGACTCATAGCAATTACATTATTTATATGATCACAAAAATCACATAATTCTGGCATTGTACATTTCCTATCTTTATGATAAGATGTAATCATTCTGTCTAGTATATCTAATGAATCTATAATAAAAGACATAATAAATGGATATGCAAATGTAGCAAATTGTACTTGAATTTTTAAGTGTCTTAGTCCAATGTAAACTTGTTCAAAATCATCATTAACTGATTTATCTTTAAGTGCTTCTTTTATTTTATTAATAGAATTTGAAACAAATTCTAAATCTATACTCTCCATCATATGTATTACCTCCAATCTTAATATTAAGTTTTTGGTAAAATTACAAAATATAACTATTAGATAATAGATCTTCTATCTTTTCAGATTTAAGATCTGCGATGGCTACAGTTTTCTGGAACCCAGACATATTGGCTACATCCAGGTGACCCAGATATGTACCATCGCCATTATCTTTCGTGATAATGTAAGGTAGATCCAACGCGTTATCGAACATACCTCTGTCGGTTAGAGGCACTTCCGCATTGAGATTTACATACATCTCAAACACCTCCTTTCGAGGGGGATATAAGGATAGCGTTAAGGCAACTTTCGCTATCCTTATTCACTATTACAAAATCAGAGATAGACCACTATGGTCTATCTCTATTCTTTTTTATATTTTTCACATCACATTAATCTGAAAGGAGTTTTTATTATGAATGATATTCCTGATATTGAAATAGAATATGATGATAATTATAACCCTATGGTTACATCTCCAAATGCACCATATGGATTACCGTTTTATCAAACGAAAGAAACAATGATGGATGTAGAAGTATATAAAAGATTCTTAGATAATGCTATTGCGCAGTTTAGACACTCTAAGTTCTATAAGAACTATAAAAGTTTTCTTATGAGTTTAGGGTTAGATCATTGTCAAATCTTATCTAATATCAATGAAGAGAATGTAGGAGCTAGAGGAATTGAAATGAATCACAATTTCCTCACTATCTTCGATATAGCTCTTTTAATCACCGAGCATGTTTTAAATACTGTGGGATACATATCCACATTTGACTTAATTTATCTGCTAAAGCTGGAACATAAAGAAAATCGCATTCCTATAGTAATGCTATCGGAAACAGTGCATGAAATATATCATCAAAATGAAGATATGGTTCTTCCAGCACAAATGTGTTATGGTAACTGGATTGAGTTGTTGCAGAAATATAATAGAGGTATCACTGTAAGGATAGCTCAAAAGGTTATCAATTATATAGATAGAAGCATCAATGAGTCTGCAGAAAATGCTGCTGTCATTAATGACTTATTAGGCTTAAGAGAAAATGTAGAAAGTTGGGGTAGATTTAATGAATACAGCGATAATCGTAGGATTGGTACTATTAGCGTTAATGCTCCTAGTATTGGTTACGGGTATAACAATAATAGCTATTATCTTGAATAAAGTGTATAAAAAGAAACTGGAACAGGGTGAAGCTCAATATAAATACTATATAGCTTCTATGCCTATTCCGATGGATGATTTAGCAATATTAGATAAATTAATAACAGATGAGTTTGATCGTTATCAGATCATGAAGTTGGCTCATAAACAAAATCTATATATTACAGAAGCCATCCAATCGAATATGATACGTGAAATATTTGTAAATGTATATTCTTCTCTTTCGGATGATTTGGTAAATAAATTATGTATTATCTACAAAAAGCAGCATCTGGAAGACTTAATTGTACAGAAGATACAGATGGTTGTATTAAATTATACAATCGAAGTTAATGGAAATTATAAAGATTCAAAAAAATAAAGAGAGTGAGGTTTTACCCTCACTCTCTCGTCTTTTGTCAACACTGAATATTTAACTTACCTGAATCTTTTTTGCATTGTGATTACTTTGTTCTGTAGAATCGTTCACATTTTCTGAATATTCCGTAGAATTAACTCATTGGGCAGATACGAATAGTCCTTTCCATTGATTCTTTTTATTAGGTTGATTTTTTCTTCTTTCTGAATCTTTTCCTTAGTTCGATTAGTTATCTCATTTGAATCGTTCGCCTTTCTTGAGTGTTTTGTGTTATCAACTCATTTGTTTATTTATGATTAGTTATCATCCATGATTCTTTTATGAATTGCGATTAATTACCTATTCTGAATCTTTTACTTACTATGATATTTTAACATATTGGAATCGGTTATTCGTAATGATTATTTACGTGATATGACTCTTTCATGTAATATGATTATTTAACGAAAATGAATCTCTTAGACTTTTCGATCAGTTTATCCACATGAATCTTTTCAGTACCATGATTGATCTATGATGCTGAATATTTATCTGTTTGATGAAAAGTACATTTGAATTGCATAATCGTACAGCTTACGAATTACATAATTCAAATTATATGATATATCCAATGCGTTAACATATTGAGGATCACAATATGGCATTTGATAGATCTTTCCGTTCGCCACTATAGGGAATACGGAATCACTGTTAAACGTTCTATAATACCCTATATCCAATTTGCGTTCAATATATGAATTATATATTTCAGTTATATATGTCAAAGCATCTTGAATATCTCCACATTCTAAACTTAGTATCACATCCGCTATAATACTAGCCATATACTTATGGTGATATTCTAGAACCTCATCTTTGATACCTTTCACATCGATACTTGCTGTGCCATTAACCATATCAGAAGCAAAGTATACTTCGGTGGTTAACGTTCTTCCAAGTTTAATAAAACTAGTATAAGAGTTTTTCAATATAAATTTCACATTTCCAAACTCTGTAGTATCAAGCATTTTATCTTTAATAAATACTGCATCATTCTTGATCGATACTATATCAGTATCTTCTACGCCATTAACTTCGAATAGTTTTCTTTTATACTCTTTAATTCCGGCACTAAGTTTATCATATAACTCTGGATCTTCTTTTATCAAAAACCCTATCTCGACTTGTCTTTCCATTCTGCTCATATGATCAAGTTTATCATAATAATCTTTGTCTATTAAGCCTAACGAAAATAATACATTTATATTAGCTTTCCTAATATCATACTCATAAATATTATGAGCTATAATATATGGAGCCTCTATAGTGTATGTCTGCTTTTGCCATAAACTACTGCTCATAATAATTTACCTCCTAAACAGATGAGCATCCTCTTACAGATGCTCATCGTGAATTTGTTCTTTCGTAAAAACTTCTGGATTCATCATTGCAGTTATATGAGTATATCTTTTAAAATCTTCATCAAACTGCTGAATTCCAATTGGTGTGAAACCGGATTCAGTAGCAGAAATATAATCATCATAACTACTTACAAGATTATAGTTATAACCATATCTCTGCTGGATCAATTTTACGATCACTTCCATAATAGGATCAAACACTGTCGGCTCTCTATAAGTTACCAACACTGCATTATGTCCTTGATACAATACAAATGGTATCAAGAAGAATTGTGCAAATACCTGATCGTTCGTCATGATATAAGATATATACTCAGAATCGAATGCATCTGCATTAATCATTGGAAGTAGTTGCTGTGGTGGGAAGATATTTATAGGCATTCCCATCTTATTATTTGCATTTAGATTGAATATGATATTCTCTTCGGCGAATTTAGATGATCCGCCGTTTATGATATCACATACAACTTTAGGTTCTGTTACTATTAACATTTCATACCCCTTCCAAATGGACGTGTAATCGGCATCTTAGGATTTACATGAACAGAAGCTTCTTTATTCTGTAATAAGAATATTACAAAATTCTTAATCTGCTTTGGATCATTAAAATCAACAGCACACATCAGATCGTATGATAACTTCTTTAATGCTGGTACTGATGGTTCTGGTACAATACTAATATACTCATAAGGTCCCAGAAGATTGATACTGTACATCATATCCGCATCATATACTGTATATTGCGGTTTAAACGCAAATGGAATATTATCCCATGCAGATTGAATTCCAAATCTCTCATCAATAAACTGAGCCAGTACCGTAGGATACTTTAATCCACCAGCCTCTGGCGGTATATAGATAAGAACGTTCTTACCACGATGCATTGCTGTAAGCAGTGTAATTAGATATGAGAATGCTGGCTCGTTGGAAAGTTGAGCATAATATTTTGCTACAAATTCCTGCATATCACCATTCACATCAGCTTCCATTACACTAAACTCTGGAACTAATAACGTCCCAGGAATCATCTGATAATAACTAATAAGATTTTCAGCTCCAAGTGTATCTCCTACGTAAATAATTTTTACATTAGGATCCATTGAAACTGATTTTACTAATTGGATATTAGTGGTGAATCCAAGTTCACCACTAAACAATCTTCCATTCATAATATTACCTCCTTAAAATTCTGATAAGATTTCATCCTCAGTTATCTGTGGCTTCTCCTCATTATTTGTATCGTATACAATCTTCACAACCTGAGTTGCATTTGGATACATTTCTTCTTTAGAAGGTTGTTCTTCTGTAGGTTCATTACTACAAGAATCCTGCTGATCATTGTGTTCAGAGACAGTTTCTGTTGAGACTTCTACACTTTGTTCAGTCTCTTCATTCTTGTTACAAATCTCTTCAATAACGGTATCAATAGGTTCCTGATCAGAATACCGTCCAACAAATTCCCAACTTCCATAATCACGTACGTTCGACAGCGCCAGGTCATCTACATTTCTAATCTTGTAAGCGACTCGATGTGTTGTTCCCTTCGTACCCAGAATTACGATGAACTCTGTAGATCCACTGAGTTTATCAGAACCAATGAAGTCATATACTATTTTACCAGATGATGTAGTAACTGTCTTTGTAAATGTTCGGTGCGGATTCTCTGGAGTAATACGATTGATAAGGTCCGGATCACCGAATACAGTAACTGCAATTGAATTGTTAGTTCTCAGATACAATTGTGTTATCTGCTGATCGAAGTAATAGAAGAAATTATTTTCTGTCTCAACTTCTTCATTCTTCTCATGAATCTCTTTAGCGACAGTATCAATAGGTTCCTGATCAGAATGGAACTGGATGTCTCTTTCTATAGAATCCATCATAACAGGGTTTATCTGTCCGAAAGCCACTGCATCGTCAGCCTGCGGTTTTTCTGGAACTGGTACTGCTTTTCCATACTTAATACAATCATCACTTGGAGCTTGATAATTTTTCAAGAATTCTCCGTAAGTATTACTTGTTTCCACTTTCTTCTTTCTTGGATTATTTATCTTGACTTTTATATCAGAATACATATCGTCAACAGACGGTACGTTCTCAGATACCCAACCCTGGTTAAACTGGGAATTGTCATAATCCTGTGATGCTGTTTCAACAGATTCACCGACTCTTTCTCCAGAAACATTCTCAGACGTCCTGTTAATGCGAACTTTCATCTCGTGACGTTTTCTTTCACGATATTCAAATGGAGTTTCTACAGGTCGTCCATTTCTTACTTTACGATAAGTTGAACTGCTTTTTGTAGAATCATGTTTAGAGATAATATTATCTCCACGTTTAATAGTTACAATCATTTCGGTCTCCTCCTTATCAATAATGATATCTTTAGATTTCTTTTCAACTGCAAGTCTTAATTCTGAAGCTAAATACGATTTACCACATTTCTTACAAATTAAATGGTTGAATCCGTCGTCATAATCGATCTCACCACCACAGATCGTTCCAGTGGCTGGATTAGGTCTATTACAAAAGATTCTAGCTCCATCTAATTCATAACAATATGGAAAATCTAATATTACCGGGTGCATTCCTTCTCGTACACCCCAGTTCATAAAGAACTTTGATCCGAAATCATCCAGTATATATCTACCAACTAGATGATTTACAATAATATCAAATACCTCCTCTGCAATACTAGCAAACTCTGCTCTACTAGAGATCAAATGAACTCGTTCAAACATTCCAACTGTACCACATGGAGATACTTCAAATACTTTAGTACAAAATGGTTTAAGAAACTGCTGGTTATACATTTCATGAAGATTGTCTGTTAATCCTACAGAATCATAAGCCACTTTAACTACAATATCCTGATTCTCCAGATACTTAAACACGATTCTATTAGTACCTGAAGCTAACTTCTTAAATCCATATCTACCCATTATTTCTTTTATCATATTCAACTTTTCTTTAGGCTTTGCAGCTAAACGTTTATCTTTAGCAATTTTATTTAACTGCACTATTTCTGGATATGGTAAAAGCATCAATAATGGACATGGTTGTATTATAGAATCAAATGCATTTATTTTAGGTTCTTTTGGTGGTGTTGAATATAACACCTTTAAATCATCATCTCTACTCATCTACATCACCTCGCCATCTGACAATTGATTGTGTTATTAGCAAGGATACTATTCATAAATTTCTCCCTGCGTTTAGCATAATCATTATCTCGTAGGTGTTGTGGGACTGTAATTTCAATATCATCAATTCCTAAACGACCAGCTCCTCCTATAGATATTCCAGTGGTCGGATCATAGTTAGGATGCAATTGATGCATTGTATTTCTGAATTCTTGTCTATCATAAAGTCTATCAAGATGTCTAGCTTTCGCCTGTGCTTCTATATCAAGATCATCGATGATCATACTTTCCATAATTCCTTTGTTGAAGAATTCTTCAAGTCCATAGTTCTCTGGATATTTGTCATTTCTTATATGCCAATATCTGTTCCAATTATTGATGATATGAGCTTTCAATGGTGAAACGTATCCAGGTTGCGTTGAGTTTGGTAATGATTTCATATAAGCTGAGAAGCAATCCTGTTCATAATCTTCTCTAGCTCTATCAGCATAATATTTCTGCCATTTCTGCTGAATTTCAATTTGTTTCCTAATATCTGGAGCCTCTTCCTCCGTTTTTCCTAAGCCAGCGTTACAAACTTTAGCACAAAGATTCCATGCCATAATCTGTTCTTCGTACTCTTCCTGCATTCTTTTCTGCTGTTCCATCTGAGCTTGCATAGAAAAACTTGCAGCTCCATACCAGCTATCTTGAGCTGTATTATATATGGATTGTGTTTGTCCGTTCAATCCAGTGAATGATGGTTTGATACCTGCATTTGCATAGTAGCAATAATCTGTTAAACTAATTACTCCAGTATTATATGCATCTCTGTAAGCATCAAGCCTCTGATCGTTGTATGGATCATTTACAGCTGGCTGGTTCATGTAATATGGATTCTGGTTATAATAATATCCATTATTTGCATTTACAGCTTGCTGTTGCAATGCCATTTGCTGATTGGCATATGCTCCTAAGTTTGTATAATAATCCATATTCTGCTGATTACCATACTGAGGATTTGTATATTGGTTGTTGTAATATGTTTGAGTCGGTGATTCCCCATTATACTTAAAAGTATTAGCAGGTGGTGCAGTATAACCTACACCACCATTAAACATACTTTGTACAACAGGACTTTGAATATTAAAACCGTTCTCGTCAAATTGTGAAGGAAAATGATATTCCATTCTAAAGTCCTCCTCTTTTATTTTACTCCTATTTATAATATATTACTACAAGATATATTATAAATCAAACGAACGCCGCAACTGCTTCTGCTTAGTAGTAAATGGCACAGCTTGATGAAACATTGTTGTTGAACCAATATCCAGCATATGGCCATATGAAATTAGGATAGATTTGTTGAGAATATCTGAAATATATGGTGTGATTTCATCTAAGAAATCTGGGCATTTCATGATCATCAAGCAACTTATTGAATACAACCCTTCGAAAATTGCGTTTGCGAGTTCTGCAGCTATACGGTGAGACCCAATTGTTGCTGGTAATAACATATTCTGTCTGATATCTTCATTTACAATGTCATCATCGGTTTCCATGACATCATGGTATTCATCTACCGCATTAAATATCTCATGTTCACAACAAGATGCTGGATATCCAAATGCTATCGCGTTGTAGATCTTATATTGAAGATTTTCAAGAATGCAATAATGATTGTTTTGTAAATCTTCAAAAAGTTTTTCTCCTAACTCCTGCGCAATAGCATTTACTACTAATTCATATACACCAAATGCATATTCGGTTGATTTCATTCTTACGACCGATTCTTTAACCCTGTCATTTGTATACAGCATAGTATCTGCAATGGCTTGCCAATAATTAGTAATTCCAAACGGCAGTTCGTTTGGCTCGTAAGAATCAAGCATATTCTTTATACCTACAGATACAGCTCCAAATCCAGCTGATGATTCTGAAAGCACCTCTGCGAATGGTCGTTCTTTATCCATTGTCTCATATTCATCTTGAATCTTTCGAGCTACTGCTACAGACATGTCAGTTAATCTTTCAAAAGGTCTTGTTAACTTTTTTGGTTCTTCTTTCTTCTTTACCATAATTTTATTTTTCATTGAGCTTATACCTCCGATTGTGTAGTTTTACTTATCTGTGCTACTTATATTAATTATTAATTTATACATTATTCCCAATAAGGTCACACTGCTCAGATGTCTTTTCTATAAGACTGTCAAGTGAAACTAAATCATATTTAGAATAATACATCCTTAATCGATAATAAATATTTGTAGGGACTGCTGTTCTAACTGAATCATTATATATAATCATATGATAATATAATGATTCTGGTATAGCATCCAAAGCACCTAAGATTTCAGTATTATCATCGCCATCCATTATTCTAGATTCATTAACAATAATCCTGATTAAGTTTGTTTTAAGAGTAAGTACACTATACGCTACGTCTACGGTACTTCTTACCTCAGTATTCTTTACTTCCGGTTCAGAATAAAATACTGGTTGAAATTTATCTGTATTTGAAATCCTTACTCTCATTAGTCTTTAAAACCTCCAATTAAATAAGCATATTTATTCATATCCAATGACAGTATTAATCCATGCCAATTGAATAATGGTGTGTAACTATCTTGTCTTGCTACCACTCCTTCTGGTAAATAAATTTTTGCAAAGCTCAATTGCTTTCTAGTTGCATCATCAATTGAATTATTACCCTTGATCAAGAAATTTACTATATGATCATCAGGAATATAACTCAAATGATTTTCTTTCCTGAAAGTGTTTCTAAACTTCACTACATTCGTAAAATTTATAGCTTTCATATGACCTCTCACATGATATAGATTAATCCTAAGATCATTTGCAATGATATATTGGATTGCATCTATAAAATGTAATTGATTTTTTACAGGCCCTCCACTCCCGTAAATAATTCCTTGCTTTTCTTGTTTAACCCAACTAAAACTCCAATCTCGTAATCCGAGTAGCGATATTTTAGAGTCTGAGAATAGGTTTATATTGTCTACTTGTGGAAGTATAGTTCTCCACTTTACTGCCAAGTATAATCCTAACTGTATTGCTGTTATTTCTCCTTCATTGTTCGTACAGTCTGGAAGTACTTGGATAATTGTATCTTTTAATTGATCACCTAAATAAATTTGTGCACCTGGTGAACTTACAGACATTCCGATATCATTATATTCTTTCTGTAAGATAGATGCATCTGTAAAGATATTTAATGTATGATCATTAATAAGATTTGCATAAGATACATTCATCTTATTTAACCTCCTTTCATTATTATAATATATGATTGAATAAAGATTTGAGTAGAGGTTTTGCCCTCTACTCAATTTCTTATACTCTAATCATATCAAATTCAGGATCAAGTTTAATAACTGCTCCGATATCAATCTTGTTTACACATGATTCGTCGAACACTACTGCACATTCATCCATAGGGATATCATTAGTGTCACAAACCATCTGCATTGCTTCAACAATACCAACTTCCTGGTCAAGCATAAGTCTTTCCAGGTTGTTAGAATATTCTACCATATATCCTTCTGTCATAGGTCTCTTCAGTACAGTAACCTTTGTAGGGATAAACTGTAACTGTCTACGATCAGCTGCTGTTGCAGAATCAAGAATATGCAGTGATGCTGTATTCTTAGATAAGAAATCTACTTCAGGTAATACTGAAGATTCGATAATAGCTTTTACTGTATCTTTCATTATCTGTATACCTCCTAAACGTAATCTCTATCAATTAATCATATGTTTTTATGAAACTGCGGAAAGATCTATCGTGAATGGTTTGGTCATAGGTTTTTGATTATTATCATATTGCTGATCTTCTATTTGTGCATGAGATTGTTTTTGTGTAATTTGTTTTAATCTTTGCTGAGTAGAAGTCAGAATATGCTGTAATTGGGCAGGACTGTATGATCCAAGGGTATTTGCATCTGTTCCAGGTAACTTAAGATATGTAGGGTTAATTTGCAATATCTCTGTATTCATTGTTGGGTTATAGTGTTTTGTCATATCTACATATGTATTGTATCTAGCCATTGCATCTTCAGGAATATCTTTATTATACATTTCAATGAAATCTTCAAATTTTCCTAATACAAGATTCAATGGTATAAATAATGCTTGATTGTGTACAAGTTTGTGTTCTGTTTTAGATAATGGAATTAATCCTACATAAAGGAAGTAATGTAAGTATGCTACTTCTTTTGCTACCATTTCGATATCTAATGATTGTGATAATCTAGATCTTTTATTGAATACTGTAAGTGTGATATCAAATAGAGTAAATGGTGTATGGTGTATCTCTATTTTAATTTTGGTAGTGTCAATATTTGTTACATTCTTCAGGAATGCTGATGCATTCATATCCATATACATTCTTAAGTATTGAATATAATCTCTATATTCTTTAGATGATCTTACCATACGTTCAATATCATCTATATATTTTTTAAAATCTTTTTCATTAAAAAGATCATAATCTTCAGTATCATAGACAGGAATATCGTTAATGACCATTACATTAGCATTATGAAATTCATCTGTTCTATATTCTACAATTTGATTGTCAGACATATATCGGTTCCTCCTTATTATTTACTGGTATGTAAAAGTAATACTGTTTTCACTTTATAGTAACACATATGTTAGGAGGATAATAAATATGACTGTGCGAGAGAAAATTGATGTGACATGTGAATTATTAAGAAGAAAGATTAATGAATTGGAGTTGGAGATTACTATACCTAGTGTATATAAGAAAGCTAAGCAGAGTAGAGAGCTTCAACTTAAGCAATATAAATCTTGTTTAAAATTTTTAACTAAAGTATCTAATAATGTATTTGCATTAGGTTGTTTAGAATTTTTCTGTGGAGGTAGAAAATAATGAATTATGGTAAAATTAATGGTGTTTGTAATGAGATTGAACCTTTCACAAATAAGTATGCATGTGCTGTTGCTAGAAAATTGAATATTAAAGATTATCGTATTACTATTTATGCAGATCCTGTAGGTAATACGATTTATTTTGAATTGGGATTTGATGATTCTCATGATTATGATACTTCAATGTATATTGACCCTACTGTTGCCGGAGAGATTGCATCTAAGCTTGATGAAATTGCTAAAAGTTGTATTGATGAGCACAATAAAGTTGCAATTGCTGAAGATTCATTAGATATTATGATTGATCGTCTGAAAGATGGTAGTGTAACTAAATGCGAAATTACAGTATTAGATGGATATCATGAAACTGTATTCAATACAATGTTTGGTAAGTTGGTAATTAAGATGGTATTCTATTTTGATATGCCAGTTGATATTAAATCAGAGATACATAATAATGAATGTGAGATATGTATGATATCTACTAAGAGATATCATAAGAAATCTAAAACATATTTTAAATCTCTTATTGAAGAAAGAATTAATACTCTTAAAAAAGATTATGAAGATTTAGATACTGAATTTGTAATTGATCTAGATAAGTATGATGATATTTATAATGCTATGCAGAATATTATGGTTAAAGATGGTTTGATTGAAGTTCCAGATAATGATTAAAGCTAAGATATAAATTTACAAAAAATTGTAAGTAATTTGAATTATTAAGTAAGGAGGATTAATAATGGCTAAAATGGAATATTTTGTAAATGGTATACCTACACCAACTGAACCAATGAATTTAAAATTTGATTGCCCAATTGCTAAAGATATCAATTGTAAATATTATAGGTTTACAATTGATCAGGATCCTATAGATGAAAAGGTATATATAGAGATGGGATTTGAAGATAAATCAGAATTTGATGTGTCTGCTTTTCTTAATCCTAAAGATGCTAAGATATTAGGTGAACGGTTAGTTTGTTTAGCCGATACTTGTATTTCTGATTCTGATGATATTGATGATGGAGATAGAGCTGTATCTAGATTAAAGAAGAGTATAAATGCTAATAAAGTATCTAAAGTAAAAATCAATGTCATTGGTGGATATTCAGATACAGTATTTGATACTAACTTTGGTAAATTAAAATTTACTGTCAAATATTATAACTCTAGCGAGAATATGTATTATCGTATTGATCTTATCAGTAAAGATAGATATCATAAATGTACTGAGAAACAAGTACTTGATAAGATCAATAATAAGTGTAAGAAGTATTCTAATTGTGAGTTTATTATCAATGGTGATGATGAATTGAAAGATGTATTATCTGATATGAGAAATACTATGGTTAAAGATGGTTTGATTGAAGTTCCAGATAATGCTATTGAACCTATGAAACCTAAGGATATAAATTTACAAAAAATTGTAAGTGATTATATTAAAGATAAGAAGAAATAAGATTATTATACTCTATGGATAATCATATCCATAGAGTATTCTATTTGTAATTTACAAATTGTAAAACACTATAGTATTATACTACATCGCGAAGCAATAAGGTTCGTTAGCTCCGCTACTTAAACTGCTGCGCTTACGCGCACCGCTTATGCTTTTTGATTTTTAGTATTTTCAATAACGTATTTCTGCATTTTTCATTATTAGGTTGAAAAATATTTTTGTGTTTATCTTAACAACGTATTTTCGACATTTGGTATAGTTTCGAGTTAATGTTCTTAACCTTCTGCGAAGCACAAGAAGAGGGATTTAAAGGGAGGAACAAAATTCTATGTTCAAAACAATAAAAGGCTATATAAAAAGAATACAATCTATTTTCAATAGAGATAAAAATTATAAATCTAAACCATCAGAGTATGGTACTTGTGAAATTACATATGTAGATGGTATTATCATAGACAATGACTATATTCAATCTAATATAGTAATATCCATTATTCATGATAATGGGACGGATGCTATAATGGATTTGGCATATTTTATTACATTGTGTGCTGAGATCGGATTAAGAGTTATTGATGATCCGGATAGTAAAGGAAATGGGGTTTATGTATTTGGATCTCCATATCAATTTGCTTACTTAATTATCAGATATGAAGAGGCTAAATCTAATAATCATGTATTCTCACTAGTGTACAATTTATGCAAAGAGATTGAAGCTATTGCATATGTACTAGAAAGGTGTAAATCTGAAGATGGATTTGTTGATGTAGATTACTATCCATACTTGCAAGATAATGTACAATTTTCATCATCTAAACCAGTATGGGTTATGGATTCAAATAAAGAAGGAGAAATGATAGATGATCTGATTAAAGTATATTTATACGATGTAGATCAGGATCAACTGTACTCCTATTATTTGAGTGATTTGAAGTTTATCACCACTTTACAGGACGATTACCTGTTCATCATAGATATGATTAAAAAATATGGTAAAGATTTCACCTCAAACTTTAACTTAAAGAACGGTAAAAATATAATTACCGATAACTTATTAATAACAAATACAGACAATGACTCGTACTATGAAGATATAGACGAGATTATTGAATAAAATTCTAAAACAAAGGAGAACAAACACATGTCTAACGCTAAACAGAAATTTAAAGAGAATGGAAAAAACATGGAAGCTTATGAAGGATATCTTAACGACACAGAGGCAGCTTCAAAACCAAGAAACCAGCAGAGAAAATTCAATAACAACAAAAGACCAACTAAGATGAAACCGGTTACATATACACTGGTAGCTGAAGATAGTGAAGAGATCGCAGAATCACCACTGTCACGCATGATTAACACATTATGTGATGTGTCAGGCGACATTAAACAGTTCATCGACAATACAACAGAGAATTACGAAAATCTCGACATTACAAATTTTGATGATATGGTGTTTGGATTCCTTTGCCAGTTTACAGATCATCATGCACCGCAACTGGAGAAAAAGATCAATATCCACTCTTCAATCAATGTTACCTCAAACAAAGTACACATTCGCATTGAAGGCGGAATTGGATTTGGCATCGAAGCAAGATATACAATCGTTAACCGCAAAGCTACAATTACATCTATCATCGGTTCAGTGACTCTGTACGAGCCAAATGATGCAATTGTTGAATCTCTTGAAGAACGTGGATTTGAGCAGGTAATTCGTCAGTCTAGACGATAACAATTAGGAGTGTACTCTCACGAGTACACTCCTTCCTTTTATTCTATCAGATTATCTTTCCATTTGATACCTGCCATATCTTTTACTTTTCTTGATAATTCTATTAATCCCTTATTAATTCCAGCAGTAATCAATTCTGATGTAACCATTCGAGCATTAATAGAACCAATACTAAGTAATGAATGAATCATTTCATTTGGTCTATATTGACTGTAAGGTTCTAGTCCTTTAGGGAAGATATCTTTACATACTCCCTTAACTGCAGTACCATAAATCAATTTACAGCCTACTGAGAATTTATCATGATACTTAAGATAGATTCTAATAACTACACTATCCTGAGCCTTCTTCAACCTACCAATTGCAGGCATAGTCTCAGTATCAGGAAGTGTTTTATTCTCATCCTCAATACCATACTTCTTCATGATCTTCTTTCTAGCGTTAATATCACCTTCATATTTCTTTACGATTGTTTTTAATGATGGTGATAATTCTGATATATCTACTGTACGTTCGATAATAATATCCTGTACAACTCCAGTTACTTTAGATTTAATAGGAATACGTCCTAAATCTGTAACCTCATCCTCATCTCCAGATAAGTTACGAAGCAATACATTGACATCTTCATCATCATATGAGTTTTGAAGAATCATTAAAGTATCTCCTTCTGTAATTTTCTGACCTTTCTTTACCAGATCATATACAGAAGCTTCTTTAGGGATTGTTTTCTCTATTTCAAGAACAATATCAGATGCCATTTGTTCTGATAATGTATCAGATACAATAGCCGAATCTTCATAACCTTCATCTGTATTTAAAATAGCAAACTTAGCTAAAGTTCCAATATTGTAAGCAATATTGTCATCTGCTCCAACATTGTTGCTGAAAGATTCTCTATCGTATGCAAGGATATCACCTTTCTTAAACTTTTTACCCACTTTAAGATCAGTATCAAGCTTAAGAGTTACATAGAATCCTGAACTTGAGTTCTTTTGAACTTCTTCTTTCAGATTGATATATTCATACTGAGTTTTCTTTCCACTCGTATAATCTACGATTTCACGATTATATTTGATAATCATATAATCATCTGTAAGTTCTACAACTTCACCTGCCTCTTTTGATTTATAAGCAAATGTATTTGAGATAAGATGAGGCAAAGCTTCATCTGCACCACTGGTAATAAGTAATGGATCAGAATGATCACATCTCATACCATGTTTCTGTGTTTGAATAAATCCCATTGCAAGTCGCATTGGATCATCTCGTGTAGAACTATAAGGGCACAATGCTTCTGTCATGCATAATGTCTTAACTGAGTTGATTTCATCTTTTTGAGTATTCGGATCATTGTAGATATATCCACGAGCACCATCAATATTCGCATCGATAGTTGCTTGTCTAGAGATACCTACGTTACCAGCGAATCCTGTTGAAGCTGATAATACACCCATCATAGATTCATCGAATGAACGTTTATCGAGAGAATAAGCTCTATCACTATTCATTCCAGACGGTCCTTTAGGTGTTACTGTATAATAAGCTTCATATTCCCCCAATGCATTTAAGATAGATTGATCATCTGTAGTATTACCTACGAGTAATCTATCAATTACTGCAGATTGTTTTACAGAGAATCCTACTGCCCTACCATGCTTTAATCCTGTACTATAAGCACCATATGCTTTAGATAAAACTTCATATAAGTATGAAGCTACCTGTTCAGTTCTTCTTAAACGTCTAGTTGATCTAATATCACCATGCTTTACAAACTTATTATCTGATAATAAGAAGTTTGAATAAAGTAATACAGATACATAGTCGGTTGGAAGCTTGTAGTGCTGTAATGTTTCTTTAGTGATAGGATCTATCATACAGTCCTGGAAGTTATCCAAACCATCCGCTTTAATCCTACCACCAAACATATCTAAGAAATCAAGATACATTAATCTTGTATTAATATCTCCTAATGAATAATCTTCAGTATTACACTGTTTAAGACCATTCATGAGAAGACAAGATGCATAGTTAAGATCATAAGTAAGATATCCATCTTTAAATCTGATGATGTCTTGAGTACTATAATCGATTTTTGGTCTTTTCTCTGATAAATTATATTTGAACTTAGCTAATTTCATTGTACGTTCAAGACCTACTGCTAATCCGCAAATAACTACTAATGGAATATTAGTTCCAAGGATACTTGCTCTACTGTATGTATAACGAACCGAAGTAGCTGCATTATTAAAGTCTTCGATAAATACATCCCGTTCATTAGTATTAGCTAATGAAGTTTCGATCATGGTAAATAACCAATGAGAGAAGAACATAGGTTCATTTGGATTTGGTTTATAATAGATAGGATTCTTACTCTTCTTATCATATCCAAAGCACATACCATTCTTATCATCTACTTTTAATTTGGATCTAATCTCATCTTGGTTAAACATGAATACATATTGAGGGGTTTCGATTTTAGAGAAGTTAGCTGCTAAGTCTATATAGTCGATAGGTAATTCATATTTAGCACAAACTCGAGTATTATCTCCAGTAGATACTTTGATATGCTTATATTCTTTCTTGGTTAAAGTTTTCAGTAATTTATCTGAAATCGGATTTGATTTTCCAGATGTAGTACCGAATCGTCTAACAAAGATTTTATTGTAACAAGATACAATCTGCACAGCATTATCCTCGGTTTTGATAATAGGCATTAAGAATAACTGAATAGGAATATTCTTTCTATTACCTCTCAATATCATATACTTATTATCAACAAATTTAGGGATGTCTAGTTTAATAGTGAAACGTTCACCTCTAGCAGATTCATATCTGCAAGTGTAAGTCTCGATCAGGTCATCACTTGTTGATGTATCTTCTTTATTAATATCTCTTACTGCTAACGGGTTTGAATGATCCCAGAAACATGAGAACATACGGACAATATCATCGTCAAGATTATATGAATCAAGATTAGCAGCAAACTGTAAGTTTTTCCACTCTGGGTTGACCGAATCGATATTGAGTTTTACAGGTTCTACTTTAATATCGTTTGATTCATCTGTATTTACAATATCTCTAATAGTTCTACCCTCAAATTCAGAATCCATAAAATCATTCTGAAGTTTAAGCATACGGGATGCTCTAGCTCCACTGATATTAGATCCGCCGTTATCAGGATTAGAAGATAAATCTGATACAATCTTTCTGAATCTCTCAGCATCTTCAGGATTATTGTCGATACTATCTAATGTATCATCGATATTAGTTTTATTTTTAGAAGCCTTGTCAATATTTTTGACTAATTCTTTCTTTAACTCTTCTTGTCGTTTCTCTTCAGTGTTGTCCTGCTGTTTTGTATCGACCTCTTTCTCTACATTCTTAACTGTAGTTTTCTTTGGTTCTTTTGCAGGTTCATCCTCTACGCTAATATCATCGATCTTGATCTTTCTATGTGCTTCAATATTATCTACTACTGCCATTTTAATTGCTCTAGCAGAAGATGTTTGTTCTCCACCAGCATTTGCTTCTGGATCAACAACCATCTTATTTTGAGCAATATGTCTGATATTACGTAAAAAGATATCTGGTTTGATTTCAGCTTTAGAGAAATTAATTTTCATAAAAGAAGATTTTCCTAAGAATAATACTTCTCTATCTCCAAATACAGATTTAATATCAGGTTTATTTCCTTTCAGCATCCAGTAGATACATGAAATAGGGGTAGTGTATTTTCCTACTAAATGAATAGATGCAAGATCCTGACCTTTAGTCCATTCCATTACTGGAATAATCACTGTTTGAGTATTATATCCAGCTGATTTAATTCTAGGATCATTAATCAAACGACTAATCATGTCAGTATAGATTGTAGCTGCTTTAACTTTCTTGAAGTTAGAATTTGCAACGAATGATCTGTTATAGCTTGTAAGATCAATATACAGATTGAGAGTTCTGTATAGATCCAGATTATTGTAGGTATATTTTATATCTGAGTATTTACCTTTGATTTTTTCGTATACTGCTTTGAGATCTTTGATAGATTTAAGCCTATCATTATATAAGATTTTTCTCAAAGCTGCGTTATACTTCTTATCCTCAAGCAATACACCCATCTCATTCGAGATTTGTAATGACTCTCCAAAGATAAGAGGATTAATCTCTTTTTGAATATCTTTAGATAATAATGATACCATATCACCTACGGTAACTCCAAGCCGATCCATACCATTATAGCCTTTAATAATATTCTTAATGTATTCTCTTTCACTATTTTCTTTTACATAGTTATCTAGAGATTTACAAACAACTCCAAGATTGAAGTTAAATGGCCAATCTGATTTATTGTATTTAGCGGCAACTCCAGATTCTCTCAGTGCACATGCCATACAAAGCCAATCGTTGATACTTGGGTTCACTTGATAAAATAACCACATTAAGAAATTGAATCTGCAATAATGAGCATATTGTCCAAAATCTTTTTCAATTTTCTTATTATTTGGAGAGAGATGAATAGTATCTCTATCTGTAGTATCTCCACTACGATCAACTACAACTTCGCAATCTTTAAGCTTCTTGATATCAATTCTGTAATAATCACAGATCTTTTCAATCCATTTCTTAGATAATGCTTTCTTTGCATCTCCTACGAAATGATCATATCCTGAATAATGTATTTTAAATTCATTTGGTTCATATAAACTGACTTTTTCTGTAATATACTCACCTTCAAATGGTTCAGCTGCACCTTCTTGGTTGATGTAATATAATACAGCACGTTCAGTATAATACCCATTATAATATCTTCCAACGAGCAGTGAATGATGAAGTATATCTTCCACACCTTTCTCACTAGGAGACAACAGAAAAGCTGCACACGTACGACGTTTATCCTTTTCATTTATTGGCAAAAGAACTGTTCTTCTATACAGTTTATAGTCCTTTAACTCATCTAAGAAAAACATAAATAAACATCCTCCTTTCTTAAATTAATATACTGTTTCGACTTTAAAAAGCCCTATTCTGGTTCAATTATACACGTACGCTAACTTCTTATTAAAGGGGTGATACAATGGCAAAAAATAAAGAAGAGGCAAAAAAAGATTTTCTTGCTATGCTCAAAGATGCAGATAAAAATCAATTGGCTGAATTTATCAGACAAAAAGGAAGAGAACCTAAGATGACTAAGCCTTTTATATGCCTGCATCATCAATAAATAAACCAATAACAAACAAATTAAAAAAAAACTATAGGAGGAAACTAATTATGGCAAAAGTATCTGAATTGCTTTCTGACATTCAGAAAAATCACAAACAGGTATCATCATCTCAGAAAGATGAAGTTGCTGTAATGCAGGCAATGCTTAACGATACTTCCTATGAGGTTGGAGTTTATTCAACCAAAGGAAAGATCGACACTTACAATCCTGCTGAAGATTTCAAATCAATGCAGTCAAACATCATTGCAGCTACAACAAAAATCTCTAAAGATGAAGCTAAAACTCTTGTTGCAGATTATCAGGCAACAAAGAGCGATGCCACTACAATGGTAGGCATTTCGAAAGAGTTTGTTAACACTTATCTTGAAAGCGGACGCAAACTCACTCTTGGCGGAAGAGAAAAATCGAACTATGCTTTATCAGCAAAAGATGTAGATCAGGCGGAAAAAACGTATCAGAAGAGGGTTGTCGATGAGAAAGGAAATATCTCATGGGAGGCAGGAAAGAAGATCATTCCAGCACATAAAGGACTGAAAGCGAGATCTTCATGCCCACCTTGGGTTAAATAGAAAAAATAAAAATAAAATATACAATACATTCACGGTCATATTTTATCCACTACACCATAGCGGTGTAGTGGACTTTTTATTGCTGAGTATGATGTCTAAGAGAATAAATAATTATACACACATACGTTTTACATATTTTAACAAAGGAGTTGCTAATGGGTTTAGCAATATACTTTATCATACTCACTATTATTATATACAATTATTTTTCTTATTACTACCAGAAATGGTAAATCCGGAACATCTCTATAATTCTAAAGAAAGGAGAACTGTACTATGGCTAGTGCTGCTAAATATCTTTCTAATGTTGCTAAATCAGTTAAGTATGCATCCATTGATGTTTTGAAGAGTTACAACCCTGTAGTTGTAGATGCTATCGAAACTAATGAAGATGTATCTAAAGCTGTATATTCTGGCATTAAGAATTATAGACAGATTTATTCAAAAACTAAAACAGCAATTGCTAAATCAGAGATCGGTGAATTAGCTGGTGAATTAAAGCACAATCTTCTTGCTGATTTGAAGAGTGGAAAATTCTACAACAAAGAACGTGAAGAACGTGCTATGAATGATGCCGTTATGGGTGCTGATCTTGGATTTGATGATGCGGATTTTGGCTTTGGTGGAGATGATGATCTCGGATTCGGTAGTGACGATGATATGGGATTTGATGATAATGTTTCTATCTCCGATACACTTGATAGTGTAGGAGAAAGAGCATCAAATGCAATCAATAATGTATCTGTAAGATCTGCTGAATATCAGGTAGAAGCCAACAGACAATCTACAAATAAACTTATGGGTCATCTTACAGTATTAAGTAGCCAGTTGCATGGAGACTTAGCTGCTATTAACAGCAACGTTGCAAATGTAATGGATTTTAATGCTAATGCTCTGGCAACTCATATGGAAAATTCTAAAACGTTCTACGAAACGCAACAACGTCAGATGGATGAACAGACTGAAATCTTGAGAGAGATTCTTGAGAATCAGAAAAAGATATCTGGAGTTGGGAATGGTAGAGGCGGATATTCTTCTAGTGATAAAGTTACTGTTCAGGATATCTTCTCTAGCGAGGGTGCTTTAGATTTAAAAGCATATATGAAGTATGCTAAACAGAACGCTACCGATTCGGGTTCTGAGATTGGCGATATCATTGACATGATCAAAGAGCTTAATCTTGGGAAAGCATTAGTTGCAAATCCTGTTGGTATGCTTACCACTGGTGCCATTAAATCTTTCTTACCAAAAGCTTTGAAAAGTGCATTCCAAGAGATGAATGATACTATTGCGGGTTCATTCTCCACTGCATTACTTAACCTTACAAAAGCTAAAGATAGCGATAATAGTATCATGAGCTTTTTAGGTAATATATTTGGTCTTGATCTGAGTCCTAAAAAAAGTTTTAGCACCTCAGGCTACGAAAAAGGGCCAGTTCCGTGGACTGGAAAAGACCACAAGGCATTGACAGATGTTATCCCTACACTCTTAGGGAAAATCTATTCTAGCGTCTCTGGTACGCCGGATTTGATTTACGACTATGATAATGGAAAATTTACACCTCGCCATGAAGCCGCAAGACAGTATAGAAATTCTAGAGATAGATATGTTGTACAGGCAAATGATTCTATCTTAGAGAGCTTAGATAATCAAATTCAGAAAGTTGAATTTGCTAATTCTAAAGAGAAACAACAATTTCTTGATGATCTCAAAAAAGTAATGAAATACAATTTCGAGCACATGGAGAAGTTTAATCCGAACGATAAAAGTTTAAGTGCTAAAACATATGGAATTGAAGGACCTAATGCAGATAAAACTATGGAGCTTATCCGCGCCATGTATGCAAAAGTTCCTAAATCTAAACAGTTGCGAAATCAAAATGATTTGATTGATGCAGTAAATAATTTGAATTCTTGGATGAAGAGTATTGAAGAAACTGCAGACTCTCCATTCCTTAAAATGAATGACGATTTTGAACAGACTGTTGCTAACGCTGGTGGAAGAAAAGAAACTTCTTTTAATAAGATTGGCAAGAATTCGGATACTGCCACTGAATATCTTAAGAAGCAAGTTGAAATTAGCACTAGCCAAACTGCACTTCTTACTTCTATAATTGAAGAGATTCAGAACAATGGAGCTATTTCTATTGATAATACCATTAGTAATATTAATAGTATGCGCAACGTTGGATGGGTATTATCTTCTAATAAGAAAACATATGATAGATTATTAGAGATCAAAAATGGTGTAACAAGCTCTAATGCAGGTGTTACAACAACAGTATCTGATTATGGTATTGGAGATTCTAGAAAAGGTTCTTTCCTTACTAAACTTAAAGCCGATAGAGAGAGGCATAAAAAGCAAGAACAGACAAAAGCTAAAGCTAGAGATTATATTGCAGCTCGTAAACTCGTTAAAGATAAAGAGCGAAAACGTAAGGCTGAACAATATGCTCAAGACGATGGAAACACAACTTCATCTGCAGGATTAGGATATTCCGATGGAACAACAAAAACTATGAAGTTTGGTGAAGAAATCAATCTTGATAGTCCTGAAGATGAAGAAAAGAATGATTTTATTGAGAGAGCTAAGAAATCAGATAAAGCTTCTCATAAGCTGAAAACACTAATCACTGGTGGCGGTGTTGAACTTGCTAGACTGCCGTTGAATGCAGCTGCAGCTTTAATCAGAAAAGCTGATGATAGATTATATAATTTATTCTTTAAGTCAGAAAAGAACGATGACAAAAAGAGTATCTCCGAAAGACTTACAGATGGTTTTGATGATTTCTTTGATACTATTAAAGAACGTGCTATAGATAAACTTGATGATATTAAAGATAAACTTACTGGCGACGACTTTAAGGATAAAATCTTTAATACCATTGATAAAATCTTTAGTATCGATTCTAGAGATGTTTTAGGAAAGTTTAAAGAAGCTTTCTTTGGAGATAAGAACAAAGGTCTTTTTGAAGGAGTGAAAGATTTATTTGTTGATGGCGTAAAGGACATGTGGAAAGACACAAAAGAGTTCTGGAAACCTACAACAGATACAATTACTGGAGTTAAGACCGAAGCTGGAAAAGCGAAAGATAAAGCGCGAAAAGCATCTAATGCAATGAAAGACATGGTTCGCCATGGAGTTAAGAAAGATAAAGATCTTAACAAAGATGGAACTGGAGAACGTAAAGCTGCATTTGGAGCTTTTAGTGGAATTCGCGAAGAAGATAGAAAGAAAAAAGAGGAAGAAAAAAAGAAGAATAGAACAGATAAAGCCGCATCTGGTATTGACCGTGTAACTAAGACTGGTGTTGTTGCTGTTTCTAAAGGTGAGTTGATTCTTCCTCCAGATATGAATCCGTTCAATATCAAGAAACGTGAGAAGAACGAAGATAAACAGATTAAAAGATTTAAGAAAAACTATAAAGATATCGATATCGGAATCCCTAAATTTGCTGAGGGTGGAACTGTAGGAGGAAAATCTCCAAAGGGTCATAGCAGTATGATTCTTAGAAGAATTTTTGGAACAGATGATGTTACTCAAATTGATTGGGATACTGCATATGACAGGATAGCTGAAGTTGTACCTGACCCTGAAGCTAGAGAAAAAGTTTTAGGTATTGTACTCAATATAGCAAATAAAACTAGAAAAGCTAATAAAACTACTAGAGAAGACTATGTAAAAGGTAAAGAGAATATCTTTACACAGATGGGTGATGAAGCTGTTAAACTTGCCAAAGGTGTAAAAGAATCTGACTTTATCAAAGATATGACTAAAAAATATAAACTTGGCGGAAAATCTAAACAAGCTGGAGATATCATTACGGATACAGCTAATAACATTAGTGATTATATGCCAAGTATGGCTAAAGGTGGAATAGCTGGAGCATTTATGTCGTTATTCCTTCCTGTTATCGGATTGCCATTAGGAACAGCATTAGGTGCGAGTGTTGGCCTTGCAAGCAAGAGTTCAGCAATCCAAGATATGTTGTTTGGTAAGAAGATTATTGATAAAGATGGTAATGAAACTAGAGATGATAGTGGTATCTTAAATAAAGACTTATCTAAGAAGATCGAAAAATACTTCCCAAATATGTCTAAAGGTGCTATCGCTGGTGCAATTACTTCTATACTTCCATTCGTTCCAGGTGGACCTGTAACTGGTGTTATCTTAGGATCAGCTATCGGATTTGCTAGAACCAATGAAAATGCTAAGAACGCTTTATTTGGTGAAGGAAAATTCTTAAATAAAGCTGCTAATTATATTAAACCTAAGCTTGGAAAGATGGGCTTAGGAGCATTAGCTACCACTGTTATTGGTGGACCATTTGGATTTGTTGGAAATGCTATGTTAGGTGCAGGTTTAGGATTTGCATCTGATACTAACAAATTTAAAGACATACTTTTTGGACCTGCAGATGAGGCTGGAAAACGTCATGGTGGATTAGTAGGATTCTTCCAAGACGCATTAGAAGTTCCATTGAATGGTATTAAAAACGAAGTTCACAAAACGATTGAATGGTTTGATAATACGTTTGTTAAGCGTGCAGGAGAATGGTTTGATACCATCACACAGTCTATTGAAAACGTATTTATTTCCATTAAAGATACTATTACGGATCATATTAAAACTAAAATTTTAACTCCTATCCACAAATGGATGAGAGAGAAAATAATGAAACCATTCCAGAAAGGTTTAGGATTTATTGGAAAACTTGGAATGGGTATCGTTAGAAATACTATAGGTGCACCGTTTGAATTACTTGATAGAGGCATGACCAAATTGCGGGAAGGCCAATTGAGTAAAATCGGAAAAGCCGACAGAATGAGTGCAGCAGAACGTGCTGCTAAACGTGAACAGCTTATAGCTAAAAATAATAAGCGTGGTCAAGTTAGGGATGCTATTGGTGATTTCATCGGTTACGATATCTTTGGAATCAAAAAGCAACGTGCAGAATATGCAAATAAGATTCGAAATTCAGAATCAGCAAAAGCAGATACTGCATTAAATAAAATGACTACAGATGAGCTTGAAAAGATTGTTGCTAAACAGAAGAAAATCGATCCTAGAGCACTTAAGAATCAAAATATGAGTGCTGAAGATTTTCAACATGCACAGATGGCTCATTCTGGTCTCGATAAGATAATTACGAGTAATGTGAATGCTGGACGAATTCCAGTAGAATATGCATTACGATTACGTAAAGCTATTAAAGCTAATGACTATGAGGGTATAAGAAATATCCTTAATGAAGACGGAGCATATGTAGGTCAATATAAGAATGATCTTCTTAAATCCGTTGATGATGCTACAGAAAAAGCTACCACCTTTAAAGAGAGATGGGATAATAGTATTAAAAGAAATGCTGAACTTGAGAAAGAAACTGGCATAGCTGGTATCGGAAGCCGTAGAGCACAAGCATCTTTTGAGAAAGAATTATTCCGTCGTAAGGAAGCAGCGGCTAGAGGAGAACAGACTGAACCTGAAGCTGAAAATACAGCAGAAGTTATTCAGGATCTAGACTTCAATAAGAAACATGATGAAGTTATAAATCATCTTAAATCGATGGAAAATGCTTTATTGCACATTGCATTCCCAGATCAATTTGAAAATGAATCTGCGAAAGCTAGAGGTAAGAGAGCATCATCTAAATCTGGAGAAACTTTATATGTAGATCCATCAGGTGTAGCGAGAACTAAAGCTCAGGATGAAGAGTATAAAAAACTTCATGAAGAACGAGCCAAACACGCTATAACTGTCGATATGAATGGTGAGGCTCAAGTCCCACCAGAGATGGATGTTAGACCTGGAAATGTTCGTGGCGACTCTACTGTTAACGTAACTATGAGTATAGAAGATATGGTTAACAATGGATACGCCAGTGAAGCTAAGGATATGGTTAAAAATAGTGGATTCTTTGGAAAAGCTAAGAATAAGATTCTCAATACGATTTCTAAGCTTAATAAAAAATCTAAAGAACCTACAACGCAAATTACTGCGTTAGGACCAATTAAAACTAGAATAGACAATAATGGAAATGAAATTCCTGATGAGAGAGATTCAGAAACAAAGCTTACATTACGTAAACAAGCTGAGAACGACAATACTCAAAAAGGAATTCTTTCTAAGATTACAGATCTGACTTCTCACTTTAAGTTATTTACTGGAGGGGAGAAAGAGGATAAGAAGAAACCTAGTCTGCTAAGTAAGATTCTTAAAGGCGCACTTATGGTAGGAGGATTAGTTCCTAAAGTTGCTGCCGGAATTGGTGCTTTAGCAGTTGCTGGTATTCAGGTTAATACTAAAAAGAGAAACTCTAAGGGAGAGGTTTTAAGAGATGCGAACGGAAATCCTATAATGGAAAAGAAACCTCTTATCCAAGCCTTAGTAGAAGCTGGACAGCGTATATGGATGGGTGATGATCTTACTGGTAAGAAGAATGGAATATACTTCCATATCAAGAATATCGTAAGAGATAAGATATTACCTGCAGCTGGATCAGCATTAGACTATATTTTGAAAATGTTGCCAAAAGCTATTGAGAGCGGTACAGGCTTTATTACTAAATACTTACCGAGTGTTGTAGAATCCTTTACAGCAACTCTTGTTAAAAACCTTTGGCCTATTTTGAAGAGTTTCGGAAAGGGTATTATCAAAGGAATTGTTCACAGTAAAGACGACGCAATGGATTCATCTGAAATAGATAGTCAAGTTGGTAAACTGAGAGATTCTAATCTTACTCTTGGAAATAATGCTTCTTCAAATACAAGTACATCTGGAGATAAACTTACAAAAGCTATGCAAAGTTCTTTTGATAGTGGAAATACTGTAAGTGTATCTACAGGAAATGCTACAGGAAGTAGTACTACTTCTTCTAATAAGAATAATACAATAACCAGTTCAAATTCTGGATCATCAAGTACTTCAAGTAGTGGTGTATCTACAGGAAATGCAACTGGAGCTAAACCTATAAAATCTAATAATAAGGACGTTAAGAAGTCCAAAGCATATAAAAATGCATCTAAACAAACTCAGAAAGAAGCTCTTAATCAGTTATCTGGTATTTGGGATCAAAAACTCAATACTGGGCAGGCTGTAAGTGATCTTCTTAACGACGATAAAACTATAATAGCTGATATCGATACAGGTAATGGTCAAAGCTATGGTATAACTGGTGCTGATTTATTACACTACCCAGAACTTGCACAACAAGTACTTGGAATTAATATATCATCACTTACCAATAAACAGCGCAACGCCAATACCAAAGCAAGTGGAGAGGCTCCAGACAGAGGGCATGAAACTAGAAATTTTGTTCTTAGAAATGGTAAGAGAGTTGGTCTTGCTATTGCTAGTGGCGGAAAGAACCTAGTTCTTGCTCGTGGAGCTGGAAATGTTGTTGGTGGAGCAACTTATGCTGCAGGAAAAGTTATATCACATATACCTATACCTGGAGCTAAAGGCTTAGGTGGACTCACCAAAGCTCTCGGAAAAGGCATTAAAGCTACAGGATATGGTTGGTCTAAAGTTGGAGATATTACAAAAGATATAGCAAACGGAAAGGGCGTCGGACAAGCATTTGCAGATGCTGGTAAAGATGCCTGGGAATATGCTAGTGGAAAGAATAAAAAGTCTTTCGTTCAAAAAGCTAAAGATGTGGCTGGCAAAGCTAAAAATGCCGCATCTAAAGTTAAAGATAAGTTTAGTGGCGTTAAAAATGCAACTGGCACAGCAGAAGCTGCGGCAAATCAAAATAAAGTATTGGGACTTGTAGATAAAGCATCAGATAAGGCTGCCAATGTTGTTGAGCATTTTGGACCTGAATCTGTTGATATTATCGATGATCTTGGTAATGATATTTTACGAGCAGGAAAAGCTGTAGATACTGCAGAAGATGTTGCATCTGGAGCATCAACTGCATTAAGTACAGTAGGTAGCTCTAAATTCGTTCAATTAGCAGCTAAGACTGAGAGAGCCGCAGCTAAAGGTGGAAAGCTCGCAGGAAAAGCTGCTGGATTAGTAAATAAATTTAAAACATTATTATCTAAATTCTTATCTGGCAAAACATTCTTAAGCAAGTTAACTGGTGTACTTCAGAAATTTGCTGACAAGGATAAGATTGCTGGTGAAGTTGTACAAAAAGCTATAACTAAAGTTACAAAAAAGCTTACGAAAAGATTCAGTAAAGGAATTTTAGGAGTAGGCGCCAAAGCAATATCGAAAATTGCTACTAAGTATGCATCGTTCTTTGGAAGTGTTGGATTCTCAACAGCAGCTTTTGCGACTATCGATTTCATACGTGGTTTTAAAAATGCTGATGTGACTTTTAAAGTTAAGAAACCTACAGCAATAGAAAGATTCATGAGTGGGTTTATAAATGTATTAGGAAGTACATTCTGCCTAAATATATTTGTTCCTAATGATGAATTAGCAGATACTGTTATTGGCTTCTTAGAAGATTGCCATGTTGATATGAGTGATCTTAGAACTAGACAAGAAAAATTAGAAGCTGAAGTTAAGAAATACAATACAAAAAATGATGTAAATCTTAGCGAAGAAGAATACCTTAACAAAGATAAATTAAGCACAAAAATCAAAAATAAGTTTAATGAAATTTGGGATGGTATTACAGGTAAAGATAAAAAGAAAAAGAAAGATGATAAGAAATCTTCTAAGAAAGGTAAAGGCAAGAAGAAGAAAGATAAGAACAACGATCTTATCTATACTACAGCAGGAGATGCATCATCAGAACAAACTACAACAGATACAGACTATAGTTATACTGGCATGAATATGAATGTTACAGGTACTGACTATAGTGAGTATACTGAAGATACAGATTACACGGCAGAGCAGACAGATGCAGTTAACAATGCTAATGTAACTGGAACTAATAGAACTGATTATACTAATAACAATGCAGCCTATGAAGCGACAAGCGGAACTGGAAGTGTTATTAGCCAATCAAATCAACAAGCAATTCAAGATACATATGCTGAGGTTAATCAGAGTATTCCTGATATGATCACTACGTTGAAATCAAACTTAGCATCATACTTTGGATTGGAAGGATCTGATCTGTCTAGAACTTCTAAAGTTGGGCAGAATAAGTTTAAAGGAAAAGGTCCTACAGCTATATTTAATAACTTGACTAAGATGTGGAAGATGACCAACAGCTTAACCCATCCTATGATGAATTTACTTCCTAAGGCTATGTCTTCAGGAATGAAGAGTTTATCTAGATTTATGGCTATTAGCTTAGGTATGGCATCTCCAGATGATCAAAATATTGACTTCACGAAGATAATCAATGACCAAGGATACTTGAATACACGAGCTAAACGTATTTCAGAATCCTCAATTTTCTATGAGTTATTTGGTGGAGTATCTGGAAATAACAGTAATGATTCTTCTAAGCAGGAAAAATCTGCAGACAAGAAGAATTCATCATCTAAATCTACCAAAAAATCTCCTATCAAATCTGCATTCAAGAAGATTGCTAAATTCTTCACTGGATCTGGTTCAGGCATGGAAGATGATGATAGCGAAAATGTAGATGAAAGTAAATTTGATCCGTCTTCAGAATACTTTGTATCTCAGAAGTATGGACGATATGCAAACACACCGTTCAGCGTGACGGGTGATAGTACTAGAACAACAGTAGCTGATGCTGGATGTGCTCCTGCAGTTGCATCTATGGCAGTAAACTCTACTGGTCTTAGCAAACCACTCGACATGAGTGATGCTATCAAAGACGCTATAAAATATAAGAAACCTAACCAAGGAGTTAGTGCTGATTACTTCATCGATGAATTTAAGAAGCACAATATCGACTCCGCATTCATGACTTCATCTAATAATAACTACGAAAATACTGTAAAGGGAAGACTGAAAGATCAGAAACCTGTTATTCTTATGGGTGTAGATCCTACGAATACAAGTAAGAAAGATTCTCCGTTTGGACCTGAAAGTCACTATGTAGTAGCTACTAAGATGGATAATGATGGCAATATCTATATCAATGACCCTGAAGCTAGAAAACCTAATACGAAATATGACTTTAAGAAAGTTATCAAGAGTACGAAACTTGGAATTCTTCCTTCTATGAAGAGTGGAAACAGACAAGGATCAAGCTTGTTAGTTGATAAACTTAAGAAAGCCTTAGGTAAGTATAATGCTAAGGGTAAATATGGACCGGATACTGTGCAATATAAAGTATGGAATGCAGTTAGAGCTGCAGGGTATAGTGAAATTGCAACAGCCGCTCTTATGGGAAATATTCAACATGAATCTGCATTCAACTGTGGAACCAAACAGGTTGGCGGAGGTGGATATGGACTTATCCAATGGGATGGTGATAGAAAACCTGCTATGATCGCTTATTGTAAGTCTAAAGGGAAACCTTCCAACGACCCACAATGTCAGATAGAATATCTTCTTAAAGAACTCGGAGATAAGAGTATGTGGATGAAAGCAAATTCTGCATATAATATGGGTTCATTAACTAGAGATGATTGGGTAAATAGTAAGAATATCGAAACTTCAACAAAAGCATTTATGTGCTGTTTCGAAAGACCTGCGTACTCATCATCAGTAAACCATATCGATAGGCGTATCAAATCAGCTAAAGAGTACTATCAAGAATTTACCGGAACAGCTATAGATAGTGATATCTCTTCCGGTGGAGATGGTACAAAGAGCGAGGAGAAACAAACTATTATCGATCAGCTTATATCTAAATTTACAGAAGTTTCCGCTGCATACGGATTAACTACATCTGATAACTCATCTTCTAGTGATTCTGGAAGTGGCGGAGATGGTGAAACTGGAGATACTAAAGGAATTAGTGGTAATACAGTAAAAGATAAAAAACTTGCTAAAAAACAAAAGGGCTTAGTTGCTAAGATGAAATCTGTGGAAGGTAAGTTAAAGTATTGCCAAGATAATGCTAAATATCCTGGATCTAGAAACCCTGATACCGGTGGTGGCGATTGCTCGTCAACAGTTCAGTGGGCATATCAAAATGTACTTGGTGTTGATCCTGGCGTAAATACTTGTGCTCAGGAGGCTGACTCCGATACATATACTGCTGCGACATCTACATCCGATGAGAAGAAACTTCAACTTGGAGATTTACTTCTTAAGAATGGACATGTTGAAATGTATGCCGGTAACGGCAAAATGATTGGCCATGGTGGAGGGAAAGATGGAAAGACCAAAGGCCCTACAACTAAGACCTTAGGTAAAACACCACCGTTTAATATTGTACGTAGATGGGTAGGATTCAAAGGTAAAGGATCTGGATTGGATGATAACACTCAAGATGTATCTTGGGCTGGATCTGATTCTGGATACACAGAGAATACACCTGTCAAGACATATAAGACACAACCTATAGAAAATAATAATACTAGAACTGTAGTACAGACAACCAATAATCAAATCAGTGCAAGTAAGAAATCTGATGATTCTAATGCTAAACTTCTTGAGTTATTAATTAAATTATTAGCTCAGGTAGTTGACAATACTGGATCTATCAAACAGATTGCAACTTTATTGGTTCAGATTGTTGAGATGAAATCTGATAATTCAAATACTACAAATAAAGAAATAAACGAGGTTAAGAGAGATTTAGTTAAAACTAAAGCTAGTCTTACGAGTATGATGACTGACATTGCTCAGAGCCAAAGTAACCAGACCTTAGAGGACCTGATTCGTAGCGTTGAGGCAATAGCAGCACAATAGAAATTTGGTTGAAGTGGTTTTATGCCACTTCAACCATTTATTAATTTATATTTGAAAGGAGATAAGTTGGTTATGGGAAAAGCTATAGCTGTAAATGTGATGGTTAATTTTAAGAAAACTACAACTTATCGTAAAGGTCCATCAACATCATCTGCCCCTAGGGGGCAATTAGTTCCAGGTACATATTATCCTGCTACCAAAAAACAAAATGGTATGTATTATATACCGCAAGTAGATGGTTGGGTAAGTGAAAAACTTATACATAATATAAAAGATAACACCACTGGATCGACTAAACCAGTATCAAAAGAAACAGTAAAAGCTCAAGAAAAGAAAGCAAAGAAAGAAAAAAAGAAACAGGAACAAGCAGCAGCTTCTGGAGCGACATCATATACAGAGAACGCTTTCGCTCCTCCTACACAATTTGGCAGTGATCAACAGAAATCTGCATATGAGAAATATGTGGATTCTACTTTCATTAGTGGTTCTTATGGCACTGATAAATTGCTATTAAATAGCTTGAATGGGGTGTACGGTATACCATATCAATTCCCAGAAACTGTGGATAGAAAAACAGACAAATCTGCATTTGGAGCTATATATGCCGAGAGAATTATTAATAGAATGCCACTTTTAATGATGTCTCCTGGGAAAGTATCATTCATGAGATCATATTCGGATGGAGAGAGACTTGCAGTATTAGATGCGTTAAAAGGGGCTGATAGTGGAAACACTACTGCTATTGGACAATTTATATCTAAGCCTGGAAAATACTATAGTTTTGAATATGATTCTGCATCATATTGGCAGTATGTGAATAGTATGAATCATTCATGCGCTCTCTATTTAGGGATAGGCGATGTAAAGGTTAGCGTGAATGGTGCTACTACTGATGACTCTGGTAATGAACATGGTACTCCTTTGAAAAGTTTTAAATGGGAGAAAGCTGCTAATAACAAATTCGATAGTTTATTAATATCAAAACAAGACTATGTATGTTTTTATACTGATGCTGAAACTACTAAGAATGAGTCATTTTCTAACAGTACAGCTGAATCGCAGTTATACAGTGCTATTAATAGTGGATCGGATTATGCTAGAGAGTTAAGATTTATCCTTGGAACTCAATCTGGTTTGGATCTTATGGATAATAGTGCATTAAAGAACGCGATGGAAAGTTTTAATGATATTATTTCCAAACTTACAGATGGTAGCTCTCTTATCAATAGCTTGAAATCAGAATTCGTTACTATCGCTACTGGAGGAAAATTAATGTTTCCTCAGATTTGGTCAGATAGTGAATTTGATCAATCTTTTGATGTTAAACTCAAATTCAGATGTCCATGCCCAAATAAGGTGAGCTGGTTCTTTGATATTATGGTTCCTTTAAATCATATTATTGCATTAACACTTCCTAGAATACCTACCACTGAAATGGTTTATGGAAGTAATACGACTGCTCAAAGAACAGATACATTTGTCAATGGATATATGACACCATTCTTAGTGAGAGCTTTTTATAAAGGACTTTTCAATTGTGATATGGGAATTATTACAAGTTTGAATATCAGTAAAGGCAAAGAAGGCTCATGGACATTAGATGGACTTCCTACTGAAGTAGATGTAGATTTTACTATTAAAGATCTTTACTCTCAAATGGCTATGGCTACAGAATCACAGGGTAAAGATTTCCTTGCTAATACTACATACTTAAATTACATGGCAAATGCGTGCGGAATTTCTATAAATAAACCAGATATTGAAAGATCTATTGATTTATGGATGATGATAAATGGGAATACATGGAAAGATAGATTAACTGGATATACATGGAGACAGAAAACTGCTCAGAACATTAGAAATGCGGCGTTTAATTTATATGGTGGTATATTTAAAGGATAAAAGAAGTTCAACACACAAGTATAGGTAAACCCCTATACTTGTGTACTTTTGCTTAAAGGAGAATAATATGTCAAAAACTAGAAAACAAAAACACGGAGAATATCAGCAAAAGTATGGTCATATACCGATAGATTATAATGAGAGATTAGATTGGATGGTAGATTACTATAACTTGTCTCCAGCTAAGATGGATGAGATCTTATATAAGAGACAGGAAGTTTTACGAAATCTATTTTACTATGATTATAATGTAGTGGAACTATTAGAAGAACCAGAAGGGGCTTCTAGGCCGAGAGTACGAATATTGAAAAATAACTATAATAAACTAGCCGCTGTAGATAGATCGATGGTTCATGTATATGTACCAGGAGCAGGAGAAGATCGTAATTATATGAGACGCCTAGTTGATGGAGAACTAACTCAGTTAGATTCATTAATTACAACTCCTTGTGAAATAGAGTACAATGCATATTTTAAAACCCCATCATCTATGAATACAGTAGATACCTTTCTTTGCGAGATAGGATTGTTTAGACCTCCATTTACTAAACCGGATTGGGATAATATCGGAAAGAAATATTGCGATATGTTTAACAGTAATATCTGGTTAGATGATAGTATGGTCATAGATGGTACTGTAAGGAAATGGTATTCGATATTACCTAGAGTAGAGATTAAATTACGATATTTGAATTGCGTTTATACTAAGAAATTTTATGATTCCATGCTTGCTAGAAAAGGATTTGATAATCCAAATCTACAATATTTAGATCGTAAAGGAGAATTAGTATAATGAATAATGTATTTGTAGAAACACCTGTGGAGAGAGCATCATGCGGAATGCTATTTCGTACATATCTGAGAAAGAATTTATACCCATCGCATCAGGGGGATATTAGTGATATTTTATCTGCTAATATTCTAGATGCAACTGAGGTGGATTGTGGATCTGATTCTTTCGAATATAGAGTAAAATGTAAGGCTAAAAAATCATCTACAATGTTTGATTATACAACCCAAATTGAGAATTCTTTGCTTGGTATCATTCGAGCTTACAATATCCCAGCAATGGTTAATATGGATCAGTCCGTGACTGATTATGACAAAAGTAGACTTATGAAAGTATGTCAAGATCTATGTACATATTCTTTATATAGTTGCTATATGAAGATGATGTATAACTTAACTTGCTTACAATCAAACACATCATCAAGATTACTATCAGTAGTAATTTAAGAAAAGTTATCCCCTAGGACATAGAGTCCTAGGGGTTCTTTTTATTTTATACTCTGCAGTGTTTCTTTTACATAAGCCGGAGTAATCTTTTTGAGCTGAATAGTATTTACCATCTCAAGTACAGTATACATAATCTCAGCTGTTTCGATAATACCCTGCATATCTAACTTTCCGTCCTCTGCGGTGAATTGTGCTCTATTGGCATCTTCAGTAATGATTGAATTACTCAATCTAATTACCATGCTTTCCAGAACACTTTTCTGTCTCTTTTCGATCTGTTCAATCTGTTCCCTGTACATACGTTTGTAATCTTTCTTGATTACACTTTCTGTAGTAGCATCTTTTTCATGAACGTTATTAATTCTATCCTGAGTCTTCTGAGCAATATCTTCCATTGCTTCTTTATCTTTAAGATTTGCTTTGATGAATTCTTCTTCAGCAGCTGCAACTCTTTTTGTGATTTCTTTGCTGATAGAGTCAGAATCTAATTTTTCTAACCCATCATGGAAGACTTTCATGCTAGAATTAGAAATTTTGAAAGGACCGTCTTTACAATCACAGTCCTTCACTACTTTCTTATGTGTAGCCTCTACAAGACTCTTAAGAGATGAGAGATATAGAGTATTCTCACAGTGCTCTAAGAGATTTGTAGAACCTTCTTCATTTACAAATGAATCAATTACAGAGCGACCGAGGTTTGTAAGAGATTCGCTTGTCTGTTCAGGAATACATTTTTTGAAAAGATCGAACATAGCTTCAGATAACAAAAAGTTTTTAGATGCAGAGGTAAATGCTTTTAACTCACGAACTCTTTTAGCGTTCGCCTGTTGCTGCTCAATAATAGATTTTCTTTTCTCTGCCATCCTTTCTGCATTTTCCAGCACAGAAGCATTACCTCTAGACTGTAAATTGTATGCGGATGACTCTCTTACAAAACTGCTCAACATTGACGCATTTCCTCCTTTTATACTCGATTAATTTAATTTTATGTTATCCTACCCAATTAGGCCAATCGGATGTTAATATCTGGAGTCATATCATTATCTGTATGGACTGTAAGGAATTCAGGAACCATATTTACATCCTGAGTTCCAGTTGCTACATTATAATCTTGGCGATATAAATGCTGAACTCCTGGGCCATAATCATTGAATCCTAAGAATTCGATGTATTCGATAGATTCTTGATATTTATTTGTAATCTTAGTGATAAGATTAGGGATATGTAAACTTGAAATATCATTAAGATCTTCAATCTCTTCTTTGATATCATTGAGAATATAATCTTTAGTATTCTTATCTGAAGTTTGAAGTAATCTAACTTCGAAGTTGAGTGTAAGGTTAACTCTGTCGATGAGTTTCTTGTCATATCCGTATCTATCTCTAGTGTAAATTCTAGATGGACCATAAGTATTGAAGAACTTAAAGTCAATCATAAAGTTATTTTCGAGAAGATATAAAGCCTGGTCGATATAAGCTTTCTTATAGTTGATATTCTCGATGAAGTTCTGCATACAATCTTCAAGTTCTACATAGGATCTTCTGATGCATGGAACTCTCATAATTCTGAAACCATCATAAGTAGTATATTCTCCTTCTACTTTGATATCAGTTACTTGGGATGAAATTATTTCAGAATAGTTTTCATAGAATCGAAGCCCATTCTCTACAGTATACATGTTGCAAACTGTATAATCATCAAGACCTTCTGGTACGATAGCGTCAAGATCATGTCGTCCAAATACACCATATTCGTCATCTAACTGTGCACACACATAGATTTTTACACCTACATGTGGAGTTAAGATAAGATTATCTGTAGGCTTCATGCTAGATGCTCTAGTTAATCCAGTGATATATACTTTATTGTCATCATTCAAAACGTCACTAGTTTTGAATTCTACTTTGTACTTATAAGCTGAATTATCATTATTGTACGTATTTACGTAACTAGCCTCAGCATATGCATATGGGGCATTTTCTCCACCATCATTATAGAATACTACATATATTTTGAGTTTATTTTCTTTCACCTTATTATTCTCATCAAATGTAATCAGAGGATTACCGTTACTTATATTAGGAGTTAAAGCGAACTCCATAAAGTAAGTATCATTTCTTGTAATATATTGACGATACCAATGGACATTGGTACATATAAATTGTGTAGTTGCATTAGTATTTACATACGTGAAATCAAGCTGAGCTTGTGTATTTACTAATGTGAGATAATAAGAAACATACAGAGGATCTCCAGTAACAACTACCATGAATGGTGTAGTGTAGATAAAGTTAGTTTTATCATTAGCACTCCATTCATCTAGCTGATCGGAATTAGCAGCTGTACGTTTAATAATGTGCCCTCTATTATTATCGAAATCATCATATTTAATATAGCATCCTGGTTTAAGTACATATTTTCGATTATCGTGAGTATCGAAATCGTCCTCTTTAACTTCAATATCGAAAGTATTTGTTGGGATTACATTGTTATATTGATCTTTTAAAACCATATATGCAAAATATGATCTTTCGAATTGATTATCGACACGTTTCTGGATGATTAATCTATTCTCATCAGTATTAAGCATATTGAAGTAATTTTCAAGATCCTGCCAGCATGTGATACTTCCTCTAGATAATGCTTCTTTAGGAAGCATCTTTCTTAATTCATCTACAGATTTACGATCCAATCCTCCTGCTGATTTGGATGAGAATTGAAGATATGTCATAACACGTTTGTAGTTATAATTATCTGAAGTAATAACAGGGAATACTGCTTTAGTGTATTCGAAGTTACCTTCCGCTCCTCTTGTAGTTTTTACTCTTATATCAATCTTGGCGTTGATTTTAGGAACGTATGAGATAGAATCAAATCGTACACGGATAGTATTTGCATCTACATAGGAATAGTAACAGAAATCTGTCAAATTATCCTCTAATCCCATACCTTCAAATACCGGAGTAAGATATTTCTTTTCATCACCATCAGTGATTACTAAGTAAAAATCAGCTAACTGTTCTGAGAACGTAAACATGAGAGTTTTATTCTCTACTAAGTTATTTGTAATGATATTTCTTACGATAGAGGTATGAGAAACCTGCATCAACTCTACATAAAAGAATATCATTTGTTTGCCATTATATTTTTGGCGATATGGAGCTTGAAGATAAGGGTTTTTGATAGAACTTAAACTATTCTTTCTTCCCATATCATATAATGCAGTATAGCCATATTTTGCATTTGGCAGTAATTTACGTTGCACAATTACATTGTATTCCAGATGATATTCAAAGTCCTGAATACTAAACGGAATTTCTTTGTCAATGATAAATTTATCATTGACCATATATTTATCCAAATCCTCTTCAAAGATACCAAATATTCCTTTAATTGTTGCTGGCACTGCATTGATAGTTTCAATGTTTTGAATAATAGCATGATTGATTACATTACGTTCAAACTTTGCTCTTGCTGGGAATAATTCGTTTCCTAATTCTCCTGTAGTAATTGCAGAGTTTTGGAGCAATGTAGCACTAATACTTGCAAGATATCCATAAATTCCTACAGCTAAAGTTTCGCTGTCTTCTGTGTCGATATATCTATCTTCAAGATCTTTTACAGTATCTACCAGATCATATATATCACTTGTCCATAGCTTTGCCATAATCGTCATCTCCTCCTTCTACATACCACTGAAGTTTATATTGTCTTTCCATGTCTGCACTACCATTCCAATTTCCAGACGACTGCACACTTACATACGGGAAGGTAGCCCAGTTTCCGTTTACCCTATCTTTGAAATTATCACTTAAAGATTCATCATGAATATTGCCATACCCAAAATCCCCAAAAACAGGAATTCGATTATATCCGCTTATAGACCCATACGCATCATTTATCAAACCGTTAAAGTTCGCTAAGATTATAGGATCTTGTTCCAATACACAAAATGCTTTGAAGTCTGCTGAATATTTCAATCCATCTCCGTTTTTAATGTCATTGAAAGCATCTCTCGGAACATTATTAAAATATGCTCCACAGATATATGCATAGTAGATTATAGTTTCATAATCTTCACCGACAATGAAACGATAAATTCCAAACGTATCATGCAATTCTTTATTCTTGATATAAGTATTGAAATTGTGTCTGGCTTCTCCAGATTCAGGGGCTCCAGATATATTTGGCGGGTAAATCAGGCCGGCGGTTTTATACCTTTCATACCTTTCATATGCAAGTAATAAATGGTAAATTTCCAGATACCTAGAATCTTCAAATTCAAGAGAGAAATCTATATTCTCATCCCCAGTCCAAGCATCCTTTCTATATGGGATACTTGTACCCCACATATTCGTTGCATTATCCATCTCAGTTGCTGATATAGATTGAAAATCTATTGTGTTTTTTACAGCATTTGATAATAATACCATGAATGGGTTAGTTGTAATATTATTATCCTGACCTTTAAAAGTACCAGCACTATTTTGTAATTGCTGAATTACATGTGGGTATCTTTTAAGTAGATCATCAAAAAATGTATCACCACTTAACGCAGGCTGTAATTTCATCGTATTAGGTGTAACTATATGACAATCTGGTTTAGTGAAGAAAACGTACTCTTTTGCAAAAGATAAGTTATTATATGGATCGAGTGCACCGAATCTGTTAAACTTCTCATACCAACATAATTCTTTTCTATCATAGATAAGATTTGATTTTAATAAATCTCCAAATTTATCCATAGTTATTATAGAATTCTTATTTATGAGATCGATCATTTATAGCACCTCCTGTCTTCGTATTTCAACTTAATGTGATGTTTCGGGGTAATAAATAGTATGGTTATATATTATAATAATGAAAAGACTTGTGGGAATATTACAACTTCTCGATAGCGCACCTTATCGTTTTACTAAAACATATATGAAAATACTATCGAGAGGAGTTGGTAATAATGAGTTTTATCGACGTATTAAAAGTAGCAGTACCATTAGCAACAGCAGTATTAGGTGGAGATGAAGATATGGCAAATCCATTGAAACAGGAGAATCCTTACAGATCAGCACTAAAGACTGGATTGAAAGTCTTAGACGAAGTTACACGAGAGTGTGATATGGAAAGACAACAGATTCCACAGAAACCAGTAGTTCCGACTACTAGTCAGAATATAGTGTATGATCAGAGTAGAGTAGCAACTCCTGTAAGTCCTAGAGAGGATATAGTTTATCCAGTACAGAAGCAGTATATGCCACAGCAGGCAAATCCTTCTGGAATGAATAAACAGTATTCTTGGGACTTGGATGGATATCATCAGCGATTAAAATAGGACCTTTTACGCAAGTCTTTTCTTTTTTGTAAATTTAACATCGAGATAATCATATTAAGGAAAGGAAGGTACGATATCATGGGATATGAATCCATTCATGAAACCGTTGTGGCCGATATCCTGGAGACTATTAAAGATGGAGTACATCTTGTAGATGGTGTAGTAAAACCTAAATCAGCAAATGTACGAATGTCTTCTTCTCTGGCTAGAGCTACTTCTGGTTTAACACTTGTATTCCCAGTAGTTATTACGAATACTCTTCCTATAGAAACGGCATCGATGATTGCCAAAGCTATAGAAAGAAAAAATGTGTCTATGCTGCAAATGGCATTCAGTGCATATAATATCACCAATGCTCCAGATGCATTGGAACATTTAGCCAAATTCCATAAGAATCTTAAACTGGGTCATATGTCTCTGGATGATTTTATGGATACTATGGAAATGCTTGATGAGTCTACTACAATCACAATTACTGATAAGAATGCAGTAAACGAAGATTGTAAGAGAAACATTAACTTTGTTCTGAAACCGTCTATTAATGAGAAATCATTAATGAGTTTCAAAGAGTCTACTGTTTATGGTCAGACTTATGTAACGGAGACAAGAAAAGATAGTGTGGAAAGTAGGAAAGTTAATGCTGATCTCTTATCAAGACTTCAGAAAGAAAGACAGCATAAAGAAGATATAGAAGCTGCCGCAGCAAAACTTGATGTCGATAAGGAGAGAAACAGTATCAGTAGAGATAAAAACGATATTGATCGCGATAAACTCGATCTTGATTCGAGAAAAGCATTAGGCCAGGCTTCAGATCAGATGAGACAGTACTATGCAAGTCAGTTATTACCATCTGATGTAAAGAAAGCAAATGAAATGCAACCATCTATGATGCTGGTGAATTTCTATGTAAATGATGCCGATAGAGATCTTAATATTGCACAGCAGGCTGTGTGTGGTGTTAAGTCTAAACTGTACGCTGTAGATTCTTCTGATATCATTAACAAGATCATTACAAAACATATCGACAGTGATATCGTTCTTAAACTTGTTAAAGTATCAAGTAGAGAAATTTCTTTTGTTAAAGACTTTTTACTCGGTATCGATGATGCTAAGTTAGATTCTTTATCAAAATCAAGAAAGGGTTCAGGATCTAGAATCTTTAAAGCTCTTGAACGCCGAGCTCTTAAAGGTAAGATTAGAAAATCGCTTAGATTAGAAAATTCGGCAAAGGCAATTACGTCTCTTGTTATTTCTTCAGAAGAAGCAGAAGATCTCAAGAAGTACAATAATATTGATGTAATGCAGCCGAGAGTTATTGCTCCTATTATGGAGAAACTCAATCTTCTTTATTTTTTAGTCGTAGACAGTACTTCAGAAGCTGTTCATATGATTACTGATGGGGATGATGAGTTTGAGTCTTATTCTTTCACTGCTCTTGAACGTGAGAGTGGAGATTCTTCATATAAGAAAGTAATTAATCTTATGACAAAGATTGCACGATAAGGGGGTGAAAAGGATGGACAGAAAACTTTATAATGATCTTGTAAAGGAATATTTCGATGTGACTGATACGGAAACCAGAAGATGTATGGTAACTATTAACGAAGCAGATCAGGATCAGGTTCTTGGTAGCTTAGCTGCTAAGCTGTATGACAATATCGTTAATAAAGCCACGGATATTGATTTTGGTCAGATTCCGTTATCTAAAGGGGACATTACAAAGATTCCAAATTACTTTGAGTTATGTGACTGCTTAACAACAGTTCGTGACATGATGGTAGCGAAACATCAGACAACCAATTCCACTGATACTATCTTCGGTGCTATTGAGAATCTGAAAAAGACAAAAAATATTTGGCAGAAGGGATATGCTCTTGAGTGCGAGATGGCTGTAGTATTCTACAACACTATCGCATTATCGATTGTATCATCTACTTCTATCCTGTTATCCGCTTGTGTTGAATTCATTAAGAATCCAGAAAGCGGTGTAATTGATATTGAACTTGCCAAGATTGCTAAGAATAAATCAAAAGATGGAATTCTGTTTAAAAATCTCGAGAAGTTTAATAAGGCTTGTAAGAAAGGTGAGATCGAAAAGACATTTGATAATGTCTTGAAAGCTCAACGCACTGTAAGAGAAGCCGTAGAGAACAATAGTTCTCTAGAAGCAGTACATGAAGATGTATTTGCTATCTTATTTGGTGCTGGAATGGTAGTAGGATTACTGTCTTGCGTTATTCCTATTCTGCACCAGTTAACTACTATGCTGTATAATCTTCGTCAGGATGCATCTGATTACTTTGCTGCCGAGTCTGATATTATCAAACTCAATGCGGAAAAAGTAAATTATAACAGATCTAAAACACCTGAGCAGAAAAAGAAGATTATTGCTAAACAGATGAAAATTGCTGATCGTTTTAAGAAGTGGTCTAATAAGCTTATGATCAAAGCATCTAAAGCTGAGACTGACTCAGAAAGACAGATTAAGCAGGATAATGCTGATAAAAGAAAAATTAACGACGTAGTGGATACTATGCCGGACTCAGCATCTATATTTTAACATATCCATAATCACATGATTAAACAATTAAGTAATCATATCAATAAAGGAGGACAATAATATGTCAATGGTTGATGACGTTTTAGGAATGGGCCGTACTTCTTCTATTTTTGAAGGAGCTATCGAACCAGAATTAGAAGAAATTACAATGGAATCTGCAACAGACATCCCGTCTTATATGGATCCTATGGAATTTATGACACAGGTTGCTTGTGAGCAGGAGCTGAATATGCAGCGTCTGGATATGGCAATTTTGGCTGAGGAATATGTATATCTTCGCGAAAATGGAGTCGAAATGGTAGAAGAATCTGCAGTAGATACAGCACTTGGCCTTGTCAAAAAATGCCAGGAGGGTATTATGCGTGTCTGGGAAAAGATTCAGAGCTTTTTCAAAATGGTGCAAACTAAACTTCGCGAAGCCGATAAGAGAGATGAGCTTTTCGTCAAGGTATACAAAGAAAAGGCAATTGCCGGTGGAACAGTTAAAGTTAAAGTAAACAGCATTATTAGCAGCAGTGACCTCAACACAATCAATGCTAATGCTAAAAGTTTCTACCAAAAGACAATCAAAGCAGCTAATGACATCTATGTGGGTGCTAGAACTAATACTAGCGAATCAAAAGATCTGGTGGCTGAAGCATTACGTACAATTTTTGGAGATAAAGTTACGGATCAGAATAGTACAGCTAAAGCCATCTTAAAACAGATGGTTAAAGATGCAAAAGACACCAAAGGAAAGGACTCTACAGTTGACGTTGAACTGAATCCGGACACTGCGTGCAAGGAGTTTTTAACTGCTAAAGATCTTAAGATTGATCTTAAGAATTCTTATAATCACAGTAAAAAGATCATCAATACTCTTCTCAAATCTGCTAAGGGAATTGAAGGTACACTGAAGAAGAAGAAAGTGTTACCTACCGATGAATCTAAAAAAGTTCATCAGTCTGTTAAAGCTATTTCCGCAGTTCAGAAAATTCTTGTGCAGACAAATAAAACTGAAGTTAAATTGTTCAACATGAGAAAAGCAATGCTTAAGAAAATCATCTTAGCTAGTGCTGCTCAGGGAAGCAAGAAGATCGGTAAGGGTGCAGCTGTGTCTAAAGATATCAGCGACAAAACTGAGAAGTATGGCGGAGCAGCTAATATTCAGTTAAACTCTGCATCACTGATCGAATCAGTTCAGTTTGGTGAAGAATGGTAAGATAATTTCGGCTTGACCGGTTATTAGGGGATAGGTGGAGCCCACCTATCCCTTTATTTTATTACAAAGAGGAGGATATTATGAGCGATTTATTTAATTTGACTCGCATACTTTCAGAAAATAGTTATCCTCAATTAGTTCAGTCTGTAGAGAATAGAACTTATCTCTCTAACGGAATTGATCTTCTGAGAGAAACAAATGAAAATATCTTAGAAGCTACTCGGGATCTCTATATTGCTCTGGCTGAAGCTGAAACTAAATCTGCAGAGAATGTGAATTTTGCCGATTTCTTCAAAAGATACAAAGATGTCATTGACAAATACATCCTTAAAGCAAGAGAACTGCAATCTCAATTTGAGATTAATGTAGAAACTTTTGCCGATGCAAATAGTGATATTATCGATGTCAATGATGGATCAGATATTATGGCTACGCCGAAGTATGTTGGTGTAGAATATGATAATCTGTTAGATCCGGATGTACCGGACATTGAACCAAGAAAAGCATTCAAAAAAGAATTTGCTTTTATCGGGAAACTTTTACAAGACTTAGGACCAATTGCTTCAGAGGAAGCAAAGGCTCAAGTTATTGCTACAGTATGTAACAACCTTTCATCTGAAATTTCTGATGGTTGGCTTGATAAAGTTATTGAGCATATCACAGACGAGGATGATTGCGATAAAGATGGATTTGCACGAGCTATGTATAAGAAGTTCGTTAAAGACCCTCATAAAGAAATGACAGTAGATATCGGACTGGTAAAACAGTGTAAGTTATCTATCATGAACAATACAAGCTATATTGCTTCTGTAGATAAATCAGTTACATCATTCTGCGATGGGTTATTTAGAGTGGCAGATGAAATTGGATCCATGTTCTTTAGAAATAGAGATCATAAACTTCCGATTGAAACAGATGCAGAGGGAGTAGAAGACAAAACATATCGCTTGAATGATTATTCTTTCAATCAGATGAATATGTTTATCTCTACAAAGATTACTCAGATTACCGAATTATGTAATCTGTATATCATTGCTCTTACAATCAAGATGGATTGTATTATGAAATACCTTCAGCAGTGCAAAGATATCATCAGCACAGCAACAGATGGTATTGATAATACTCCAAATGATGACACAGATCCTGGTGATGCAGAGCAGGAATTAGACGATGAAGAACTCGATGATGATTCTTCTGATGATCCTGAACCGGATACGGATGATGGTGAAGAAGATCCAGAGGAAATCGATATCAAACTTCAAGCTCAATCTGAAGACGATGATGATGAGAACGATTCTGATCCAGAAGATGGATTCAATACAGATGAATCTGGGGTAGAACCACTTCATGATAATTCTGAGGATGATTTTGAAGAAGCTTGTTATCTATTCGAAGCAGATGCATTCCAGGCTGAGAGACTCATCACGGAAATGATGTTTAGAGAATCTATGATTAATTACTTATCGGAAGATGCTACTGGAACGGATAAACCAGGCATCAGACCAGGAGAAACAGCAAGTGCTATTATCCAGAAGCTGATGGCTCGGTTCCAGAATCTTGTAGTTAAATTCATCACCAAATTCTCTGGATATGATAAGCAGGCTGCTTATATTAAAAAGAACAGAGGAAAGATCACGAGAGCTAAGATTCCAGAAAACTGGACTATCCAGAAAATGAATATGACAGAACTTGAAAAGTTTGTAGTTCCAAATCTGGTAGAAGAAGATCTTGGTTTACTTGGAAACAAAGATAAGTATCTGACTGCTAAATATGGAGAAAAAAGTGGAACAGCATGTAAGATTTTGAGCGATGAATTAGAAGGATCATCTGTCAAAGATCGTATCATGAAACTTTGCTTAGATGAGACGGAAACTCCATATAACGAGCATGAACGTGATGAGAGTATGAATTTTGTTACGCAGGGGTATCAGAAATGTATCTCTAATATCAAGAACGCTCAATCCAGACTTAAATCTGCTCAGTCCAATGCAAAGACATTTGCAAAAGAATCTGCAGTGATGTATCTGGAAGCTACAATGATGGCGTATTTTGGTGAAAGTGATGAGAATCAAAATACAGACGGAGACGGAAAGACTAACGGTAATACACCAAACCCTGCGGCTCAGAATGATGGTAAAGCGCCGCAAGAGCATAAAGATAACGTTGAAGTTCCAAAAGATCAGGAGAATAATGGAAATATTAAACGTTCAAATGCAGCTCGTTTATACTTTGCAATTAATACAGGTGTAATTGTAGCTGTAATGAATACGTACAATAAAGCCATGAAGAAGCATCTTAAGTTTGTTAAGACTCTTGCTAAAATTGGCGGAGTTGTAGGTATCCCAAGTGATAATGCTACTGATGAAAATCAGGAGCAGAACACAAACAATAATCAGAAATAGGAGGTAAATTAGTATGTATGATATGTTTGATGATGAACTGTTATTTGAAGAAGCATTAGATGATGTTGAAACAACAGAACAGGTTGAACTGGAAGCAGCACTGGAACTCGTTGATATTCAGCTTGAAGCAGAAGTTGAAGAGTGCGGTGGCAGCTGTAAAGGCAAAAAGGGATGCAAAGAATCAGACGACGATCTGGATGATGACGTAGATGATGTAGAGGAAGCTCTGGATCTTCTTGAAGCCGAATTGTAAAATGTGAGGAGTAGCATAATGCTACTCCTCACTTACTTTTCGTAAACCGAACATGACACTACTAATATAATTATCATCTTGTCTTAATAAAACTTCTTTTTTAAAAGATAAAATATACTTACCGTCATATTGTCTATTTGCTTCATAGTTTCTGATCTGATATTGTTTATTTGGTGTAAGTATAGTTCCATCTATTTCTGTTTTAGATATAGTCATAGCTACAGATATGGATTCGATTTGATTCTTAGTATTTAAGATTTTATCAAAGTTATTTGTAGCTACCCTCTCTAAGATGTACTTTTTGGACGTTTCAGGAGTATCCGGAATGTTTAATTCAGCTTCTGAAACATTTCCCAATGTGTCTATACCTATAATTGAATTAAATTCGTGATTTACCAGTTTATTCACTTTTATAGAAGTATCATTAGCACTCACGTTGATAATATAAGCATGGTTCTCGCTATCCAATTCCATAGAATTTACTTTACCCATGTCATCTAATGGATCTCTGATACTAATGATTATAGAATCATATTTGTTTGTATCATCACTAACAGGATTTCCCTTTGCAGATAATAAATAAGTTCTATTAAAGTCTCTAAAAAACCTATACCCAGATTTATAAAAACAATAGTTACTATTTATATACGATAAGAGTTTAGTTATACTTGTAATAGGTGGTATAATAAACTGATCTATCTTATCATTATTATCAAAAGGTTCAATACACATTTTCATGTGGTGTGTATATCTATGCACAATAGATATCAAATCTGTATCCTTTACAATATCATTGAAAAGTTTCTTATTATCATTAATGAGATCCACACTCATTAATCCAATATTCCCTTCAAGATAATTGTCATTTAGATCTGTAGTTTGTCCAGCAGATACCAATTGTTCGTATGATTTATTATAGTTTGGATCACTAGACATATTATAGATGAATCTACCTTCTATGTAAGGCTCATTAAAACTAACTGTACTATTTTCATTGGTTTTAAAGATTCTCATGGAAAGTAATGCAGTATTGCTATTTTGTACAAGTCTGTCATACATATCTGTATCTAGTCTAACTCCGAGATATATTGTAGGCATTGTATTTTTATCATAATCATATGATGGCATGATAGTACGTATGGAATTAGATGAAATCTCATAGTTCTTATCACCGATCATAAGATTTAGTTCTATTTGATATTTATACGACGTAACAATAGAAGCCATAATATATAACCTCCTACAAAAAAAAATAAAAGTCCACTAAGGGAATCAACCCTTAGTGGAATGTTTTGGTCTTATAATATATCCAAATCCAATGGATACTTTTTAAAGTACTGATTATTGATATCTTTAATACCTGCCGGATCATAGAGATTTACTATTCCATTGTACAGTTTAGCTTCAGGTGTATTCTTATACCCTTCCAACTGAATATAGCAAGCATCACATGCTTTAAATCTGTTTATCAATTCGTATGGGTTTTTTATCCCTCCAGCTGATTGGGTGAATTGATCCAATACAAAATCTATATCATATGGATATCCTGTAGCTGACAATGCATTTAATTTCTTTAAAGCTGTAGGTATAGTATATAATGTATGGATACCCCTAGATGGTACTCTAGTCATAGCCATAAATAATGATATCATTTCAGGATTAATTATACGTGCAACTGGCTGATCACATTTTTTGCTCAGCTCAAATGCATATGATTCTATCACACTTTCTCTAGTAACCATGTAACTTGTATCCAATCCATTTGACTTTCTAGGTCTTAATACGTATGATAAGTATTGAGACCCACAGATTTGAAATGCAAATGGATCTTTTGTAATACAGATTAATGGATTCTTAATAGGTTCTTTATCATATATCTGCAGTACTTTAGTTGCAAACTCACAGTTGCACATTTCTACCTGCACATTAGGAATATTCTTACAGATTAGATCCATTAAAGATAAATTATTTGTATATAGCTGCCGTGTAGATATATCAAGTGAATCTGCTACTGGTATGAATTTGCTATAGAATAGCTTCTGTGTTTGCCCACTCATAGATGCAACTATCCATACTCTAGTATCACATTGATATCTACTTGCGAAGAACTGTCGATAGTGTCCAACCATATTGATGATGCCTGAAGCTACCACAAGTCCATCGTTTACGATGCCTTTACTTTGAGATAAGAACCCGTTTAGTTTTCTCATAATATCAGCCATATCAATAAAAAGATCTACTGTGTTTGCATTGGATCCTTTGAAGTTATTATTTATCAATAATGCTAATTGTTCATATCTCACATAATATCCTCTGATACAGCCTAAAACCCACTCGTGTGGATCTGCTGATGCATAATTGTAGCTCATTAAATCACCTCATCTAGATCAGTAAACTCAGACATACCATAATCGTCATCTACCGGATATTTTTCCAAATGAGCTTTGATATCATCATCTGACATGTCTTGAATTTCCTGAATCATGATACTTACCAGCTCAGGCCTTTGCTGGAAGATAGCGTTGGCAATATCTTTATCTTTACCATATCCTTCCCATACTAAAGCCACTGCAAGTTCCCCAGCTCCTTCGTCTGACATGGTACATCCTTTAGACATACGTTCTCCTTCTTCTGTAGCATAGTACTTTCTCACATCTGGTTTGAAAGTTCCATTATCACCCCAGCTGATTTTTCTGAAAGCAGTATAAGTGTTTCCATGTTCTTCGATAATATGATCGAAGTCTGGTGAAATTTCATAAGTAAAAGGTTTAGTCATAGCCATAATATAAATACCTCCTAAAAAATAATACCAGGATAGATGGTTACCCACCTATCCTGATTTGGTTTATACGCTAACCGGATTACACTTCCATGTTGATGTTTAATCCACCACCTACATTGAAGCCACCCAGCTCGTTACACTTATCCTGGAAATTCTTCTGATCAATTCTGTTAACCATGAACAGCCATCTCTGATCTGCTGTCTGTGGTGTTCCATAGATAGCATTCTGGTTAATAGTTGACTGGATAGGTTTGATCGGAACCGTGTTATAATATTTCTTGCTCTCATCTTTTCTGCTGTAGATAAGATCAAGAAGGCTGTTGATATCAATGCAGCGTACTACATTGTATACCGTGATCTGTGTACTTGGTGTCATGTATGGAGTTGCATTTGAATCTGTATGAGATTCTACAACGATATTGTTTGCTGTGAAAGCTGCTGGTGTCGGGTTTGGTCCCATCTTAACTGCTAATTCTTTCCAGAGCAGAGATCCAAGAATGTCAATACCTTCCTGCGTAATCTGACAGCTCTTGTTTGTCTGCAGCTGTGCATTGTATCCAAGAGTTGCCTGGACATAATTCATAACCTTTCCACCATCTGCCGGCTTCGCATACTCATCTCTGATATTCTGTGTAATTGATTTGAATGCAATGATCTTATCACTTGAATCATGTGTACCCATAGTGAAATACAGTTCAACCTGAACCGGATGAGCCTGAGATAACGGATTCATTGCTTCCGCTGGATTTGCATTGATGTCTACGTATACGCGGCAACCAATGTAATCTGCGAATACTTCTTTGAATAATCCATTGATGATCTTACAGAGATCTGAACTTGTCTTGAGTGATCCGTCGTTCGTTACCTGGAAATCAGGATGCTGATCGAGTGTAAGTGTTACTTTTTCTCTTTTCTGTTTGTTTTCATTTGCCATAATTATGGTCCTCCTTAATATAGATTGATAATATTATCCTATAATAGTACTGTTGATACAACAGTAGTAATTTATAGCACTTTTATAATATACAATTATTATTTATATTTCCCCTTCTTAAATTGGAGATGCTGATAAGCTAACTGAGTACTTTCAGATGCAAGTAGCGAGTTAAGTTTTTCAACATTCTCTTCACTTTCATCTTCAAGAGAAACATGATATTTTCCTGATGTTGTATATGCAACTACATAGATTGTATTATTACAATCGGCTACAAGAGTATAGTTGCGTTGAATTTTAGTTAGATCGATATCCCTGTCATACTTAAGTACTAAAGATTTATACATCTGAACTGCCAGAATCTTAGATAATGTATCCATAGCTTCTTGAGATAATACTCCTGACTCGAAATGCTTTGGCTCAAAGTCTGTCGGAATAATTCCAAAAGCTGTGCAGATATCATATTCAAAATTGTTCAGTGAGAGAAGAGTATCAAGAGTTTTACAATATCCGTCAACCTCTTCTCTTTGCTTGTAAGTATTAGCAATAAATTTATTGTTATTTGCCAGATACATACAGTGTGTGTTAAAGAGATCTAACAAAGTCTCATCGTATTTCTTTCTGTACTTAAGTATTGGAATGATATCTTTGATAAGATCTCCAATGTAGTATTCAATAACTTCGCTTTCAATAAGATTATCGCAAGCAAAGAAATTAGCAAAGTCAATGTCTGCAGGGCATGATGCCTCAGATACTGATAGTCCAACACAATCAGTATCAGCATTAAGTTGTTTTGCGAACAAGTCATTTGCACATTGTCTGCAAATTGCGAATGGAAGTTTTTCTCCAGCATCAATACCTCTCTGGGTTGATACTGTTACCATTACATCTTCAAGTTTACCAACTTTAACAATAGAGAATGTCAGATACCCATCCGGTGTAAGATGAGTATAATTCTCCTCTATATCTTTGATATTCTCTTTCGATTTGGTTCCAGCCTTAGGGCCTTTTACATAAACCGCACTGCAGATATCTTCATTCTGCATACGTACAATTCTCAATTCTTCAAGTTCATCGTTCTCTATGAAACGAAAATACTTACTATTCTTATACATCCATTTCACATTCCTTTCATTTGTTTAATTTTAGGTTAAACCTGTTTTAGTTTACAAGTTAGAGGTAGAGATTGCTCTCTACCTCTTCTTTATTATAATATATTATTTCGTTGTGCATTGCTTATAGAAATCTGAGAATGTCAGGCACTGAATCAGCCCGAGTCGTACATATCTATCGAGATAATTTACTACATCTTCGAATGAAGTTTTTGTAGCTGAAATCTCATCTCCATATTTAGTTACATCACTTGTATAAATACAGAGAGTTTGACCTGTTTCTATAATCTCATCAATCTTAGCTTTAATAGCTGTAGCACCATGGCCTTCAGCATTGCTAAGAAGATGCATAGGGATAACAAAATCTTTATCTGAGAAGAATGAGCAATATGCATCTGCATCTGCTTTAGCGATCTTGAATCCTAATTCTCTAAGGATAGGTTCGGAGATTGCACGAAGATTTCCAAATGGAGCTGCATAAGATATAACGTCTTCAGTGAAGTTATTATAAATCCATTGAACTGTATCTTTAACTGCAGTATATTGTTCTCTAGGATTATCATCTTCGATCATGATCTCTTTATTAGGATTACATCCATAGTTTGCCAATTCCCATCCCTTCGTATAATGAAGCATACAAACTTTGTCGATAAAATCTTTTGTTAATGTCTGCTTATCATTTACAAAGATTGTAGCCGGAATATTCTTTCCATATAAGAATGGATACTGGTAGTTAAACACATCATCGTAGAAACCATCAAATGCAAACAGCACAGTTGGTTTCATTCTTTGATCGATAATGATAGAGTTTATCCATAAGCATTTACCGTTAGTAAACTCGCTTGTATAAACTCTGAAGTTAACTTGTTTAATATCAGCCCAGTTAGGAGTTCCATGCTTATAGAAATCTTTAAGCTTAACTTTGATAGTGTTCCAGCCCTGAACAAAAGAATTCTTTCCAATATTAAAAAAGAAATAGTTTATAGCAGGATTAGCCACCGCATTATCAGATGACAGCATGATCTTCAGTCCATCATCTTCACTAAATCTTTCAGATACATCTTTATCGATATACATCTGAACGCTCAGGGTATCGCAGTCTTCTAAATTCTGCACCTCTGGCAATTGTAATGTAAATCGTGGTTGATCATCTTCATTGTATGTACCGATATTGATTTTAACACTAGGCTGTCCATTACGTGTCTTTGTACTATCAGAACCGATAGTGCAGATAGTATCAGGAGCATTATTTACCGTGTGCTTGTTGAGATAAATATAAGTACCTTTATCTTCAATAAGACCGCAGTAATCTTCCGGATTTACAGTAACAGCTTTGATAGCTTCCAGTTCTTCTTTAATTTTATTTCCATCATACGATGTATCAACCGCCGTTACAGTCAATGTGCTTGCACTACGAGATACGATACATCTATATCCTGTAAAGGTTTTATTGTATACTGTATTTGCTTTAATAGTTTCTTTCAGATAAGAATATGGATAGTATCTCTCCAGATTTCCATCTTCAGAGAACATGATATTCTTCATTGTAAGAGTCATTCCATCTACAATTGTATTGTAGTTTGGAATGATTTTAAATGCAGTAATACTCTTAGTAGCTACGATTTTTGTAACCTCAGTGTACTTGAAATCTGATGTGATGGTTGTTACACTTCCATCGCTATTAGCTACCTTTAGAGAACTTCCTTCAGAAACGAAGTTACTACTTGAATCGAAATTGCAATACAGATAGTATGTTCCAGCAGGAAGAGTCCTTCCTAAATTAATACTGAAAGTATTCTGCGCTTTGGTGAATTTGATCTTCAGCCCATTGAGATTTGGAAGTTTTTCGATAGCAGATGTTCCGGTAATTGCATCTAAAGAAAAAGCATTTGCTCCTACAACTGTAACAGTTGTATCTTTGTCATACGAACCAGCTTTGATTGTAAGGTCAGCCTTATCAAGCTCAGTGCAATCTACAATCATTCCAGTATTTTCAATAGTAGGAAAAGCTACATATTTATTTTTAAGAGACTTCATATCACCATCGAGTCTCTCTGACAATGTACTATAGCTTCCTCTAGCTGCAACTAACTCCGAATCTTTTCCAGATCCTGTAGATCCGACTATATTTGCAACTTGCTGTTTGAGACTTTCAAAATCAGATTTACTTGGCATATTATCCATATTAATTGCCATAGAATTAATCAATTGATTAACTTTGGCTGATGAATAAAATTTATAGTCACTAGGACTAATATTATCGCCATTAAGAGCACGCTTGAATTCTTTGACTGTTGTTTGTTTTGTATCTATGTCGTCTTCTACAATCATCAAATTGTCATCTTCTATTTCCGTTTTAAATAACAATTCAGCTATTTTGATTTTACTCATAATAGATCTCCTTTCCATGTTCTAGATAATTAATATGATGTTTTAGGTACCCTGAGAAGACAAAAAAATAAAGAGGTTCAATTAAGAACCTCCTTATTTTTTATTTTATTTTCCTGTAGCACCAACGCCAGACTTCTCAACCATCGTTGAAAATGGTTTGACACCTTCAGATCCTTTCATTAAATCTTCTGGTGCTGATGTTGATGATCCTTTCTTTTTACGAGAACCACCTCTATTGCTCTTAGTGGTTACAGGAGCGTTGCTCTGATCAGACTCCGGAGAGCCATCGTTGCAGTTATCCTCTCCATCTTCTTCGCACTCATCTTCCTCGTCATCACTATAATGATGCATGAAAGCTCGTAATGCAGAAGCTTCATTAAACTTTTTGAGTGCTTCGGCCTTATCAAGTTTTTTTGTGATCTCTTGATGATTTGTGTTTTCAGGAAGTTTTCCTGTTTTTTCATACTCAAGATACTCATCGCGCATTTTGATAGCTCGATCTACCATTTCTTCTGAGATACCACACACATCACCAATATCCTTATTGTTCATTCCTTTTTCTTTCAGCTTAAGGATTGTACCGATATGTTTTATAGCTACATGGGCATCCAACCCATAACCGAGGTCAAACTTACATACACGAAGTAACTCTTGATCATCATTACTCATAGACATATAGTCGTAGACCTGTGCCATGGTCTCATCATCGGCCGGAGTAGCTAATGCTAATTCAATACTTGCTCCTATTTCTCTAAATAAATCAAACAGTCCCATCTTTTTGTCTCCAATCTCCACATTATTGGCGTAGGTCACCTTATAAAAATATGTTTTGCCACTCATTTAGTTTCTTATTATTTTTTGAATCTTTTATTTATGATGATTGCTTATGTTTCCTGAATCATTGATATAAGATTAAGTTGAGTGGCAATATTGGTTAATACTTACTCTTATATCACTATTATAATATACAATTGAAATATTAGACTTTTACATTTCTAAATTAAAAACTCCTTCTAAAAGTGTTTTATCTTTATATGGTAATTTGTCTTGTAATGTCTTTGGAATATACAAAATATTGTTAGGAACTAAGTTCTCGATATCTGTACTTGATTGAAGATGAACACGACAGTCTTGCCCATCAATACTCAACTTATCTCCAATATATTCGTATAAATAAGATATAATAGTGTCCAGAGAAAACATTGCTGGTGATGTAATCCTATTTGGTACATTACAGAAAAAATCACCTTTTACTAATGGATCTAATTTGTATTGCAATCCTACCCCTAGTGCACCGACATGAAATTCATCTATTTGTATAAATTCATCTACAATACTACCTATAAATGATTTGTCAAATGTTATAGATAATTTTGTGGATTTTTCTTCACGTCTAGTGGTTAATACAAATTTATTAAGTTCATTTAAAATACTTTCATATAATCTGTCTACTACATAGTTTCGTATACGTTTATTTTCAAGAAAGTATTTTACGTGACAAGAGAGCATTGGTTTATCATAATCCGTATCTGTGCTAACTCTAACTATTATTCTAAATTCTTCCATATTATTTATCCTCCTAAACAAGTGTAAGTTTAATATCATTAATTTTAGTTGCTGTTAATTTTAGACACTTCGTACTTTTAAATTTTATTCTACTCATTTTTTTACCCTCTAGCTCTAGTAGATTTTCTGGAAAATATTAAGATATAATCATCAAATGGTGAATTGATATTTTTCACCAAATCTGAGGATATCTGTGATGTATTTAATTTATAATCTACAATTATCCTGACACCTTTATTATCATTATCGTATTTCATGCATGGATATCCTGTAATACTTATATCGTATTTACGTCTCACTGCATCCATACTTTCTTCTCCAGTTATCTTCAAAACACCACCAGCAGTTTTCTTGTTTAAGTATACGCACTTAGTATCAGCCCTATCAGCATAGGGTGATAACTCTACCTTCATCATTATTTCGTTACTCATATCATTTCCTCCTGTATCATTCTAATAGTTAAAATAGATAACCTATGGCTATCTGTATAGCAATCTTCAGGTAGATCTTCAGCTATATTAGTTTTGGGTAATTTTAACTTGCTATATGTATCGTCCGAGGAAGCAACGCACATATCACACTCCACCCCATCCAAATGCTTATTTTCGTACTCAAATTTAAACTTTTCTTTCTTTAAATAGGTGTCAACGGATACGCGTATCCACTGAGCAAGATCCAAACAACCTTTCGGCAATATATCAATGCTAGAAGTACTACCAAAAGCTTCTACACATAGTGATGTGCAATACATATCGGGTATATTGCATCTAACTGCCCATAACATTTCATCTACAAGATGAGACACATCTGGTACATCAATTTTCATTAATGAGTTTATTGTATTGGAACTGTTTCTAATACTTATAGAAACAGCCCCCTGCATTTTGCTTACTATTTGATCTTTTATAACTTTAGATACATGGTCATAAATATCTTTATAGTTTAGCAAATCTATTATCGTAAGTGATAGTAGTGGTTTTTCTGGTGCGTATTTACCGCCATGCGTAGATATAGCTACGTTTGTTTTTATAATTTTTGTGGTTGTATACTCCATTTATTTTTCCTCCTTTATCCAAAAGCATAATTGAGGATTGCGGATTAAGTCCATTTTCCTCATAATATCAGTTGATACTTTTACTGTGCTTGAATTTGTAGTTTCGATATTGATTGAATCGTATTCAATCGGACCACCAATCAGTGGGAATGCAGTTATATAATCCGGTTTAAAATCTTCATCCAATATTGTTTTAGGAACTACAATTGTATTTTCTTTTAAACTTTCATCTTCTATAGCATCGCATATTTTTTCGCATGTACGATACTCACCATCCCCTACAACTTTGCTAAGAACTATTACATCGATATCCATATCCAATTGTAATACGTTGCACATATGTGTCGATACATATACCACATTCCCTTTAACTGGGATAATTTTTAAATCATTTGCATTTCTGTATATTGATAGTAATCTGCCTATTGCATTCGGAGTAAATACTTTTAACACATTTTCTGGTATCTTTATTTCATAAGCTTTTAACTCTACGTCTACCATTGATACTAATCTAGTTCGATAACAAATTTTTTTTCATTTTATTTTTCTCCTTTCAATAATTAAACCCGTTCATATTAACACTCTTTCAATTTACTATAATCAGGCATAGTTGCCCACTCTGGTTTTGATGATGGTAATTTATACGTATTTTGCAAATAGTATAAATAATTTTCAACAGCATCATCCCACATAGATGGTGTAAATATTTCTACCAGTTGATCTACCTCAGAGTCTGTTAATTTGCACTCTATTATATCTGTATCCCCAGCATATAGATATTTAGCTTCATATAAATATACTCTACAACTTTTAGTTGCACTTGCGCAGAAATCATTATATATGATCATATACGGATTCATGTATGGAGATGGAAATACCATAATCATCATATCACATTTAGGATCTCTGTAGATTATATACTGATCCCACTGCTCCTCGCATAAAAGTTTTGACAGGTGAAAATTATAAGTTTCACTGCCTCGATATATTATACAATCTCTCGGTTTAATGATATTCAAATAGTTTGGCATTATGAGTATAGGCTTATGCTCAGCTTCATAATTCCAACCACAATAATCAATATATTTGCTTCTAATATATTTCCAGTTATTCGTTCCTGGATATTTTTCTTTAGTAAGCAAGATCATTAAGTGAATCTTTTCTCCATCAGAAAGAATCCATTCTGGTAAATCTGCATCATCTACGCATACATATTCAGATCTATAACAGTGTATTCTGCAACATTTAGTTGCGCTATCTATTGTTTGACTATTATATACTATAAAATATGGGATAGCATATTTAGATTTAGATATCCATATAGACATAAATTCTGTTTTATCTATAAGCATAGGTTGTTTTGTTTCTAATAAATTAGCAGAAAGATGATAATTCTTTTTCATAATTATTTTCCTTTCAATTGCATATAGTCCGGGATTGGTAAGTCTATTGGTAGTATATATTTACTTTTAGTCTTACCATAGTCCGTAATAATATTATTGAATAACTCAATTAAAGCTTGCCATACAGTCTTATCTGTATTTCGATATTGTGAATTTAAAAGCTCTAATAGTATCTTTTTCTCTTTTCTAGTTAAAATAACTTGAGGTCCTTTTTTATTGTGCACTACATATTCAGGAACTCTGAAAGATATTCTAGCCACATTGGAAGAAAAATCAGTTCCACGTATACATTTAAAATATGCACAATTATCTCCGTAGTCTCTGCCTTTATCCAAAGTTACCCCTACGGATAATACATTATCTTTTGAAGTAGCAACTGCAGCTTCATTTAATAATAAACCGTTCTCTTCAATAATTACATCTGATAAACTCATACTTTTATTCTCCTTTGTTCATCTTAATAAAATTTTAGTTCTAGGGTAAATTAATACCCTAGAACAATTTAGTTTCATAATTATAATATATAATTGAAATTTCTTATATTTACAATCAGAATTTAGGTTGAGTAAGTTTAGACTCATCCACTGTAAGTACTTTTGTCATACTATATAGAGATTGTATAGCTTCATTAGAAGGAGTTCTAATATTGTTTCCGGAGAAGTTAATATACTGCGATTTGCTGTTTAAGAACTTATCCAATTCTTTATTAGACTCCTGAATCCATACACCTCTAATGGATGTTGTATCGCCATCTGGTAGTATGTAATCGCCTACACACCACTACCCGACTATATCATATATACTAAAAGTATATCCTCCCACTTCGAAATACTTATTAATACTATATGCGATGCTTAATAAGTTTCTACTCTACTTGATTGAATTATCGCCTCCTTTCTTTATGATAATCCTCTTTCGATAGTCTGTGAGCTTTATCCATATCTTTCGACTTAGGATCTTAGTTGCGGATTGCTCCTCTATATGCTTTTTACCATACCTACTATAGTTACTAGTAGCCACATATATATTTCTATATATGCTTGGTACATATAGAGTTATTGAGATTTCCCCGCAGTTCAAGAGGTTTTTGTTTTAGAGTTCTTTATTGGCTACTCTTGGCAGACTACAATGGAAGTCTTCTATAGTCTGCACCCATTCCACCTATAACAAGATTACTGATATTTAATGTATCTATAAATCTATTTGATGTATTTGATCCCACATCATCTTCTCGTATCCTAGGATACCATCTATAAAAAGTTCCATTCACATAAATAGGTTCTGTTTCTTTTATAGTAGATATTCTAGGTTTAGATACAAGCTGATTGTATGCTGAGTCACGCTGTCTTCACGTAGGTCGCTAATCTACGCAGTTCTCCTATGAACTTCTTTAGCTTTCGCTAAATGTCGAGACTATATCATAATCTTTAATACTAAAGATCCCTTCCATTTTGAACTCGCTTGAGCCCTACTCCTTTCGGATAGTCGTTGAACTTTATCATCTCCTTTCTATAATGATCTTAGCTGCTGATCATCTATTATACAGCTTTTAGGTTTACTATTACCATGAGCCATCCTAAGGATTTTTTCTGTCTTTCGACAACCATCACGCTCATCTTTACAGATCACGTTGTGGTTCCTTAGGCTTTAAGATTTCCCAGCAATTAGAAAAGTTTTCTTATACAATTACTTGCATAAGCCACTGTTAGTCAATGGGATATCTGGTAATCAAGACATGTTTATCTTGAGTTGCTTCTACGGTTGCCATGAATAATACATCGCACCATGTAAGTCTTCTATTAATTAATGAAGATTCTCCTTTGGTATCTCCAGCCGCAACTTGCTGTGCTGTAAGATGCCTTCCTTTGAACCTTGCTGCTACCTGAAGAGTCTGTCCATTTTCTAGTGTAGCTGGTATCATAACAGGTTCAAATCTTCCGGAGAAACTATATACAAATTTCTTTATCTGTTGCTCTATCATCTGATCAGAGAACAACATTTCTGGTTCTTTTACTGTAGCTAATACAGGTTTACCATTCCTAATAACTTCGATTGTATTTCCTCCGCCAAATTCATTTTCAAAGAATCGTTTGACGGCAAAAACTACAAATGGTTTGAAGTTTACTACAGCTGATGCTAATGGTAATGCGCAATGCTGTGCATCAACCATCATATCTTCTAGACGTTCTACTTTAAGCTCAGGGGCACTAAGAACCAATCTAGTACCATAATCCGCAGTTTTTGCTAAAGCTGTTCCTGCGATTAATCCGAGCTTCCCAGATAGCCCAACGCCATCTTCTGGGACATCAGAAGTTCCAGTTAAACATTTATAAATGCTTAATAAAGTTTCTTGCACTCTTCCTTTAGTAGCATCTCCGAGAGAGAAACCGATATCTTGAGTTTCTTTAAGAGATTTGCATGACATTAAAAGAGAAGCATAATATTTATTCAACTGCCCTACTTCTACTCTACCTTTACCAGATAAAACGTCACGGTAATATGGTGGTTGGACAATCATCTTTTTAATAAAGATCTTATTCTTATTCTTCATGATGAACGCAATATTATTCTTACGATCATATGAATCAGTTTGTTTGATTTTGATCTTATCGATATTCTTTACCAGGAAATTGATTCCTGTTTCACCATTAGGATCTTCTTTAATATATCCATTAGAATCTAGGCTATAAGCTTTCAATCCATGGATAATATTTTTGATAGATCCATCCATCCTGCCCCACAGTTTATATACTAATGGATGCATGAAAGTACCTTGAAGATCTATATAACCATAAATGTTGGCACGTTCTTCTTTGGTAATTCCAAACAGCTCATTAGATAATAATCCATCTGGAGTTGGTATTCCATCTCTAATGAAGAATACTGGATTGGTAACTTCCGGACAGTCATTCTTTTTCACAAAATCATCGATATCTAAGATATCTACTTTGAGATGTTTATTTTCATCAAATGGTGGTTTATCAGCTTCAAGTGTAGGGAGTTTATGCGAATATCTATACTTATCCAAAATACCCACACTTTCATATATAAAGTCCATATTATTCCTCCTTTCATGATTAATAGAATGTGGCAATCATAAAAAATAGAGAGTGGACGAATCCACTCTCTTTCTATTTTAATACAATATGAACAATTGAATCGTTTTCATCTAACTCGCATGATATTCTGTAATGAATATCAAATATTTTCATACTGAGCCCATTACAGCAAAGATGGAGCTTCTTAGCATCGTCATAATCATTGAAGATTAGATCGAAAGATGCTGCAGTTTCATCTTGGCCATATGTTTTAGCAATTTGAATATTCTCATACTCACTATTAACACCATTACAAAGTTCGAATAGAGCCATAAGTCTATCGAAAGCATCTATAATGTCATCACTAGAGAGATTTTGAATGTTATGCATAAATGTCTCTACATTCATTTTGTTACCTCCAAAACTTTATAGTTCATCCTGCACAGCATCTTCCACTTCTTGATTTTGTCTTCTTTGTCTAGCTTCTTCATCTTGTCGTTGCATATAAGCTATGCGGTTTAATGTAACCACATAGCTTATGTCCATATTTAAAAGATCTTGTAGTGATACTACTTTTCCTCTAAAATATGTAGATAGATAAACGAGGTTGTTTATTAAGCCCCAAGTAGTGCGAGCCGATGACGTAAAAAAACCAGGTCATAAGCAGAGTTGATATCTGATGGAATTTCTTTTCCACAGTGTTCGCATGTTACTGCCGGGAGCTGGTAACTCATATCTTCAGCTTCATTCATTGATGTAATTGTAGCTAAGATGATATTGTGCTGATCAGATGGTAAAGATCTAATGATCTTAGCATACTGAATAATCTTAGCTTTAACCTGCTTGATCTCGTTGTCATGGAACTCTTTGATAGCGATCGGTGACAGCTGAGGCCCATTTCCGAAGTCTCTGATGATATATAAATCATCAAGATAACCCATAAGACCGATAACGTCATTGTATTTCTGTCTGAATTCTGCATCCAGATTGTTTGGCATAATTACTGCGTCGTAAATTGACGGCTCAGAGAAATCAGCTACAAGCGTATCAGAAATCTGAACACGAGCTTTTGCCTTGATATTTCCCATATCCGGTTCGATTGGCATACTCATAATCTGATTGAATTTCTCTTTGACTTTTTCAGAATCGAATTTAACCATTTTCTCTACTGGGATATTTGTACTAACCATGAGCTCGTTACAGCTACCACAGCTATATGGTACATAGTTTGTATCTTTGAAACAAGCACCATAGATAGCAAACCAGATATGGTTTACGTCATAGTAGCTTGTACATTTTGTCCAAGTTCTGAAATCCTGGCCTTTACCTGCAGCAAGGTGATCCCACATATTTTTGAATACATCAACCGGATTACCATTCCTATCTGATGATAAGTTAGAAAGTTCATTCAGTTCCGTAGCACTGTATCCTTTCATGACAATCGGACGGTTGGAATGAAGCAATGGCCACTTGAAAGTTCTTGTGATGTTTCCACCGATATTTGTAATAGCATTATTTACCGAAATCGGTTTAGCTGCAATAGTCATAGCTGACAGATCATAATGTTTCGTAACCGGTTTGATCTTCTTAGCTAATTCAGCTTTAAGTTTCTCTTCAAAATCATCTACCGGTGCTTCATAGTCATCGTCCAGAGCGGCGAGATCTTTATCCTCCTGACTTTCATCATCGGATGTGGTTTTTCTTTCTGCAATATTAATCGTTCCATCAGTTGCAAATCCGGCTACTGGACGTTTTATATCTCCAGATTCAGTTGCTTCGCCGACAAACTTCGTTGAACTTGTTCCTGTCGGTTTTTGCTGATTAAGTAAATCTCCAGGATGTGGATCTAATTGCTTTTTTGCAAAAGTCATATATCTTACTTCAGGTTCCTTAGGTTCTGGCATATCATCTAATGGTGTATGAACACGGTCTGCTGATGCCTTACCTGCTTCTTTGATTGTTTCTGCGAATGATTTTGTTTCTTTTACAGGTTCTTCCTGAACCGGTTGCTGTATATCTTCCAAATCATAATCCTCCTCTAGTTCCCTCTCCAGCTCATCAAGTTCTGAAGATGTTTTTTCTTCTACAGGTGTAGTAGCCTGATCATCTGTAACCTGTGTCTCCGGAATTTCCTGCTCAGGTTTTTCTTCGAATTTCTGACCTTTACCATCCTGTAACCATTTCGTAAGTCCTTGCTGTCCTAAATGCTCTCTTAACTCTTCCTCTGTAACAACACCGCCGTTCATTTCAAGAAGATCATTGTATGCTGCTACTTCTGCATCCATTCTGTCGAACATTGCATCGCAAGCTTCTAATGCTTTATCTTTGTCTGATTTACTAAACTCTACCTTCTCAGGTTCAAATCCATTTGCGGTTGGATCAAATTCTTTTAACCCATCACCGAAATCTCTAAGATCCTGACCATCTATATTTTTCCCTTCATTTTTATCTGGTGTCGGTGGAGTAGCTCCACTTTTCAGCTGGGAAATATCGATAGTGTTACCCATAATTTTTCCTCCTTTTACTCAGCACCACGCAATTGTTTTAGCGTTACTGTATTATTATCTTTCTGTTCAGCAGTTACATATTTATACGTATTGTCGTCAACTGTGATATCTATAGTCAGTTCATGATCATCTACGCTGAACTTAAGATTTACTGTTTGATAAGGAAAAAGAAAACGTTCTAATTGATCAGCAACATTATTTTTTAATTCATTTAATTTATCAGGAAACATGTATCTATATTTTGATACCAACCCCACTCCCATCTCTGGTCTTAAAGGATCTGTTCCTGGTTCTAATAATAACAATCTTTCAATTAGCAACCCCACTGCTTTTTTACCTACATACTCTTCAGGTTGTTTAAAATCATCTGTTCCGATTACATATTCTTTTAGAATACTACTCATATATATTCACCTCCAAAAATTATTAATATGTGAAATTTGACAAAAAAGAAAAAGGGGTTCAATTTGAACCCCTCCATATTATTCGGTACACATATACACAATAGCATCATTATATGCATACTGAATAATTTTCTTTTCATCATAAGACCTCACGCTTGGTTTTGCCTCTTTCCAGTCGTCTAAGCCTACTTGGTATTTAATTCCTCGAAGTTGCTGCTTGTGTATATTCATAGAGTATACCTCTACTGAATTGAGTACAAGTTCAGCTTCATCATCCAACTTTGGAAATATAAATACTTGTGCAGGCCATATTATTTTACCTGCTACCATACGATTTGGCTGAGATACTGCAACTATACAATTCATTCCAAAATTTTTTTGTATAGTTGCTCTCAGTAAATGAAGTTTATGATTAACATTAGCATCGGTGATACTGATATCACCAAGATCTCGAGCTTTCATTACGATCACCGCCTATCCGTTTTTGATCACGTTATTAATTCTGGAACGTAACTCCAATTTTGTAGATAACGGAAAATCTACCATTCTATACAGATATTCTAATCCATACAGAACGTCTTTTTTTCCGATTTTCGAAACAGCATACATGTCAGCTTCAAATTCGTTTTTCCTTTCAATCGACCATGGCAAAAATCTTTTAAGTGTTGCTAATACCTGGTTCTGTGACATTGTTTCAAGATGTCCATTAACCAGATGACCAATCTCGTGAAGCTCCAGGAAGCCCCTAACATTATCGGGTGCTTCATCATGAACAGCATCGCACATGATCACTGCTCTGCCAGGACCTACAAATGCTACCCCGGCACCAATTGCAAATTTTGAGTGGAGCAATCTTGGCACTGTAGCAATCCCAATAGTTACATCTGGTCTATCGATTAACGGACCTACAATATTGTATGTGAACACCTCGTTCGGATTCACATCCTTCAACTGCTCTACGATCCACTTTCTATTGTATCTGTATTCTTTTCTTTTCATGCCATTTTCCTCCTTAGGCTATTTTTTCTTTTTGTACAAGTGTACGGAAGAATGACTTCCGTACACACATTGTTTCATATATCAGCATACTATTTAAAGTATACTTTTTATCAGATAACACTTCTCTATATTTATTGAGAAGTGGATCTGTAATTGCCTTCTCATTATACTTAGACAACAAATTATCTAAGTATGTAATATCCTCTCTCATCATCGCTTTATCAATATTTTTATCGAAAAGCAGAGCTGCCAATTCTCCAAGTACGTCGTATATCAGAACACAATCCTCATATGAGATACGTGTGTCTAACAATTCAGCTTTAGTATATGATGAAAGATTAATTTTCATTTTCTTCCTCCTCCTTTTCTTCTCCATCTTCTACCTCGGCCTGCCCTATGGTGCGCCACACCAATCTCATTAATGCGACTAACCACATGACGACAATATTTTTCTCGTCAATGTCAAGCCCTTCTGCCATCATATTGTTTCTCAGGCAGGCTAACATACATCCGATTACGTTGTAGTAATATGCAAGCTCGTCGGGTGTATCATCTATGTCTTCACAGAGAGTGTCCAACAGCATCATATGTTCTGCTAGTTCATCATCTGTGAAATTTTCTGCCATCAGAACCGTAGATATATCGTTCAATACATCGTATAGTTCTAATAGCTTTTTGGAGTATTTTGTTTCTAATATATCACTCCAAAGAATCTTTTGAAATAACCCTCCCTTCAAATTCCACGGATTAAGTTGGTTTAAAGTTACAACAATTTTGTCAAGCCCCTTGCGAGACTTGACTGGCAGGTTTCTTGTGTATTCCATATGATCACCTCCTTACCAGAACATCCTGCGTATCGCTGAGCAAGTTTCGCCAAACAGTGGTGCACCATTCAGCTTCTTCCACTCGTCTTTGGCAGTTTGCTCTGCTTCCTGCTTGTCAATGAGTAGCCGAATCATTCTGGTAAACATTTCCAGTCTGGATAAAAATCCAATCTGGACATGTGTTCCCACCCACGACATAGCGTTGATTGCCTCACTGAATCCCACACATTTTGCTGCGTAGTTATCAGCAGAGCGTTCACGCTTCCACTGGGATGATCCCGGCACCATTCGTCCCAAAGCCTGCAGCATTGCTACTTTTGGATCGGGACTTATGTGACCATACTCTATATGACCTAACTCATGCATTGCGAAGAACGCTTTTGCATATTCAGGTGCGGCCTCATATATTTCGTCAGTCATGATCACTGGGCTACCATCTCTCAAAAAGGCGGCAGCTGCGACAATGGCACCATCTCCATGAAAAGCATTGCAATTTTTTGCAAGTTTCACAGATTTCCCATTCACCCACACATCAGACGCTGTGTATCCGAATGCTGTTGATGAGTTTCTTTTTCCTTCTTCTTTTAAATATTTTTTATCAAATTTATACATAACATTTTCTCCATTTCTACCCGCAACTAACACGGCGGGCCAGCGATATAATATTAAAAGTTGTACTGAAGGGACTGCAAATACATCCCCTGTTCAAACGGTGTCTCTGCATCCATGTATGCTCTGAGTCTACTAATACCCCAAAGCGTTTTGGACGGCTTTGTTTCCGTGTTGACTATTGAACGTTTTAATATCCAATAGAGCTGCTCACCCCATTCAGGATCGATACAACTGATGACATCTTCCATCTCGACACGGCAGAAGAATAAATACTCCAACAACGCATCGTGATTTTCCTCACAGAGGCGAAGGCCGTCTTCGAAGTTGTCCAACCACTTCTCGAAAATATCATCCTCGAAATGGTTTGGATCTTCCTTCCAGTTTTCAGGTGCTTTATAGCCGCCTTTAAAAATTTTTCTCAGTTCATTTTTCTTTGCTTCTATCATAATTTGTCTCCATTTCTGCCCGCATCTAACACGGCGGGCCAGCGTTAAATTTGTTATTTAGAATGATTCGTTAATGTATCTTCTATATACGCACTTTAATGTCGTTGGGGCATCAATCATTGCGCGGAGCTTCATAAATGCATGTGCAATTCGCACTTCTGATTTATCATCATGCATTAATGATCTTTCAATTATCTGGTAAAACATATCTCCATACCATTCTGGAGAATACATCATAATTGCAATGCATTCTTCTTTGCTGCTCATGATGAATTTATAAAAATCATCATTTGACTTGCAGATTTTTACTGACTCAATGTATCTTTCTGTCAGCACTTTTAAATCTTCAGATTTGAGTTCCATATCTTTATCAGGAACCTTTACACACTTTCTCATACTTTCGACTAAATCTTTAGCCTCTAAAAATTGTTCTCATAATTGTCTCCATTCTCCCACACTAGGCAGTGGGCATCCAAGCTTTTTATTAAAGTGATTATTTTATACCATTGAATCATTCCTCTTATCTGGATATTTAACGGAACGGATTCATAATACCAGGAAGATAGAAATATTCTATATGTAAAAAGATGAAAGAAGAGAAATAGAATTATTATCTATCTTCTTGGTATCACTATTATAATATATAATTGAAAAAACGGACTTTTACACATCTTAATAATTGTGATAGGAGGTATTACAAATGGCTGGAAAAAATGTAAAGAGATATAAATGTCCTTATTGTGAGAAGCGTGTAGAACGGAACCAATTACAATATCATATAGGAAAAGATCATCAAGATATGATACCACAAGGATACACGGCAGCGAGAGTGGCATTTAATTACTTAAATAAAAAGACTGAAGGACATTGTATTATCTGTGGTGGAGTTACAGCTTGGAATGAAGATAAAAAGAGATACGAAAGATTATGTGACAAACCTGCTTGCAAAAAGAAATATGTTAAGATGACAGAAGATCGTCTTAAAAAGGCTAGGGGAGTTACTAAGAAAGAGATGATGAGTGATCCTCAGCATCAAGATATGATGCTTAAGAACAGATCTATCTCTGGAATATATAAATTTGAAGATGGTGGAAAAGTTCCTTATGTAGGATCTTATGAAAAGAATTTCTTAGAGTTTATGGATCAATATCTCCATGTAAGTTCTATGGATATTCAAGCTCCTGGTCCTACTATAAAATATTACTTTGAAGGAAAGAAACACTTCTGGATTACAGACTTTTATTATACACCGTATAATCTTGTCTTTGATATTAAGGATGGCGGATCTAATCCTAATAAAAGACAGATGGATGAGTATCGAGCTAAGCAACGCAATAAAGAGGCTGCTATTATTGATCAAGGAGAGTATAACTATCTCAGACTTACAGATAATAAGTTTGATCAACTTATCGAAATCATGATTGATCTTAAAGATAGTATGACAGAATTAGACGGACCATACTATCAAAAAGTGTCAGGATATAAACCAGTTGTTAAAATTAATGAATCTGCAATAGAAGAGGGAACTTTGAATAGAACTTTTGGCTTACCGTATAAGATAAATAAACAAATGAAGAAAGATGGTATAAAGACAGGTTATGCAGAATTGATAAAGAATCATGGTAATCCTTCTGTAGATAAGGTTATCATGAAAGAAAAAGATATTTCTGATATATCTTATGTCAGAAGAGACAATAACTCTGCGATCACCCAGATTAGAACAATTGGAGATAGAATAGATAAATGCAAACAGTTGGGAGATTGTAAAGAAACCCATGGATACTATGAGAATATTAAGAAGAACTACATCGATAAAGGGCTTACTAAAAAAGATTGTGATCTTACTATAGCAAGTCTTAAGAAATCTAATGCAATGTATACTGAAAGAATTAAACAGTTACGTGTTGAGCAAAATAGATCCACCAATGAAGCGTTTTGTGTACAAGGGAAATATATATTGCTGGCGGAAGCTAAATCAACTCTTGATCGTAATTTTAAAAAGAAAGAAATCGATGCAGAGTTTAAATATATTAATATTTCCAATATGGGTAAGTATAAACCTCAGGTTGAAAAGCATTATGGAAAGTTTTTTGATTATACTGTAAAACATAGCACTGGGGAAATAGTTGTGGATGTAAAAAAAGATAAAGTTGCTGGCTATGTGTTTGTAAATAATACAGATCAAAAAGGATTTATTATGCCATTGGTAGTCGTAAAAGAGTATCGAGGTTGTGGATTAGGTTCAAAGCTATTTGAGGATGCTATAACTAAATATGGCGGGACAGATCTTTGCGTTGATAAAGATAACGAAATAGCTATAAAACTATATAAGGATCATGGTTTTGAAATTGCAGGTGATGGAGATACTAAAAATCGATATTATATGATCAAACACGGAGTTAAAATTACTAATGAAGTATTTTGTCAGAATGATCCGGAGATGGTAACTTATAAGGTCCTTACAGATCCAATTACATACAAGAATAGAGATATCACTAAACTGGCGGAATATGTACAATCATTATCTGAATCTACCAGAGAATATAACAAATCGTTCTTTGATACTGCTTTAGCACAAACTGAAGCATTTTATCATGAGTATTCTAACTTCATTAAGTCAGGAAAATGTTCTTATGATGTGCAATCTATTTGTGAATCATTTTCGCTTAAAGAAGTTACCCTTTCAGAGATCCAAGCAATCTATACTGAATTGAAAACATTGTTCAGTGAATGTACAACTCCAATAGTAGAAGAACAATTAAATAGTTTTGATTTAGATTATCTAAAAGAATATGTACTATAGGAGGAATATAATGGATAGAGAAAAATTTGTTGAAGAGTTACATAAGATGGATCCAGACTATAACCCAGGGTATGTGAAAAGACCTACAGAAATAGATGATGTAATGCAAGCTTGTATCGATCATGCTAAGAATAATTATATGAGAGATGATAACATGTACCAGTTTGCAGTAGTTATCGAGGAAATGGCAGAGCTCACCCAGGAACTTACAAAAATGCTGCGAGGACGAGATAATCGTACAGGTGTTGTAGAAGAATTGGCTGATGTTCAATTGTGTGTTTGGGTTACTATGAAAATGCTTGGAATTACCGATGAGGAGATAAATCAAGCTATTCAGGTAAAGAGTGACCGTCAGAGAAATAAAAAGTGTAAAAAGAAAAGCAATAATGTACCAAAAGAGTTAGCAGTATTATATACCGAAGAATTCAAAAATGGAGTTAAATATCTTAGTGATTTCGATAAGAAAGCTATACGTACAATACTTGATCGTGACGAGTGGTCTGTGCGTCAGCTTCCAGCTTTATCGTCAGATTCAGATTCTGATAAACTCGCATTTGCAGTTAATGTGCTTGGAGATAAAGGCAGAGGGATAAGATTCGATAGACTTAAATCTATGATTATCGAATCTAAATTCATAAACTTTAATCGATATACGTTTGAAGATAAAGACGAATGTGAACTGATTTTAACTGAATATAGAAAAATTATTGAAGATTGTATATTCGATATACCAGTATTACGCGCTGCTATAAAGCGAATGTTCTACTTATTAAATTTATAAAAAATAAAGAGGTGTGGTTAATTCCACACCTCTTTTCTATTCCAATCCTCTGTATTTCCTATTCAAAATAGGATTTATGATCTCCGGAATTACACTAGTTTCCGGCTTTTTATTGCAAATTTTCCTATTCATGAAAGGATTTTTAGGTTGTTCCGTGCCTGCATCTACACATTCAGTATCGTATAGCTCTGGCAATCTGGAAAGATATCTGCGCAATGAATAATTATAGTCGTTGAGCAGTTCATCGACAGACGAAAAGCCCATATAGTTAAGTACCTCCATGATATTTTTAACCACTTCCATATCACTGCTAAGTTCTTCTGCATTGTTTTCTTCTGTTCTCATAATTGTCTCCATTCTCCCACACTAGGCAGTGGGCAGCCAATACTTTTCATATGAATGATTTCTTCATAATCCTGAATCGTTTGCTAGTCCTGAGTACTTGTTTTACAAGACTAAACGGATCAAAGAAAATAAATGGTGATATAATAATACTTTATTACTATATCACTATTATAATATACAATTGAAAATATTGACTTTTACAAAAAAAAGAAAATAGAGTACGGAGAGGCATTAACCTCTCCGTACATATTATTTGTTTTTTAACTCTCCATCTCCAATACTGGTAGAATCTGCGGATACAGAGTCCCCTGTCATTATCACAGGTACTCCGTCTATAGTACCGGTACATAATTGCATTTCATTCTCGCTTATCGAATCCGACATTATAGGCAAACTCATAACTCTTTCGTTTTCTCTGTTACGTCTATTTTCTTCCAGGTCAATAGCTGACTCTACACCATATATACTGTTTAACATACTAATCGTAGAATGTCTATGATCTTCGAGAGATTTTCTGTAATATTTTAAAAGCATAGCTGCATATGGATACTGCTCATTGATTTTTGTATTTACAAAATCTACAGTTTCATTTGTTACTATACTTTCTTTATCGGCATTGATGAATGATTTGATATACTGAATCCCATTAAATGATTCTGATCTAAGTAAAGTTGCATATGCGTTTCCTAAATATACAAAAGTCATATCTATCCTTCCTTTCCAATTAAATCATCACTAGATTTTTCCATTGTCTTTTTCATGAATTTCTTTAAGAATTTTTGTTGTTTCTTTGTATATGGTGCTGGTTCTTCAAAATTCCTGCAACTATCTCCAAACTCTATATCGATCATATTTTCGATATCGCATAATAATGCTAATCTTGCAGATCGAAATTCATATGGATTGTCTGGGATCTCCATACAGTTATCTATATAATTTCTATAATCTGCAACTACAACACTGGCAAATATATGTCTCTCAGTATCAATTGGGTTTGGATTTTTGTACAACTCTTGTCCTTTCAAGATGCTTAGTTTATCATCATATATAACCCGTTTGAGTAGTCTTAACCCACCAAGATCTTCTGATCTGATTAATGTACTACAACTCTTCAACAGATCCTTCTTCTTTACTTTCATCGTTCTCCGACCTCCCTTCAGTATTATCTAAATTTATAGCGGGAACGAAGTCCGATGCATCGATTTTTGGAAATTCAGTTGGTCCGAGATTGATTGGATTGGTTTGCTGTTGCTGCTTGGCAGCTAATGATAATTCATTATATTTCTTTACCAGCAATTTTTCAGCGTAGTATAAAGGCGAAATTATGATAGCTAGTTTATCCATATCATATGCATCGTCGTCATACTTACAGATAGTATTATCAAAGACTTTGCACCGGTACAACTCCACATATCTCTTTACGAAGATATTATCGTCATTACAATCAGGTTCTATATTGAAATCTTGATTCAATAACCTTTTCTTATCATCCTCGATATACTGATTGATTTTTTCCAAATCTTCAATATTGCACGAAGACAGGATAAGTTTATACATTTTTTTGTGCGCTTTCTCAATATTACTCATGATAATATTTTCCTCCTTATTTCACTTCTTATTAATATAGTCTTCGATTATATACTATTTAATTGAATATAAGAATAGAGGAGGAATAAAAATGAATTATAATTATTATAAGCCAACGACAACTAGCTGTGGTACAGAAAAAATTATGCCTGGATGTATGCCAGCCTTCGAGCCTAAGTATAAGTCTAAGTATAATAAACTTTATAGTGTAGAAAAAGTTAAACCAATTAAGCAATTTACACCAACACCAGTTACAAGATCATCGTATACATTAGGCACACCTTGGCCATACCCAAATAATGATTGGGTAGATCCTCGTAATTTTTTCAAACCATTTAAAAGTAATTCATCGTTAACTACAAGTGGGAATGTAAGGCAGGAGAGAATAAAATGATAAATACTTCATCAACTCCATTAATACAAGCAGGTAATACTTATACATATACCGAAAATTTAGGAGGAGTACAGATAGTCAGATATATTCATGTAGATGGTCCGACAAGGCCAAATGCTACTACTATCAACACTTGGTCCCCGTATTTTATTGCTACCGATTACTACCCATGCACATACCAGATGACATATAAATAATCGAATAAGGAGGTAGCAAAATGAAGAGATCAGAATTACCTGACGAGGTGTTTGGTATTCCTCAGGAAAGGAAATATCCCATGCCTGATAAGAAACATACTGAATCTGCGATTAAATTATTTAATCATGTAGATTCAAAATATGAAGAACAGTTGGCAAAGAAAGTTATTGCCAATATGAAGAAATATGATATAGATCCAAAGATGGTTGGAAAGAATAATAGATTAAGAAAGTATCTTCCTAAGGATATGGTGAACGAAGCTGTATTTAAGAATGAAGATGATATTTATTACAATAAAGATAAATTCGATAGTGGAGAGATCAATCTTTGTTTTATAATAGGATTGTCTGGCTCTGGTAAGTCTACTATGGCACATGGTATGGAGAGCAGTAATGTAGAAGCATATGAAATGGATGATGTATGCCATAGTTGGAATTTTTCGGATGACAATTTTAAAGAGTATGGTTCTTTAATTCATACATTTTTCCAGGGTCCTGGGAAGAAGTATAGATTTTTAACACGGCAAGAATTTGACGATAAATATAACACAGAAGAATCTAAAACTAGTTATTTCAACCCTCTTATAAGGGATTTTATAAAATATGCTATACAATATGCAAAATCTCACAAAAATACAAAATATGTAATTGAAGGGGTTCAAATTATTCTATTGAATCCGAGTGATTTAAAAAATTATGCAGTATATATCAAAGGAACTTCGCTCATTGTAAGTCATATACGTTCTGCTAAGAGAGACTCTAAAAGATCAAATAATCCAACTAAGTCTTTTGTGTCAAGAATTACAAACATGAAAAGAATTAAATGGATGCTAATTGATAATAAAGATCTTTCCAAATGGATTAACTATTATAAACCTTTAGTTTCAGTTAATGAAACTTCTACTATATCCGAGATCAAGAATATTATCTTTGATCTTGGTTCAGTTCTTGTAAAATGTGACGCTATTGATCGTATTAAAGGCGCACCTAATATACCGGATGATTATGCTCAGGAGATTATCGATGCTTGGATTATCAATAATGATTATACTGAGCAATGTACAATGGATGAATATATTCATCTTGTAACTCAGAGATTAAGACCAGAACTTCATAGGTATATTCCTGATATGCTTAGATTTACTTTAGAAGGATCTTATCCATATGATTATACTGATAAAGTAATTGATAATCTTAAAGAGCAGGGATACGGGGTCTACTATTTATCTAACTGGAACTCTTGGACTATGGAAGAGTTTAAAACTAGAGCTAGATTCGATTTCTTAAAGAAAATGAATGGTGGATTGTTCTCTTACGAGTGTGGGCTGATGAAACCTGATAAGAAAATTTATGAGACTTTTTTACACCAGTTTGGTTTAGATCCATCCACTTGTATTTTCTTTGATGATAAGAAAGAGAATGTTGAAGCTGCTAAGCAATGTGGAATTGAAGCTGTTGTATTTACTGGGCCTGAAGTATTAGATGATTTTCTTATCAAACCTAATCCAGATAGAGAGTTATTTGAGGAGGCTTCCACAATGACACTTGAAGAATCTAATAAAGATTCTGTGAAAGAATATGGTGGGCCTTGTATGGGAACTGTTGTAGGTTCCGGTGCTACTGGCCATCCTATTCCGGAAGATTCTGATAATGTGTATATTGTAAATTATAAGACAAAAAATACATTCACTGGTGAAGAGGAAGCTAGATTAGGAATCTGCAAAACTGGTATGAGAGATCTTCATATTAAAGGCGGTAAGTATAATAGAATTCATAAAGCAGATCTTGAGAAGTTTAAAGAGAATGCTTACGACATCAAAGCATATCGTTATACTGGAAAGAAAAAGAACAGTTTCTATGACGTAATAGAAGATGCAGATACCGATATGGATTTCTATACACTTTTGACAGGTAAAGATCTTCCAGAGTTAGAGTTTGTAGGTTATGATGATGACTTTGTAGAAGAAACTGCATTTGTAGATATGATGGATGCTATCACATCTTGCACTGAAGCATCTATTAGATCTATCTCAAATGCGTGCAAAGATATCCCAGTATTGACAGAAAACTTTGTAGGAAGATCCTATAATTACTACAGAGACATGGATGGAGTATTTGCAGTAAACGAATTGACAGGGTTGAGAACCAAGTCATACGAGACTACTAAAGATATTCCTAAAGCAGAACTGGAGATTGTAAAATATGGGCTGGTTTATATGCCAGCAAGAAGGTAGTGGGGTTACACCCACTACCTTTATTTTTTCACATCCTAGTAAAATTTAGGAGGTGTGGATATGACAGATACAAGTAAAATCGTTGAATCGGTCGTTCATATAAAGGATCTTCCAATTATGAATACCATCGATCCGTCTGCTAGAATCTTAATCGAAGATAGTCAAGATACTAAGCAGATGACAATGGATAAATTTTTAAACTTAATTGAATCTACAGTAGATTCTAAAATGAGTACGAATACTATACTGATCGCTAATAAGATAGCTCAAATGGATGGGTATGTCAAAAAGATGGATGATTATATAAAAAAGATGAATGACATATTATCATCCGGTAATGATAGTGAAGCTGATCGTAATAAAACTTTCGCTCAGATGCAAAAAGAATTTAAGGAATTGCAAGCAAGTTATCAGCAGATTAGTAATACTTGGAATAATCAAATAGTTCCATTTTACAATACTGCTGTTATTAAAGAGACTGAACGGCAGTCTAATGAAACTTATAGGGTGCAAGAATTTCAGAATTGGTCTACTGCTCAAGATACTATGGAGAATCAAGAAGCGACAAGACAAGCAGCTGAGGCTCAACGAGTTATTGCTGAGAAGAAAAGAATTAATGCAGAGAGTGATAGAATTGAAGCTGAAACAGATAGGAAGGATGCTGAAAATATACGTCAAGAATACTATCAAAAACTTAGTAGTATCATGAAAGTAACTGATAACGGTATTACATTTTTCCCATAATAAAGAACTAGGGTATAGCAAAAACATTCATTAAAATCGAAAGAAAGGCAGGTAAACGAAGATGTCTACAAATAACGATTATCAACAGATTGGTATCTTCTTCGAAGATCTTCTTGAAAAGACCAGAGCTGATGATTCAGATATCTTAGTACTTGAAGATGTAGATAATACTAAGAAAATTAAATTTAGAAATTTTAGACAATCTCTCATAGATGATAATGAAGCTCCTGCGAATTATCGTTTGTATTCTTCAACAAAAATTCAATCTATGATTGATGAGATTTCCAAATCTGTTACAGATGGCATCGGTGGGGTGCAGGAAGATATTGGAAATCTTCAAAAAGATAAAGTATCTAAATCAGATCTCAAGACTGAATTAGATAAGATGGATAAAAAGAAATTTAATGTTTCAGATATTGGTCCTATTTTATCCGAGATTGAAAATTCTCGTAAGAAATCTGAACTTATCACAGGAGCAGATTTGGCTTACGGCGATGATGCGGATAAGATCCATATCAAGCATTTAGGTTCTGATATCCTTGATGCTATGACGGGAAAAACGCAAGTATCTATTCCATCAGTTCCAGTAGGTGGATGGGTTGGAGAAGATCTTGCTAATGCATCTATTGGAGCATTAAAGTTAAAGAAAGATTATTCTTATAGAGGAACCTACCCTAATGGGGATCTTGGTAGATTGGTTGAAACTGGATACTATGTGGTGGGAGCAGATTCCATAGGACTACCTCATTACGGTAATGATAACGATGAAAGTAGATTACTTGAAGTAATCAGATATGGCCAGGATTCACAGTATATCATTCAGAGAGTGTATTATAAAGAATACACCGATGAGAATAGACCATATTTTGAAAGAAAAGGTTTATTTAGTAAATTATCAGTATTGGAATTTACTACACACTGGGACGTTAATGATGCCAATAAAGTAGGATCAGCTTTATTAGGAGATCATTATAACAACCGTGGAATCGTAAGTGGAGTAAATCTTTTTAGTATCACTGTTGATGGTAATTATCTTTGCGATAAGACTGTAGAGAATTTACCTACAGGTGAAAAATATCTTGTTTCTATCTCTACTTATGACGATAGAAAAGAATATAGAGCAACTAAAGCTGATATTGATGGTTGTGTTCAGTACGTATGCTATGAGTATAATGATTCAAATCATGCACTTCATAGAACAGACTGGTTTATGACCAGCGATATCTCTAAATCAAAATTCGATGGGCAGACTATTCATATTTTTGGTGATGGAATTGCATATGGAATGGGAGCTAGTGATGTTGCTAAGAAAGCATTCCCGGCAATTCTTCATACTAAATATGGATGGAAAATCAATAATCATGCATTAACAGATGCTACTGTTGGTAACTACTCTGATGATTTATATAAACAGAGAAGTTTACTTACGCAAATTGATAATGCAGTGGGATTGACATCTGACACAAATCCATATGTATTGATCTTTATGGGTGGTGAAGACTACAGGGGAGGAATGGCTCCTATTGGTGACAACAAGTCTGATACAGATACTACATTTAAAGGAGCATTAATTCTTGCTATACATAAGATTTTAACGAAAGTTCCATCTGCTAAGATTCTTATTTGCACTCCTATTTACAGAGCGAGCTCAGAACCTGGCGATGGATATGACTGCGATACGAATCGTATCAACGATAAGTATTTGCAGGAATTTGCAGATGCAATGGTGGAAATTTCAAAGATAAATCATATCCCGTGTTTGAATCTTTTTAACGACAGTATGATCAATCGATACAATGCTAGTATATATCTCAACGAGTTGGGAGTATATCCTACAGATATAGGCCATGCAATGTTAGCAGAACAGATTCATGATGGATTTTGTAGATACTATTAAAGAAAGGAGTAAACTATGGATACTGCAAAAATTAGGGAACTCCCTCAGAAAGCCAGACCGTCAATCACTGATATGATTATTGTGGAGGATAATGACGGCACAAAAACAACAGAAATCTCTGCATTTAGATCTGTGTTACAAGAAACTTTATTTTTTAACACAGTAGAAGATATGAAGAATGCAGTTTTAAAAGAAGGAGATACAGTAACTACATTGGGATACCACTCATTGAATGATGGCGGAGGAGCACGATATCAGATTGTATATGCTCCTACGGATTTAGATGATGGAATTCTTGTACACTATCTCCATACTAGTGATACTCTCAGAGCGCATCTCATCCATAATGGAGAGCTTAATGTGCTGCAAGCTGGTGCGTTTGGGGATGGAGAAACCGATGACTACACTGTTTTTAATAAAGTAATTAATCTCGGATATCCTATGATTATCCCTACGAGAAAGTACAGGATCTCAGGATCTTTAAATATCCCGTCAGGAAGAGTTATTGATTTTAATAACTCAGAAATTATTTGTCCTACATCATCGTGTGTGTGCGTAGGATTAAATAAAACAGCTTCAAATATTGTAATTAAGAATGGTATTTTTAATGGGCAATATGGAGTTGAAACATATGCTTATGCAAGCAATGTAACTATTTCGGACAATATATTCAGATCTTCTAATAAAATACAGATGAGTAAAGGTATTATAGTATCAGGGTCTACTGGAATTACTATTTCTAATAATGTAATTGGGGATGAAGATTATAAAGTAGATTATGGTATTTTTACGACTAGCTCTAAGAAAGGAAGCACTGTTACAGCAAATTCTAATATTCTTATTCATGGAAATAGGATATGTATTGGTAAGTATGGTATTGATATGACTAGTACGGTAACAGATAAAAATATCCATATTGTTGATAATCAAATCAAAGGAATGGATAGCGTAAATATTACAGATGAACTTCCTTGTGCTATTCAAATAAGTGCCAATGCTAATGCAATTCTTGTATCAAGTTGCGGATTGGATAGGTTAGCTATAGGTGTCCAAATTGCAGGTTTAGTTGATGTAAAGGCATCTTTTACTGATATCACTGCAAATGAAGTAACTGAATTTTATTCTTTCTTATCAGATCAAGCTAGTATATCTATTTCTGGGATGCAAAAATTGAGTACATTGACGCGTGACTGTTATTTATTTGATAGAATGACAGGTACACTTACTATGAATACTGATTTTGATATCACTATCGGATCTGGGTACAAATGCTACCAAGCTAGAACATCTCTGCAAGGGACTCTTATTGATACTTCAGATCCTACTACAAAAACTAAGATTGATCTTAGTACACCATACCAACGTGTAATCATTCGTGATGAGATCCCAGGGTATAAGAATATTGCATTAAATGTAGATGTGACTGGAACAATAGAGAATATTCCTATCGCATCACTGGAAGGGCAAGTTATTGCTTTATACTCTTCTTCTGGAGCAGTATTAAAACACAATTCAAATATTCTGATTGGAAAAGATATTACATTGGATCAATATGTTCCGGTAATAGTTAAGAATATTAAAGGATTATGGACTAGAGTTAAATAACAGGAGGTGAGACCAAATGCCTACTATTGCAATAGAAAACGGTAAACGTATTGAAGAACTTATCGATATAAATAGACTCAATGACGATTCTTATTTTGTCGTAAGTGATGCTGCGTTAACTAGAAAAATTACTCTAATGAATTTGAGAAATGCATTTAACGGAGACAGTGCGACTTCTAATCTGGGCAATGTATATTATTCAGTAGAGAAAATAAATGAACTTTTAGATCATGTATATGATGAGATTACAAAGATCAATGGTAGATTGGATAATATGGAAGATCGTATTAATAAGATCTACAATGACTTTGGCGCAAACTTATCAGAGTTTAAAAAGTACGTTGAGAAAGTATTTGCTGAATTAAGATTAGCAGATCAGAATATTAATACCAAAATTGACAATACTAAATCTGAGCTAAACACAAACATAGATAATACTAAATCTGAATTAAATACAAAGATAGATAATGTAAATAAAGCATTGGATGCTAGATTAAAAGTTGTAGAGGCTAAGCTTGCTAATATTGAAGGAATTCAAATTGGCACCGAAGTTCCTACGACTCTTAAACATAACGTGATCTATCTTCAATACTTCTAGGAGGTGAAGATAGATGGCTGGTACTATAAGTGGAACATTAAACGATAATAAACACTGTGTACTATGGAATCATAATAATGGTGCTACAATGAATATTTCTCAAGTCTGGGTTGATTGTGAATACGTGATTGGTGCTGTTCCCGGAAAAACTGCATATAGTGTTAAGATGAGAGCTAGACTAGCATGTTTGTGGCGTATGAACTATACTGCTCTTACGTGTACATTAAAATTGTATTGTGATGGCAAATTGATTGGAAGTACTAATAATAGCACTACTATCAGTTTGATAACCGGCGAGAATGGTGGAGCAGGATCATGGAGTATATGGTATACTTATGAATATCCAGTTTCATCGCAACAATCTACAATTAAAATGGAATGCGTATGCGACTTATCTTCAATTATTGGTAGTAATAGTAATCGTCCAGGGGGTCCAGATTCTAATGGACATCCAGGATATCATTATCATGACGCACATTGTAGTGGATCGGTGAATGTAGCTGGAATTACAATTGGTAAGCCACCTACATTGAATTACATTATAAACAAAAAACCATATGGAGACAAACAATCTATTTCATCAGAAATGAGGCAGATCCAATTCTCATGGGATGGAACATGGGGAGATCCTGCTGCTGATAGTAAAGTTTATTACAGACTTAATGGGGGTACTACTATAAATGCTGGTCATGTAGATCCAGTTACCATAAATGATCTTAACCCAGGAACCACATATAAACTCGAGGTGTATGTGAAGAATAGTATTGGATCCACTGATTGGAAATCTATTACAATCAGGACTAGATATAAACCACCAGAAATTTCATTGCCATCTCATACGGTTGATTTGGAATGTTTCACTATCAATTGGGAGAGCACTCGTCCACTAAAATCATTATCTTATAAGATTTCTGATGTAGCAGCATCTACGGATCTTTGCGATTGGACAGCAATTGCAATTACATCTGGAGATACTTCAGGTACATTTGAAACTTGTATAGATGGTGCTTGGATGGATCCTAAGAAAGAATACACTATAACATTTAAAGGAGTATCTACGGATGATTACGATTATCTTGATTCTAATCAACCTACCTTAACAGATACTACTTTAGATAGATCACATATAGCAAGTATTGGATCATGTATATTTGGGTTATCTATAGATATTACCATTGCAGCTGAATCAGAAAAACATCATCGTTTAAAGATTTGGACTGAGGGTAATGATTTAACCCCTACATTTACATTTGATGATCTCCCAAAAGGTGTATATACATTTACTCCGACGCAAGATCAATTAGATCAAATGTATAGATCTATTCCTAATACAGGAAATATGGTTCCAATTCATTTCTTATTAACTACTCATGGAGATCATCTTGATTGGGATGATGAACAACAAAATCAAACTTTAACACTTACGGGTATAGCTAAGACAGTACATGTAGGTGATGAAAATGATAAACCAAGAAGATGTCAAGTTTGGATTGGTGATGAAAATGATAAACCACGTAGAGCAGTTACATGGGTTGGAGATGCAAATGATACAGCGAGACGTACTATATAAGAATAACGGTATAGGGAATATTCCCTATACCGTCTTATTTGGTGCAAAAATGGTAACGCAGAACTATATATTAAATCTTAAAGAAAGGTGGAAGTGTATATGGCAGATCAGATTTCAGGTACCTTTGAAACTAAACAGATACATGAACTGCAACCTTTAGTGAAATTAAATGGTAAAGAAGAAGTCATTATCGACGATGGCAATGGTACTTTAAGAGTTACTGTTGATACCTTATTAGGTTATATTAGAGATCAGATAAATGCTTCCGTTGGAGGAGAAACTGGTGGAGGAGGTACTGCTACCAGTAGCGGCGGAACTATTCATGTTATTCAAAAAGGTGAGGAAAATATCCCTGCAGAATCAAGACTAAAAGACCATTTCTACTTAAGAGTAGTAGATGCACATGATGCTCAGTTATCTACTGGATTACCGAGAATTGTGAGAGTAAGTCCTAATATGGGATTAAGAATGATTGAAGAATAGGAGGTGAAAATAAATGGCATTAGAAAAAGCTAGAGTTCAACTATTAGATCCAAATACTGGTGCTGTCTTAGCCGAAGTTGACGTATTGACTTCTGCCCCAGTAGTATCTTATGTGAACTCTAATAAAACATTAGGGGATTTTAGAGGAATCCCATCAGGAACATCTTTCGCTGAATCGGACGAAAAGTCTGTTAAAGATGTACTTGATGCTATATTATATCCATATGTGGATCCTACTATTGAGTATATTACAGATGAAAAATCTAATCAAATTACAACAGATCATACGAATATTTATGAGATGTATGAAACTATCAGACCTCATTATTTAACTGCAAAGATTAATGCCGGTTCAGCAGATACGTTAGTGATTACGTTAAAGAGATATAATCAGCAGACTGGACAAACTACTACATTAGAAAGTACTGTAAAAGTAACTCCAGGTTCTGTGTATATGTATCAAGGAGAGATAGACACAATTACAACTGATACTAAGATTCAGTTGGTAGTAGCAGGCGGAACTAAAGTTGCAAATTCTCCTATTATTTCGTATGAATTTATATATCCAGCATTTGTTGGATTCTGTGATATGAGTCAGATTGTTGCAGATGATAATGATGATCTTATTGATGAGGATAAAGCTGGAACTTATTTTTCTACGTTAATTAGAAACAATTCGCCGTTGATAGAGAAGAGATTGGTTAAACCATCAAATCTTGGCGGTATTTCAGTGCATAATGTATTATATAATAATACAAAATATCATCCTTGCATTATATACCCAACTTCTTGGAATAAGCTCGAAGCTATTGTAGATGCTAATGAAGACAATATCACAGGATCATTCGTGTACAGTACAATGATTCCTGTAAAACCAAATAGACTTACAAGTGGAAATGTGAGATATTCTGCATTTGTAAGTAGAAGAGAATACTATGTTCAGTTAGCTGCTGTTGAGAGAATTGAATATAGATTCAAAGATGGGTCTTTAGATCATATCGAGGAAGGAGTACCGTCATTGACTGGATTCGATGTATTGTGCAAACTTCCTGTTGATTTAAGAACAGTTGTAGCCACTCATGATGATCTTCTCAATATCGTTTATCCATATGATGGATTGGTTACGTTTGTTAAAGCTGAAAAGAGTTTCTTTAAATATGACGAAGATACTCAAACTTGGGAACCAACCAACCAGCAAGTATTTATTGCTACTACTGGTAGCGCTCCTAGTCTTGACGTAGGACAATGGAATGATATCACCATTGACATTAAATCTGGAATCTTCTATCAGAAATATAAGAATATTAGATGGGAAGAAAAAGGTAGATTTGTTGGCGGCGGAGTTTACGTAGAAGATTATGTTCAGGGTAAAACTTATAAAGTTGATGACGTAGTTTACTACGAAGGCAAATACTACAAAGCTAAAAAACAAACTTCAGCTATTCCTGGTACTGATGATAGTTGGGAAGAAACAACAATCGGCGGAGGTAAACCTGGACCAGTAGGACCTGCAGGAGATGCTGCTACTATTGAAATTGTAGAAGTAAGAACTGGTGCTCCTGGAACTAAAGCGTTAGTGGAAAATATTGGAGATAAACAGAATGCTAGATTAGTATTTACTCTCCCTCAAGGGCCGAAAGGCGAGAATGGAAATCCTTTAACTCTTGATAGAAAGCTTACCGATTACGGGTCAGCTGCTGATGCTGGTGCTGTAGGAGCAGCTTTAAGTAAAAAAATTGACCTTCCTAAAGACAGTAATGGTAATGTAATTGTACCTAAAGCAGGCCAGGTATTAGCAACTAATGAAGATGGAACAATATACTGGGCTAACTTTGATACGTTATTTAATGAAGCTATTAGAAAAGCTATTGAACGCGATCGTATCACACAAGAACAAGTTGATCAATTAGCTGCAAAATTAAATCGTAAAACAGTTAAATAAATTTTTATAAGGAGGAACTAAAATGATTACAATGCTAACATTAGCAGATGGTACTGAACTCGATGTTGTTAGAGAAGTAGAAGTGTCGCCTATCAGAGTTGAAGTGGTTCTTGGAACTGCTGACTATAGCTCACTGTCAGAACTTTCAGCTTCATTAACTTCAGCTAACCTTGCAAAAGTAGATTATTATAACGTATCCGATACGGATGACGATGATAAGAAATTGATCAGATCATACACTGATATGACTATTGATACTAAACCTAAATTTGAAGTTACTGAGAAAGGTAACTATCTCGAGGTTGCTGTATGTATCAGAAAATTATCAGATGATGAGAAACGGGAAAGAAAAATCATGGAACTCATCAATACTCTTTCTGATGAAGATGCATTGTTGTTTAAGACAATGTACCCATCATTCGAGGATTTGAATGGAGTTTCAGTGGAAAAAGATACAAAATTTGTATATGACGGGCTGCTGTACAAAACAACAGAAGCTCTTGTTGTAGACGCGCTTACAGGATTGCAGCTCGATGAAACAGGAAATTTGAATGGAATGTTTAAATGTATTGATGTACATCACGAAGGTACATATGAAGATCCTATTGAATATAATAAATTTGTTACACTCGAGCCAGGAAAATTCTACACAGAAATGGGTATCAAATATGTATGTCTTCAGACACCAGGCAAACCTATTACAGAGAATCTCTGCGATGTAGTAGATCTCTGGGTAAGAGAGCCGCTTGAGATGGACATTTATCCAAACTATCCATCCGAGCCGATTTATGATTATAACGCAGAAATCAACCCATGGCCTTGTGGATTATACACATTATATGAAGGAAATATATATCTTGCAAATGGAGATGGAGCTGTTACAGCACCTTCTAAAGAAGATACTGATAATTGGGAATTTGTTTCTAAAGCTAAACCTGGTCAGACAGGAGAAGTTTATGTTAAACCTGAACCAGTTCCTGAACCGGAACCGGTACAGCCATCAATTCCAGATGAGTCTGGAAGCATTGAGCAAACTCCTTCTACTGGGGAAAATACAGATACATCCAACCCTGGAAATGAAAACACAGATACTTCTGGAACAGGAACTGATAATGGTTCTACGGAAGAAACCACTCCAGATACTTCCAAAAACGATAAATCAGAAACAGTTGAAACTCCAGAAGGAACAGAAACTCCTTCTGCGAAAGAAGATACTGGAACAGAAGAACAAACTCCTTCTACTGGCGAAACCACTCCAGATACTTCCGAGCATGGAAATGAAAACACTTCTGAAACTAAAACGGAATAGAACAACTCCCATAGGCTTCTTATGTCTATGGGAGTTATTTTCCGCAACATTGAAATAATAATCATTTTACGATTATTGAAAATAAATAAAGGAGGAAACCTATTATGGCTTATAGTTACAAACCGAATAATTATACAGTATATGATAATAATCTTACGTTTGAAGAGAACTATCAAAATGGTGGAGTTATTACTAAAGAAAAACTCGATCGTCTCGAAGATGCTGTGAAAAAAGCTTCTGCTGATCTTTCTGTAGCAGAGACAGAAGTTGTTACAGATCCATCTGCAGCTGAGGTAAAAATCAGCTTCAATGAGCTTGTCGGAAGAAAAGACTTACATTTCAAAATTCCACAGGGACCTAAAGGCGATCCTGGTGAAAAAGGTGAAACTGGTGCTCAGGGACCTCAGGGTGAACAGGGAGTTCAGGGACCTAAAGGTGCTCAAGGTGAGCAGGGTATCCAGGGACCTCAGGGTGAAGTAGGACCTAAAGGCGATCCTGGTGAAAAAGGTGAAACTGGTGCTGCTGGTGAAGTAGGACCTCAGGGACCTCAGGGTGCTCAAGGTGAACAAGGTATCCAGGGACCTGCTGGTAAAGATGGAGCAAATGGTAAATCTGCATATGAGATTTGGATTGCTGCCGGAAATACTGGATCTGAATCCGACTTCTTAGCATCTCTTAAGGGAGATAAAGGAGATAAAGGTGAACCAGGACTCAAAGGTGAGACTGGTGCTGCTGGTGAAACTGGTGCTCAGGGACCTCAGGGTGAACAGGGTATCCAAGGTATCCAGGGACCTGCTGGTAAAAATGGAGCCGATGGTGCAAATGGTAAATCTGCATATGAGATTTGGATTGCTGCCGGAAATACTGGATCTGAATCTGACTTCTTAGCATCTCTTAAGGGAGATAAAGGTGAAACCGGTGCTCAGGGACCTCAGGGTGAACAGGGTATCCAAGGTATCCAGGGACCTGCTGGTAACGACGGTGCTACAGGACCTAAAGGCGAAGCTGGTAAAGATGGTGTAGGTCTCACTGGCGTAGCTACAGTATTAGCTAAACTTGCTGATCCGAACACTGCTACACTTGCTGACGTTGCACAGAAAGTCAATGATATTATTGATATTCTCAACGCAAGAGGAGTTTCTAAAGCAGAATAAAAAAGATGATGAGTGCAGGATTTTCCTGCACTCATCTTACTTTTGGAGGTAGTGATATGTTTACTTATGAGATAGATAATATACTTAGATCATATAACTACAATATTCCGTCTTCTGTATATATTAATATCTGTAGAACCTCACCTCAAATATGGGTAATTAAACGAGAATGGGATGGAAGATACTATATTCAAACCAAAGATGGAAATGAATATCGTGATTGGACTATTTCTGTTTATAAGGAGTAGCTGAAACATTCCATTAAAACAATAAGGAGGTCCGTATAATGGGTAAGTTTACTAATACCACGTATAATAATACTGTCAATTCATTGACAGATGCTATGAAAAGTACGTTAAAAAATAACTTCTATAAGTATACAGACAAACCTCCAACACCGGTAACATATTTCCATATCAATAAAGATGCTACTTCGTTAGATGAAGGGGCTCAAATTGCATTTAATAATGTAGGGGAAGATTCACCAATAAGATTCAATATGATTAAAGATATGATGCTTTATGGTATAGACTCTCCCATTGGAACTACATATTCGCAAGAAGAATTTGGTGTAGAATCTCAACCGGTAGAAGGAGAGGCTGTCTTATTACCAAATACGATAGCACCATATCCAGATGATCAATTCATGATCAAATACATGGATCAAGATCTAATTTTTAAAGTAACACACGTAGATAGTGATACTCTTGAAAATGGATCTAATATGTATAAAGTAAACTTTTCATCTTCTTCAGTATCTAAAGATGATCTGCTTAAACAAGTAATTGAAGAGTATACATTTTTGGTGGATAACGTTGGTACGGAATTAAATCCATTATTAAAATCTAATGTAGTTGATTATCTCAATGAATTAGATGATACACTAGTTTCATTGAAGTTATATTTCAAGAGATTATTCTATAATCAGAAAGTCCAAACTTTTACGTTTAGATATCTCGAGAAAAACTTCTATGATCCATATATGGTTGAGTTTATTAAACGTAATCATATACTGGATGATGATGGAGAATTTATATATATTCAGCATCAGACAACGTTAGATACGTTATTCCCTATAACATATAGGACGACTATGTTCAGTTGCTTAGAGAAAAAAGATGCCACCCACATTGACGGTTATGCGCAGTATGGAGCGGCTAAATTAATTGAAGACCCATATACTATCTTTGAAAATTGTATGGATCAATATTGGGAAATGTGGTATGATTATCCAGAAGGATATGAAGGATTATCTAAAATACCATGTTTTAAAGATCAATTTATTGATCATGCTGCGATGAAAGAATTGTTAGAATCTAAACAATTATCATTCTATAATATCATCATTAAATATCTTTGGGATGATGAGATTGATTGGGACGATATCAAAACATTAGATTCTATTCATTATGATCAATCACCAACATTATTCTATGCTATACCGTGTATTATTTTCTGCTTAACTCAGACAGTAAATAAGATTCAGACTGTTGAAAAGAACACGGTGCAACATTAGGATAATGCATAAAGGAGGGTATTTCCTATGATGACAGCAATTGAAAAAGCAGCCGCAACTGATATGTTATATGAAGCTGATATGGCTGTACTTGAAGAAGATTTCGAAGACTTAGTCTTAGATGTATTTGAAGCAAAACATGATGAAAGCGAGGGACAAATGAATGAGTAATAATTTCTCAAACGATTTTGTTTATGATGATTTTGATGACGCTGTAGATATTGTCTTATCTTGTGATAAAGATGTAGATATGGCAATTGAAAAAGCAGCTGAACGTGCAGATGAAACAGGCGATGAAGATATCGTAACAGCAATGAAAGAGAACGGTGATGTTCCGTTCGATGATGATATCGAGTCTATGATGTACAATGAAGATGAGGACGATGCAATCGATATTGCAGATGTCGATGCGCAGGATTACAGAGAAAGCTATGATCTCGATGAAGCTCTTGAAGAGGATGAAGATTCTGTAATCGATACGGTTATCGATGCAGATCCAGATGCTGAAATCCCATATGAGGATGATGAATTGGATCACGTATAGAAAAAAAAATAAATTAGAGGTACAGGATCAATCCTGTACCTCTTTCTTAAGTGATGTGAGAAGAGTTTCATATTATTCCCATACTAAATTAGTATCTTCCATAATATTGAAACCCTCCTTTCTTTAGTACACTATTATAATATACAATTGAAAATTTTAATTTTTACAATCCAAATAGCCCACCAAGAGCATTTGCGATCTTCTGATCTTCAGGTGAATTCCTTGCTTTATATTTTTGAACGACAAGCATCTGTTGCATTACTGCTGTTGATTTTGCCATAGGTTCATCTGTTTCTTGAGATTTTTCATATTTTGTTTGTATATCAGCAATTTCTTTTATTGCTCCGCTCATACAATCGTATTCATCTTTGTACTTTTCGGTTAATAACTTGAAGAATTCTACAAAAAATAATTCTCTAGGCATTATACCAGTTTCATCCAAAACAGTCAGTAATGTATCTATCATTACAGTAGCAGTAAATGTTGGATTAAAATTGTATGTACAGTCCATTACTGTTCGCAGCTGAGAAACTATTTTATCTAAATTCTTTTTTATCTCATGCGCATCTTCAGTAGAATTCTTAGATTCGTGTATGTAATCAATTGCTTCCTGTATAGATATATCTTCGATATTCATAGTGATTATCTCCTTAATTATTATTTGCCATTGTGAGCTGAATCGATCTTATCAAGATAAGCTTCAAGATCAATATCTTCGATTGCTGCCCTTACTTCCAGAATGTCTCTATATTCTCTCATAGCTTTTAATTGAAAATTATATGTAGCTCTAGGACACGTCGGCGTAAAATTCAGATCACCATTGTCCCATTTGCTAATCATATTCTGTAATCCTGAGAGACGATTCTGAATCTGTGCATATTCAGCACAGAATCTTTCTTTGTAATCAGGACTTGTCATATCTTCAACAGTATCTTTTAATGTAAACATATTATTTTCCTCCTTTTAGTTTCATGTCCATCATATGTTTTAACAATGCTTGTGGATTTTCTTTATATAACAAAACCTCTGCAATATTTTGTTCAATGTTTGTAATTGCATTCTTATACTTAGGTTGGCTACGCACAGTTTCTCTTTTAGAAGCAACTTCTTCTCTAGTGACAATTTCTTTTTCTACAAGCAATTGCAGGATAACTTGGACGTCAATAGCAGTATTTAGAATCAGTTGCTTGTTGTGTAAATCAGCCGCAGTTGAATCTAAATCTGATAACTGGTTCATTGATAACATAATACTCCACTCCTTTCTATATAATTAATAAAAAGTTGGAGGTAGGGTTTTACCCTACCTCCTAAATTTATTTATTCTAAGCAGTTGCACTAACTGAGCTTACTACTGTAAGTAAGATAGAATTAACTGGAGCTGCTGTTGGTGCTGCTTCAGATTTTGTAATTCTCTTAATGTCAGCTTTTGCGTTCCAAGTAGCTCTTTCAGTATCAGTGATAAATCTGTGCGTAGTATCTTCAGTGATCATTGTAGCTGGATGAGTTGCTGGATGAGTATAGTTAGTAGCACCTTCAGCGATGCCATTTAACTTTTTAACCATAGCAGCAGTCATAAGACCATTTGCGTCTTCAGAAGCAGCGGTCTTTTCAGCTTTATTGCTCCATGCAGTTCTCTCTGCATCTGTGATGAAACGGTGAAGTTCATCTTCAGTGATCATTGTAGCCGGATGAGTTGTTGGATGAGTATACTTATTAGCGCCCTCATCGATACCATTCAGCTTTGTAACCATTGCTGCTGTAATTAAACCTGCAGTTGATGTTGTAGCTGATGGGATAATAACATCTGCGATTGTTTTTGGAGTTTCAGCCCCATCAGTAAGAGATACAGTAGCTGTAGAAGTACCAGCTTTGATACCAAGTGCAAAAGTTTGCCATGTAGCTGCTGCAGTAAGAACGTATTTATATGCATTTTCACTTGTAATTGCATCTCCGATTTTTGGGGAGAGACCATCTGTTGTTGCAGTGAATACATCATAAGTTGTATCTGTAAACTTAGCGTTTTCAGGTACATCTGATTTTACTGTATGATTGTTTACAGTATCAGCATTACCGCCATTAGCAGTCATCGTGGTCGGTTTATTTTTAATGTATGCATCTGATGAAGCATCTTCTTCAGCCCAATCAGATTGAATGTTCTTCTCGGCATCTGCCGGAGCATGTGGAACTTGGCTATGATCATAAGCAATCTTACCGCGATCTCCACGATATGCTGTAGAAGCAGTTTCACCCAGAGCCAGAGTTTCAGAAATAACTACGAATGTAGATCCTGACCATCTGTATGTTTTCTCAGTTGTGAGATCTACATAGATCTTTCCAGTTTCTCCAGTAATTGGTGTTGTATGAGCTTCTTCTTTATACAGTTTTCCGCTGCTCATATAACCTTCAACAACATCATCTACATATGATGGGAGTTGGGCGGCCGGTACTGTGCCATTAGCATCAAGTTCAGCTACTCCGTTAGCTTTACCTTTCATAGATGCCGGGATAGCTTTTACATCATCACATGTGAGGGTGATATCACTGCTCAAAGCATGTCCATTAACTGTAGTAGTCTTATCTACCTTGGCGGCCAATGCATCTTTAAGTCCATCTAACTGAGCAGCATACTCTTTAGACATAAGACCATTGTTTGCTGCTGTTGCGAGTGTTGTTTCAGCCTTAGCATTCCATGCTTTCTTTTCATCATCTGTAACAAAACGATGCGTAGCATCCTCTGTGATCATTGTTGCAGGATGAGTACTTGGATGAATATAAGCTGAGCCAGATGTCTGCTCTTGCCAAGTTGTTCCTGTATACATGTATAATGTAGTGTTCTCTTTAACAAAAACTTGTAAACCTGCAGTTGCTGCGTGGAGAGTAACTAACTCGTCTCTTTCAGCAATTGTGTCAACACAGCCTCTAACGTCAAGCAGTGATTCAGCACTAAGCTTAAAACCTGACGCAACTGTAATACCTTTTTTATCTGCGAAAGCCATAAGTTTTTACCTCCTTCTTTTAATAATTGAATTTCATCGTAAAATTACTTACTGATGAAGCATCATTTACGTATACATAATATGGTACACTCTTCTTATCAGCACATGTGATATTAAGAGATACACAAGTAAATGTTCCAGTAACATCGAAATTGTTCAGATCGAAAATCTTACCGATTTTACCGTATGCCTGTGGGTATGCAAAGCACATTCTCTGATTAGTACATGTGTAAGGCCATGCTTTATTGCTCTTAGCTTCAACTTTCTTTGTCATTGCTTTTACTAAAGCTTCTGTTGGAGCTGTTCCAGCAGCAAGAGTTCCCTGATAAAATGGATATACGAAAGTAAATGTTCCAGTATTTGCTGATGTGACCTTACCAGAATCATCTGTTACATTAACTTTGTAATTCTTATTTGTAGTTACAGTGAGATCTACTGCGAAATTTAAAGTACCACCATTTGCTACTGCGCTGCCCTGCTGAACACCTAATGATGTTGAGCCGTCAAAGAATTCTACTTTGCTAATAGCATTAGATTTCTTTGTAATAGCAGCTGTGAGCTTAGTTACCTTTACTGAAGTACCAATTTCTTTCACACCACCATTTGACGGAGCTGAAATTGTAGCTGAGACAGCAGGAGCAATCCAAGGGTAGAGAATATCATTAAGTACTTTATTTACAGGGACATTGTCAAATGTAGTTCCTGCTGCAATACCTCCATGAGCTTGAACTGTAGGAGTTGTATTTGTAAATGTTGCAGCTTTGTATGCTGTGTCTACATGCGCTTTTTCAGTATTATCGTAGTCATTCGTAGAAAGTCCTTTACCAGAAACTTTATCCTGCTTATTGTTTACAGCAGCCTGTAAAGCTTCGAATACGTTCTGATGTTTCTCGATATAATCTCCAATCTCTTTGATGGTATCGAATTTTTCTGGAGCAATACCGCCCATAAGGTCGGTGAATTTCTTATCGATATACTGGACGATAGTAGTCTCGTCATCTGCACCCATTTTAACTGCTTCAGCTAATGTTTCGCTGAACCATACTTGCCACACTGGTGCAGATTCTGTACCAACATTGTATTTTTGTCTAACAATATCGTATGGATAACTTGCCATAATTCTATACTTCCTTTCCTAAGATTAAAAATAAAATCCTCGCCCTTGCAGGGAGGATTGAATATTATTTTACTATTATGTTTGACCAAAAGGCCCTATGGAGAGTTATCTCCATAGGGCCTTTTGCTATTGAATTACGTTACGTTTATACATATTAAACTGCATTGCAGTAACAGTCACCATTGTTTCATTCTCAATCCTAAGATTTGCATTGTTGCCCCATGTAGCAGTGATTTTGATTCTATCTGTTGGTTGAAGATGAGCTATATATGCATTTGTCGAGAATGTGTTCTTAATAGCTTTACTTGGGGTTGTAAGTCCTTCTTGGTTGGAAGTGAGATATGTGGAGAAGCTCATTTCTCTGACTTCGTCATTATTCACATACACTTTCACATCGAGTCTAGTTTCTCCTTGAATTAGATAGAAGCCATTCTTAATCTGAAGCTGATAAATACCTTCTGCTGGTACTGAGAAAGTTTTATTTATACTATCAAGAGATAAGAATTTGTATTCATTATTTACTCTAATTCCAAAAGGAGCTACTGTCTCTTCTGTTCCTGCTGCAGAAGGGGTGTATGTTGGATTATAGGTAACAGTATTTGATGCATATCTGTGAGGTTGCCCATCGATAATTTTAATAATATCGCTAATCGCATTATCGTAATCGATCGTGCTTGCTATTCCGGTACATAATGTTTTGGAATTAATTGTATTCAAATTATTACAGATATTTTTCTCAGAAACAGCATTATCGTTTGAGAGATATTCTGCTGAATATGATGATGGATAATGCTCTACATCAAGCGGACATGAATTTGTAGATAATGAATTGAAAGTCTTACTCATTACATACATATAGTCGGTAATATCAACCCATATACCCAATCCTGTATATTTCTTCTTATCACTACTTGTCCAGCTTTCTCTAGTTCCGTATACATTTCTAGCTCTATGATATGTATCAGATGTAACTATAATATCAGCAGTAGTTACATTTCCACTTTCTCCTACTGCTGTGATATTTAACGTAAAACATATGATTTTAGGACTATCAGTATTTCCTTTCATATTAGTTGTAGCCAGACATACTGAAATTTTCTCATTGAGATATTGCAGATACTCTACGTCTCCAGTATCCACAAATTTATATAATGCAACCATTGCATATGTATGCTTATCTTTATTTTTAAATATATATTGCGGATGCGTTAATCCCAATACAGACTTTTCTCCTACAAATGGAAAAAACGTCCCACAATTGTCATCTTCAAGAAAAGCATTATATACTTTCACTGAATCTGCCATTTTTCATTGCCCTCCTATCTATAAATTCTAGCTCTATCTAATCCAGCTTTTCCAACAGCATTAGTTTGACTAGTGGTAACTCCATGTAATCCTTTAACTAAAGGATCGTCCATTCCAAACTCCATCTTACTGGTATTATCGTTACGATAGTTTTTAAAATCTAAATATACATCCGAGCCATCTGGGAGAATTTCATATACTTCTCCATAATTCATAGCTCTAAAAATTTCTTTGTAATTCAACTCATATATATCAGGATATACAATACGTTTGCATTTGATAATATCCGGGAGATCAAAATGAGGAATCACTTTGCATCTTTTGGTCGGTGCTTTACCTCCATACATATATATCTTCCTCCTTAAAATGTATTAATATGATGTAAAATTACAAAAAAGAAACGGGATGGTCGACTGACCATCCCGTATTTTTATAATAATATATCTTTAGCTTTATCTGAAAACGATTCCGATTGCACATACATATCAGACTCTTTTTCAAATATACCGAAATCACATGCGTGGATTACATCTTCATCTTTTTCAGGATCATAGTAAACTAGAGCAACTTTCGGAAAAGCTATTTCAGATCCATCTTCTGTCTCCGATGTTCTTTTGATAAGATATATAGCTTTTACACTATCCAATCCAACACCGGTTTTCCCCATTTCTCCGTCTTTACCTGGTTCTCCTGGATCTCCTTTATCTCCCTGTGGTCCAGGCAAACCTTGAGGCCCACGATTTCCAATAAACTCTGCTCGTCTATCTCCTAATCCATGATCAACAATAGCTTCACAAAGTCTCTCGATAATACCCATTATAACACATCCTTTCTAAGGATACCACATACTATGGTATCCTTATTTAGATATTGTTTCTTATATAAGTCCCAATCTTTTGCTATAGCAACGGTAAAATTAGGGTTTGATGCAGATGTCCAGCCTTGGGCGTCTTTTAACGATTCGTAAAATACATATCTATATGCTCTCTGCGCGTTCTTATCTACACCGACATTAGTAAGATAGATACTCTTACTATCATTAGGAAACCATAGTTTCAATATTGCAAATCTATTTATTTCCAATATTTTGAAAATCTTATTTTCAAGTTCTTCATATGTACCTACAAGGGGTTCATCTAATTCATAAACCCCTTTATAATCTTCATTCTCAAAATTAATTCTATTCAATTTTGAGATTGTACATTTCTTTTTAATCATTCGTTTCGTCTCCTTACTGAGTCTGGTTTTATGAAGATCATCTCCGGATCATCAAACTTGCTCATTGGTATAAATACAGGCTCATCTTTTAATCTAGATCCACAGGTTGGACAGAAATTATAATCCTTATACACCCTTTCATTTTTATATATCTCGCACTCTCTACACACAACTGCACTTCCTTTTCTTTGGTGATAGAATCAGATCCCTTTCCAGATATATTTTCTGTTTATCGGTAGTGCTTAGTTTTATTCGATAATTAGTATATGGTTTGATATACGCATTATCTTTCAACCATGGTTGGAGTAATTCCATTAACTCGGGGCACTCTAATATAGACGCTCCTAAGTACGAATACTCTGTCCATGCAGAATCTACCTGCTCAATGTTTATATCAAACTCGTTTATTAGCTTCGCCATATCATATAGATCATTACCTTTCTCGTAATAGAAATGAAAAGAATTTAATCCTTCACATTTTGTGATATGAAGTAGTACAAATCCAGTGTTTGATATAATAGTATTCAGTATATTGAACCTACACTTGATGAACTCAACCACTGTTGATGTAGAGATCTTATGAGACTTCATATATTTCAAAAATTCTTGTATAGCTGGATCCTCATCATTATAGTATGAAAATTCTTTATCGTTAACTATAATCTCAAACTTTTTATGTTTCCAATCATACTCGATATAGAATGGTATTTTTTCCGTGTCAACATAGCCATCAGAATCACGAAACGTTTGAACATATTTTTTGTTATCTGACAACCAATCTCGGATAGTGTGGTCACTATACTTCATGATTTTACATTCAAAAAGATCCTGGCTCGTAAGCCAGGATTCATTTATATTATTCTTCAATACTATCGTCTCCTTCTTCGATATTCGCTTTATGCGCAATGATGCTAAGAATAGTATCCTGTAATTCGGATGGATTTACTTTTGCATTTGGATCTAATCCAATGCTATCAATCTGTTCCTGATTAAGATTGAATCCTTTGCACATTGCTACAGCTGCATGATAATCGATATTGTTCAATTCAATCATCTTATCAAATCTTCCTTTTCTCAGCAGAGCATCATCAAGTCTATCTCTATAGTTTGTTGTAGCTACGAAGATTACATTTGTCGGTGAATGCTGAGAATCCATAAACTGTAATAACTTACTGATTACAGTTCTCTGTTTATCAGTTGCATCATCATCCTCTCTTGATGAGAAGATTGTATCAATCTCATCCATAAGGATTACATATCTATCTTCATCGGCATTGATAGATTCTGTTACTTCTGCAATATTCAGATCAGCAAAAGTAGACATATCAATCGTGATCAGTGCACAATTCATATAGTTTGCAATAGCTGATGCCAGTGATGATTTTCCTGTACCTGGTGTACCATATAAGAGGATACCTGTCTTGAAAATTAATCCTCTTTCTTTGTAGATCTTCTCATTCGCTTCCCACTTATCCAGATGAGAAATGATATCTTCTTTCACTCCTTTAGAGAAGTAAAGAGTATCCATCGGACGAGGTGTAAGCTGAGAACCTGTACATGTCCAATATGATGATCCTCTATCAGCATTATTAACAGCTGCGATACTGTACATTATAGAGTTAGCAATTACCTGATCTTTCAAATATTTACTAATCTTTGCCAGCCATTTTCTGTATTTCTTTCCGAATAAATACATGTAAAGGGTCGCAACTTCCCCCCTGTCATTTCCTCCTCTCATAACTTCACCAGAAATGAACGCATATGTTGCTTTATCCAGTCTAAGAACGAACGCTTTATCGATTCGAGGTTTACTCTGTTTGAAGGTATTTGTTGGGTTTGCGATATGATATTTAAACTTAGGATCATATTTTGAAATCCATGATGTGATATCATCCACCTGTGCCATCTCGGTGAATCTAATTTCAATTCCAAAATGGTTCTTCACTCTATTGGTATAATACTCTACACCTTTAACCATCAACTGATTTTTGAGTCCCTTTAATCCAAAGTTTCCAAGCATCATTCTTTCAAATTCGTTGTTCATGTTCATCATAATAATTTTTCTCCTTTTTCTCTGTGTATATTTTGTTGTTTTATTTGCAATAGAATCTAAACACACATCTACGCTGAATTGCGGTATAGATAACGGGGAGTCATCTATACTACACATGAATGGTATTTCATCCATTACTCTCGTTTTGTTGAATAGGCTTCTTCCCCACAATTTTATATGTGGTAGTGATTTACGTATAATATTTTCTGAATCTGTAATTGGTATAGTTTCTGATATATTATAATAATCACGCATAAGGGTCTGCTCCCATCATTCTTTCTTCTTCTAAAGTCCAAGCTTTTTCGCATCTCCTAATCTCAGGTGTTCTGTTATAAAAAGCCGCATCTTCTAAGGTATTGACATAAATATCGACTGCAGAATAATCTCCACATACTGAGACTGTTTCACCGACATCTAAGAATTCGAATATGGGATTTGTTCGACTTTCAAGCGTTCGATTAGCTCTAAATTCTGATTTCCCTTGCAATGTTCTAGGAAGTCCAGTATTAGCTTTTGTGTTTAATGCTATCGCTCTCATCAGATAAAATCAACCCTCCTCATCTGTGCTTTACAATCTATAGATTGTTGAGTATATATACGGCTTTTCCTATAAATTGTTGACTGACCATGGGGTCTTGCTTGCTTAGTTATAGATTCAAGTTTTTCTTCATCGCTGCGTTGGCCTAGTGATGTCTGAACTATTCTTCCATATGATATTACGCAATGTGATTGGCTATTCATTTGATTACACAATTGGTTGCATACTGCCAGCATATCTACGTAAAATTTGCCAGAATCAGAACCTAATTCCTTACTCCGTCGATTTGGTTTCATTCTACATATCCTCCTAAATCTCTTTCTAACCTGGATTTGTTTGGAATAGTTCTACCAACACGTTTAAATTCATAATCACCATTCTGTACCATGAGTCTATAATATTCATCACAATACCATATCTTAGGAGGCGATGTTTGAAGTTCAGCGTTTGATATAGCTTTTGGAAATATAACACCACGATTATACGGTGTAATATCATCATCTGAATGCATTACATACCCTTTGTGTAATTTACATCTAAACAATATGTCAATATAAGTTTTATCCAGAGCAGTATCTTCGGCGAGTCGTTTTATTCTTAATACAAATCCGCGAATTTTAATAGAGTGCATATTTATCTCGCCCCCCTTCTGGTATAGTAGTTATTATTTTATAAAATATCTCTTTATCTCTTAATACTATACTATCGGATGGACCAATATTATTCAATGGTAAATGGGCAGATTCTGGTCTGATATACTCAATAAGATCTAACGTATCCGGCCATCCATATCTATCTTTAATTGGTACATGCGCTTTTGCTGATAAGATTGGTAATGCAGGTTTAGACCGTTGCATGATCGGATTTTTTAATTTGCAACGGTCTATTAGTCGGTTGCTTGAATACATCGTATATCCCTCCGTTCAACTGGACTAGTTACGGGTAATGCGCTTGTAGGTTTAACACATTTAATTGGATCTGCGCAATTGGTAAATATACTGCGCATACCTGTTATATATTTATACGGATAGAAGTTTCCTCTATCGGATAAATATTTATAATGCGCAATGTGATCGGAATCATTATCGCATCTGCTCAATGTTACATGAGGCAGACGTTTAGATATCGGTCTGGAGCTACGTCTATTAAGTGCCATTATATCTATTGGAATTGCTATATTCATTCTACTTAAATCAAACATGAAATCACCTCCTATAACATAGCGGTTGATATCTATTCACAGAATCATACTGGACTCTTTCTTTGATGCTGATCATATCTCTTACAGCTTTATGTCTGTCTGACGCTATTCCTAGCAATAATGTGCGTAGCCCATATCCAGTCTGTCGTTTTCCTGATCTTAGTTTAGTATATCTTTTGCCATAGAAGCCAAGTTTAATTTTACCAAACCGTATCCCGGCATGTATACTCATATCGTTTCGCTGAGCGTTATCTAGTAAAGTAAACGTGTATTCTTTTGCAGTATAATATAGACATTCTGGCTGATGGGCAGTTAAACTTGTTCCGCGCGTTGCCTTTTCTGGTATACTTTTCATGTCACTCACCCATCTTCCGTATACTTTTTTTACGTACAATAAATCTTAAATGCAATGGTAGTGAATTTGAACAGTCCGCGCAGTATGGGATTGGACGGATATCATCCATCTCAAATGGCATTGTTTGATCAATGTATATTATATGCTTGCCAATAGATTTGTCTAAAGTCCATTTCAGTTTTGCTTTTTTACGTAATAGATAAGAATATCCTCGTAAGGAAACTTTATTAAAAAGATTTAGCTGTGTGTCCATCTTACTTTCATCTGTAATTGTCATACCATCGCCTCCTATCAACATTAGCTCTTTGAGATATTGATTCGATCTTTTTTGACAACTTGCCTATGCCGTATATAATATTTGTTTTAAATGATTTACCTTTGCTTGAATGCACAGGTGCGCGAGATTTATGATAGATATATTTACCGGCAGTTTTTGATAGAAATTTTTTATGTCGTTGTCTTTCCCAGGCCCGTCCTATTATATCATCACATAAATCAACTTTCCATGGTATTTCCAACGGCTTATCGAATCTTGCTTTACTACGCAATGCAGGTATTTTCAAAATAATCACCTCCCAGTTCTTATAGATTTTTGTCTGATTGACACAGCTACACGTCCAAAGTGATACTTCAAATCATGCCTATCGTACACAGGCGATTTGCGCCTCCCGGGTCCATTCGTAAATTTTACTACTCCAGGGACCGTATACGCATAATCTCCTTTATCTATCCTACAGAAAGAAATACTACTGCAATCGCCGTATATAAAGCTTAACCTCGGTATGCTTCGATAAGTGATGCCTCGTTGTATATTCAATGGGTAGGTTTTACGTACAGTTAATCTGGATGAACATTAAGTTTTTCTCCTTATGCTTAGTTTCGTAATAATCACCTCCAACCTAAATTGCATGTTTCTGTATCGACATAGTTCTGATCATCATCCCATCCATATTGCCAGCTGGATCGCATTTGATATTAAGTGGTTCACCTTCAAGTAAATACATAGGTGAATGAGATTCGTAGTAAACGCATTTACCTTTATCCGGTAAACATCTTAGTCTTCTATTTCTATCTCGAGCTTCTAAACACATATTTAGTTCATTAGTGAATGCTTTTCGTAGTAATCTCATCGGATTATCATCTTTCGCTTTCTCATGTAATGTAAGTTTACATTTTCTCAAAGTATCACCTCCAATCTAACGCGCGTCTTTTGATTGTCAAATTGCGGGTTTTTAATTGAGTTGCATATGCTCGTAATCGCATCGATAAACTCTTTCGCGATGAATCAGATATAGGATAAATGCTACTATAGTTACAGTATAAAGAAGTCCCATTCTCCAACTCGTTATTGTATGAGTTTATTGAAGTGAACGATAAATATTTTTTCCACTCCCTGTTATCTATAGCGTTAACTTGTTTACACTTCATTGGTACAGGTAATTGTTTTGCATATTGTGGACGCCAATCACGCACACATTTATCCCTAAGAGTCATACACGTTCCACCACCTCTTTTATCCTATTCACTGGCACACCAAAATCTTTCTCACCAGCAAACATGTTCCTATGAATATAGCAAGGATAGTTAAATATCCTAAAGTATTCACAAGTATCTAACAACGTATATCTTGATACATCGTTGTCTGGATACAGGTGAATTTCTAAATTTGGAGTAGCTAATCTACTCACAAAATATTTGATTAGTCCTTTATATCCGCTACCACCAACTGCACTATAGATATCACGTTCAGATGTCTTTCTCAAGTTTAAATATATACTTAAGATATCAAACGATCCTTCTGCGACATGCAGTTTGATAGGCGTCGGATCAGACAAATCTACTGTTGATGGGATACTATAGAATCTACACGTATTGTCATATTTTCCGAATATATTATAATTCACATACCTTTTATTGATAGACTCGTGCAGATTTTTAGACACTTCCAAATTCCGTAGATTGACGAATGCATTATCATGACTGATAAATCCTACGAAATTTGCATCCAATGCTTCAATGATTCTCTGATCTCGTGTCGGTTTCACGTAGGGATTCTGTCTAAACAAATCTCCTATATTTAACAAGATCTTCAAATCTAAACAATCTTGATAAGTTAACTCAGAACCTAATCTTTTATTGATATAGGACAATTTGTATTGGGTCAACTCATCATCTGAAATAGAATTATTCTTTAAGTCATATATGATTGTATTGTTATATTTCAGATTGGCTGGATTTTTCATAACAGCAACATTATGCTTAGTTAATGCTACTGCTACGTCAGTATCATAAGCACCCCAATCCATTAACTTTTGAGAAGTCACTATACCTTTAGATTTGCACTTTTGGCAATAATATAGCGATGGTTCATCGTCAGATTGAGGGATACTTATATAAAAGTGTCCATGGCTCGAATTCTTCGAGTCTGAGCAATAAAAGCATCTGCAATTTACTACTCTTCCTCCAGATGCTCTATGTGCCCAAGGTTTTATTGACCGTTCAAGGAACTCTAGATAATCTATCGAGTTCATTATTATTCTCCTCTCTTGAACAATTGTCTATTGGCTCCTACATACTTTTGTGTATATCTAGAACCATTATGTTTGATATCAATTTTTACCTTAATATCATCTGGTGATATTTTGCCAGATGCAAGTTCATCCATGAATGGTTCTAAGATATCAAAGATACGCATATCCATATCTTTTTCCTTGTCATCTTTAAAAATATCTGCTAATTCAAAGATGTCCTCATCATCCACTTTTTCCTCTGGTGTATTATCTTTGTTAACGTTTACCAGTGATCTTAAAATTTCGTCTGTCATACTCATTTCTTTCTCCTTTCTGACAAAAAAGTGGTGTGGATTAAATCCACACCTATTTAAACAATGTTTTTCCAACTTTGATTTTTCCTCTGGTTTTTTGTTTCTTACCATCTATGTCTGTATGGAATTTATACTTTACAAGTACTCCACTCGGTTCTTTATCATTGGATAATAAATCCCCGATCATTTCGTCAAGCCTTTGTAAAGATGTCCAATTCACTTTCTTAACATCTTCCCCTCTCAAGTCTATATGTTTCAACTGTTTTGCCTGTTGATTGGTTTTACTAACAAATGCAGGAACTGCAATTCCATCATCTCCTTGCATTGGTATTCTATTTATATTTTGTCTTGCGTTTGCCATTTATACTCTCCTCCAAACACTATAATATATTCATAATTAACATTAGCACTACGCAGAGGTATGATATAATAACGATTACCCATTCCGCTGGTGCTACTTTTTTTCTTACTCGTTTTATCTTCAACGTTGTTTCTGTATTACATAATGCAACACATATCATAATACAGAGACATATTATCTTAAGAGTCTTCATTCTGGCCTCCTTGTATTGATCCGAATAGATTATTTAGCATTCTGCCTTGTCGAATTAGTTCATCAAATTCGTCTTCCAACATTATGCAAGTATCATTAGTATCCGTATCTAATACGAATACATATTTATCCCGCAAGGCTAGAAATAGCCTCCTACCAAAATGCGCAATAGCTCTCAATATTTCGGACGCGATGAATACCATAATACAAATTAATATGGTTCCTTCAAATAGCTTAAGCGCAATACCCATAGTAACATGCTCCATTAAAAGCATTACATACGTAGTACCAACTCCAAACGTGAGTTTAATACAAAATGTAAGTATTGAAAATCCCAAAATCAATCGGAATATTGATGACATTACAATTGTCATTTTTTCGATGCTCTTCAAGCTGCGCATCTTGTAGTTGTTGATATGTTCTTCCATTCTTTGTTCCTCCTTGGATATATTACTTCACTGATTCTGAACTCTTTCTTTTTAAAGAATCCTGATGTTACGATGTATGTGCGGCGGATGCTTCCTGTACTCATTCTAACATCCTCTACGTTCAAAACGATACGTTTCCTAATCTCTAACCCGTACCGTCTAAAGATCCATTCATAGATTCTATTTGCATATAGCCAACTAGTAACCATAGCTATGACAATAGGATCATTAGTATAGTCATATAGTTCCTCCAATGCTCTGGTAACACTATGTATCATAGATCATCCCTCCATTTTGCTAAACTGCTCTATTGCAATATTTACAGCGCGAATATTTTCACGCTCATCAGCATCTTGTAAAGATACTGGAACCTTCATTTTATACGTACACATAAGTGCAGCAAGCACTTGTGCATTCTTGCTGGTGGCCAGCGTTCTTTTAATACGCTCTGCAGTTTCATATTTTTCACAATATGTCCCTGTATAGTGCGCTTCTGTTTTTCCACCAAATTTCTGAAGCTCTAGCTTCAGTACATACACATTTTTCATTCTTCTTCTCCTTTGTCTCTTTCTAGATTACATATGGTATAATCAATGCTTTACTAGTTTGTGATTTGGGTTGTAATTTTTGAGGAACTTTGAAGTTGTACTTATTACATAAATCAAAGAAATCTCCATAAGTTTTACAACCACCAATCTCATAAGTTACGCAGTTAGCTTGAGTGATTGTTTCGCAAGTCCCGATAATTTCAGTCATGCTCTTTCTTCCATCTACCCAAGATACTGCGATCATTGGTTGATAAGTCATATTTATTCACTTCCTTTCTATTAGTAAATTTCCTTTCACTATTATAATATACAATTGAAAATTTTGATTATTACAAAAAAGAAAGAGGTATAGTATTATACTATACCTCTAACTTACTAGTAATGAGAGTCTAAGCAGTTGCTGATGCTTGTCGCCTCATTATTTCATTTATGGCGTTACTCTTAATTTCAGAGCCAGCCATAAACTTTTGGGTATTTGACATTTTATCAAGGTCAAAACGACCTCGATAAGTGCCATCCCCATTTTCCTGTTCTATGGTGACAGGATATCCAGAACTAAATAGTCCTGGATCTGTAAAGGTATAAGTACCTTCTAGCATTGGAATCTCTCCTTTCGTTAGATGGTATAGGGGTAGAGAGCAGTCACTCTCTACCCCTATTCACTATTATAATATACAATTGAAAATTTTGATTATTACAAAAAAAAGAAAAGGAGTAGAGCATTGAGCTCTACTCCTTCTTCAGTTTCTCTTATTTCAATACTATTTCAGGGCTACCCATATAAATATATCTTTTAGCCTCTTTGCTATGATAATTATACAATACAATTTCATCTTTGAGTGAACCACATAAATCTTCGATACCTTCTACCAAACTCAACCCATAATCTGCAAAGTTCTTTTTAACAATACTCAAACTTTTGCCTTTATTATTCTCAAATAAATCAGTAAGCTGTTTAGTAGTTTCTTCTATTGAATCTGATATTAAATAAGAAGAATATACATGGTAATTACCACATTTGAATTCTAATTTCCACACATGCATAAATATTACTCCTCCTTATATACATTTCTAAAATCTATTCGGTATAATCATAATCACTAGTATATACCGGATATAAATCCCTACACTCGAATCGTAACAATGTAGCATCTAATACATCTTCTTCATCAAAGACGTCTATATGAGGTGAACAATATTTCATACGGTTTGATCTTTTCAATGAATTTCTGAATGCAGCTCCATCTCCTGCGAAATTGTTAATAATAGTATCAAAATCTTCTTTTATATTATTACTCTCTTCAATATCAATAGAAGAATATAAATACTTATTAAAAGTTACATCCTCTTCGCAATCTAAAGAAAAAGTCAATATCCATAATCTCTTAAGTTCCATCATCTTTATTTTTCTTGTAAAGTCATCTTTATTTTCTGAAAATACTGGAGCTTGAGTTTTATCTGCAAGATTACGTGTCAGCTGACGATACTTAACCAGCTTATCATACAACGGATCATTGTGCTTCTTTAGCCAGAAGCAGAGCTCCTATCTCTATTTTTCTTGTAAAGTCATCTTTATTTTCTGAAAATACTGGAGCTTGAGTTTTTTCTGAACGCACGTCATAAATATATGCCGATTTAACACCCTTACCACTAAAAGTAGCATATAAATAAAAATCATTCCCTAACATTTTAGTTATAGTTTCACTGACATCATCATAGCTGAAACCTCTAAGATCATCAAAAAACTCATACAAGGCTGTAAATGTATACATGTCCTCACAAGGTATTCTCATTGGAATTAAAATCTGGGCTTCTGATTTACGTTTAAGTATTGGAGATTTTGTTTCAACAGTTACCCTCCATACTACTTCTAAACCTAAATTATCTTTCTCTTTAATTTTAATCATCGCTATTCTCCTTTCCTATGTGCAAAAACCACTAGGGTTGACCCCTTACTCACTTTTTATATTTTTCACCAAATCATGATCAGAATACTTAAATATTGGTTTAATTTTAATTTTTTCCAGTCTAATATCACCATGCTTCCTACTTTGTGGGGCCATTAAATATGATGGTATCCCATTATCATCAAGCTTCTTCATTACTTCTTTGATAGGAAGTGTTGATAATTCGCGAAGTGTACTGTCAATTTTGGAAAGATCATTACTTTCGATATAGAAACTTTTCTTTACTATATCATATTGCAAACTATCCTTTTTTGTAAAACAATGGTACACAAGCGTAACTTTTCTTAATGATGAATCATAATCTAACATAAATATTCTCCTTTCTTATGTATAAAATAAACCACTAGGGAAAAGATCCCTAGTGGTAGTTCTCTAAATTAATGTCACATACATAGCAATCTCATCATACAATACATCTGTATTGAACTCTTCTATTCTGCCATCCAGTTCTCGATCTTCATAGTCGATGATTTGGAATTTAGATGCTACAATAGTAGCCATGAGTTCCAGTATGTATTGCTCAATTTTCTCAGACTTATACTTATCTCTAATCTGTTGGAAATAAGTAGCATTCTCTAATCTGAGTTGTTCTTTCTTATTTATAGATTTCTTATGCTGTAACTTAATAATCTTACTGGATATAATATACGGCATAATGATAAGATTATTAGCTTTCAATAATCTACTAGCCGCAATCAACAATTTGACATATCCAATCTTGTTGATGTTGTTTACTGAAACACTATCTCCAAAATACTTATAGAACAAATTGAATACTAAAGTCTTCTGGAAATCGTTTATAACATTACCTTGCTCATTTTCTAATCGTTTGATATAGAAATTGATCTCATCATCACTAAAAGGTCCGAACATCAACTCTATCTTTTTAAGTGTATCTTCTGCAGCACACTTATTCAATAGAAACAGACCTTCATTTGTTTTTGTAGTATAACTTTCATACTTATCCATTACGCTATTATTATCACTATCTCTGATAGATGATGATAAACTAACGTAATCGTATTCATCGCATCTTCACGTAGGTCGCTAATCTACGCAGTTCTCTTATGAACTTCTCTAGGTGTTACCTAGACGCCGAGACTATATCATCACCCTAACAAATATTTTCGCTAGGGTGCTTTCCACTTCGTTTAAAGGACTTATTGGGACTCGCCTACCCGCTTGGGCCTACCTAGTAGTCGTTGAACCTTTTTATCTCAAATCCAAACGTTTCATATACATTAATAATGCTTTATCTGAAACATCTGGATCAGGATAACCCACATGGTTAAGAGCTGCAATATACATCTCTCGTTTTGAGTTGAAATTATTTCTATTCTTATTCATATATTCTTTCGCCTCCTTTTGTTGATCTTTCGTAAGTCTAGTAGTATTTCTATGCTTACGGATTTTATATAATTCATATTCGTTATACTTATCTTTATATGTAGTGCCATTTAATATATGGCTAACTACTTGAGCAGTACAACCAATATGATCTGCAATATCATTGCAACTTTTTCCTTCTAATAATGATTTACATATATAATCTAATTCTTCCTCAGTTAATACTGATTTGTAATGTGTCAATCCTTTAGGTTGATCATCTCGTAATCCATTTATATATGCAAATTTTATATGTTCAGATCTAGTTGCCCACGATAAATTTAATATATGATTATTATCTTTATCTCCATCATTGTGATTCGCATCCAATGAAGCTGCATCTTCTCTAGGAGCAAAAGCTAACAAAATACTTCTGCTCAATAGCATAGATGAATATTTAACTTCACCCGATGGATATATGAATTTTACTGGTATAGTACAATACCCATCTTTATTATGGGTACGATACTCTACCACCTTTCTCATATTTTCGTTGTATATTCTCCCCCATGTACTGACCCAACATGGACCGTTCGCATAAGGGTATATACTATTATCAACTCGTTTCCATTCTTCCTTACTAACATCTCTTCCGTAGTATGGAGATCTGATAGTATAATAAAATGCTCTTTCCATATAAATTCTCCTTTCAAGATAAACTTGGCTGCTGATTAAACATTGTCAACGGTACTTAGCACTTACTACTTTTAGTAAGCTTTTATTTCAGCGTATACCATCTCTGAACTTGTTTCTGTCTTTCGACTCTTAAGCATGTACAAACTTAAGCATCAGAGCTTTAGCTTTTTCCAGCAATTCAAAAAGTTTGCTACACACTATTACTAGTGTGTTAGGAACATAATCATATTCAATCCCAGTAACTTGGTAGTATATGTTTTTGTTTATACTTGTATAATTAAACGAAATAATGTTACTAGAGTAACTGTATTTCGGCATGATGTTCAAGATAATGTTTTGGACACTTTCTAATGAATGGGTTGTTGCATCTTTTCCTCTAATATCCTGTCTATTCCACAGACGTTCATGTTTCTTTTCAGAACGCTTTACATTAGAAGAAGAAGTCTCATATAACTTATTATAGATATCTACATCCGTCAATGAAATGATAGAATCAAATACCCATAATAAGAATTCATTAGTATTGGATATCCGTTTCACATAAATGAAATGTGTTGCTAATGGTATTACCATATTGATAAGCAAGGACATCCATAACATAATTTTTGCATGACGATCAGAATATATAAGAGAAGGATTCTTCTCGTTCTTATATTGCTTCTCGTCTAATGATAATTCATAATTATCGTCATTCATAAGGACAGCTTTCATGCAGATAGAATCGCACAGAATCAAACGTTCAATATCATATCTAAGCTGTGTTTCAGAATATGATGGTATCAAATCGATATTGGTTTTTATCTTAGAAATGATACCAAGAAGCTCGTGCTCTGGATCATAGAACTTTTCGAAATAATTCAAATATCTAGTAATATGATCACGCATGATTTCCCCGTTATAACAACGTTTGGTAGAGAGAACGAAGAAATTCAAATTCTCTTTACTCGGATCATCAATTCCAAAGAAGTTGGTTACAGGTAACCACAATCCTCCTTTGCAGGGTTTGAAAATCTGATCCGCTGGATCAATGGGATTCCATTGATCTACTGGTACAAACCAGCTCATGTCTCTTACTGGTTCTCCGTGAATTGTAAAAGGTTTAATGTTACTCAAAGTATGTGTCCTCCTTACTTCTTAAACTTTGTGCATATATATAATATACAACTTTAAGAAGTATTACACTTATGGGCTCTAAAGTATGTATTGTTGATCACAAACCTCACCTCCTCTCATAAGCCGAGTCACGTTACTCGGATGTGTTGGGGTATATAAAAAGATATACAGGTACGGATATTACTCCGTACCTGTATTTTATTTTCGTTTTATAGATTTAGTTATGGAAGTTCGTCCTATTCTATTACCTTTTCCAACTACACCTACAGTGCCTATTTTTGTTTTTCTTGGCTGTACTGGTATCTCATGAGATATATTATCTCCAGGTGCAGTAATTTTCTTTATTGTTTCTCGTTCTTTTCTATTAGTTTTAGTTTTTTCTTTCCCAGCTTCTTGACGAGCTTCAATCTTTTCATCTGCGTTCATAACTTGTTTCTTAACAGCTTTTTCGCTATAGATGTCTGTATATCTAAGCTTTGAAAATAATCCACGTTTCTCCATGAAGAGATATGCAAAATATAAACTCTTTACATATCCTACAAGGTTCTGCGGATTCTTTTCTTTTGCTGGAGTCTTAACGGCTTTTTGCGACATTTTATCTGCAAAGTCTGAAAAGAATATTTTGTTCTTTATGAACGAATAAGCAAAGGTGTATACGAAAGAAGGATCGTTAGAGTAGAATCTTACAGTATAATCTTTAAGACTGGATCCAGTAATCTTTCCTTTTGGTGGGGTGAACTCTATTAATACGTCATAGTAGAATTCTTTAATAGCCTCGCTAGGTATTTTAAGATAACAGATGTATCTTTTTCCTACGTTATAAGCTTTATATTCTATCTTACCTCCTTCTCTGAGTAAGATATTACTAAATTTACTAGTGTATAGATTCCTATACATTACTCTATTAGATATAACGGCATTTTCTTTGCCCATAGGATTTTGAATATATTCATCAAAAGTCATTTTCATTATTATCACCTCATTATTCAAATGTGTGGATTTTAAAACAGGAGAGAGGTAGAGGGAACCCAACCCTCTACCTCTCTATAGCCCTGTTTGAAGTGTGTTTGATTCTGCTATTATTTCAATAAACCCTTTTGAGATTAAGAGAAAGCCACGGATTCTTTCTCTTAATGCAATGTTATGGGTGTGTAAATATTTAATTTTTCAATTGTATATAATAATAGTGAATGGGTATAGAGAGTGACCGCTCTCTATACCCATACCCCACACTTAAGGAGGTGATCACTATGTTAAATAGAACTTATACGTTTAAGGACCACGATTCGTCTAATCCTTACGTACATGGTTTTCCAGTTATCGTGAAGCACGATAACGGAGATGGTACCTATACAGGTACATTGGATACAAATAATATGTCTGTAAAAGATAAATTATTTGCTATCACTGCAGCTCCAGTAATACCACGCTTCACCGCAACTGGAGCACAATATTAATAGTCATAGACTATTAATATGAAGTTAGGGGTGTAGTATTATACTACACCCCTTTCTTTTTTGTCAAAGTTTAATTTTTCAATTGTATATAATAATAGTGAATGGGTATAGAGAGCGGTAACTCTCTATACCCATATCTCCCCGAAAGGAGGTGATACATATGTATCGTCTTAACGATCTTCGTTATGCACCTAGCAATAAAGGTGCCTATCTGTTTTATACAGATAGAGAAAATGATGATGGTTCTTGTCAAGGGCGTTTAGCCACAGACAAGATGACAGCTAAGCAAAATATCTCAGCATTAGAGAAAATTAAATCTGCTAATGTGAATGAGTTATTGCATCCAACTGCGTTTGGTATTGCTTAGCTATCATCATTATTAATAAGTTAGAGGTGTAGTATTATACTACACCTCTTTCTTTTTTTATTTTTTCTCTTCTCCTGCTGTTTCTTTCGTATCAGCATCCTGTGTCTCTTTTGCGCTGTCTTTTCCTTCTGATGTATCTTTGGATTCTTTTTCATCTCTTGGGTAGAGAAGCTTTGTATCCGGAACATCATCAGCTGCTTCAGCTTCAGAGTTGTCTGCCATCCAGTTCTGAGCGTTGAGGTATACACATTTGTCTGTACCTTTTCCTTCAGGCATTTCATATACATCAGCAAAACTCAAACATCTTCTGATCTCTGTGAGAGTCAGCGGAAGTTCTGCAGGAAATTCAATTCTTTTTCTTTTATCAAGAATACCAGGAATGTACTGTTTTCCATTACGAGGGTATACTTTACATCTTTTCATGATTGCTTCAGCCATCTTAATAGCTCCTTTCTATTTTTTATATATAAATTACTTAAATGTTTAAAATCAGCAACGGAGAGGGTTATAGGCGGGCGCCTGCCTATAACCTCAATCCATGTATAATAACACCGATGCGAGAGGTATTCGCGAATCCTACTACGCCTTACCGGACCATCCCAAGTCATGAACAACAAAATGGCAAAATTTTGATAGAAGTGAGATGCGGCCGTAATATATTCCGTAACGCATTCGCACCGGCATTAATCATATGTTATGCATGTATATTATTCGTCATCTTCAATGTATCCATTCTGCATAGGATCTACAAGAAATGCCTGATTTGTAGTATACATGATTGTGATAATCTTAGAGATTCCTTCCAAGATGGCGATATCAGTTTCGATAGATCCAAGAACCTGATTACCGTCGAATGTTTTCTCTCTAAGGTTATAAGCCTGCTGTCTAGCAACTGACTCATCTAAGATAGCCTGAGCTTCGGATTCTGTCATTCCTGATTTGTACAGATTGAAAATCATTTGACCATATGCATCTCTGATAATAGCTTCAATGTCACTCACCAAAGTATCATCTTTATCGTGCATTGTATCCAATACCGCGCAAAATCCTGCAATACCAGCGCCCTGACCAACTCCATTTTCAGCTGCAGATCTACAGTTGAGAACAGCATCTTCTACAAGGTCTCTTACATTATCTCTATCAGCTGCAGATACACCACCCACATTATACTCAACAAAGTTTGCTGTAAGTGAATGTAATCTCTTCTTGAGCTGCGTAAGAGCTTCAATATTGTTTTTATCCTGAGATTCAATCTTGATCTGAGATTCAAGGAAATTGATAAGAGATCTGTAAACTCCTGAGAATTCACGAGATCCATCCTCTTTAGTCTCAGCATTTTCATCAAACATTTTTGCCGGATTAGTAATCTTACACTTGTCGATATCAATCACAACCTGCTCAGCAGAACCGTAAAAATCGCATACAGTATTCATATCCGGTGCAATACCTTTTTCGATGTCTGCTTTTCTTTGATCAGGATTGATATACTTTCTAATCTGCGGGCAACCGCATAATGTGATAATATCTCCGATGTTATCTACACGATCATTAATTCCCGTAATAATACAGAACGGAGGTTTGCTTGATGCTGCTCCAGCTTTCTCATATGAGAAGAAGATCTGTTCAATATCCTGTAATTCTTTAGTCAGATCCTGAGATACAGACGGAGCGATAATAACTGTAGGTTTATAATTCTCCGGCATATGTTTAAAATAAGGATCATAAATATTATTTGTGAAGATGGTCACGAATAACTGCATCATCTCCGGAGTATCAACAGGATCCGGGAAATAATAAATGCACGGGTCACGAATAGTACATGTATTTTCCTCCGGATTATTGATAAATGATGGAGATGAGTATCCTTTATTCAGAAGAATACCATCGTATGTTTTAAGGATGGAACTTTCTGTATTAGAAGTTCCGATCTTGATATAAACATCTTTTCCGAACTGCTTATAGATATTTGAAATATCTTCAGCAACCATTTCATTTCCATTTGTGGAAATGAGACAGATCTGTTTAACGTCATCGAGAGTTAACTCCCGGCTGTAATCACTCTTAATATGATCTGAGAGATCCTTTACAATCTTCTGGAATGTAGATACAATCTCATACGGCGGAATTCCTGCTTTCTCCCACTCCTCTGATTTTTCACATAACTCTTTATATACAAGATAAGAAAGCTGTACTGCTGTTGTAGTACCATCTCCTACTTTCTTAATTACGTGCTCTGTAATTCCAAGAAGTTCATCATGAACTGCCTGCTCGAGCGGTTTGTAAAACCGGAAGTTGCTCAGGACTTTATGTCCATCTTTCGAATATTCTGTAAGAGCATTCTGATGCATAATCATAGAATATGATCCGAATGGTCCTGCAGTGTTAGAAATCACAGATGCGATCTTTTCAAGAACTTCAAGCTGTACTCTTCTTACTGCTTTCTTTTCAACTAAGTTTGATAATGTTCCATGTTTAGCCATAATTATTGTTCCTCCTTATTGTGCATTTATTATATTGTAGCTTCTATATATTTTTAGCCTAACGGTATTTCTTCAGGAGCAAATACGTACATAGAAGCAATGTTAAATCCATTTGTAGATATATAATCAAATATATACTCTGGGTTTATTAGAAGTTCTTCATTATTTGGATCTCTTAAAATATTAAATTCATAATCAGCTACATATATCTCTTTACCCTCTACGTCTTTGTACTTTGCAAGGTCTTTGGTATCTTTAACAAACAAGACGTTATATTGAGATACGGATATAGTTTCTGGGGTACCTTTTACAATATCATCATAAGGTATAAGACGATTTATTAGCAATTCTATTTCATCATCCGTTTCACATAATATATTTATCTTAACTACTTTATCTATAGAAGTTCTAAGTATAGATCCGACATCACGCAATGCAGTTGGTGGAGACAGTTGCAGGATGTTACTATATTCTTTCTCCATAAATTGCTTATATAGATCATCTGCGCAATCCATCTTCTCATCTTTAACAGCTACACATAATGGATTTCTTTCATTTCTGGTTAGCAATACATACTTCTTAAAAGTATCGTCTCCGTTAATTATACCTGGATAAAAATATTCAGTATTATTATAATCGAATTGGATTAATTTGAGTAATCCCATTTCAGTATCAATAATCATATTGAATGGGATGAGTACGTTTAATTGATACATATAATACACCTCTTCATAAAAAATAAAGGGTAGATGAAATGAATCATCTTACCCTTAAGATTACTCTTCTCCGAGCTGATCGAGTGTAGCACTTCTCATGCTATTTTCACTCTTATTCTGATTAGAGTTGAAGAACGACTGGTTATTACGTCCGCCTCCTCTATTTCCGTATTCGGCACTCTGTTCAATTCCGAGCTTATCCATGATAAGTCCGATCTTTGTATTCATTCTGTTTGCGTCGAATCTCTGAGCATACATATTTGCATATGCACCTGCTCCTCCGATTGATGTATAGTATTCTTTAAGCAGACTCTTCAATGTATCGATCTCAAGATACTGATACGTATGTGAATCATACTGTGTTGGATTCTGTGGATCGAAGTTTCTCACTGCCCAGTAATGATCAGTCTTGAATTCGTATACATACGTAGCTGTAACACTACCATCATTCTGGTCTACTTTTCTAATGATCAAGCAAGGATGAGAAGCTCCAACTTCTTTACCATTACTGAAGCTGATCAATCCTTCGTTACCTGTTGTAACACCTGCATTGTCAGTTGCATCCGGATCGCTCATAACCTGTTCAATTTCATTGTATAACATTCTTGCTTTGACATGTGTAAGCCAAACTGATACCGCATTGTCATGATCCCACAGCTGCTTATCTCCCTGTTTAGCTCCCGGCTTCATTGGTGAAATTGTAATTTTAAGCATTCCGTTGAAAAATGAATAAGAAAGTGCTGATGGATCTACTCCATCAGTATTGGAAGTTCCGTACGGGCTGTACAGAGTCGGTTCGTAGTATTTCTTTTTGTTGTTGTCATTATTGTTGTAATCTCCTAATGGCATCTTCTTTTCCTCCTACATACTAATGAATTTTTATTAATTTATTTATTATAATGTATATGGGGCTATTATTAAATAATTCTGGTCACCTCCCAATAATAGCCTATAATCATTACATTTTAATAATATACAATTATAAGAAAGGATGGAACTTTAATTATGAGAAGATCAGAATTAATTCATATAGTAAAAGATGGAGTAGATAAGACAATTACTAAAATTGAAACTTCTGCAGCGCTTACATTCTACTCAACTACAATTGCATATGCTATCTTTTGTTATGATAATGACAAGAGTACAGATGCAAGTATCAAAAATAATAATAACATTTTTGGATATAAAGCGGGTAAAGGATTTATGGAGTATAATTCCATCGAGGAATGTATTCTTGATTATTATTCTAGAACAAGAACAGACGATATCGACTTTACTAGAGCAAAATACGAGCAAATTGCAAAGGCAAATAATCTGTACAGATTCGACAAAGCATATATAGAGTCTAAGCCAGGTCATATTATCGATATTGATGATGAGAAGAAGAAACCGGACTTCGACGTGTACACAGTTAGAGATACCGATGAAACTCCTATTACAAAAACTGGTGATCTGGAAGAGGCCAGAACAGTAGCTTCTGAGAACAAAGGAGCAGTTATTACGAACTCTCGCGGTGTAACCGTAGATGCAGTAGTTAAGCCTACTGAATCAGATAGTATCATCTCTCTTATTCTTAAACCAGGCGCTCCGGTTATCTGTAATGGAATTAACTTATACTATCATCTTAAAGATAATAAGCCTGGTCGTGTTATTGATGGTACTTACTATCTGTATGATGGTAAAGATCTCGGTGATAGATATGCCATCTGCACTAAATCAGAATTCGCACTTGGAGATCCAAGTATGATTATGGGGTATATTAAATTATCAGATATACAAAAATAAAAGACATAGGGCTACCCGAAAGGGTAGTCCATTCTTTATTATTCTTTAATTCCATATAATTTTTTAAGGATATTCACGACCCACTTTTTTTGTCGTTCTCCAAGCTTAATATCTTTTTGGCTAAGATACCAATGATATGCATCTCCGCCAAATTTCATAGACATAGCAGCCCAATCACAACACATTTCGATTACGAAATTTAATCCCATTGCATCTTTGTTACCAGACTTAGCCCACCAGTTCCAATGGTGCATATTATGGTTATAGTGATGCTCCCATGCTTTTTGGAAATCTGCAGTGTTATCTTCTTTTTCCTGCTCATCTACTGGATTGAAGTTTTTACGATAAGGTTCCCACTCATCGATCCCATACTTACTAGAATCGTGGGATCTAATCTGATCATCCACTTCAGAGATAAGGAAAGACAGACCACTATAGATACTATCAAGATAATCCATTACCTCTTTATTCTCTTTCATTTTCTCCCATACAATTTTTACATTTTGCACATGTTCATCTACATAATCTTTATAAGCTTTCTCTTGTTTTCGCTGAGCCATAGGCATATGCGGATCTGCCATAATAGCTAAATATACTAAATCACTCATAATTATGAAATTCCTCCTTACTTTACGGCTAAAAGTCCCAACCTAGCCTTATTACTAGGTTGGGAAGATTTAGTTAGATTTGTGATCAAACTTGAGGAATACATACTTTTACCCTATTGTTATAATACCTTATAAAAAGATATTATGCTAATAGAGTGTCATTGTCTCCACATTCAAAATTATTCAGTATCTGATTCCTCACTGTTTGATTGATCTGAATCTCCTGGACCATTTACCTTACGTCCTTCGATTACGTCTTTTACTTTATCATAAACGATTGACGCAGCAAATGCCGATGCGATTCCTCTGACAATGATATTGATCGGGGTATCTACCGTTTTGAATGGGAACTCAAGCAGAATAGATAAAACAATACCAGCAATTATAAGGTATATCGGAATATCACTATTCTTTACCTTTGGCATCTTATTTTTAAGCATATACCCAATAGCAATCAGAATGATCACAAGAGCAATGTTTACACTGTTAGCAGTAACTTCTGTTACCTGCTCAATAATATTTACACTATTCACAAAGATTTCCTCCTTTCAAGATAATTTATTTATTTGTTCTCAGCATACTCCTGCACCAGAACATGTAAGTAAAAGAATATTTTTCTGTCCACATACTAAAATATTCTTTTTATAGAAGAAGGGAAAGGAGAAGAAAAGATGGCGAGAGTACAAAAATTAAAAAAGTATATATTTGTCATCTTGATTATGATTGCTGCTTCTATACTAATCTTATTTACATTTGATGAAGTAATAGAATCCATAAAAACTTCTAGATATCAGGCTATAGAACAATCTAAAGAGAGGGACTTTGAGAGTGTATGGGCATATATTCAAGTATTACGTTCAAATAGTCTTATCCAAACATCTAATCTTGCTATGCAAATAGAAGATCAGATGGATGATAAATTTGACATGACGCAACTTGAACAAGCTTTGGACTCTGGGGATAAAGAAACTCAAGAAGAATTATACCAAATATTTAGAGATAACATTGAAGGAGTATACCTTGATGATGCTGTAAAAAACAATAGAAATTCTCTTATAGTATTAGAGGGGTATGATACCATTATTGAGGATAAATTGGTAGAACCAATCGCACGAGAACACAACGATGAGTTTTCTAGTGAGACTCATCATTTTAACGATTACTACCAAAAATGTTTCAATAAACCTTTATTTAAAAGTGCCGTTAATAAATTACGATCGCACACTACGGATCAATTAATTGCACTTGAACCTTTTAATTACCTATCATATAAACAGACTAAAGGTCATAAAATGATAACTGAAATGACTTATGAAAATTTGAAATCTGTATATGTAAAAGAAGGTATTACCGGACTAAGAAACTATCAGTTCTTAGTCCCAATTTATATTACCGATACTGGTGATATATTCGGAAATGATGATATTGTTGGAGGGATTCCTCAAGATACACATAAGTTTATTTTGATACAAACTTTTAATGTATATGATCAATTATTGGCAATCAAACCTGATTATGGTGATAGACAATATATAAATAATATTAATAAACGATATGATGCTATATTGAATATGCTATACTTATGCGGGATTATTATCTGCATCGTTATAGTTATTATGATACTGTATTTATTTTCTATTTATAATGCTGTATATAGCGTGAATCAGGATTTAATTGGCGTATTAGCCGGACAAGATTGTAAGAGATCCAGAGATACCTAGAATTATACGAATGTATAAGGAGGCAAAAGCAAATGGGTACTATATCTTTTACTCTGCTTCTCGACTACTTATACAATAAATTTGCAGTCACATTTATTTTGAGTATTATTGGAATTTCCATTAGAGAGATAGTAGGTAATGTTAACGCAAGACAACGTATTGATATTTCAAAAGTATTAGCGTCGACTGTTTTTACTACTATTGTGATGTGTGCCCTCAGAGAATATATAAATCTATCATTTAGCGTGTATGTACTATTGTGTGTCGTTACGAGTATGTGGAGCCCATGGATTGTTTCACTAGTGCTAAATAGCAAATTTATGGGTGCAGTGTTGACAAGATTTATAAAAAAAACTTTGCCAGAACCGATATCAGATACAATTGAAGAGTTGATAAATGAAGAAGAAACTGAAGACGCATCAACGGAGAAAGCAGAATCTAAGACCAAAGATGAGAATAAAGGTGTAGGGGGATAACCCCTACACCTTTTTCCCTATTTAATTCTAATAGTTCTACCAGCTAAGATATTGTTAGGGTTTTTGATACCGTTCAGTGAGCAAATTCTAGATACAGTTGTTCCGTATCTTGATGCGATCCTGCCTAATGTATCTCCTCTCTTGATTGTGTAATATACCTTACCTGTAGATGCAGGTTTCGATTTAGAATTGATGATGGCCTGAATAGCATCGTAGTTGTACCCAGCTGCAGTAAGCCGTTTCTTACGATCTACACCATTTCCCCACTTTCCTTCCAAAACTTCCTGAGCGATCTGCGCATTGGATTTCTTTGAGCCAGCATTGATCTTCTTCTGAACTTCATTATATCGAGATCCGAGAACTACTTTACGAACTTCTCCAGTTCCATATTTATCTGCTTTTACTTCAGCAACCAGTGTATCAACACTTGCGCTGTAGATATGATCGATGAAATTCTGTACTTCCTGGTATCTTGTTCCAAGAGCAGCTTTACGTGCATCTCCGGCACCATACTTATTTGTCATTACACCATATGCAAGGTCAAGAGTTGTTCCTTCCGGAGCTTTATGGGCTGGCGTTGGTGTCGGAGTAGGTGCAGGTGTTGGATCTTTCTTAGTATCTTCGGTAACACTACCAGTTGCATATGCTTTCCAAGCATCTCTATCTCCATAGAACTTATCAAGGTCAAGATTGCCATTCCATCCGCTTAATCTTCCAGCTGAAGAATACTGACGAATAGCACATGCATATTTTCCTTCATTCCACGGAGTTGCCTGGTAACCTGTAGTCTTGTTAGATGCATACTGAGCAATCCAAAGACCATAATCACCAATTCCCTGAGCTTTGCTCATAGCAGACTGCTGAATATAAACCATCGGTTTTACACCTGTCTTCTCATGCACATAATCACACCATGTTTTGATCCATTCCTTGTCATTCTTTCCCCAACTAGCATTACTTCCTGCTTCCCAGTCAAGTGCAAGAATAGCTTCTCCAACATAATTTGCTACATTTTTCAAGAAGAAATCTGCTTCTACTTTAGGATCTTTTCCACTAGCATAGTGGTAAACACCTAAGCATTTTCCTGCATTTTTTGCTGTCTGATAAAATCCGTCACAATATTTATCAACGAAAGTTGTTCCCTGTGTGGCTTTAAGGATTACGAAATCACATGGAACTTTGTTAAGATCTAATCCATGCTGATGATTACTGATATCAATTCCGTTAAGTGCCATAATATTTCCTCCTTTAAGAAATTAATATTAATAGCCTCTGTAGCTATTAATATTATGTGAAGACACATCCAAATAAATTTGATAAGTGAGGTGCAATTATGAAATATGAGAATAATATGTTTATCAGCGAAGAAGCATTTTATGATAAGCAATTCAAAAATCCGGTATATATTGTATTAATGCACAGTGGAACTCCTTTAGCTAATGTAATTAAAAAGGCTACTGGAGATGAATTTTCACATGCATGTATTGCATTTAATTCTAAATTAGATCCTCTATATTCTTTTGGGTCTAAAGGAAATGGAGAGCATGGAACTGGTTTTGCTGTAAACAGTCCTAAAGATAAATTCTTTGATAAATACTCAGCAAAATACAGTGTCTATGTAATGTATGTATCTAATAAAGCATACCGATCTATGAAAGAAAGATTACAGTACTTTATCGATAATAAAGATAAACTTAAATATGACATTAAGGGTCTGATTGACATCTGGTTCAATAATGATAGTGAGGATCATGAAAAATGGTTCTGTTCTAGATTTGTTATGGAGATTGTTTCTAAGGCCCAGGAATTATCTAAAGTTCCTTCACTGTGGAAACCTCAAGATATTACAAATCTTGACAATATCTCTCTTGTAAATAGAGGATTCAACTTCTATAATTATGACTATAAAATTACAGAACGCCATTGTAAGGATATTAAACACCATCAGTATGATCCATCAGATGTATTGTATGAAGGTATTTCAGACTCAACAGCAAAAGATATGGGAAGTAAGAAAACTGTTTCATTATCCTCATATTCTAAGATGGGTATATCTGATTCATTCATTCAAGTATATAAAAAAGAATTCCCTAGATTATCTCATGTTAAAGTAAATAATCACACTAAGGGATACGTATGGCTCGATGGTAATGAATTGGTAGCTATGGTTAATGTGGAAGAGAAAAATGATGATTCTAAATGGATTCAAGGTTTAGAAGTATTTGGATCTTATAAAGGACAAGGATTAGCAAAACAAGTTCTCGATGTGGCTGTAAAGAATTTAGGTGCTACTAGATTAGCAGTTCAGAAGAATAATGAGATTGCTATCCATACATATAAATCTTATGGATTCAAGATAGATAAAACTACCGATAGTGGATATTATATGGTACTTAAATCTGCAATGGATGAGAGTACTACTGCAGGGGAATTAAATCCTACGTTATCAGAAGATTGTAAGATATCTGCTGATATGGCTAGGGAGAAATTAAAACTTCTCAAAAAAGAAAATCAGATGAAATTCTGTAAAAGTAGAGCAGTGGAACCAACTAATGAGGGTTGGGTTTTTGGAGAGTATACTGTTGATTCGGAATCATCTGCTAAAGAATTACAGAGATTTATCAGGTTTATCAATGAGATTGTTAAAACAAGTAACTATAGGGGATGCATGGAAATGCCTGATCTTTCTGTAGGAAATATTGGAAAGTTGTACATCAAAGAAGGATCAGTATATGATACATTATCAGAATCATTGATCGGATACGGCGGTACAATATACAATGCTATTAATGAAGCTGGAGATAACGTAAAGTATTTTAAAAATCCAGCACGGCAATTAAAAGTAAAAAAATCTAAAAAACAAAATGTGCAGTCAGATCTAGGAGATTATACTGACGTCGGATCTTATGATGCTAGTTCATTTTCAGCAAGCATATCTACTGGACAAAAAAGTAATAATGAAGCTGATGACGTAGATAGCATAGATTCTAAAGATTTAGAACAAGCTGCGGATAAAGCACGTAAAGCTATCACAAAAGAAATAGTAGAGTGCAGAGATTATTGTAGCGCTTTCGAAACAGTAATGAAACCATATCTCGGATCTAATTCATTTGCAGTAATTAGATGGAACATTACGAAAGTAGATAATGCAGATTATTTTGCTTCTTGCAGAGAAACTATCTATAAATATGCAAAGAAATCGTTTGAGGAGACTAATCCTGGTTATTATATGAAGATGGATGATAGCTGTTTCTTCATAACTAAATAACAATAAAGTAATAGATTAGCGGTAGATTGCAGGATCGGGCGGAAATTTCTGCCGCTTTTCTATTAGACAACTTTGTACATCCTTGAATAAATGATTTTTCTCACGTTTTACTCCGAACAAAAAAAAACAGCTACTTTTACAGAGAACTAGGGTACGGATTTTATCCGTACCCTGCCTTCTTTTTATTCTTTACGTTTACGTCTAAGACTAGCGTTCAGCTGTTTATACTTAGCGTAAATATATTGACTGACGTCGATAGGAATACGCCTATCGTCTTCGTCAATCCAAACCTCATTCCAGGTAGTACCATCACCAATAAAGAATAGAACCTTTCCTTTACTTCGGTGTCCCGCTGTTACTACTGGTACATTACCCCATCCAGTTCCGTACCAATTTCCTTTTTTAACTGTAAACCCATTAAATCTAAATGGGTTTTCATCATTGTGCTGGATCATGTTAAATTCCATCATGTTCATACTCCTTTTTCTCTTATAGTAATATGTGTATCATAGTTATAATATACAATTATAATTTTATACTTTTACAATAGAATTATTATTCCCACAATATAGTAAACAGGTTAAATTAGAGGGGGCGAAAAAATTGTCAGAAGCTGAGAAGAGAACTCCTAAGGACAAGTCGATAACGACGCAACAAATCATTGAGAGTGGCGGTTTTTATGATATTGATAATAATTGGAATAGTATAATTACTTTTGATGATCATCCTGGAATGTTATTCAGAGCTAGAGTTGAAGTGTTTATTTTTGACAAATTCGATGATGTCTTTATTACACCAATACATAATGGGTATAGAATACCGGGAGGATCTATCGAAAAAGATAGATCATACAAATATCAAGTAGAAACAGAAGCAAGAGAAGAAGCTAGAATTAATCTCGGAACTATAACATACACCGGATATTCATATTTCAAATACTTTAAGAATAAATATACGAATTGTTCGATACATTGGGACGGCGCATATAATATGGTTTATACTGCAGATTTTAAATCATGGTATCATGGGCCTATAGAAAAATCAGTGAGAGATTATCATATGTGTAATTGTGGAAGATTTTTACCATTTGCACATGTAGTAAAAATGTTAAACTATCATCATTTGAGGGCTCTAAATTTAATATGAAAAAAGGTATAGGGATTTCTCCCTATACCCAAAAAAATTTTTTAATAATAAGTATTCATCAATTGTCCAGATTGGGACATATTCTGTAAAGCATTATAATCTACAAAGAGACCATACATCTTTTTATTATATACGGTCTTTTTTGATAATGCTTCTCGCAATTCAAGATACTTCTTGTAACAGTCTTCCCAGCGTTCACGATCTTTCTCACCCATATCTTCTTCTCTAAGATAATCTTCAAGAATACTCATTCTCGAATTAATCTGTCTCATAAGAAGAATAGCATCATCCTGGGTTTCTACGTTGCGTAATCTCATATTGTATTCAAATAAATCTTCTTCAATGGATTTCATTCCATTTCTCTTCATCTGATATAATAATCCTTTACGTTTACCGGCTTCATTTACAGATACTGAATAATAATTATAATCTCCAGCAGACACCCTTGTGATTTGTTTCAGTGCATTGAAACACATATTCCGTACTAACGAAGAAGCTTCAATACTCATAGAATCTCTGAGCATAAACTCAACGTATCTATTGTTATCGAACGCCATATAGTTATTGAAATACCAGTTCATCATAACTCCGCTAGTATCGACTTCATCTGGTTTCATACCAGCAGTGGTTAATGCTTCTAACGCACTTGCATATACAGATTCTAATCCAGCATCTCTGATAGCCTGAGGAATCTCATCCATAGTAAGTACATCATATCTTGCAAATAACGATGTAATATTATGGATAGTGATTCTGCACATCATATCAAATAAGAGGGGATATGATAATACTGTGTCTGGGCAGATACGAGTTCTAGTGAGAGCAATATAAGAGTCAATCATATTTCTTAATTTCTCTGTAGCCTTCTTATCACAAGCAGTAGCGATCTCTGCATAAATAACAGACCACAGCTGCTCTGTAGATAAGAATGAAAATTCTCTTAAAAGCTTTCCGTCTAATTCAAGAGAATATTGATTGAACGAAAATGGAGCGAATTCCCCGTCAAGATCACAATACCCTTTAAGCAGTTTCTTAGATAATTCATCTGCCGGAATTCCACTCGGGGTAACGTATACTCCGAAAAACTGTTTATCAAAATTCGGTGTATATTTAACTTCAAAGCAATGAAGATTTTGTAAAGATTTGTTTAATGCATTTTTCAATCCTGCACAACTACGTTCTACAGTATTCAATGGGTTCTGATCATTTGCTGCGGATCTAATATCGGCAATCCATTTATAAATATCAGTAAAATTCTTTGTCTGATTAAGCATTATACTAGTTCTCCTTTCTAAATTTCCATTACTCTGATGTTTCAGATTGACGTTTATGATAATCACGTAAATGAAGCGTAGGAGGATTATCTATGGTATAGGTTCCATTATCGTTTCTGGTGAACTTAAGAATCTTATAGTCATGAGGGGTTGATTCTGTATCCATTATAATAGCAACTTCATCTTCTTTAGAAAAATCTGCATGAATAAATTTGAATAGATCCCATTCATATCCATCCAGCTCATATAAAAACACATAATCAGTTGCCATATTAGTATACGGCATCCCTGTTTTAGCATCTATCATAACTGGTTCTGGTACACCGATCACAAAATCAGCATCTTTACGAATACCAACTAATTCATGAAATTCTTCCTCAGAGCACTCATATATATCATCCTCGCGTATCTTGAGATAAATCTTTCTCTCATTTGGATCATATCGTACAAACCGCACGGTAGTCTGATCTAGGAATGGATTACGAAGCGGTATTAATATCGATTGGCCCTTCTTATATTCATTATACTGTGGGCGTTTATTGTCACCGTTGCCAGTCTCTATCATATACATACCAGCCTGATACTTGACAGCAATATCTCCAAATTTTACACTATTATACATGGCAATTACTCCTTTATATGTTTTATTTGCATGTCTAGGGTAAAGTAAATAACAAAGAGAGTCTGGGAATTACCCCAGACTCTCAACCCGCAAGAAAGGTCACAATGAAAAAAAATAAGGACACTGTCCCAACAATGTAAGGCTAACAAAAGATGCATTGTGACAATAGAACCCTACCAGGATCCTATTATAAATATGTTGCACAAATAAAATCCCCCTCCCATAATCGGGAAGGGGAATCCTGCATTTATTTTTATAACTGTTTAACCTGAATGAAGTCGTAATGATCTGTAAGTCCTGTCGGATGTAAGATATTGATACGACCCTGAACTGGCTGATACTCTACGAATTTCCAGCGCTCGAAAGCGTGTACGTTCGGCAGAGCCGGGTTATCTGCATTTCTAATTTCGTTACTGATGTACATCTGATAATCATAGATTCTGTAGATGATACGATCTGTTCCCTTTGGACACAGAATTACGATGAACTCTGTAGATCCACGAAGTTTATCAGAACCAATGAAGTTGTATACTCTTGAGTCAGATGTAACAACTGTCTTTGTGAAGTCAAGCTGCACCGGTCCGATGTTTGAAGGTGTCTGGTATGAATACTCTACTGGAGTAATACGACGGATAAGGTCCGGATCACCGAATACAGAAACTGTCATGTTTGGATCGTTAAGTACCTGATACAGATGTGTCATCTGCTGATCGAAGTAATCGAAGAAAGTATTTCTTCTCCACTCAACGTGATCTCCATGATATCCCTCACGAGGTGCATAATCGAACTGAGAGTAACTCTTAGAACGAGCATCCATTGTCTTGTAAGAGTAATCAAGTTCTCTTTTGATCTTGTCATCTTTGTAGTTGGCAAGAACAGTCTTAACCATGCTCATCAGTTTTGTAACCTGATTTACATTGTACAGAGCTGCGATATCCTTTGTTTCTTCCGGACTGATTGTGAAGTCGATCGGAATAGCATTTGGAATTTCAACAATATCTGTTTTCTCACGCCATCTTACAGAGCATGTTGTAAGACGAGCATTTGATGTATCAAGACGTGATGTTACACGAAGTCCTTTTACATTTCCTTTGAGAAGCTGGATGTTTAATCTGTCATCCTGCATTGTTCCTGATACATAGTCAGAAACTGTCTTCATAACGACCTGACCTTTTTCCTGAGCCTTGTACTCATATTTGATCTGAGCCATTAATGATCTTTCAATATCACCATATGCTGGTGCGAATGGGAATCTGCAACGTACCCATACCGGATGTACTCCTGGTGCATCTGCAATTTTTCCGTCCGGTTCAATATATCCTGTTGTTTCATCAGGAAGGACATCACCTTTTTCAAAATACTGATCTTCAATCTTGAAAGCTGATACTCTTGTCTCTACAGACAGGTGATCTGCTCCACCAAGTCCACCCAGGTATGTATGAACGATCTCATTGTCATCTGTGAATGGAAGCGCCGGAAGTTCGAATTCTGTTTCTCTTGCTGTTGCCTCGATAGCATCTGTCATCAGGTTCTGATCACGGAACATATCGATTTCGTTTCCTTCTGTATCTACCAGGATACGATATTCCATTGAGATTGTGAATTTCGGCTTTGTTGCAACAAATTTCGGGATTGATCCTTTATCGAATACCATGTTCATAAGGATGAACTTGTGCATCGGGATTGAAATACCGATCATTGGATTCATATAAGCTCCGGCAACGTGCTCCAGAAGTCCCTGGCGGTCGTTGTCATACTGCTGCTCCATTGTCAGTACGTGATCTTCAATTTCATCTGGAGTCATTCCCTCCGGATCATAAGAATTTTCTACGAAGAATCTCTTCAGAGCTTCGTTAGATGCTCCCAGCATCAGTGCTCTACCAGATTCACCATAAATATCTACTCCTGCTTCTGTCATCAGTCCCTGTGTCAGGTCAACATATGACTCAGCAAAGTTATGCATTTCATTGTGTTTATAGCTATCAGACATATTACGTCTTGGTGCGTCGCCAATAATCATAGCTTTGTTTCTCCTTTCTATCTCCAATTATTTAATTTTTGAATTAAATTACTATATTGTTATAAATCGCCAGTTTACCGGACTTATTTATCGTCATCTTTGATACTATTTTTGATTTCTTTAAATACGTTAGAAACCGTATCAAGAATGGCTAAATATTTTTGTAGTTCGGTCATATTTTCAATATAGGTTTTGCTGTCAAATATTGATGATAAATAATCTCGGATGTATTTCTGGAGATCTACTAGACTGTTAACGACATAATCGTATACTTTGGCATGTTGCGGGTCTTTTTCGGAACTAGCTACCATATTGATAACAGTTTGGCATCTGTCATATACATCATCATATAAATTCTTCAGTTCTTTAATCTTAGATTTCTGCTGTTCTGGACTAAGCTGATTAAAGATAGAATCTTCTAATGATTTCAATTTTGACGATGGGTCATTGTCATCTGCATCTGATCCGGAATCGGTTCCGTCGCTTGTACTATCATCGTCCCCGCCTTGGTCAGCATCTCCATCGTCACCATCCATCGAAAACTCGTCTCCACCATCGTCGGTGTCATTATTCTCGTCGGAAGAATCGCTACTACCAGAGTCAGTAGCATCCCCACCATCATCGTTCCCTGAATCACTCCCTGGGTCAGAGGATCCTTCATTATCGTCTCCACCATCCATCGAAAACTCATCTTCATCATCAGAACCTCCATTATCATCTCCACCCTGATCGGTAGCATCTCCTCCGTCATCAGATTGTGCAGTTGCATCGGCATCAGGATCATCGGTATTTGATTCGGAATCATCTCCATCGCCATCCATAGAAAATTCATCTGCATCATCATCGTCTCCGGCATCTTGAGTGGCTTCATTACCATCTCCACCCTGATCTTGAGTATCGTCATCTGTATTAGTATCCTGATCCTGGTTATTCTGATCTTCATCAGGACCATTATCTTCAAGAATAAACTGCTGTAAGTAAGCATCAAATAAACTCATTAGTCACGTCCTCCTTGTCCTGGAATAGTTGCACTAGGAATATCTCTACCTGATACTTTAAGACCATATCTAATTCTCTGATATTCTCTAGTAAGTTTTTTCTGATAATTTAATAAGAATCTATATTGATTCATATCTCCATCATTCTGGGCAATTTCTATTTGCTTCTCTACTACGTTTAATTCAGTATCAATTTCGTCCATAAGCAATTTCTTCTCTCTGGCATTTAGAGCACCAGAAACTCCAAGAGCACCCAAAGCTGCAACAGCTGCAGTAGCAGGCCCAAAAACAATTCCAATTCCAGATAATGCAATTGCTGATTTACATAACTTAGAGAATGATGGAATGATATTTCCTTTAATGATAGCTTCTCTTCTATCAGAAGTCATAGCTTTTTCAATACCTTTCATCATTCCACTAGCTTGTGCATCAGCAGCTTGCCACATAGATTTCTCTTTCATACTAAGGTCTTTAAGTTTGGCTTTTCCATTCTGTAAAGCCAATTTCAAAGTATTAAGATTAACCTTTTCATTCACGATCTCAGCTGCTTCGATGAGAGTATCATTAGCAATTTCCATAGCTACTACATCCTTAGGAGATGATATTTTTACCTTGGACGTACTAAGATTCTCTCTTGCCTCTAAGAGTGGTCTAATTACATCAATCTGTGATGATTCTGATATAGTTTTATTGATAGCTTTCTTGCATGTATCTTGACAAACAGATGCAGCATTACAAATATCACTAAGATCGAAAACAACACCTGTAGCATTAGCAGCTTCAAACATAAGTTGCATATTAAATTTAATCTTGCTCTGATCGGCAACTCTTTCGCAAATACTTAAGAAATTTGCCACGTCAACAATTCCCTGTGCTGATTCGAACTCGAAATCGTCATCACCAAAATCGAAATCATCATCGTCAGAAGAATCATCTTTCTCTTCATTGTCATTTGCAAGTGTTTCAAGATAATCCTGAACTTTCTTTTCACAAGCCTCAAGATCATCATAATACTTTTTCAGTTCATCTTTACTCTTACCAGAAGCTTTATCCATCTTCTTTTGAACTTTCTCTTTTTCATTAGCAATACAGGTCTTTAACCTCTTAGCATCTTTCTCATTGATATCTTTAGAGATAAGCCAACTTACTAATCCTAAGATAGCAGCAATAATAGGTCCAATAGGTGTAGCACCTGCAACGCAAATAAGAATACATCCTCTAGTTAATCCCATAATATTTGGCATTCCATCAATAATACTTTCTGGTGATTTCGTATGAAGCTTACGGATAAATGATGCCACCTTATTAGGGGACTTATCCTGTTCAGCTTTAAACTTCTCAATCACTTTAGGAATATTATCTGTAGATGCATATTTGAAATCATCACTCTCCGAGAACAAATTCTCATAAAATGAGGTGTAGTTAAACGGATCTGGTTTCTCATTGATAGGTTTGGAACTAGAAATAATACTTTCCGGGGAATCAATACCGTCAAAGATATCATCACCCAAAGTCTGTTTAGCTTTAATATTAACAAAATCTCTACTGGTTCCGGCTTTACAGTTTGGAAGGTTTTTAAGAGTAAAGATCATAATACCTTTATCTTTAGTAGTAATATCTTCATCTGCTTCAAAATAAGCATCCATTTCATCAATATAATCAGCAGCATCTGCTTCTACTTTGATCGAATTGAATGCTTTCTCGAATGATTCTTTGATGAACTGATCATCCATACATTCGAACAAAGAATTTGCCTGATCTGTATAATGTGTACCAGAAGCCTCTAAGAAACTCTCCACTAAATCAGTAGGGTCTGATAAAGTAAGTACAGAATTTTCTCTTAAGACATCTTGATATGATTGATACACACTATCACTAATTTCTTCATCTCTGAAAAGAAAATACTCAGTAATAGCATTTGCAAGGTAATCATCGCTTGGAACTTCTACGTGATTTTTGCTTAAGATATATACTATATTCTCTAAAGCGACATTATACTTATAATGAGCAGGTACATTATAAGTATCGATCAATTCGCATAATTCAGATATAACTTTATCTGTATTATACTTATTCTCCCTCACAATTTCATCGGTATTGAATCTTTTGTTCAGCATATTTTGATTATTGATTATACGCTGACAAACAGCAGCTTCCGATACTGCTTCTTCAACAATAGCTCTACTCTCTTCCGGGATATCATATTTTTCCAAAGAAATATTCACATTAGGATCTAATCCTAATGCAATTTCATGGGCAATGAATTTTGCAACTTTCCGTGAGGTAGACTTATTGGTTACACTTTCTAATACATGTAATGCAAAATCGAAACTATTAGAATCAATCTTACCATCAGTCAATGGTAATAATAATGTGATAGCTGATTCGTCAGTAACCTTTGTACGAGAATTATATTTGGGTACTTCCATAGATAATCGCCGAACTCTATTTTGTACATTTCTAGCAATCATGGATCCGTGACTTCTCATATTATAACACCCTCCTTTAATCTAAATTTATTATAGTGTTGAGGGTATCAATCAGACCTCTCATGTATATATGGGTAGCCACAACATTCGTATAATAGTGTAAATATAATAAAGGAGGAAATATATAGATGAGCGAATTGTCGAATGATCTTGGCTATGTAGTAATCGAAACAGCTACTACAGAAAATCAGATGCCAGCAAAAATTATAGAGAAACGCGGAGATGGAAGAGTATTAGCTGAGGGTGTATTGCAAGAAGCTAATATGAAAAACCGTAATGGCCGTTTTTATGATTCCAGAGATTTATTTCCAGAATTAGTAGCCCCAAGACAGATTGAGTTGATTCAGACTGGAAACATGAGAGGTGAGAATGGCCACCCAATGTCTAAAGATCTTACAAGACAGCAGACTATCGATCCAAATAATTGTGTATGTATCTATACCAAATTCTGGACCGATGGGGATCTTGTAATGGGTAACTTTTTCGGTACTTTTAATGATAAAGGAGAAGAATTCAACGCCGAGCTTGAAGCTGGAATGAGTCCGTCCTTCTCATTAAGAGCATTAGGATCTATCAGAAATACTGGTAGAGGAGCAGAAGTAAAGGGTATCAAACTTATCACATATGATAGAGTTATTTACCCATCTCACAATAAAGCATATACTAAAGGTATCGTTTCAGAATCATGTATCCCTGAAGGAAACTCTATGATGCTGAAAGAAAACGATAAAGGTATGCTGATCCCTATTAACAATGAATCAGTAATTAACTACATTAAAGAAGAGTCTTTGAATCTTAAACAAATCAGAGAATCATTTGATCTTCTTTATGATGATATTAGTCTCGTAAATGGAAAATCTCAGGTTAGATTGACAGATAGAGCAGGATCTTCTTTCGTAATCAATCTGGAGAGTTATATCCATAATGAGATTATTAGTGCTTGCTTAGAATCACAACAATAGGAGATGATAATATGGCATTCGCAAATAATATGACTCGGCTTTTAAATAAGTTAGAGAATAGACTTGGTACAGATATGCTTAATCTCCCTGATAACTTAAAAAAAGAAATGTGGCCAGAAAAAGTAATCATCCCAGATACTCTTAGAACTTGGTCAAGATACTTCCCTAGAGAAATTAGATATAAGATTACCATTAATACACCAAAAAAGGACGGATGGTATCTCTTAGATCCAGAAGTCTTTGGGGATTGTAATATCTTGGGAGTTAAGAATATCGATTGGGGCTCATGGAATAATGATATCTTCGGAGGGCCATATGGAATGTATGACTTCATGTCAGCTGGTTATGATATTGGAGATATGTTTTCATGTGTAAACCAAGCTAATATTAACTCGTTATTTAACAACGGGATTTATCCTCAGTTTGAACCACCGAATAAATTCAGACTTGAAACTACATATGGAGCTAAAGTTGCAATGAACCAATTCGATATATTTATTTTGATAGAGCATAGTCCTAACTTAACTACTATCAGCCCTACACAGATGGATACGTTTGAATCTTTAGCACAAGCTGATGTAGCTGGCTTCTTATATAATAAATTAAAAATGTTCCAGGATCTTCAAACAGTATTTGCTACTGTAAATATCCACTTAGATGATATTCAAGCAGAGTATCAAAAGAGAGATGAAATTATGAATTATATTAAAGAAAGTTATGTATCAGCAGCTAATAAGAATCAGCCACTCATGTTCTGTATATAAAAAAAGAAAGCAGTGTAGTATTATACTACACTGCTAACTTCCAATTAGTCAAAAGATTCTACAGATATGTAGATAATATCTTCTGACCAATTGTCATGTTGTCCTTATCAAGGTGGCCTTGGTAAGTGCCGTCGCCGTTATCTTTATCGATAACAAAAGGCAGATTAAAGGCCATCTCGAAAGGCTCAACTTTGCGAAGAGTAAATTCTTCGTTTAATTGATTAAACATAGTGATCACCTCCTTAAGTGTGGGGTATGTGTATAGAGAGCGGCTACTCTCTATACACATTCACTGTTATAATATACAATTGAAATTATTGATTATTACAAAAAAGAAAGCAGTGTAGTATTACACTACACTGCTAACTTTCCATTAATAGATCTTGAGCTATACAGCTACTGGATTTATTAATGTATTGATGTCATTAGCTCTAATATCAGATAATGCCATCATTTTCTGAATAGGACTCATCTCGCTAAGTCGTAACCTACCTTGATGAGTTCCATCAGCGTTATCCTTAATTTTATTATAAGGATAACTTTTTCCGAATATACTTACACTTGAAGGATCAAATGTAAGTTCGCTATTCAGGTGATTCATAGTGTTCATCTCCTTTCATTAGGGGATATGGGTATAGAGAGTGGCTGCTCTCTATACCCATTCACTATTATAATATGCAATTGAAAATATTGATTTTAACAAAAAAAGAAAGCAGTGTGGTAAAATACCACACTGCTAACTTCTTAGTAAGAGTATCTATGCTAATAAAGAGTAGCAAGGATTCTCTTAGCGGTACTCATATTATCAAGGTCAAAGTGCCCTTGATATGTACCATCTTCATTCACGCTGTCGATAACGACAGGGAACTTAGTGGCCATTGATAATGGGTCCGCTTTTTGGAATGTATGTTCAGCATACACGTCCCGTTTGTGGAACATAGGATTATCTCCTTTCATTAGGGGATATGAGGATAGAGAGGTGCTACTCTCTATCCTCATTCACTATTATAATATACAATTGAAAAATTAAACTTTGACAAAAAAGAAAGAGGTGTAGGGAGCAATCCCTACACCTAGTTTTTATAATATTTTCACATCAGAAACAGATACTTCTCCCTCAGGATCTACTTCTCTGATATCATCAATATTAAATACCATATCAAATGCCGCGAATACGCAGAAATTAACTTCACTACTCATAAAGATGTGACAATCTGTATGATCAATAGTGTCCAATATATTCATAAACCCAGGCTCCCCATTACCATCAAGCATCCACTGTGGATCGAATATTACGTATACACGATCATATAATTGCTTATCAATGAATCCATAAAAATTCTGAGGGTATGTAGAGTCTTCTACTTTAGAATCATCTCCATTTAAGGATTTAATATACCTGAAATCTTCAAGATCAACTAGCAATCTTCCACTACTAGTAATTTCTGATTTCATCTGTTTTGTAACTATATTCTTATCCAAAAATACAGTTGATATAGTTTTTATCTTTCTTTTCTTTGTCTTTTTTCTCTTTAAATTATTAAGTATTCCCATCGTTGTTATCATCTCCATATTCAGTTGTATCATATAATAAAATCATCCTCACTTTTGCAATTCGGATCTTTGCAATATACAAGCCTTGGTTGAATTACACCTCTATCTGCAATCCATACCATAGTTATTTTTATATGATCATCTATATGTTTAGCCATCTCATCAGACATAGTCACATAAATACCGTTATAAGTATATCCTGTATAAATTCCTATGACAGAATTACCTCCAGAAACAAACTCTGCTGGAGAGTATTTGATGAATTGTTTATCTTTTTCAGAAAGTAGAATTTCAAGATTTTTCTCCTGGATAAGTATTTCTTCCTTTCCTTTCACCAGCCTAGAATAATATCTATTCATAAAACTTTCTGTTACAAGATAATGATATTCATACTTAAATCTGCCTAATCGTAAGGTTTCTCCAAGTTTAGTATAATATGGTATTAATATTTCCATAACCATCCTCCTATTATGCTGCATCAAATCGCAACTTAGCAATTTTACTTAAATCTAACAGTATACTTTCATAAACACCAATGACTTGCTTAGAATATTCTCTTTCAAAATGTCTACTAAGCATACATAGTATTGATATTTTGTCTAATATAATTATCCCACTTCTGGCTTTATTATTGTCAAAGTTATCGAACTCATTCAAGATATCTATTATGCAATTTTCAATAGACTTGCTATTCTGTTTATCTTTTATTTTCATTATTATTGGAATAATAGTATCTCGCAAATTGGCTTCGTGTTCTGTGAATACTTTGCTGATATCAGCTACAACTTTATCCACCCCATCGACTGAGATCATCTCACTAATCCTATTGAAAGCTGTTGCTAATTCTAATAAACTCAAACTTGGAAAGTGATATTTGTAATAATTATACGTAAGATCCATAATCGTTTTATAACAGGTTACTTTATTCATCTCTCTGGCTAAAGCATAGTATTCTGCTATATTCATATTATATTTCCTCCCTTACAAGATGAACGTTTTATTTTTATCTGCATCGTGCCAATACAAAGAAAGTTCAGCTTTAGTAATTTTATTAGGGTCAATTGAATTATAGTGATTCACAATTGCAGTGCATATTCCGTCTTTCTTGATAGCTTCTGCAATTTTTTCGCTCGTTTCAATAGTCATTCCAAGCTTTCCTACAAAACTAATAGTTCCAATACTTTGACGGTCTATACTCATCATGCCATTTTCATATTTACAATTAGGATCCATATAGTTCATCAACTGTAAGTTACGTGCACTAACCTTAATTTCTTTACCTACATTTTTAGACAAATATTTATTGATGAATTTCTCATCAAAACATGTAGTTGATATGTCATCGTTTATGGAATTTCTAAAATAACTTCCAAATTTTATCTTATATGGTATAAATACTTCCATGATATTAATCCTCCTATAATATAATCATTTCTCCAGATTTTATATACACAAAATTCAATTCGCCTATTGCATGGAGTGTGGTAGTTTTTACATTATCTTCAACCACCCCTTTAGTCATCCACCTGAACGTTATTTTGATATTCTTTTCTTTTATCACTGACACCATCGGATCTGGTAATTGTAGCCACAGTCCACTGTCTGTGCACGATAACACTCTACCAATCCGTTGTGTGTGGTAACGACTACAATACGAGGAAGGCTCAAAGCACCCATCTTTAATCCCAAGTAATATTTCCAAATTACGCTCATCGAAACAAACTGGTTGATTCATACAATCTCTTTTAATTAATCTCCGCACATCTTTTTCTGTTATCGGAGTTCTAAGTGGTGGTGTGGTATACCCTCCTATAACTACATCTTTATCAATTTTAAATATATATGGTATAAATACTTCCATTGTCTTAATCCTCCAAATTATCTAATTTATCAAAGAATGATTTGTTTTGCTTCGGAATAGTTCTATTCTCTTTAGCACCTTCCATCATACTTACTTTATTATTTGCACTACCAGGAGTCATCATATCCATCTCAACCAAATTGAACCCATACGATGGACGTCCTAGATAGTTTACTAATACACTTGCTGCTTGATACATATTAAACGAATCTATAGTATATACAAATCCGTACATTCTGTCTATAGTTACATCTACATATGCACTTTCATCTCCCAATGTCATTCTAACCCCAGGAGTTTCATCGTTATCATTTTCCCATTTAATTACTATAGGATCAAATTTTATATATCGTTGCATTGCTAACCCCTCCAGAACTATTGAAGGAGTAGCTTTAGTAATTATATGCTTTTTCTTAACGGCAAATACACCATCAGGCCCAAACCATTTTAATACTTCTTTCAATTTTTGCCTGAGAAGAATCATATCCTGTGCTCTTATCATAACAGACCATTTCGTATCAGTCTTATCTATAGTAAGAAAATATTGGAATGTCCTTCTCATAGTTACTAACTTTCCAGTTTCACTGAATTTGCTATAATAACTATATTCTTTATGATAGTGGTATCTTCGGTCAGGATCTATTTTATCGGATAAAGATACATTTATCCTTAACATAGCTCTCGACCCTAAATAGAAGACATCATCACTTAATTTATCGTAGTCTACATATTGAATAGGTCGTTTCATCTGACCCTCCTTTAGATAATAGTGTTACTGTGAAGTTCAGGTAGAGTTTAAACTCTACCTGTCACCATGTTGATAAATCCATTATCTAAAGCAATTATCACATTCACTCGCTGGTTTGCAATCAGTACAGGCTCAGATGCCATAATACGAATATTGGCTGGATTTTCATAGCCAGTTATACTGAAACTATTAACTCCATATAACTCATTAGCTAAGGCCCCAGCTTTATCCAGTACACTAATAGCCTGCCAGAGGCCTGGATTGTCTTTTATTGCTGGATAGAGATCATTTCTACATAAAATCTCTACACTACCATTCGGATTTATATTTGTCCAGATATGATCTGGGACTATTGTATTTTTCTCGGTAAATACATAACTTGGTTCTGTACTTATTCTTGTAAATGCGTTCATAGTTTAGTCCTCCTCTGATTTTACTAAAACAATTTCAGGTTGTTCAAGTACTTTAATCAATACACTGCGATCTTTACAATCGAATTCGATAGATTCTACGTGTAAAGTATCCGGATTTTTCAAATCCTCTTCTGTAATCTTATCTGAAGTATATAAATAAACACGTTTCAATTTCATTTTATATAATTCAGAAACTTCATCTTCAACATATTCGCCGTTGAAAAGGATGTCTGTCATTTCACCTTTCATTATACCAGCTACGACAGGTGAAGTACACATATCAAAGTCTACGTGTATCTGTTTTTCTCCGGCCTCAAAATCCATATAATCGAAAAAGGCCTCATTAAGTGTTGTTTTTGCAATTGCTCGAATAATCATAATTATTCTCCTCCTTAAATATGTTTTATTTTTCATTATAATAATATATAACCATAAAAAAGTTTCCTAGGGAGTTAACTCCCTAGGAAAATCAAGTTAAAGAAGATGTGTCGCTAGGATTTATGTCCTATCGTAAAAGGTCTGATTAACACAGTATCCTTTGTGATGAAAGGTCTCACCTTTGGATTTTTTATGCTTTCAGAAACTTTTACTACTCTGTTATACGTGTTAAATAATTCTTGATCATTTAATTCAACTACAGCGCAATCTAATGCATATTTCTTAAAGATAAATCTCTTCTCTAAAAAGTATTTATTGCAATGTCTAAATCCTTTATCAACCAATTCTATATAGTAGGTATTATTTGCTCTTGTTCTTCCTAGAGTTTGTCTAGCCAATACTTCCGATTTAAAAGGTTCTGCTAGTACTAAAGTACATTTAAGTCCCTTTATATCCATAGCAGCTCCAGCTGACTTAGTTGTAGATAAAATAATTCTTCTAGTAAGAGCAAACTGTTTATCTTCGGATGATACCATAGATGTAAATATACCGATGTCGTTCTTAAACATTGGGAAATATTCTATGATCCATTGGTAAAAGTTCGATATGGCTTCGTTTGTTCCTATATAGATAAGAAGTTTATCGTCATATGATTTACATATCTTAGAGAATATGAAATCTAATACAGTTGCTGCAGCCATCTGAAAGTTATGATTAGATATAATATAATTGGTATACTTATTTCTATCTAATCCATATTTATTCTTACAGAAAGCTATAGTCTTCGGTGATGGTCTGCTATTATATCTCATAGCTACATAATGTGTATGTGGATCAGAATCTTCATGGAATAAATCTATTGCCAATACATTTTTAAATGCAGTTTGATAAATTCGATTCTCTTCATCATTTGATCTCGCTGGTGTAGCTGTAAGATAAAATGTTTTATAAACAGAGCTATGATAATCAATCATACACATATTATCGAAGTTAGTATGAGCTTCATCGTAGAACTTTAATCCTACTCGCATAAACTCAAATAACTCATCTACTTTATCCCAACCATGTGTATCTCCATAACTTTTTAAAGTTCCATGAGTTACAAGAAATACTTTAATTGCTTTTCTATCTTCTTCACTCTTTTGAAGATATCTGTATATAGATCCTGACCCGTCTAGATCAAAGATCTCTTTAGCTTCTATATTAGTATATTCTAATATACATTTTTTCCATTGCTGTAATACAGATTTGGAATAAGTTATTATAACTGATTTTATTCCATATACTGACATAGTACCTATAGATACATATGTCTTTCCTTTACCAGTATTAAGATTTATTGATAATTGAGACTTTCCTTGTGTATCTTTATATTCTCCCCTACCAGTAGCAAATCTCAATGCTTTTACCTGATCATCATCTCTCGGGAGATATTTAATCTTGATATCATTGTAAGTATCATACTTATTAAATTTATTTACTTCAATCTCTGCTGATAATCCTGTAAGTTGTTCTACATACCATATATCTAATCCTCTTGGAATATATAAGGTATTTGTTTCAGAATCATGTTTTAAACCTACGTATCTATATGAATGAGTAATAGGTTCATATATTGCGAAAAATTTTTCCAACTTCGGACAATCGCCGAAGTTGTATCCAGTAATTTCTATTGATGAATTTCTTACTATTAATTTATCCATTATATTACCTCACACTTCTTTCATTATTGGTTTGTTTGGGCTAATTTGAGAATTTACAAGTATGAAAATATCTTAATAAAGTAAAGGGGTAATGTACTATATCCCCCAGAATGGAGTGTGTTAAATGATTAAAGACAAACAAAATTTATTACTAGTAAAAGATTATGATTCCTATAATAATATAATAAATACCTATAATAAAATTATAGATGAAATAGAATTATGTCTAAAAACAGGCGATGACTGTAGTAACAATTTTAAATTGTTTCTTACAGTTAAAATGCTTAAAAATGTAGATAATATTGTAAAACAAGAATTACCATCCGAACTAAAAGAAAAATTTACAGATAATATTGTATCTAATATTATTGAACAAAATATGGGATTTAAAAAAATTAGAGAACTTACAAAATATATTATAGATCAAATAAAAGTTCACGAATCTAAAGTAAAAAAATGGTCAGAAGAATCTAAAGGTTATTATTATTATAATAACGGCTATGCATTGCCTCTTTTGAATACAATAGTATTCCATGCTGGTTTTTGTTTACTTGAAGTTAAGAATATTGATATTCTTACGTATTTTTCACGTACAATTGAAAAAATATCAGATCTTAAAACTTTAAGTTCTTATCCAGATACATATGACTTTATTGTAAAATATCAAGAATGGATAGTGAATTTAATCATTACACCATTTATCGGATCTTTATATAATTTAACTCTTGGTCAAAGAGAAATAATTAAAGTAGAAAAGGAGAAAAATGAAGATGAACGAGAAGAACAATAAACCTATGAAATTGAGAGATTACTACTACCAATTAGGATACAAAATGTTGGAATTCAATACATATACACACATAGCAAATGCAGTTTCGATGTATTATGTGGAGAAAGAAAAACAAAATTTGTCAGACTATCGAATGTATACGAATCCTAGCAATGTACAGTTAAAAATGCAATTACAACTTGAATGCATATCCAAAGCCATTAATATTATCTATGAGAGGATTGATAAACTTCCCAAGACGACGATAGCTCAATTCGAAAAACAGCTTCTTAAATCAAATCAAATAGAACTTAAGTTTGAAGAGATTTACAAGATAGCGGAAGATTATTACAAATCATTAGATAAGATTTGTGATGAATTGAAATCTGTAGGAAAAGCGATAGATATTCGGGAAAAATTATGTCCAGAATTAATTACTTTAAAATCTCGTCTAGATATAGCATCATTTACAAATAGTAGTCATTACTTTATCTGGAAATTGTGGTTTTTGACTGGAATACTTTCAGCGAATTGCTTGAACACTACTCAAACAAGATATATAGAAATTATTGAAATTATGGTTCCATGCTATGAATTAATATTCAATAAGATAAGATCTCTCTGCACAGATAGAGCTGAGAATATTACTATATCACCGGAAGATGATTTCATGTATTTCGATGAAATTCCAAATGTAGATTTCAATATCACAATAGCTAAATAAGGAGTAATAAAATGAAATTAGATGTAAATAATATTGATAGAATCAGAGGAATTATCCAAGCATACGATGCATATGATACTATTGCACAAACTTTAGGTGAATATTTAATTGAAAAAAGGAAATACAAATCATCAGATGAATATTACCAATTAGCATACAAAACTTTAAAAAATATTATTGAATCTCTTCATACTGTTCCTGATAAGTTGGTATCTGAATTTGATAAAAAATTAGCAGAAAATCCTCGAAGCTTAGAAATCGAAACTGCCATTAGAAAGGAAATTGACGAATGTGCTGAAACATATGCAGCTCTGGTTAAAAAAGTAGAACCATATTCTGACGATGCAGCTTCAGTGATAGGTGGTATTAAGCATCAGCTCTCTGCAAAAAATATTTCTGATTCAAAATCATCTATCGAGCAATTATACTTGAGGTTAGAGACAACATATCTCCACGAACCGTGGTATGATTATGGGAAAGGAAATGAAATTAGAAATCTTTGTGATAATATTGTATCATATCTTAGCGAATATTTTAATATAGTTTGTGCTATAGCTTTAGAGTGCAGTAATTCATTAGAAGTATAGAATAAAAATGAGGTAGAGCGTAACTGCTCTACCTCACATTGTTTTGTCAAAGTTCAATTTTTCAATTGTATATTATAATAGTGAATGGGGATAGCGATACGACACATCGCTATCCCCATATCCCCTAATGAAAGGAGATGATAAAATGATATTAAACAAAACATATACGTTTACGGATAACGATTCGTCTAATCCTTACGTACATAGTTTTCCAATTATCACAAAGTGTGATAATGGTGATGGTACCTATGTAGGTACGTTGGATACAAATAAGATGTCTTCAAAAGATAAATTATTTGCTATCTCTCAAGCTCCAATATTACCACGCTTTTCGGTTATTGGAGTTTAGTAATGGTCTTCACATAAACCATTACTAAGAAGTTAGAGGTGTAGTATAATACTACACCTCTTTCTTTTTTAATCTGTAAATGTAGGATTTACTTCATACTCCTCAAGGATCTCTTTAATGCGCTCAGCTTCGTTAGGATAAGCTACTAAAACGGCATCCAGATCTAATTGTCCGTTTCTAATTTGATTTGCTAAGTATTTAGCAAAATTATCATTAGTTGCCATAATTATTCCTCCTTAAAATCTTTCATAAGAAGTTCATTAACAGCGCTTTCAAGGAGAGTAATTCTTTCTTTATCAGAAAGCTCTACATTCTCATACTGATAAGTAACTTCTTTACGTTCATGGTCATAATAAGCAACAGCTTTCTTTCCGACTATCGGTGTAGGATTCGGAAAGTCATTTACAAAAAATCCAGTCTTAGATAATTCATCTCTTGTTTTGCCAAGACCAGATACTGGATCAAAAGGCCTTCTATGTACAAATGTAACTACTCCAGAAGATTTATCGCATCTGATATATACCTCTGCCATTTTTTATGTCCTCCTTTACATACGCTAGAATATTATAGTAATGTTTTTCATAATGATATATTATTACTATGAGAATAAAAATTAAAAGGAGGTCTTTTAAAATGGGAGAACAAAAGAAAATATTAGTACCAGACAGAGAAAGAGAGTGTTACATGAAGTTTATTCATAGTGTGAATAAGAATATAATACTCAATGGGTTTAATGGGGAGTTTTCCTTTCAACAACTTCAGGAGATTACGAAATCTTATTCATATGATACGTTATTACTCAACGCCCCATATTATATCTTAGGAGATTTAACGGTATCGTTTGAAGTTTTAAGAGCTGAGTTAAGATCTGTGTTCATCAATATAAGTGATGATTTTGCACAAATGACCCACAAAGTAAGTGTTAATGGCAAAGGGATATCTACAAGCCATGTATTGCCATGGTTAGTGACAGATATTATATCTTCAATGAATAGTGACAGATACACTGCATCAACAGCAATTCCGCAGATATTTAATGTTCTGAAACCATATAACAGTGAATACTGGGAACACCAGAAGAAAATATGTGTACGAATTTTTAATAAATTCGTTATGCGTACTTATAATACACTTAAAGTAGTAGAGGGGGTAGAATAATGAACCTAGAAAACCACAAAGACCAAATAAAAGATAAGTTGAAACAGTACGAAAAAGCAGAACACTGTGTTGATATATTGCGCGGTATTAAAGATGATATTGAGTATTATCTTTCAGGTAATAACTCTACAGTTTATACGATTCAGGCAATAAATGAGTTGTTCAACAAGCATTCGGAATGTACCAGATTTATGGAAAAATCACAATTCATTTACGATTCGGCAGAAGTATTTAAAATACCTAAACTATTAGAAAATATTATGGATCCAGCTAAACTTATATCTGAATACGTAAATGATGTAATGTCCAAGGTTACCCAATCCATATTCACGCCATCCACAACATTAGCTAGTTCCTTTTTCGATATGGGTGCATTAATTGAATATATAATGAAAAATTACACTAACCCGCATTCATTTTCATGCATCCACAAGATAGGGCAATTATACTTAATGGTAGATAAAAATACATTTGAAATAAATTGGGTAGAGTTCTTCAACACTTGGAAAGATATATGTGATATCGAAATAACTATACTGACTGATTATATGTCTAGTATAACTATAGACGATATCTATGATAGTAATAAAACGATATATTGGAGAACTTATACCGACACTGAACTTTGGCCATATGCAAGTGTATTTTGCCAAAGCTATGAAACTGAAGATATCTTTTATACTGGAGATATATTCATGATTGATGGCAATCCGTATATATTTACTGGTGTGATGAGAAGTACACTATATAGTGATGGTGAAAAAGAATATATCTATAGAGCAATACTTAGATGCGATAAAATAGATGATGAAAAGGTAGTACTTATAGAAACAAGTAACACCGATTGTCCTTTTAACATCGGCGAAGGTACTACAATAACAGTGAATAAAATGAATTTAGAATCAATGGAGGTAGTAAGATGAGTATTACTGTAAAAGATCATATAAATCAAATAAAAGAAAAGATAGCACTGTATGAAGAAGCTAAAGAAACTATACAAAAATTAGAGGATATTGTTAAAAGAATAGACAGATCTTCTAAATCTAATCAAACGATAGTAATTATTGCTGTAGTAAAATCTATCTCGAAATGGCATTCCGACTGCGCTGCGTTTATAGAAAAGCATATCAAGAAATCTTCATATTCAGAAAGTATCACACCCGAATTGGAGAACGTTATGGATATTGCTAATACCGTAGTTGAATTTATAAATACTATGTCAAACGTGATGGAAAGTTCGATATTTGATCCATCTTCGTTAGCAAGCGATAAGTTTCTGGAAATCAAAACAACAACACAGCATATATTAGATAACTATAACAAATTCCCATGCTCATGCCAATGCATAGATGAACTTGTTAAATTAACCATGATGATAGATTGGGACAAATATGAAATTGATTGGGGGAACTTCTTCTCTACATGGAAATCTATTTGCAAGGTTGAAATCAATATCATTAATGAATATATTGATTCTATTGTGATAGATAATGTACCTGATCAGGCTATACCAACTGTTGAATATTTAGAATCGATGGAGGATTAAAAAGATGATTGAAATTTATACAGATGCACCTGTGTTACATGTAAATCTCGAGTACTTCCCACCAAAATTAAATGCGGAGATACGTGAATTATCTTTCGAATATGGTGATCTTGTTTTTATGCCATGGGTTACGAAAACAGATAAAGGAGTAACAGAAGGAGACCGTAAAACTAGAATAATAAAGATCCAAGATGATTATATGCTCTTAGATGCATCAGAACAATTTGAAAGTAGAATAATAAAAGAATCTTTCGTACATTTTAAAGATGTAATATGTGGTAAGCTTCTAAAACATCGTCAATACGATGATCTGGATATTATGAATACTAATATCACTGTAACGAAAGAGAAAAGATTATATTATACTGGTAGAGATAATTCTCTTGAACGTTTTTCTATTGGCGATATAATAAGAGTTAAAAATAATCCAGCGTCATCAACTGGGTATATTGGCAAGCTTGTAGATATAACTGCTACACCTACTGCAAAACTAGATTGCTCTACGCCAATGTATAGCTGTACAAAAACTATAACGCCACATAGTCGTGTAGCATTAGAGCATTATAACTTGGAAGGAGATGATTAATAATGGTATTATCGTTTGGAGATAAATATGTATTGAAAGTATATGGTGAAGACCATGAATTGATTGATGTGATTGCGCAAGGCAGAATGATCAAGTTCACGAAACCTGATGGGGAAACACAAAATGCAAGGGTGCTATCTGTATCGGTCGATACTTTGGAACTCGATACTTCGCAAAAATATCATAATAATAAAACTAAGATCGCAACAGACGTGTATGTGAATACAATGCATGGAGCGGCAACTTATAATGTAAGTAAAGAACCCTTCATATCCGACAAAGATGGAGTGATATTTAAAAATCAGGTTGTGAAAATTAGAGAATCAGATTCACTATTATCTTTGATGAGCGGTAGAATCATGGATATATCTTTCGGCGGTATTAATGCGCAGAATGGATTGACCGAATGCAGATTATTATTAGATGTATCTGTAGAAGGAGAAAAGCGATTTATCGATAAAAATTGCACAGAGGTTGCTAATGATTATATAGCTACATTAGTAGAAGAATAAAAGAAAGGGAGTATGCTTTCGCATACTCCCGTATTATTTTTTTTGAGTGGAGAGCGGATACTCGTGTCCGCTCCCCTGAGGTCTTTTGAAAATCACTATACCAACAAATAGTACATGAGGTCCACTTCGTCCACAATAAAAACCGAAGGCAATAAGAGTTAGAGTTCCGCCCAATCATCTAACTCTTACTACATTGTTATCAAGTTTTAAATTTTCATCAGAGTTGAATAACTTATAGATGCTTCTGCACCCATTCTTGGAATTCCTACTGATTCAAATGGGAAGTTAGAAATATTATCATTTATGATTGTCTTATAATCAATAAACTTAGCTACCCACTCTGGAGGTTTTACATCTCCCGGAACTGCTATTGCATCTATTACTAACTTTCTCATCTTCTGAGATTCTGTATCAGATGATTTAATATTAAAGATTCTTCCCTCACTGAAGATATCAAGGAATCCTTCAAACACATTCGGGTACTCATCCTTAATTGATTCAATATTTGCTGGTGTGATAATTACCTTTACTATATCGATAGTATTACGTGTGTTTAGATCAATGCCTTCCAAACCATCCTTTACTTTATTCCAAACCATTGATGCTTTAATACCTTGAATTCTTAATGGTTCATCATAATTATCAATAGCTTTAATTACTGCCGGTTTATAATATTTCTTTTCTCCTTTTCTTAAAGAAGCCTCTATATTCTTCTCAAGAATTGCAATCTTCTCAATGATTCTAACCTGATCAATATGATCTGCTACTAAGATATCTTCATATAATATCTTCTGCAATTCGTCTTTGATACTAGGGTTCAATGTAGATTTGTTTATTGCCATTCCTTTTACATCCAAAGCTCTTTCTCTTGTCTGTTCAAGAATAACTCCCTCTTTAAGTTCCTGATTAGTTGCATAGTTCTTTTTATTCATTGTAAGCAATGCTCTACTGAACAAGAACTCATTCTTAAGATATAACAGACATTTCTTATTCTCTCCCCAAGAGTGATTTGTTTTTGTATAAGTTACAATATACTCATTACATAAATTACCCGCAATATATGCAATGATATTAATGATACTGAATCGCAAGTTATTCTGAGGAATCATTACAAACGGTCTGGTCATTGATTCTTTCTCAATAACTTCATCTGTAAAGAAATCATATCTAACCTCTTTTACTGGAACTAATCTTAAAGCTTCTTTATTTCCTTCAAGATATTCTCCAATATCATCAATCTCCATTCCTGCAATAGGAATCTTTTCTCCTTCGATCTTATCTAATACATAGTGATAGAATGCATCGAATGTGACAATTGTACTATCGGTATCTGAGATAACACATACATCTTTAATCATATTATTACATCTATCGATCCTATCCATATACATATGATCATAGAATACATACTCTCTAAACAGATCCTGCAAAGCATCTAATTCTACTTTAATCTCTTCCGGAACATTATTTGGTGATAAGTATGGTTCTTTTAAAGTTTTCAAGATATACTTAATTCCATTAATGATTGTCACATTATCCAAGAATGCATATAAGTTATTCTTATAGAACAATCTATTCAAATTTTCCTGATCAAGATTTCTTAATACTGTATATATGATTCTTGCATCGTTATAATCCGGAACCCATTTAAGCTTTCCTTTTCTCCAATCTCCGCAAGTTTTCATAATCTTGATAAATACTTCTTCTAATGAAATATTTCTGTTTAAGATCTGATTATCATTGAATCTACGATTAGGTCTTTCAAGACAAACACAATCGATGAAATGTAATACTTCTTCTAACGAAGCAAATTTTACATTGTTTGCCATAAAGCTTTCAAAAAACATTGTTGCTGTAGAAATTGTAGACCTACCTTGCATTGTGATTGATGCTGCTACATAAAGATTATACAATAAACTAGATGCATTTCCCAAACACCCGTATATACTATTACAATCTCTTTTGTCACGTTTTCTTCACACCAGTTCGCTATTCTGATGCAGTTCTCTTATGAACTTCTCTAGTATTTCTCTAGAAGCCGAGACTATATCTTCATCTCAATATGAGATGTTCCGCACTTCGATTTAAGGGAATCTCACCCGCCGCTTGGCCCTACTCCTGTTGGTCTCCTAAACCCATTGGGATAGTCGTTGAACTTTATCATCTCCTTTCTATAATGATCTTAGCTGCTGATTAGTGATTGTATATTGGTACTTAGCACTCTCTCGAGCTTTTATCTCAGCATATACCATCCAGATCACTTGTTTCTGTCTTTCGACAACCATTATATTTTCACATAATGGTGGATCTGGCTTTACACTTTCCCAGCAATTCACGGAATGCTTTTTGCTATTCGTCACCGAATAACCTGCCTAACAATTAAGCAATTGGAAAAGGTTATATTTCGCTGCATTCTCATAATCATGTTTAGCTAAAGCTTCAAACATTTTAGCTTTATCTATATCTCTACCCTCCATGAATGATTTGATCATTTCACATAAAGGATTCATTTTTTTACTATGTTTTTTAAACAAAACTCCATAGGCTGTACATATGGGTTGCCTTTCATTTATCCAATTTGCCATATCCAGCAATGTACCATTTAACATTTCTTTGGTGTAGTTATTGTGAATCTTACATGGTACTTCTTTATATCTCTTATTCATAGAATACTGTATAGCATCTCTAATATCAGATCTCAACATTTGAGGCTGATAAGTTGAAATTAATCTACACATTTCTTCTACATAATCATTGTATTGAACTGCCATTTTATCCTCCTATCTTGACCAGAACTGGTCAAATTACGTTCATTATTATTAAGTTCATGGTAGTATAAAACATAATTCAATAGATTTCTATACATATAAACATGTAATTAATATCTAGGCCTAAATAAGGATATTTAGATTAAATATTGTTAAAGGAGGAAATAACATGTTATTTGAAGATATTATTGGATCATCAAAGAATGACCTTATCCATGAAGAATTTAAAGACACATCATTACTGGAAGAAGTTATGATCGCAGATGAAGTTGCACATCTTCCGCAGGATAAAATTCAGGAATTCTGTAAGGCTGGTGGAGTTGGAGAGCAGCTGGTTCAGGAAGGAAAGCTTCGTAGAAAAACTCTTGTACGTCTGAACAAGACAGATGACCTTACAAGAAGAACAAAGATGGGAGCTCTGCTTCTGGCTAAAGAGCACAATGATCCGCTGTACGCTAGGCTGGTTAAGAATCGCCAGCAGAAACGTGATCTTGTTGATAAGATTATGCGTAAGTATGGAAATAAAGGTAAAACTATTGCTAAGAAAGGTCAGGCTGAGTATCTGCACGGAAAATCATCTGCACTTCCGAAGAACTTCCAGAAGTTCGGCGGTGCTGATCGTGTAGGAGAATAAATTCTACAATTGCCATTTTATCGTTTTTAAGCGCCAACGTTTTCTTATATAAAAATAAATTCATATCACGTTACCCAGTAGCTAGGGTAACGTGATCTTTATTTGTATATTATAATAATGAAGCAAAAATAGTAAATCCTTATATATGCCAAAACACATATGTAAAGAGGATTTCAAAGGAGGCAAAAACCATGAACCAACAAATGCTTTTTCAGGAACAACAGGCTGTGGACAGACTTGTTCCACAGCCACAGTATTCGTGTTATGCTGAGTTAATATCTACAGGCGCTCAAACTGTAGATACCAGTATTTTTACAGATACATCTGTAATTAACACACATTTCTACCAGATACTAAATATTTTATATGATGGTATCGAAACAGAACAAGTACAAACTGGGGTAATTTATGTGAGGTTTACTGATAATGAAGTAGTTAAATTATCTATATTTGATTATTGGTTTAATCTGTTATTCTGGGGCTTACCAGCATCTGCATCTTTACCAATTGACTCAAGGTACTTATTCTTCTCAGAAAATATCGATCAAGGATATATTGCAGAATATATCAATGACAGATTCTTGAAGATCAATAGAGAAAAATACTCTAATATCCAGATCAATAACATGATCGATGATGTTATGTTTAAGTTCCAATATATCGATCATTTTGCGTTGTATCTATACAATACAGCAAATAATGAAGATACTATCGATTTGATGAGAAAGGATAAAGAGTTTTACGATGCTATCCATTGCGATCTGTCTCAGGCTAATATTGAGGATATCAAAGATCTTGGTACTCAATATACAGAGAAAGGAATTCAAAGAATTCTTCAATCTGGAACTCATTGGGCGATTCCTTATTTCAAAGCAAGGGAGGGAATCAATAAAAAACAGTATCGAGAATTCCAATTCAATATTGGTACAGTACCTAATAGTGAGGGTGGAGTATATCCGAGAATCATTAATGGTAACTTTGCCAATAGAGGTATTACAGATCCTTTCGATTATATGATTGAAGCAGCTAAAGCAAGAGAAGCTCAGATCCTGTCACATAAGAACGTAGGAGAATCAGGAGCTTTTGCTCGTATTCTTGGACTGAATAACATGGATGATAGAATCTATCCGGATCCAAACTATGTATGTGACTCTAAGCATTTCGTTAAAGTTACGATTAAAAATGCTAAGATGCTTAATATGTATAAGAATAGATATTATCGTTTCAGAGAAGATGGTATTGAATATAAGATGTCATCTGAACCGCTGAATGATAATGCTGATCTTATTGGACAGACATTATTGTTTAGAAGTCCAATCACATGTTCTTGTAGAACAAGAGGTCAGGGTATCTGTTATAGATGCTATGGTGGATTAGCAAAGACAAATCATGATATTAATGTAGGGCGAATTGCAGCTGAGTTATTATCTGCAATGCTCACACAGCGACTGTTATCAGCAAAACATCTTCTGGAGACCTATATCAAGAAACTTCAATGGTGTCCATCGTTTGATTTGTTTTTCGACGTAAACTTCAGTTCTATTAGATTGAAAGAAGATATGGAGTTCAAGAAGTATAAGATCATCATTGATCAGGATGATATCGATTCTGATGAAGATGATGACGATGCAACTGGAGTATATGAGTTCAGTAAATATGTAACTTCATTCAAAGTAATGGATCCTAAAGGTGCTATCTATGATATTTATACTGCAGATGAAGATAATATGTATCTGAGTGTAGAAACAGATAAACTTCTTAAGCGTAGAGGAGTTAATGGAGATAATCAGTATATCATCAATATGGATGATTTTAAAGATAGTAATATCTTCTTCATTCAGGCACAGAATAACGGATTAAGTGCGACTCTTAAGAAGATCCAGAATATTATCAATAAGAAACAAGAGATTGCTAAACTTGGAACTAAAGATGCAGTTGTACAGGAGATGATGGATACTATCATTGATGGTGGTTTAAGTATCGATGCAATTCATGTGGAAACTATCCTGGCCCATCAGTGTGTATCTAAAGATTCTAACTTACTTGATCCAGAATGGCAGTATCCTAATGAGCAGCATCGTATGATTAGTCTTAACGAAGCTCTGAAAGATAATCCGTCTGTTACCGTATCTCTGATGCATAAGAATGTAGGTAAGTTATTATTCTATCCATTGACATTCCAGAAGTCTAAAGCTTCTGTATTAGACTTATTCTATATGACTAAGCCACAGAATTATATGTCAATGAAACCAGTACATTCTAACTTGCAGGATGACAAAGAAGTTGAAGGCGATGTAAAACCATTCACAATCAATCTCAATCGTAAAGATGCTACAATGTAAAATGGTGGAGTAGGGGTAATCCCTACTCCATTTTCTTTTTTGTAAAAGTCCGATTTTTCAATTGTATATTATAATAGTGATATAGTAATATACTATATCCACGTCATGTTTTTACTGAGTTCAAACATTTCGTGCCTCCGAACTTAATTTGGGCTGGCGATGTGTTATTCGCCAGTCGACAATAAGAGAGCACGATAAAACATGACAGTTACACAATGATAAAACTTAGGAGGGAAATATACAATGAAAAGAAGAAAAGAGAAAAGAAACCTGTCAACAGAAAGCAAGATGGTCATCGGATGGATGATCATCGCAACAGTACTTGGAGCCCTTGGAGCATTAGGGCTCTTTATGTTATTGGTTGGATTATCCAACTGCTTAGACGTACCAATGATGAGCACAACGATATACGTGGTTGGTGGATTAGCATTCACCGTTGTCGGTATCTGTGGTGAGAAATTTATTATCACACGGTTAGCCGACAAACAGTATATCGAAAGTGTTGATGATTGGTTCTGTAAATAATAGAGTGGGGCTTCGGCCCCACTCTTCTTTTTTATTTTTTTTTCTTAAAACCTCTAAAATTGTACATCCTGGTAATATTGTACGAAAGGAGGTAATCTCGTGGTAGTACAGCAACCCACGATTCAAACTGAAGTGTATTATCAGATGGAAACTAGTAATAAGAGTTTCATAGATATGCATTTCTTTTTGAAAGCTAAAGGAATAAAGAATAATAGATTCTTTTTAATTTTATACGATAGAGATTTAGCAGGAGTGGATCCTAGAGATCCTACGCTAAATGAAATGATGAAAGCTAAGATTCTCCGAGAGTGTATGGTGAATTATTGGTATTTCATCAGAGAAGTAGTAGTTATCCCTGTGCAGGGTGGTGACGTTGGTGGTGGTGCCAAATATAAACTTCATAGAGGAAACTTAGCAATGAGCTGGGCTTATCTTCTTAACTGGAATATATTCTTGGAACTCCCCCGACAGCACGGAAAGACTATAGGAAGTATATGCTTCTATCTATGGGTATATAACTTCGGAACAACCAACTCAGAGATGATGTTTATGAATAAGAAACATGATGACTCTAAGTTGAACTTAGCTCGTTTGAAAGAGATCAGAAATGCTTTACCGAGGTACTTAAGAATGGATGAAGTTCCAGGTAAAGATGGTAAACCTACAAAAGTTCCAGAGAATGTAGAATCTATGAAGAATGTATATAACAACAATAAGATCTCTACGAAGCCTGGTGTAACGCTGCAATTCGCGATTGCAGCATAGCGCACAGTATAATAGGTAACTATTATATTTCAACAGTGTTAATTGCTTTGAAGAAGGTAAAGCCAGATCCACCACAACGTGATCCGTAAGGATGAGCGTGATGGTTGTCGAAAGACAGAAAAAAGTGATCTGGATAAATCTATGGAGAAATCCTAAAGATTTGTTAAATCCTTTGTTTAGCAGCGAAATATCATTTGAGAAAGGAGGAATGATATACGTTCAACGATCAGCCCTTGACGAGGGCGGCGAAAGCCTTAATGTAGAACTCCAAGCTAATGGGAGAAGAAAAATCCTGGCCCTATATAAAATAATATATAGGGATGACATATGATCTACACACGTCCTGTAATGGGAGTGACATGGAAATGACCATGCTTTATAGAGTTGCGTCTATATTGAAATTGTGAATAATAATATTCACAACGGCGAGAAACAAAGCCAATGCTAATAGTATTGGTCGTGGTTGTACTATGCCTATACACTGGTACGACGAGTATGCTTTCATACTCCATAATAGTATAATCTACTCAGCAGCAACACCTGCATTTGCAACTGCATCTAAAAATGCTAAAGCTAATGGTGCGCCATATGGTATTTGTATTACAACTACCCCTGGCGACATGACTACGGCTGAAGGATTAGATGCATTCAATACCAAAGAAGCTGCAATTAAATTTAATGAAGCTTTCTATGATTATAATTATCAGCAATTACAAGAGCTTAAAGCTAGTAATACTGATAGTAGTTTCTTATACATTAGATTTACATATAAGGAATTAGGATCTGGAGAAGATTACTTCAAACAGATCTGTATCGACATGAAGAAAGATTGGCCTGCTATCAGGCGTGAAGTTCTTCTTGAGTGGTCTAATAGCTCAGACAACTCACCATTTACAAAACAAGATCTCGATACAGTTAAATCTCTTATTAAGGAACCTGTAACACAACTTTGTTTATGTAATTATTATTATATGGACGTATACCGTCCTATGGCTGTAGAGAGTGTACATTGGCCTCCGTTAGTTGGAGTCGATGTATCGGGAGGTTATAGTAAAGATGCATCTGCTATTACGGTAGTAGATTCTCGTACTACTGAAACAGTAGCATGTCTGAACTGTAACTATATCTCTATACCAGATCTAAGTAAAGTTATATATGAATTAGTAACGAAATATTTACCAAATGCAATAGTTAATGTCGAACGAAACGGAGTAGCTTAACGGCAAATCTCAGTATATTCGGTAACGAGTATATTTCAAAGGGTTAATTGCTTCGAAGAGGGTCAATAGCTCAACTCACCACAACGTGATCTGTAAGGATGAGCGTGATGGTTGCGAAAGCAGAAAAAAGTAGTTGAGATGGATCTAAGGTTAAATCCTAACGGTCTAGTGACAAGCCCTTGTGTAGCAGCGAAATATCAGTATAATATATTAATAATATTAGGAGGGATAAAAATGAAATGGAATTTTGTTATTGATATAAAAGAAGATAAGACTTTCGATATCTACATTGACGATCAACTTATGAAAACGAATGAAGTTATATTTGATTGTCTTGATGACAAGATGAGAGTTTATTATGTAAAAACAGATGATCGCAGATTACTACATGCGATATCTATATTAATAAAGGATTCTGAATTATATTTAATCGCCAATATCAAAGAGTGCCATAGTGAAGGCAATAAACTATATGGTACTTTTGATGATGATATTTATAAGTGTCCAAAAATTACTTATACTACTGATAACGTTCAACGATCATCCCCTGACGGGGGAGTAGAACTCCAAGCTAATGGGAGTGGAAAAATCCTTGACCTATATGACCATTATAGGTATGACATATGATCTGCTCACGTTCTGTAATAGAAGTGCTAGGAATTGGCCTAGGGATATAGAGTTGCGTCTATATTTAAACATCAGGGTTTCGGAGCCAGTGTGCTCGCGACATTAATTAAAACTAAGATTAAACGTAATTTATACTATGAGATTAAGAGCAGATGCTACGAGGAAAGAGCTCAAGGCATGACTATTACTAAGATGAATAAGAAAGTTAAAGTGTATGGTTACGATGAAACTAAAGCTAATCGTGAACTTCTTATGGGTATTCTTAGAGATAGAATGGATAATCATAAAGCTAAATTTATATCACCAATCATATATAATGAATTATGTACGTTAGAGGTCAAGAAGAATGGTAGGATTGAACACTCTTCAAATGCTCATGATGACCAAATCTTCTCTTACTTACTTGCATTATATATTTGGTATGAAGGTAAAGATCTTATGGAGAGATATGGTCTTCAGAAAGGTACTGTTACTACGGATGAAGATGTAACTGTAGAAATGGGACTTGGTGAGAACCTTGAAGATATCTCTCAGGATATGAGTATCGATGAGAATGAAATTATCGGAGATACTAAGAGTTTCTTTGAAGAGAGTAAATCTATCTCATACAAACAATGGCAACTTCAACAAGAAGCTGAAAACCGAGCTGCCGATGAAATGATTAAGAATAATCCTAGAACTAGAGAAGCTTGGCATAAACATAATCATCTTGAGGATGATGGAGCTAGTATGGGGGTATTTACTATTCCAAGTGCAGTATTTGATTCATATTATGAAGAAGATACTACCAAATCGGAACTTCAAAAACAATTTGAATCTATAAATGATTTAAGATAAAGGAATTACCCTAGAGCTATATTGGCTCTAGGGTACTTTTCTAGTATACCAGACACATATTATTAATTTTAAATGATTGGAGGAAATATTTATTATGAATTTTGCAGATAATTCAGATTACACTATTGTATCTAATAATGAAGCTGCTAGTATCATTTGCAGATTTACTCCTGAAATGATTGAAGATACAGTTAGATCAGCTATATCTACTAAATATAATAACTACTCTATGACTTTGGTGAATATTGTAGAAGCATTAGAGACAAACTATAAAATGTCTTTTGTTGGTTTGCCGGAGTACAAAGGAGAGATCAATTCGTCTAGAGAAGATTCATATAGAAATATAATGAACCTCATCTGCCAAGCGCATGATCTTAAGTATGTGCTGAGGGAAAATGATGATATCTATTCTGCTGCATATTATACATACGATCTTCTGATCTCCCAGTTCAATGTAAGGATCATTAACTTCTTCGTTAATTATATTAACAGGGAGAAGAATACTTTGTATGAAACTCTTGAGCTGGCTGCTAAGAGAAAAGATGATTCTCCTTACAGCAAGAAATTATATAAGAATGGAAGCCCTAAACTAGCTACTATTCATGCTAACCTCGAATATGTGTTGGAGAATATCTGCGCATATGATATTAATTTTCAAGAATTTCTGGAACTTGCTTATATTCCAGATAGAGTAAAAGCTAGACTACTGCAATCTATTCTTATAGATTGTGGAGATTTTTTCACTAGAATTATTGTACCATACTTTAGAGCTAACTATGCAACGTTGGTAACTCATATTAAGTTTGCATTACAAGGGCTTGCTACCGCAGAGCTATCTGATTTAGTTTAGGAGGCAATTATGAATGAAATAACTAAAATTACCATTCTCCATACAGAGAATGGAATAACTCTTGAACCTGTGGCAAGTATATATGTGGATCAAGATCCTTTCGTATGCTTTGCCCGTATGTTTACGGAATATTATGTATATTCATATTGTGGGCATGACTTATTTAATCTGTACCTCACTCGTATGCCTTACTTTGTCGAGATAAAAGAAATTGGTACAGCAGATAATCTTGCTAACTTTACACTACCAAGATATCCAAATATAGATCTTGCATTGAAAGATAATGCTAACACATTGTTTGAGTGTGTGATCGCAAACGATTTGGCAATAAATGGAGATGAAGGTGAAAAAAGAAAATCTGATTATCTCCAATTCTTAGCTACAGCTAAAGATAAAATTGAGGCAGTACAAGCTGCTATTGATTATTCAGATATTTTATCTATAGATACAGATGAATTTTTGGATGGGCCTAATTTAAGAAAAATTACAAAAAAATTCATTAAGCAATTTACGCAGCATGGATTCAATGAGTATACAGTGCCATTACTTTCTTATGCATTGGAATTGATTAGTGATAACGTATAAAGGAGAATAATTATGAAAGAAATCAACGAAAATTATTTTAATGAGAAGGAAAACACTACAACACTTACAGATAAGCAGGTAGATGAAATAAGTAGTGTGATTGAAGATGCTGCTAAAGATTCTGCTACGGCTGAAGTAGCTGCTAAAGCTGAAGAAATGAAAGCAGATTCTGATTTGAAATTAGAATCTCAGCCGGTTAAGATCGTAACTAATCCTATGACAGGAAAACCTATGATGGTAGATGCATCTGAAGATGATGATGAGGAAGATTCATTACCATCTTTTGAAGAGATGCTTGCAGATGATTCTATCAAACCTATGAATATCGATATGACCACGGTAGTCATTGCTCCTGAAACAGTAAAACCAATTCTTGAAGCTTCTTTCCCCCAGACTCATTTCTCGGATGATGATATTAAGCAGGTAATTAAAGCTGCTAATAGAGTAAAAAATAAAGAAGAATTCTCATATTATGAAGCTATGCCAGATACAGTTAAAGCTGGTGTAAATAACATGATGGGTGGAAAAACTCAGTCCGATATGGGAAGCTTTGCTAAGCAGGGTAAAAACTATATCGTTAAAGCTATGCTTGATAATATCGTTCAGGATGAAGTTGTTAATAAAGCAACTTATGATATGAACAAGATGATCAAGAAAGGTATGAATGATATAGCTGAAGAAACAAAGCGTGATAAGTATTGGGAAGGCTCCAGAGAATTCTTCATGCATGAAGTCGATAAAAAGATCAAAGAATATGAAGAGGCAGGTAAATCTGGTGTTGCTGAACGTTTCAAAGAAGTAAAAGAAGCATACCGTCAATCATATACATACGAAGATATGCTGGCAGCTTATAAAGCGGGTAAGATCAGAGTTAAGAAAATTCAGATCGAAAAGTTTAACAGAACTTGCGGTGAATTCGATTTCAAATATCAGAGATCTCAGAATGTTATTAGTACTATTACCCCACTCATTAAGAAGCTGGATATTGTGGCTGCTAAGCATTTTGATATCGATATTCTTAAAGAATTCGTTGTATCGTTCATCAACTACACAAAGAATATGGATGTGAATAACTACAAAGATCATACATTCATGTACTATTTCATCTACAATATTAATACGGTAGATTACTATGATCCGGAAAATCCTGAACAGGTTGCTCATCATCAGGACATTATTAATAATATTAATAAATTCCTGCAGACTATCGTTGATAGGAGAGCAGGAAAGTAAGGAGGTATCTAATGAGTGATCATCATGTAGATGCCATGGATATAAACTATTCAGCTGCTGCAAAAGATATATTGCAGCGGCATGGTTTATATATTCATGGAGCACCGGATATTAATCATAAACCTGGAAATGATTTCATCTCAGATGTGTATTACCCATTTCCAATATATCCGGATAATAGGTTTAGAGATCCTTATGAAGATAATAAGGATATTCAAGAACCACCTAAACCAGAGGAGCCAGAAAAGACTCTTCGGAATGACTTTGGTAAAGATTTTCAGATCGTTCCAGAGGAAATTAAACACTTTAAAAATCGAATGAATCCTATTATTACATTCTCAGGGGTGGATAGAGAGACTAAATTCGATAACACAGTATGTCCATATACAGGATTAGTTTTACAAGCTCTGGAGAAAAAAGCATTCGACGTATCGTTCGTAAAACCCTATATTAAGAAGGGTGAAAGAATTAATCGTCAGCATGTTGTTGAAATGATCACTGGTCATTTCTATTCTATAGCAACATACGATGGATGGAAATACCATATCTATAGAGGACTCTGTAGAGATATTATTAAGAGTAAATCTTCTAATTGGAGAGACAAGATTAGAGTAAGAACTACTCCTTTTGGAAAACCAATTGAAGAAGTTTCTGGATATAATCGAAATATTACAGATAAAAAGAAAGTTACCGAGGACAATCTTCACATTGTATTAGATTGCTCTCAAGATCTCGAAGCTGAGATTTGCAGTATTCCTATCAATCAGATTATTGATATAGAAGAATACAATTTCATTTATGATTTTACAATATATGAGGGTGATCTTAAAATCTATTGGGATGATTGGATGACTGTACCTGATAAAAGAAATGATGGTACTTTCTTCACATATGTTCCTTTCGGAGATATTCATCCACAGACATTATATCATGAAGTTATAGAACACCAAAAAACCAAGAAAATTTGAGGATAGACCATAAGGTCTATCCTCCCTTTTGTTTCTGTATATAGGCCATCCCCAAAACATCATATTAAAATTATATAAGAAAGGAGGAGCCTTAATCAATGCAAATCAAAATCAAAGAATTGCCATCTAAGGAGTATGTGGAGATCTCTGATACTGACATAATGGTGATTGAAGATTCCTCAGATACTAAGCAGATACCTGTATCTGCATTAAAATTATTTTTTAGCTCTGATAGTAAAATTAAAGCAATATCTGATAAACTAGATACGAATTTGGAACAGATACGGCAAACGTTAGAGCAATTAAGAAATAGTATTAATAGTAGTGATGATGCTCTCGCACAGAGAGTTACAAATCTCTACAATGATCATGAAGCTACAAAACGAAGATTGGGGAAATTAACTGAAGATGTGGGTGATGTACAGAACCATATCAAGGACCTGGATGTCCATTTTACAAAAGTTGATTCTCAAATTAATGCATTGCAAACTCTTACTGCTACACATAGCAGTCAAATTAAATCTTTACAAAATGCAATTAGTGATCACGAAAAACGTTTAGTTGCACTTAAAAAAGATGATGATACTAATAAGACAGATATAGCTAATATAAAGAAAGCTATAAAAGATTTGAATGATAGAATTACTCAAGAAATTACTAGGTTGGATAAGGCTGATACTGATAATAAGAAATCTAACATCGAATACTCTGATCGGTTGTATAATGATGCTATGAAATATATTGATTATTATCACCATATTCATACCAATCCACCTAACTTCGATGAGCCTTATAAAGGAGACCCTATTGTTGCTAACTATATTCACCCAGTCGGAACTATTTATACCACATCAGATCCAGACTTCGATCCTAATGAGTGGTTCCCGGGAGCATGGAAATATGTTGGCGTTGGAGCCTCATATAATAATGATATGACTAATCGTATCGATTACTATACCTATATTAGAATGAAATAAAGGAGGTGTTATAATCGATGAGTGATGGACTTAATACGTCAGGAAAAACAAATATCGATGACGATGAACCTTTAGATAGAAATCCTTTATGGTATCGATCTAAAGTTAACAGTAAAAGCATTATCATGGACAGTGGTGATAGTCTTGAAGATGAACTTAAGAAAAAGTATGCTACGAAAGAGCATACTCATAAAGCATCTGATATCATTACAGACCAAGATCATCAATTTGTTTCAAAAGCAGAAAAAGATCATTTGATCGGTGGCGGGAGATATAATAAATCAATCCCAATCTACCAAGAGCATGGCGGAATTAAAGAAGGGATGACTTTTGAAAATAAAACTATGCAGGAGATGTTTGATATGATTTTATATCCGTATGTATCGCCAATTGTTTCAGCAAGTGTTCAAAAACCATCCAACGGTGGTATATTTGAATTAGGTAGTTCTATTAACGTTACTCTTATCAGAGCAGTTATTCAGATTAAGTCTAATGAACTTACTTCTATCATAGTAAATGATGGGAAGAACAATATCGTAGAAAAAACTTCTGGTATCTCCAAAGGGGGTACTATAGATTTGTCTATGAATCAGACATTAAAAACTACTACAACTTATACAGTTAAAGTCTTTGATACAAGTGGGAAAAGCACATCTAAAAATACTGGAACTTTTACATTCGTAAATCCAATTTATCATGGAGCAGCATTGGTGGATGGAACACCTACAGAAGAGATAGTGAAGAGTTGTACTAAACATATAGAAACTAAAGGAACTAAAACTTATACGTATAATATGGATAATAAGCAAATGGTATTTGCTTATCCAGCTTCATATGGTAGATTAAATAAAATATTCGATCCTAATAACTTTGATGTGACTAGTACTTTTACAGTATATACTATCAAAGTTACTACATTGAGTGGAGATAAAGTGGATTATTATGTTTACGTGAATAATAAATCTACTGTATCCAACTTCAATATGAAATTTCAATGGTAGGAGGTAAAAATAAATGGCTTTCTCAGATAAAAAAGGCATCAATATTGCATCTCCATTTAAGTTGCAAGCCGAACAACTTCTTGATGTACGTCAAGAAGTTGATACGATTGCAGAACGAGATGAACTTGTAAATATTCATGCCGTAGCGCCAGGTCTTAGAGTTTTCGTAAAAGCCAACAAGACCACATATATTTATAATGGATCCGGATGGGATGTTCTTATTAGTAGTGCTAATATTGGAAGTCAATCAGTAACTACTGCAACACAATTATCGTCATCAGCAGGATCTGCTACACAACCAATATATTTTTCTAACGGAAAACCTGCTGCTTGTTCTTATACTTTAGGTAAATCAGTACCTTCAAATGCTGTATTTACAGACACTACTTACAGCGATATGAAAGGTGCTACTAGCACTGGAGTTGGAACTCATGGATTGGTTCCTGCACCGTCAGCCGGTGCAGCA